GCAGGCGCGGGAGCAGGCGCGGGAGCAGGCGCGGGAGCAGGCGCGGGAGCAGGCGCGGGAGCAGGCGCGGGAGCAGGCGCGGGAGCAGGCGCGGGAGCAGGCGCGGGAGCAGGCGCGGGAGCAGGCGCGGGAGCAGGCGTGGGAGCAGGCGTGTTGTTCGGAATACATTGAGCGTAATATTCATTTTGAACCTTGCAAATATTTCCGGATGTACAACAAGTAGGTCCAGTCCATGTCTTACCACCACATTGCTGCCAGACGGATGAACACCCCGATGGAGGAGTGGGAGGTGTGGGAGTGGGAGTGGGTGTTACAGACGGTGGAGTGGGAGTGGGTGTGGGTGGCGCTGGTTCACACTTTCGGCTTTGGGGAAGTTGCCCCTCGACTAAAATACCGTTTTCGTAAATGGGAATGTTTTGTCCCGTACGTAAAAATTGCGCGCTCCAGTCGCGTGAACGATCGAATATACCTACTGCATTGTTGTAGGGTAGATGTAGAGTAAGCTGAACTTGTTTACGCGACGTACTGGTCGACTGGGGGTAAACCACTCCTTTGGCGAAGCAGATCGGAATGTACAGTGTACAAGGCCATTCACTACTCTGTATAGCACCAATACTTGCTTGTTCGTTGTAATAAGAATGGACTTCGATAGGTGTCCAATGTGCTTCTTGGTGAAAGTAATATCGGAAACACAATTCTTCCGAACGCGGGGGCCAACCCGTTTGCGCCTCCAACACAAAATTGTACTGTACGGATGTAGCCGATTCGCGTCCGATTTCTCCTGACACGAAATACTCGCGTTGTGATTTTTCGGGTGGGGGGAAATTTTTCAGAGGTGTCCCGCCGTACCGTTGAGCCAGCGCGATCGTCGCTCCGACCATCCCAACCTGCATATCCATACAGCATTCGGTTTGACCGAAATTGGCGATATCGTTACTGTAGGAGTCGTCCTGTGCGGGTCCTCCGATGACCGCATAATTGACATGTCGATTTTCAGGTGGACTAAACAGAGAGTTGTTCCACGATCCGTGTGCGCCTCGATGGTGGGCGTGGGTAAAGTATCGTTCCCCAAAACCATTTAGGTACGAGGTGCGCAACGGGTTGTCCCCGAGAACATAGTTGATTTGTTCAAGAGCAAACTTTTCGTATCGCTGTTTCAGAGCGTCGGGTAGATTTTGGGGTTGGCTATCCACGTACATAAGCATGAGAAATGCGGTCGACGTGGAATAGCGCAGACTTCCCCAACCCGTTAACCACGCCATTCCACCAGGCGTTCGTGGAATACGATCCAACCAGTGCTCAAAGTGACGTTCCAGGCAGATTCGAGCATCCCGGTCGTCTAATAATTTCCATAATAAAAACACGGAAGCGTAGCTGGCATCATCCCACACGTGGCTCCACGTAAGGGTCTTTTGGACTAGAACGCGCGAATTGTCGTAAGCAAATGTGCGGTATTGAGGATCCTGAGTCACCCAGAAGAGCGCCAACGAACCAAGTATAAGTTCGTCTTCGTAATGACTCGATGTGTAAAAGGATTGGGCGTCGGTAATGGATTTGTGATAAAATCCGCGATACTCGTTCGCAAACGCGAATAATTCCCGTGCATGACGCACCAACTCATCGGCGTACGCTGGCTCTGATGGACGAAAAATCAGACTTGACAGGGCCAGTGTAGTGGCAACAGACGCGGCCAGATCCGAACCGGGATTATTTCGATCGATACGATACGTGGGTCGTTTCATTTGCATAAATTCGGGTGGACCCCACCAGCTGTGATCGAGTTCTCCGTTACCTACCTGACCATAGAGTACATACGGTTCGGGGTGGGCTCGAATCCAGAAATCGGTCCCTTGGCGTAGAATCTGCCGCAAACGATCCCACTCCCCAATCCGTTGGTAGGTGTCTTTGTAGTGGATACCCGAAAGAGCGAGCGAATACAATGCAAACGAGCCTGGGAGCCCGAACATGACGTGATCCCCGCAATCGAAATATCCGCCCGTGAGATTGAGACCCACGTCTTTACCATCGTCCAAACAGCAGTCACCACGCCAGTTCAAGGTGTTCCACACGGGTTTCGGACCTGACGTTTGACCCAAATAGAACACCAATGCGTGTTGATGCGCCTGCGTGTAATCATATCGGACGTTGTTTGCCAGTGTCCCAAAGACACCCAAAAGCGTCAGTAGTGTATTACCCATTTTTGTTTGATACGTGTGTTTTTCTGGTTACATTCGAATGATTTAAATACGGAAGTGTGAGATTTTTTGTGCATCTCGACGAACGCGAAAAAAAACAAAAAAAAATCTAATTGTTGTACATATAATAAATGGCAAAAAGACGATCCGGCGGAAAACGATCCAAGAGAAGCAGTTATGCAAAAAAATCCAAGAAGAGATCTTTGATGAGCAAGAGCAAGAAGAGAAAGTCTAGATCGAAGTCTAGATCCAAGTCTAAGGGAAAGAAGAAAGGAAGACGCTCCAAGTCTCCTCTCTTCTCCATTCTCTAAGAGCCAACCCTAAACCCACCATGTTCGTTTTTTGTATCTAAAAAGTGGAGACAAAAAATCGCCATGTCCATAATAAATGATGACCTCTAATATTGCGCTCTATGTGATCACTCTGGTCGTGCTCGTGTGGTCCTCGTTGACTGTCTACTTGTCGTACGAGGTATACACTCAACTCACAGACGTGAGTGAAGATATTCAACGATTCGCTCTCGCGTGTATCATCATGGGTATACTGTTTGTTTTGATTTTTACGGTGTACGCCTACAATCGGACTCAAGACGCTAGTCAGAAATTGGTCATGGGGTTCAAGTGGTATGATGCGATGATTTTGTTTATTCTTCTCGGTTGGTGTGCCATGACCATCGCAATCGCGACGATTGTGTTGCAGTACCGTCAAGGGGAGAGCGGACAAGTCAGCGATTCCACCCGGAGTATCTCCATCGCGTCCATTGTGATTGCCGTTGTCGTACTCTTGCAATTTGTGACGTACTTGTATGTTCAGGAACAAATTCCCACCTGGTGTGATGAATACGCAAAGGTACAAGAACAACAGATGGAACGATTGAAACGTCTCGACCCTCGGCTACGTGGCGCGTCAGAGGATTCTTCGCGACGTTCCTCGCAGCCTTACTCTGGCCAACAAATCATCGTGATGCCTTCGGGAGCGGAATTGGTGGGTGGTCAGGAAAAATCGTCGACAATTGACCGATACTTGTAGTTTTTATCCTCTACAAATAAAATGACCGTGACACTACGCGATCGTGTGATCCTCACACGTGCTGTCATCGCGGGTATTGCTGTACTCAGTGCACTTCTCGCGTATGACATCTATTTACGTGTTCAAAGTAAACCGTTGGATAGTATCATATCTGGATCTCAAGGGCCGCAGGGAGAACCTGGACCGCAGGGACCCCAAGGACCACAGGGACCCCAAGGACCTCCTGGTCCTCCAGGGACCTCGACGACTACCCCTTCCGCGTTTTCGGCTTCGAGTCCCGCTGCTGCTGCTCCTTCGTATTTAATCCAAGGTATGGGCCTCATTCTGATTGGAATCGCGTTGACCCTGTCCAATCGAGCTTATCGTAATCATGGAATGGCATTGGCGATACTCGGTTTAGTGGTCGCCATGACCAATTCGAGCATGCTCATGTACCTTATCATCGTCTACGCGGTAGGTTATTGGTACGTGTACGGAAACAAATAATCGACCAATGTCCGGGAGATTATAAATTGAATTAAACTTTGTTGTTGTACAATAAAGGAGATACCCGATGACTGAACCGTTACTTGAACCCTCGAATGATCGATTTGTGATTTTCCCCATTCGCTACCCTGACATCTGGCATCTATTCCAGACACAGCGTAAAGCCATCTGGTCCGAGTCAGAAATCGACTTGATTGAAGACATCAAGCAATGGAAGACTCTGACGTCCAACGAACAGTTTTTCATCAAGCGTGTACTGGCGTTTTTTGCGGGGTCGGATGGAATCGTCATGGAGAATTTGGGCGCACGATTCATGCGCGAAGTTCAGATTCCGGAAGTGCGCAATTTCTATGCCAGTCAAATCTACATTGAGACTGTGCATGGAATCATGTACGCCCAATTATTGGACGCGTACGTGACCGATCCTCAGGAGAAACGCATGCTGTTCAACTCGATTGAAACCATCCCGGCTGTGGCCCAAAAAGCACAGTGGGCTCTCAAATGGATTGAATCTACCGACCAGTTTGCCGCTCGTTTGGTCGCCTTCGCTTGCGTCGAGGGTATCTTCTTCAGTGGAAGTTTTTGTTGCATTTACTGGCTCAAGGAACGAGGCATTCTTCCCGGTCTCACCACCTCGAACGACTTTATTGCCCGAGACGAAGGATTGCACTGTGACATGGCGATCTTGTTGTACACCAAGTACATTGTCAACAAGCTCTCAGATGAGACTGCTCACACGATTGTACGGGAAGCCTTGGAGATCGAGAAGCAATTCATCGTCGACTCTATTCCGTGCAAAATGATTGGAATGAATGCCGATCTCATGGGTCGGTATATCGACTTTGTGGCCAATCGTCTTGTGGTTCAATTGGGACACGCCCCGTTGTTTTCGCATGCTGCCAATCCGTTTCCGTTTATGGATCGTATCTGCTTCGACTCCAAGGACAATTTCTTCGACAAACGCGTCTCCAGTTATCAGATGGATATCGAGAAACGCATGGAAGACGAATTGGAGTGCGTAGCGTTTGATGCCGATTTTTAACGCTCGACGGTGAAAAATCTATAATAAATAAAACAATATTATGGATCTTGTCTATCTTTACTGGGCTGCTGTCCTGATGCTGGTGATGTACGCCGTGTTTTTGCGCTACGCCAGCGACGGTCAGTCGGTATTTGACTATTACTCACCTATGGATCTCGACGATTTTGAGCGTAAGCGTATGGAGGTATACTTTGGAGGCTTAAGTGCACCGCAGTTGATTCGTATACGCGCTGACGATCCTAGTGTAAACGAGCTCGTTAGTTTCGATTCTAAACACCCCTTGTTTGTGGCCAAACATGCCGCACTTCTCCAATATGGAAACTCAGAGTCGATTTACGATCTTTTACAGATACGGGAACGTTTCGTCGTTGAGCAGAAAAAATGTGTGAAAATCGCCGCGTGGGCGGATTCCATTGACTGGTACGAAGTACCCACTATTGTCAAAGCGCGACACATACACGCCAAAACGATCACGAAACGGTACGCGATACTACTCCGACTGCGGAGTCGTGTCCATTTTGGATCGATTCGTGACGACACGATACCTTTTGAGAAGAAGAAAAACGTGTTGCTTTGGCGCGGGGGTCCGTCGGGTACTGGGTTCAACAATGAGTACGAACCCCGACTAACCAAACCTTCTCGGGAAGTCTGTCTTCAAAAATGGTGTCACAATCGCGAGACACAACAAGAAATCGATGTGGGGCTGACCAAGAAATGGCAGTACAAAAAATTTCAGAAATACGTGAAATCCGAGCTTACCATCGAGGAGATGTTCCAGTACAAGTATCTCTTGTCGATCGAAGGAAACGATGTCGCCACAAACCTCAAATGGGCCATGGCGTCGAACTCGGTCGTTTTGATGCCCAAACCATGTGTGGAATCGTGGTTTGCAGAATCTCTGCTCAAACCCTACGTACACTACGTGCCCATAAAGGAGGACTTTTCGGACTTGTACACCCAGAAACAGTGGTGCGACAAAAATCCCGACAAATGCAAAACGATCATTCGACAAGCCAATGCGTTTGTGCGTCCTTTCCGCAACATCGAGCGCGATTATTATTTATCTTTCCAGGTGATCCAGCGATACATGGATCTCGTGCATTTCGAAGTGGAAAAAGCGGAAAAAGCGCCAACACCCCAACCCCGACCCTCTGTTACACCAAATACTGCAAAACAAAAGAAGTAAGGTTCAGAGTCGCCTTGTTGCCCGCTAACGATGCGGCTCTGGTGAAGCGTTGGATCTGAATGCGACCTTCGGCGTCAACAGTCGCCGTGCACAATCCTGTAGTGGGATTGTTACTCTTGGTTAGGTCCGATACAAACACAGTGGGTTGAACTATGGTTGGTTTCAAAAAATCAGGAAGCGCTTTTTCCGAAAGGATCATATTCACTCCTTTAGCGGGTACGGAGCCGAAGGTGACAAGACCTAGAGAACGGAATTGGAGGGTGACCAGATTACCGATTCGTTGGACTCGAATGGAGGGGGCGAGCACAGCTGCAGTGGGACCGGAGGCGGTACCGAGACGCCATGAACCAAGGTCGATGTCATCCTGGTAGTAAAATTGTAACGCACTCTGGTTTGTAGACGAGCCTTGTGGAGTAAATCGTATGCCGGAATCACCAATCTGTAGGACTCGTGTCCCTTTGATTCGGATCCCGAGGATTTTATTTCCCTGGAGGTCATCGATTTCGCCGTCAAAGGGTTCATCAGTACGCTTTTGCGGAGAAGCGCGCGTACGCCACCACAGCGTTCCCAGGGTCAGAACGATGCTCACGAAAAGAAACAGATGGATAATACGCTGCGGCGTCAACATTCTTTATTTATACTCTAATAAATGACGAAGAAGTTTTACATCATTATGTGTGTTTTGGGTATTCTTATAGCAATGAGCTTGATGTTTTGGCGAACAATCTACGTGTGGTGGGAAGACCTACGGTTTGCGTACAAGTTTCGTTTGAGTACACTGTGGGAACCCTACCTAAACCAACATCAACTCTCGCCCTTGAGCACTCTTAACAACCCACCCCCAGTGTCCATTTGCTTTGTGACCATGGAAACACGCGGGGAAAAGGACGAATACGTGCGTCTACACAACTCCAATCTCCGAGCATACGTGCGCTACCGCAATCAGCAGCAGTCGAAGACCAAGACGCATTATACGTATCTATTTCAGACCAAGTGTAAACCCGAGAAATTTCGCCATGAGCACAATGTGTACTGGTGTAAGTTTTTTTATCTACGCGAGGTTCTCGAACAGGGAAAGTACGACTATGTCGCATGGTTGGATAGCGATACCGCGATTGGCGATTTCGACGTAGACTTTGCCCGTGTCCTCACGCGCTACCAAGGCCATTGGTTTGCGGGGTTGGACAAGCCCGACAAATACGATTTATTGAACGCCGGGGTGGTGATCGTACGCAACTCCAAACTGGGGCGGAAAATTTTACGCGCGATTACAGAGACGTATAACGACGATCGTTTCCAACGCAAGTGTGTCAAGAATAAGGGCCAAGAAAGTCAGTCGACCACTCTCACGGGGGCATGGGCACAGACGTGTTACGAACAAGGGGTGATGAACCGAATTCTGTACGATCGGTTCCGAGAGTATGTGACGATTCTGCCTCCCGAATACATTCACAACGGGATGGTATGCGATGGTGATTTTATTACGCATTTGTATAATTCATCTCCGACCGCACGCGCCAATTGTTTCCGCTCGCTCATTCCGTCACCGCATGAAACTTTGTCTTGATGAGACACCCATTCAGCATCTGGAAGAGCAATTTGCTGGCGTAGGGAGTGTTGGTACGGATCAGTTCGTTGTTTTTGCAAATGTGACACTCTTGACTGTTATTGGACATGACTCCACACGCGTTACAGATCAATACACTGAACGCGTCAGACATATCAAACAAACGTTCGCGCAGAAAACTGACCGAACCATGCGCCAGTAAGCAATCACGTTCCATTTCACCCAGTCTCAACCCACCGTCTTTGCTTCGTCCGGCTAAAGGCTGACGTGTCAGCGATGTTACGTTACCGTAAGAGCGCGCGTGGATCTTATCCGTCACCATATGCTTGAGTTTCTGGTAATAACTCGTACCGATGAAAATCTTGCTCCGCAAAGGTTTGCCTGTGTATCCATTGCACATCCACTCCCAACCATGCCGTTCGTACCCGTATTGTACCAATGCGTCTTCCAAGCGTTGGGCAATGTTGATACTGGATTCCGAAAACGGAGTCGCATCCCCCAGTTCACCTTTGAGTAGACACGTTTTCCCGACGACCATTTCCAACAACATGGAAATGGTCATTCGCGAAGGCAGGGCGTGCGAATTCATCATGATATCGGGTGTGATTCCTTCACGGGTAAACGGCATATCCTCGGTGGGAAGGATGAGTGCACACGTTCCTTTTTGAGCGGCCATATTGGCAAATTTATCCCCGATTTCAGGAATGCGCAACTGACGAAGAATAATCTTGATCAATCGGTTTCCATTTGGAGTTTCGATGGACTCGATGCGATCCACAATGCCTTCATCGTCGGCCAATTCCGAACAATCGGTCACCGTTTCCATACGTTCTCCGTCTTTGTACTCGACACTACACTGAATCTGTCCTAGAATGACATCGTTGCGACGGACAATGGCTCCTTTACGGATGAGCCCCGTTTCTGCGAGATGGTAATAATTCCACTCGGGTTTTTGAACATTCAGGGGTGGGATGCAGATCCGCTTACACGATTCACTTTTGAACGTCTTGTCTTCGTACGTGTACGTATGATACGTATTGGAACAAAACAGACCGCGTTCCACCGCGGACTTGTTCAGAATAATACTATCCTCGGCATTCCAACCTCCATGCGTAGTAATGGCAACAATACAGTTGACACCAGCAGGCATATCATGCATTCCCACCAGGCGCGCCGTTTGTGTAGAAACCAACGACTTTTGTGGGTAGTCAAGCGTATGGAAGACAGCGTCGTAGCGGTATTGATAATTGGTTGCAAACATCCCAATGGCTTGTTTCATCATACTGGCCTCGTAAACATTACGCGGACTCTGATTGTGATCAAGGAACGGAATCGCACCCGCACACGCTCCGAGCAAGAGCGAAGGGTGAATCTCGTAATAATCACCTTTTTCATGGGTATACATCGCGATCACAAGCGATTGTACCTCGCTGGGATCCAACCATTCGATCCACCCGTTGCGTACGGCTTGTTGAAAGGTGCACGTGGAGAAATCCTGCTGAGGCTCGCGCACAAATGGACGAATCAGACGCCCCTTGTCGCAGAGAATCCGTACCTCAAACTCGCGCCGATCCCATGATATAGAGACGTCCAAGGGTAGATATCCCTGGCGTCGCAACTGCCGGAGTTGTTCAACAGTGGCACGCGGATCTCGGGTGTACCCCACTCGGATTCCATTGAGGAACACCATAAAGGCGTCAGTAACTTGGTCTTGATCCAGCGAAGGAAGGCGTCGTAAAAGTATGCTATGAATGAACGCGAACGAGTGTCCTTCACTCGTACGGGTAGTAAGTGTCAAATTGAGTACGATTCCACACGATTGTCCTTCTGGGGTCTCATACAGACAGATGTATCCAAAGGAGCTAGGGTGGATTTGACGAATCTTGAAATTTTTGCCTTCTTTTCCGATTGGAATCACCACCCGTTGCAGATGAGACATGGTGGCGATGAACGATAATCGATTCAACACCTGACTCACACCCTGGCGGATGTATGCATTACGCTGTACTCCCCATTTTCCAGTCGAAAAACAGTATTTGAGATTTTTGGTAATAGTCGTATCCATGCGATTGAAAATGTCCATGAGATTGGCATTTTTTTCGTACTCATTCTCCATATCCATGACGGCACTTCGGTAAAGACTTTTAAACAACTCGGCGATGAGAATGCCGCTGTTTTCAAATCGTTTGTACGCGTAATTGTCCTTGTCGTGTACGGAACTTTGCTTGTGGAACACCATGTACAGTCGGTAGGCCATGTAGAGAATTACGTCGAGTTTTTGCTTGCGATCGGCGAAAATCCCAAGATGGGGGAACATTTCAATGTCTAGAATTTGGCGCGCATACTCCACTCGATCGGTCTGACCGTCCAACTTGGTTCCCAGTGTACCCATAGCATACAGGGCCTCCTCCTCAGAATCCACTTGTTGTTGACGACTTTCGCGAAACATCGACTGAAGATTAGGAACGACTGCAGCTGGAACGTTGGGATATAAGCTCAGTGCGTGTAAGGTCTCCTTTTCCGTCTGGCCCAGGGCCATCGCGAGAGTGCTCAGACTCACGACACCTTTCAGGTAGGGAAGTTGGTAGGTGACACGCTTCCCATCAGCTGAGAGAAACGCTTGGATCAACACGGAATGGTTCGTGTCTTCAGACATGGATCGAATTTCGGCGTAGTAGGATTGATTATTTTTACCCTCGAAGACATTCACTGTGTTGTAGGTGTTTCGCTGTTGCGTGACCAACACACGATCGATTCCGTTGACAATAAAATAACCCCCGGGGTCGTTGAGACACTCGTTGTAGCGCCGAGTATATTTGTTGAGCACACAGTAACGCGATCGTACCATAATGGGTAGGTTGGCGAGGACGATTCGATCGTAATAACTCTGGACGCCATTGCGACTCTCAATAATGGACACGTAAATCGGAGACGAGTAGGTCAGATTTTTTTGTCGACATTCGTGAGGAGTGAGGATCATTTTCTTACGGGACTCGTCGTACAAGTACGGCAAGGGAATGTGAATGTTGTCAATGGATACCTGTATCTCGACCCCTTTAGATGTTGTAAACTGAATCGGCATAGACTGAATGATCTGGCGTATTCCGTGGCAGACAAACAGGTTGTACGACTCGATATGATGCGCATGAACACCATACTCATCGTACCACTTTTGAATCAACTCTTCGGGATACATTTTCCGGGGTAACACGCATTGACAAACCGCGCGGGATTTCGTTTTCAATTTATTCGCTGTAAATTGAAATACACCATGCTACCATACCTCCAGGCGAGTACACGATGTCCAAGAAGAAACCGTGCCTATTCAAGCTACCCGGAGTAAAACCCGATGAGATCGACAAACAGTATGCCTTCAAGACCATGCACAATACCCTGTTGTTGTCGGAAAAATATATCCCTCACCAATCGACTAAAATTTCCGATCTTCAGCATTTCAGTCAGAATATTACCGTTGTCGACGAACTCAAAAACACGCACAACGCCAAACTGTCGACGGTGTTACCCAACGGTTCGCGCTGCAATTGTTTTTGGGATCATCATCCGCTTTCCGAGCATCAAACGCCGATTTACTGTCCCATCGAGAAACGGCACGCGCCTCGGATCAAGAACTATGTGTCACACATCAACGGAAAGACATACAAAATCCAGGATAGTATTCAGTCAGCGGAAACCGAGGAATATTACGTGGACGGAGTATTTTGTTCGGTGGAATGTTGCCTCGCGTTCATCGAGTATCATCAACACGATCCGCTATACCAACATTCCGAGTATTATTTACGCGAGATCTATGCACTCAAAGAACACAAGTGTGCTCCACACTGGCGATTGCTCACCGCGTACGGAGGGAACATGAGCATCGACGAATTCCGTCAATCTTTTGCCAACACGACGTACACCCCTGACGGAGTGGTCTACAACCCCATCTGTTTCCTTTTCCGCGAAAACTACCACCTGTAAACGACGGCTGCTACAGTTCCGAGAGTTCCGAGATATACAGGTACCAACGGAAACGAATCACGAAAAATAAAAAGGCGAGATAAATTTTCTTTCGGACGTCTACATCAATCTGCCCGAACCCGTACATAATCTGCTTCACCTCTTTCAGAGTATATTTAGGTTCACAAACGCGATCCATAAACAAGAATGCGTTCCACAGGTATCCAAACATAAAGTCGGGTACAGTATTATACCGTGCGACAAACGGGAGATATCCCGACCACTCCTCGTTCGATACATCGGAATCCAAAATGCCAATCAAGGCTTCCTTCTGGCGACTTTGTGGACTTTGAACTTGCTCGACCAACGCGGCGAGCTGTTCAGGCAACTTGTCGAATGCCGGGTGATCTTCCATCTGGGGGAGATCGGGGTGGTACAACTCAATCACTAAAATGTCTGAATCTAATTTTCGATAAAATACGACCAACAGATTGAATTCAGGTGCACGTCCATGCTGACCTACTTGTAACCATGTGATAATCCGAAAGAGATTGTGATTTGCGAACGCGTCCTCCAATTCCTTCACAAACCCTGGTGTGGTTTTGAGTGAGTATTCCGGTGGATTGATTCCTCGAGGATCCGTAAACGTCTTGAGGACATGCAGAAACGGTTGTACGATGTATTTCAACGTCCTATCCTGCGTTTGCTGGTATCGAAACACACCATCCATGTACTCTTCGAGATCCTCAAACAAGCGTCTTTTCGAGGCAAGATCGTTTACTTCGAAAGGACTCCAATGTGAACTGTCCGGGTCGAGTTCAAACTCGATCCCGCGTCGTTCCTGAGGCGTACTTACGCGTTCCGCTTCGGATTTGTGTTCAGGTACATACGGATCTTGTATCCCATAGTTTTCCAACTGCCTTTTCGCCTCGTTCCAAGAGTTTAGCTCATCCCGGATGGGAATTACCCGTCGGCGTTGTTGATTCATTTTTATTTTGGACAGAAAATTTAATTCGGGCAATAAATGGCTAGTCGTTCACGCCTCACTTACCAAAGTATAGAGTCCAAAGGAGGCTTCTTCGCTCGAAAAAAAGGTACAGTCAAACGTCAGGTTGAGACTCGAATCACCGCTCAAGACCTCTGGGACACATTCGAGACCAGTAAAGATCCGATAGGGGACATTTTCGATCTCGTTGATCGTACGTACAAAGTGGCTTTCACAAAACTAGAGCCCGAAACAAGTCAGGGGTGGCCTAAAGTACAAAAGTTATTAGACTTTGTCTGGGTCCGAATTCCTAGTGCGATCCAGGATCTGCGCAATAATCTCGAACCCACTCTGAACGAGTATATGCGTGGGGATGTACGCAGTGTCACCGACGCTCAGTTGCGAGAAATCAACGAGGAGATTCGAGCAGCAAAAGCGGTTCTAGGGTATCTAGTACGCGCAATGAAAGAACTGAATGAAGGTGTGGAAGAGTTTCTTCAAAAGGACACGATTACGACAAAAGAGTACCACAATTTGGCCAGAGATATTTCCGCAACTCTCCGTAACGCCAAAGCAGGAATACGGAAAGAGTTTGGTGGAGTATACAGTTTGCCTCAGCCTCTTAAACCGCTGTCCGAATCACAAATCCCAGGGTATCGATCCCGTGGCTCGAAAAACTCGAAGAATTCTCGTTCACGATCACGGTCATCCGACAGATCGGCCTCGATTCAGTCGATCGCTCGTTCCGCTTCAAAACGCTCAGCCTCGGTCCGAGGATGGAAAAACCTATTTTATCGCAAAAAATAAAACATCCGATGATTAATGTTTAGGTTTATTTTTTGTCTGGATGCTTTGTGTTTTGTCCACAAGCCACTTCTGAGTCCATCCACGAGGTAAACTATAACAATGGTAAGAACGATGAGCACAAAACTGAGGCGGAGGACGAGGGTGTTCGATGTGAATCACGTATCCTTTGGATCGATGATACGGAGGACAATGAAGACGTATCTCACACTTGTCGAAATACGGGCTACTATCGTACACATAGGTCAAACTGAAGGCGTACCGGCAGTCCACCGAGGCGAGACAGCATGCGTCGCGGGGATCCATGCGGATGTATGCACCTTGCATCAGATCGGGCGTGAACCATGCCCGAACGCATGTACCATGTCTTGATACGAGGTAAGTATCGTCTTGAGGTCGTTCTGTTTCAAGTTCTTTTTGGACAGAGAAAAACAGACGACGATGGCTTCGACGTCGTAGTTCCTGAAGAACGGCTGGGAATATCCACGTGCGGATCAAATCGCGTGACAAATCGTCAGGAAGTCGCGAGAGGATCATACACAAAGAAGACGCGTAACAAAAGTGGGGAAAACATCCGAATCGTTAAATCAATTTTTATTCACTACAAAGTTCGATCGAGCATTCCGAGCAGCGCATCATCTTCACACCGGGCGCTGGGCTGGGCGCTGGGCTGGGCGCTGGGCTGGGTGCTGGGCTGGGTGCTGGGCTGGGTGCTGGGCTGGGTCCAAAGTTGGTAATGGCTTGGACCTTGAGATTCGATAAGGTGTACTGGGAGTTGGGGAAATTGCGACGAAGTGACCAGATATCCGCCCGTTTAGGGTCGGTAGAATCACAGGGACCACGTTTTGCTCCTGGGGCGGTAGAACCTACGGGATACGTTGAATCTAACCATAGCATGTTGACACTTGCGTCATCCCAGAGACTGATGACAAACGTCTGACCGCGTCGAAACGATTCGGTCATTGCTTTGAAACCACCCAGCTGTTCGTAATGGTTGACTTCGTCGAATTTAGTCTTGTGTTCTTTGATCGAGGCGGATGTGAGCTCCCCGCCGTCGATGGTTTTACCATTTTGCTGGTAATACCTTTTCATTCGAACAATATCCGTCTTATCGGTACCATCGGCGGTAAGGAATTGGGTGATCACGGTGAACGGTTGAGAAGTATCGACTGCGAATTCTGCGCCAAATCCGTATAATCGAGTATCTCCAAGACGGTAAGGGTTGTAATCCGCACCATCCTTATCACAAAGTCCCTTGTAGCGATTACCGTCTCCACGACCACAGTCTATGTCATTCAAACACGGGTACACTCCCTGCATAGTTTTCTTTTTCACCATACACGAGTGTGGAGTGAACGCACAGGCATGACGGTTGGCCTCCCAAATATCCATTTCCACGCTACACGCACCCGTATTGTTGAGATTGACAAATCCATTGATATACTTGATGTCATTTGGACACTGAGCGTCTCCGTAACCTACTCCGTAAGGAGCGCCCGCTTTGTTGAGCGCGTTCAGACCGCCGTCCAAAGGCATTTCCACAAAGTACATGGCTCCGTTCAATCCACAAGGTACCTGACTGATATCCATGTCAAATACCAGCTCACGGTTGACAAGATTGAATCCTTTGTACTTCTTTTTCGACTCATCGAGAATGTATACCCGTGAGCCCACGTTACCACCCGTGACGTACCGTAAGGTTGCTGTCGTTCCGGTCGTGGTGATACCGTAAACGTCCTTGTAATCCTTGAGATCGACTCCTTCGACCTCGCAATTTTGCGCGCAAGTGACCGGGTCGGGACAGAATTGTTTGTTCCACGTAGAATCGTAACAATTGGTGTATCCTCCCTTATTGTGTACCCAACGCCAGTTGGCATCGAGTACCAACGCCGTGTCTAACGTTTTCCCCATCTCTGTGATACGGAAAGAGGGAAACTCATTTTTCTTGACCGTACCCGCAAGCTGGGCATCGGTGTGCATGATAAACAACGAGGCAGTAAACCAAGTCAATATCCAACGAAAATTCATATTCGGTTTTCTTGAAATGCGTTTGAGATTTAAATTAAAAAATCGCTTCAGGCTGTAAAATAAAGTATGAGTATAATGAGTGTAGAGCGGAAATTCGACCACACTTCGTACACGATTACGGAATATGAGGATTTTCTGAGCGAGGAGGAGTGTCGTGTCCTCGTCGAGTTCACGCTACCCCGTTTGATCGAGAGTCGTGTATACGAAGCGAAAGTGGACAACGTAGATCATAATATCCGCATAAGTGATCAGACTTGGATTCATGATCATGAACACAACGCGATTGTCGACCAAATTAACCGTCGGATTGAGGCGATTGTACAGATCCCTCCCGATCGGTATGAAGCGCTACAAGTAGTGCGATATAAACCAGGTGGGTTTTATCGTCCCCACCATGATGCATGCACCAGTACTCCTGCAGACTGTAAACGAATGAACGAACCGTTCCAGGCACAACGCTACTTGACGTTTTTGATTTATTTGAATGACGATTTCACTGGAGGAGGGACTCATTTCCCCACGCTAAAATATACAACACAACCCAAGCGAGGTATGGCTGTCTTATTTCAGAATACGGATAGTACAGGTAAAGTCTTACCGGACTCGTTGCATGGAGGAGATCCAGTGAAACAGGGCGAGAAATGGATCTGCAATAAATGGATTCATTACCCCACCCCCCAGACCGAATACGAATTGGTGGAACGTTTCTCGATGGTTCGTAGTATATCTGGACAGGCACTGAAGAATATGCTATGGATTGTGTTGTGTATGGTGATCATTGTACTTGGGGTTCGGTGGTGGTTTGTTCGACCCTAACGTCATCAAGTACAAGCGTGTCCAGATAGTTTACAACAGTCGGATAATCTGGGCTGTGTTTGAATTCCGATAGGGTTTCTACAAACTCTTCCAAGTGCCGCAATCGAGGTAAGATGTCGACTAGAATAGATTCCAGTTCGTTGAGCGGGTGCTCGAGATCGTACTGAGCTAAATTCCACCGTAAAGAACGGGAAAAATAATACAGGTCGCGCTCGAGGGTACTGAATGAGTTCGCTGCGCCGACCTTTCCCGAAAGATTGTAATCGAACAACACAAATCGCCCGTCGCGTATGCCGATATTGTCTAGCGATGGGTCTCCGTGACGGAGACCACAAGCGTACATGGCAAAAATCCCTTTGAGGATATCCCAAAGGAATTTTATAAAGTTGGAACGAATGAGCTGCATTCGTCGGTTGGTGTCGATTTGGTTTAGACATTCGATGCGTTCCCATACAATGGTCGACTCCGAAGATTCCGAACAAGAAATTAAACGAGAATGGAAATCGATGGGTAGATAGGCATACCGCGTTCCATCTGTGAATAAAACGTTTACAGGTGAAGAAGTGATTATGTCGAGTGCAATCTGCCGAACTGCGGTGCACACGTGTGGATTACGAAAAGTCTGTACGGCGCGCGAACCCTCGAGCCAGACCGTCGAGTCTCCGCTGCTGGAAAATTCGTCCGCTGTGTCTGAATAGTGTTCCATACTTTGAATAGAGCGTCCTTTCTAGTAGATAACGGGTGATATTAAACGACGTGAGAACCAAGAGGTTGTAGACCTCACAAAGCACCGGTGAGCGTGTTCACGATCAGTCGTAGATTATCCATCTCCTCGCGAAACGAGGGTAGATCAAGATCCTGTAACGTCTGCAGGGTTTCGCGGATCGCCGGAAGGTCGATATCTTTCATTGTATTGACGAGAATTTGTAAATTATTGAGATCTTCCGCGATAGAACCTAATTCGGGAAGAGTGACGGTACTGTATCGGATTTCAGACGTCGTCGTGTCATACACAAGTGTCTTGATATTTTCGCCGCTGGTTGGACTGTCTCGAATGGGAGCGACGTAAAAGGCCCCACTCGTACGTGACGACAGCACTTCCCCTAACGCATTCAAAACGATTGAACGCGCATGCTGAGCCGTTCGAGCCGCGCGATTTCCGATAGCAATGGCGTGAGCTCCCTGTGTGAACTGTCCTGCTTGTGTACCCAGTGCGATAGCACTAGCATCTTGATTGTACTGACCAGCCTGTTTACCCAGTGCAATTGCACACGATTGTTGATTGTTCTGCCCCGCTTCGGAACCTACTGCGACCGCGTATGTTCCCTGTGTGAATTGTCCAGACATAGATCCGATCGCAACAGCCTCCTTGCTCTGAAAGAACGAACCAGCCTCGGATCCTACGGCTACAGCATCGACTCCCTGGAATGTAGATCCAGCGTATTCGCCGATGGCAATCGCGCAATTCCCTTGGTGCCAAAACCCAGCGTACGCTCCCAGCGCGATGCCACAATCACTTTGTAGCACGGGAGTGACCAGTACACCCAGAGCAATGGGCCGCAATTCAATCATCGACGACAGCCTCGACGAGGAAAAATTATTGTTTTGATGATTTTCCACATAAAATGCTTTGGGTACGTGAGACATGGGTGAGTTATGTAGGAAGTATTATTTTTTAATATATTTTTATTGTCCTTAACTAGTTACGTTAAATTATTCATCGAGGTTGACGTCATTCTCGTCGAGTAGGTACTGCATAAAGTAGCTGTAGTTGAGCTTATCCTGATCCTTGATGCCGACCGATTCACGGGCGTTTTTGTAACGTTCATAGTACAATTGATCAAATTCGGGATATTCCTTGTCCATTTCGCGGATCTCCTCCTTGGCGCGTCGGATGGCAGGGACAACTTCAGTTTGGATTCGTTTACGGGTCTCCACAAGTGTCCACATCAGCTGAGCTTTCTTGACCTTGAGCATGATGTACTGTTCGAGAGGATCTTGTTTATAGTCCCCGTCCAGGATTTCCTTATTCTCTTTTAGAAGTTGCTGTTCTCGTTCCTGAATGGACTTAATTTCCGCCTTCTCCTTCTGGCGCTTCACCTTAACATCGGTGGAAACAATCGATTCAACATCCTTGTTGAGATCGATGACGTCGGTTTCTTCCACCAGCTCGGCCTTTTTCGTCAGAGGAATACACTGTCCAACACGAACGGTGTGTACCTCATTGTAGGAATCATGGTTGCGAATGAGCTTTTCCGCATAGACTTGAGCCTCTTCCAGAGTACCAAAGTTTCCACGGAGCTTGAAGACTCCGTAGACGCCGTTGCTATTGGGTTGTACGTTGGGAGCTGGAGTAAAGGATAACAATCCATACTCCTGTCCCAGGATGACTGGATCATGGATGGACTTGACTGACCGCGGAAATAGAAGATTATTCTTGACCAGCTCTTTGCGAGCGGAATCGAGCTGATTGTCATCTAGATCCTCGCGGTTTTCAGAGATCATGGTTCGGGAAAGCATATCCACACTTTGGGAAAGACGTTCAAGGTTCGTACTCATTTATTGGAATATTGAGCTTCATTTAAACTAACTAAACTAACTTGATTGATTCGCCTGTCGCTTGCTGTGAAGCTCGATAAACTTGTTTAGAACGGCAGGACGAGTGGATCGAGTCGTCAAACCGCACGGCTGAAGGTAAAAACAAAGGGCACTCATCGTCAGCACAAACTGGGTGGAAACATGCTGCATCATCCAACCATCATAATCACAGAGGATATACTTGAGAATCAGCTGCACCAAATAGTATAAACCCAAGGGGCTAATTCGCAACTCCTTCAGAATGTGAGGACACAACATAATTTTCTTCTCGCGCATTCCGAGTGCATATGCGTAGATACATTCCATCCACCTACGTCGGTACTGCTGTTCACTTTCGTTCCCTTCGCGGACGGGTTCGGACCATGGTTCATAACCTCCAGCATCGACGAGATAGGATCGAATTTCCGATGTTTTGATCATAGTTCGCTTCGGAAGTTCAAGTATTCGGGTCAAACGCACTTCATCCATAAATGGAGACAATAACTCCTGACTTAAAAACTCACCTTCTGGGGTACCCAAAGGAGGTACTACCGGTAAATAGACCGGATACGGGAATCCAGGTGTTTCGGTAGTGGTGGTGTTTGCTACGTCTGGTGCGGATAAAGCAGATGGAGTATTTACGAGGTTTGGTTTAGAGTCGGGTGATAAACGCGCTGCAAGTTCGTTTGAAATTCGCGTTTCCGCGTCCTCTTCAACGTCGGATTCAGGTAGATTGGTCAACGCGGGTTCCGGTACGGATGCAACAATATCACCACGTCCACGACCGCGTCCACGACCGCGACCACGTAGGAGGTGTCCCCTGCCACCGCGGCTACCAGGACCTCGCTTAGGTCGCGGCGGGTCTAGCTCTTTTAGCTCCACGGGCGGTTCAGACGGTTCTGAAACGGGTAGCGGGAGCGGGGGTTCAGAATCTGATTCTGAACCCAAAACGGGCTCTTCCTCTACCGGTAGTTGTGGTTCTTCCTCTACTGGTTGTTGCGGTTCTTCTTCTTCTAGTAGTTGTTGAGACGGTTCCTCTACCGGTAGTTGCGGCTCTTCCTCTACTTCTACCAGTAATTGAGGTTCTTCATCCAACTGCGGTTCTTCCAGTTCTTCCTCCGGTAATTGTGGCTGTTCCTCTACCCGAGGTTCTTCCTCTATCGGTAGTTGTGATTCGCCGCTGAATGACTGGAAAAGTAAAATGTCTTCCAAGTAACACTCAATGAGTTCGAAATAGTTTTCGTAGATGGTATCCTTATTTTCGATGTACAAACTCAAGGGTAATATTGTACGAAGTAGCTGTTCGATTTCAAAGAGAATATCCACATCTATTCGAGCTCGATCCATGATTTGATACAGTTGCTGAATGTCCGGCTGATCCTGCAGCAGACGAGTGAACCGTTCGAGATTGGCAAAGACCTGACGGGTCGCCCACGCCAAGTATTCATCGAGCGAGACGAAGCGACGATGGAACACCAAGTCGACATGTGCATCAATCAGTGAATACTTACCGTACAAGGTGGTATTGAAGATAAATTCGGTGAGAAAACTCTGAATGCTGAGATACAATTTGTGTTTCATCCGTGTAATCGTGTAGTTTGTTTAGCAATCTAGATTTCCTTTAAACCTGTAAATTGATTTTTTCAATTTCGTTCAGTTTGGAAGAAGCTTGCATCTGTGAATCTGTGAACCCATGATTCATGCACACCTCTCTCTATTATGGTTACTTCAAGGGACTCCTGCGGATTCGTGGTCACCGGTTTGGGATGAGGCTGAGACGGAGCGCATCCATCAGACTCTTCAAACAAAAATATGGTCACTTTTGGATTGTCCACGGATGGGCACAGTCGAAGAAGGGTGTATGCGCCTCAATCAGACCTTTCGTCGAGTACAACAAACGTCTACCCAACCCAAAGAGACATACAGTGTACAACTACCTGCGGAAATGTACAATAAGGAGTCGATGATTTTTTTGGATCCTACGCAACCCAAGACAGACACTGTCAGTATCTATTTGGACGAAGATAAGAGTAATATCCGGCTTAATATCGAGGTCGAAACGCGGACCGAGGTGGGCATTCGAGGGTACGTGCTCGTACGTACGCACCCGGACAAATGGTCGTGGATTCCTTTTCGACTCACGGTCAAACACACTTCTTCTCCGTCGACGCGCGAGAATGTCCTGGAGGTCGCGAAACGCCTCCTTCAGCGACCTTTTGTCGAAGAATTTACAAACTATGGTGTAGCACCCATGGTACCTTCAATGGTCTACTTTCCGAACTCCAAGTTTCGTTCGGGTGTTTTTGATACGATTTTTCGCACCCTGGCTCAATCGGGTACACTTATCGCGCATTTGGGTCAGTGTCTGTTTTCAGAGTGGAAAGCGCACCGGGAGCATATCCGTGAACGTGTGTTGTTTCAGGTACCTGGAACGCTGGACACAAGCACAGATTTGTGGACTTTGGAGATTCCCGAACGGTTTTGTCGTAAAGTTCGTATAGGGGAACGGGTCTCCGCGCGTTGCTTTGAGAACGAATTGTGGCTGTATGTCGGGTTTATTCACCGAGTCGGGGTGAGTTCGATCCAAGTCTCGTTTAGCGGACTTTCATTTACAACGACGCGAACATTTCCATTGCTTCAGTTCCATCTGGATGCTCGACCGTACTACTTTATGGGGATGGCCCTCACCAAAGCGGCTCGACTTGCTTGGGTGTGGGAGCGTCCAGAGAAGCGATTCGAACTGGTACATGGACCATCGTACAGTGGGAAAACTCGAACACTCGCGCGAGAAGTTGTGAATATTATTGGTGTACCGAATACGCAAGTTCTCGTTCTCGCGCCCACGGAAGCGTCAGCCGACCGCATCACTTTACGGATCGCCCAGGAACTCGATTGTACGTCTCCCGATACTCTCCTCCGTCTTCCCGAATGGGATCGTGATCCGCGTAGTGTACACCCAGACGTACTCGGATTTACCGTGCGTGACACGAATGGTTATTTTACGGTACATACCTCCCGCAATCGACGTATCTGGGTTATGACGCCTGCAATGAGCCGAGTTTTCGAACGATTACCTCAACATTCGATTCAGTTTACGCACGTCGTCGTGGACGATGCTACCCGCATGACCGAACCAGAATTATTGATTCCCTTGACCATGTTTTGTACTAAACACGCATCCCGTATCCTGTTATCTGGCGATTTGTTACAACCCGGACCGCGGTTGTACACACAACACCCCAAATACCAGCTGAGATCGTTATTCGAACGTCTATGGAAAAAGCATCCCGGTATCAAACGTTATCAACATACGGTCAGTTACTTTACACCCCCAGTACTATTGGAACTCGCGACTGAAAAACAATTGATCTATAACATTTACAACATGACTTTTACAACCGCTTTTGATAGTGATTATCATCGTATTCGTTATCCGGATATTTATGCCTTGGAACCAGATGCTCCATTGGTCGTGTATGGTATCAACGGCCGTATCGAACAGAAAACCAATCCTCAGGAATTAGAATTAATCCAGACTCTTGTGACGAAATTTGCATCGCAGCGGATTTTTCTGTTGAGTGCTCACGACGCGCAGACTGAACAACTCCGCGTCTCGCATTCCTCAAATCCTTTTGTCCGCGTAGGCTCTTTAGAAGCATTGTATGATGCGGATATTGCGGATATTGTTATAGTGTCTTTAGTAGACGAGAGTTCTGATGCCCGAAGCGCATTCATCCGGTCTCCACGCACGTTCTACTCTCTTTTGACCCGCACTCGTGGATTGCTCATCGTAATCGGTTCACCTCTACTGCTTCATATGGATCCAAATTGGAGACGTCTGTCTGCATACGCCAATCGGAACAAGAAGTATCGTGGGATCCAACTTGAAACAACACCTTTCCCGGAGGAGCCTACACATTACGAATACGAACGTAGTCTGCTACCAGAAGGTATCCTACAATAAAGTTTATTCATAAATCCCACACACATTTTCACTCGGTAAGGGCCGTAGGAACTTTGCGAGCAGGCATGGTTCCAAAGGGACAGAAAATCGTAGCGTAGCCGACTTCTATGCACCATTCATTCCATGACATTCGAAAAAATCCACGACTCATTTCGAATATTGTGTTTTAGTTAAGTGTTTTAAGTATGGGTGTTTATTTTTGCAATTCTCTCACAGTCTCAAAATCTGCGTGAAATTTCCTTCGACTACTTGATGCGCGATCAATATCACCTTGGAAATGCGCATGGATTCGATGTGTTCCAGGACAATTTCGGTGAGTTCTTGATCCAAGTTACTCGTACATTCGTCCAATAGGAGAAGAGGGGAGTGGAAGACGTGCGCAAAAGCAAGAATGAATGCCAGATTGAGTCGAGCCTGCTCCCCGCCGCTCAATAAACTCATATCACACTGCATATTTTTGTAAAACACCTCGAGTTGTACCTGGACCTTTTCATTCTGAGTCGCAGTCTTTTTCAGCGTGCGCAATTCAACCGTAATCGGTTCCACGAAAATCTGTTCAGCGTATGTGTTGACAAGATCACGAATCTCTCGTAACTTGAATTCAAGAACGTCCGATTCTGCCTTGAGTATCAATTGTTTGAGCTCACTCACAGCGTCCATACGACGCTCCAGCTGCTGCAATTTCTGTTCAAGCGCTTTGATTTCCGTCACACGAGACGTGTACGTGTCGTAATCCATCTGCTTGATCAGATACAATTCCCACGCATGTTCTAGTTGATCAAGTGCGGTCAATTGCGATTCGAGGTATCGAACACGATCGACACCCTCGGCGACGGTCATTTGGGACATGGGTAGCGCTTGAAGTTGACGCTCGTATGATTCCCAGGTGGTCTGGAGCTGTGTACGTGTGCGCACCGCATCCAATTTTTGTTGCGCTTGTTTGAGGTCTAACCCGGGAATCAACCGCGCCTGTAGTGTATCCCGTTGTTGATCCATCATCTGATTTTGAGATTCTTTGCGAATCTGGGTATCATAATACTCGCGTATCCACTGTAGGTCCGATTGTAAGGCTTGTGGGTCCTCGGTAGGATCGATAAACTCGGTTAGTTCGTGCATACGCGTTTGATAATGCCCCAACGATTGAGTATGTTGGCGTAACGATTGTAGTTGAGCATCCAGTTCGAGCAGTCGTTTCTTTTTCTGATCGGGACTCAACCGATCCGCAGTGGAACGTGTCATTCGCCGTGGGCGCATAGAAACGAGTTCATCGTTCAAGAGCACTAGATGGGTATGACACTCAGGGCACTCATACTCTCCTTCGTGAATCTGTCGAATTCGTTCACATTCTCGTTGGATATGTTCCTGCTCTGCGACGATCTTGGTCATTCGCTCGACAGACTCTTCCATGGTCCGATACTCTTTTAGATATCCAATATCTCGGGTATAATCACGGATCAACTCTTCGCAATCCACCTTGGAGTGTTCTGACCAGACGTGTGCGTGCGGTACTAATTTTTCCAATTGCTGTAAAGTGTGCATCTGCTCGACCAGCATTGCTTCGGTCCATTCGATGTCTTGAATGCGTTCCAGCTGACGCTCGATAGACTCTTGACGATCCCGAAGGTATTTTGCATGTTCCGTATGCTTAAGTGCTTGTCGAGCTTCCTCCAGTTGGGTAATGAGCTGAGAACGCTCTCGGACCGACGGCTCCTTTGGGCGCTCAGGAGGGTCCATGGGAGTATGCACAAAGGAAGAGAGTGTATGCATTCGTGTCTTACATTCGATGTGTTGCACATTGAGTTCTCGATGAACGGCGGTACACTGTTTTTTAAGGGTTTCTGGATCAAGATCCCCAGTATGATCGAAACAGAGTTTCTCCAAAATTTCCAACTTCTCCGTAGGCGAGAGATACACGAATGTTCGCTGATATTGTTGTTGGATATAACTGGTGTACTCGAAATGTCGACCGAAAATACGTTGAATATACGTCTGCGCAAGATCGTCTTCAAACGATTGACCTTCCAGTTCGATCACCACTCGATTGGGACGTTTCGTTCGAATCAAACGTGTTTTACTATCCCAATCGAGTGTCACCTTACAGGTATCGTATCCATTGGTGATCACTTTGGGTGGACTGTTTCCCGTGATTACAAAATACAAGGCCATCATAATCGTAGTCTTTCCTACACCTGAAGACCCCGATATCAACGTGATTCCAGAATCGTCCAATTCGAATGTATGAGTCCCAGGATAACAGCGGAAATTAACCAACTCCAGGCGCATAGAAATTTAAAGCGATGACTAAATCTCTGGGCTCATCCAGGTTCCAAATCAATTTAGGTCTGAAAAACGATTTAAAGCCTTGCTTTCTACTAGCAAAATGAGCGCACCTGCAATTGAAAAGAAGGTCAAGAAAGCCTCCACTAAATCTAAAAAAATCGATGTTTCCGAACCCGCTGCCGTAGCCCCCGCTGCTGAACCTGTTCTCGCAGCTGCTGTCCCCGAGAAGAAAGAAAAGAAAGAGAAGAAGGAGAAAAAGTTACCCTCCCCTAAGGAGGCTGAAGCCGCTGCCGCGCCTGAATCACAGGCGGATGCGTCTGCGGAACAGGCTGGTAGCGAGGAGGAAAAATTGAGCCGAAAAAAGCGCACCTATGTTCAGTTGGTCACCGAAGTGGACAATCTCAACGAAGCTGTCGATCGATACATTGTCGACCATCGGGACCCCAAGAATACCGATATGAACCGATTCCTCAAGGTTCTTGAGAAGGGATTACGCAAGGTTCGGGTTCATGTGCAGAAGATTGGTAAGAATCGTTCCAACGCCCAGTCTGCTCCCGGTGTTCAGTCTGGCTTCCAGAAGCCTGTGCGCATCAGTGATGCAGTCGCGCAGTTCACTGGTTGGGATTCCAACGAGCCTCGAGCCCGTGTGGAAGTCACCAACTTTGTTTGCGACTACATCAAGCAAAACAATCTTCAGAGCCCTGATGATCGTAGAGTCATCCTTGCCGATCAACGTTTGACTCAGCTCTTGGATTACCAACTCGAACGCGATGGCAATCTGACCTACGCCACGATCCAAAAACTCCTCGCGAAGCATTACACCCCTCTTTCCGCCTCCGCATAAAAAAAATAAAATCTCTGAATTGTACACAGAATCCTAAATTGATTTTATTCCGTACATCAACAGAATAAAATAGCCCAAGAATTCCACATGAATAACCGCGTAAATCTCCAGTTGTATGAAGGCGAAACAGACGTTGATGAGCGTAAGTATGTACAGGGCTTCCGTACCGCGGAAGAGTCGAATGTCGGCTGGAATCCCGATTACGGAGAGATCTATGCTACAACGTCGTCTTTCCGTAAGTTGTCGAAGAAGAAAAAGGCGACCGGCGGAGGCGTGGACCTGTACGAGGCTGAGCAGCGAGTCTGGTTGAACGTCGACCCTGCGACGCGTATCCAACAAGAGATCGAACGATTTTTGTATGAAGCCCAACGTGCCAATGTGGTGTTTGCGCCTAGTGATAAGGAGACGATTTTGTACCGTTTCTCGCACGCGCCTCAGAAAGAGTACAAACACCCATTGTTGTTTGTACTGGGATTCATTATGGAACGGATCAACCTACCAAAGACGATGGAAGTGGCTCAGCGCATTGGTCAAGAATGGGTCCGCGAGACCGACGTTATTCGGTACTATCGTCTTCATCAATCTCTTCGTTGAGTATCTCGTCGTCGGTCATTATCGACTCCGATTCTAGAATTTCATCGTCGGAATCGGATTCAGACAATGCGTTGTCACGGTCTGCCAACGGTGTGTACGTATACTTTCCCGGTCGAAACGTAACACCTTCGATAGACACGATGTGCATATGCGGAAACGTTTCCAGCTGGATTTCCTGAGGAAGAATGCGTTTGATTGTGAGGTATAAATGAATCATGGATAACAATCGCTGTGCCTCTTGTGCTTCTAGTTCGTATTGCACCTGGGAACGTGACACGAAATCTTGAATCAGATTGTCTTTGATCACCTTGCGCTTGATTTCTTTCCATGTCGCGTAGTGTACGTATTGCAATTGTAGTCCGACATTTGTCGCGAAGAATTCCATCACTTCGTCCGGTGTGGCTTCTTCGAGAAGAAGTTGGGTTTTGCGGTAGACCAGTCGATTCTGTATCCGATACGTACCGAAAGGTGCTTCTCCGATGGAGACGCGTTCGAGTACCGATTTCCAGAATGCGGTATAATATGGGTTGGGATGAACAACATGCTTTAATAAATGTGGATACAAAATCATGTTTCTTTCGACTCGGATGTGTCGTCGTCCTGTTTTACCGTAGAGTCTTGAATGTTTAAGCGTTCAAGTGTAGACACGTAGAACGCGTTGGTAGCCGTGACGCACTGCTCGATCGCCTGGGTGTACAACAAGTGGTAGCCGTTCATGTCGCTGAGGTTTTCGACGGGGTGGAAATGATACTCGAGCGGGTGATCTTCGTCCCAAGTATAAAAGATACTTTGGTAGTGAGATCGATCCACTAGCATTTTGCGCGTCTCTTCTTCGAACTCGCTCTTGATTTCCAGTACTGGGAAAATTGGGTGTTTGGGCAGAATATGCAAGACTCCTTCGTGAACCCAGAAAATGTGATGGTTCAGCGGGTTTCCGCGGAATGGGGATTCGGGAGTGCTACGGATACTAGAAACGAGTGGACTGGTCATTTCGATACATCCTGTCGGGAAATACCGACGAAGATACTCCAACACGGGCACTGGATCAAGCAAACGCTCGACCACGCGGTTGAAATAAAGGTAGGACTGCGAGGTCGCAGTCGGAATCAACGAGGATAAAATACCATTCCGCAGATCCGAGACTGTATATCGTTCGGTCGAGAATTCGAGCATTTTACGGTCTGTGGGAGAAAACTCGACGATTCGATCCGTCTCAGGATTCAATCGCAATCGGTTGAACGTATCTGCGAAAAATTGAGGAATCAACTGGGTGGGTTTCATTTTTAAAGGTATGCGCTTTAATTTTAAATTTACATCGTTGTTATGTCTACTTCAATTGTGGCTGCTAAAGAGCAAATCCAGCGTTGGTATGTCGACCAGCGCCAAAGTATGGCACAGATCGCTCGTCGTCTAGCGATGCCTGTTCAGCAAGTACGTGCGATTGCACAGGAGGAGCGTTGGGTGTGGAGACCCTTGCGTACTTTTGCGCAGTCACAGCGTGGGACACTCGTGATGGTTTTAGATCTGGAAACGTCCGGGTTACCGCGCACTCAAGGATTCAATCGGTACTTTCCATACGTGGATTGTAGCGCATACGACTCTGCGCGAATTGTCCAGCTGGCTTTCACGTGCTTTCGGATTGGCGAGTCGGTCACACGAGATCAAATCGTGTCGCTCTTCCGTCGTCCGGATGGTTTCACCATTAGCCCAGAGGCTCAGGAAATTACCCAACTCGACACCCAATGGCTTGACGCGCATGGACAGACCATCCAAGCCGTGCTTGCGCCACTTCTCGAGGCGCTCCCACGCTGCACGTATATTCTCGCACATAACGCCGCGTTCGATATCAACATCCTCAAGAACGAACTGTTTCGATTAGGTCATAGTACGCATCAAATCGAAGACATGTGGTTTCCAGACCACAAAGTGCGCTGCACGTGTCGTCTCACGGATTACACGCGTCTTGGTGTACTTCATGCGTGGATTCCCAACCCAAGCTCACTTGCATTCCACAATGCTCAGGATGATGTTCTGGCGCTCGCGGAGATTATTAATTTCCTTAGTCTTGAATAAAATAAAACCGAATACTATCCACATGTCTTCCTGGTTGAACCGTTTTCAGTTGGTCGAAGGATTCAAATCAAGTTCGGCTTCACGTACCGATATCTGGGAGGTGAAAGACACTCAGACGGGAAGTCGATATATTTTCAAGTCCTTTGTAAGCGAGTTTCAGACCTTTGATCGACGTTCCTCGCGTATTATCCCTCAAATCCCTCTATCCGCTGACCTGTTGATCCACGAACTCAACGTCTACCGGTCGCTACGAACCCGATTAATCGACCCCCCTGAGGTCAATGCCCGGAATGTGCTATGCATCGCTGGGGACGGACAATTTGACGCCAAAGAATTGTTCGAGTTTGTACAGAAAAATCGACCGGAATTGAGCCGCGCTAACATACAATACAACATTTACGAGAATCTATTGTTTCTCCTTCGTTTGAGTAAGACACGGAATCGTGAATCCATTACACTCAAACGTTCTACACCAACCATCCAGAAGAAAGATCTCGAGATTCCTTTTGGAAACGTAGATGTTGTTCGTTTGGATCTTCCCATTCAGTATCGTTGCTTTTTCACGCCCAAAATCGATCGTTTATCCTTGGCCGATGCTATCGAGAACGGAACGATTCGTAGCCTCGACGCGTGTATGCGCTACGTATACCTACTGTTCGTGACGCTCCTTTTGACCTCGAGCGTAGGAGTAAATCAGAATGATCTGCATTGGGGTAACATCCTCCTCAGTCAAAATTATTATGGACCCAATGCGTATCACAAACGAGTTTATTTTCTCGTATTCAATGATCGGTTGATTCTGATCGATAATCCGTACATTCCGTTCTTGTACGACTTTGATCGCGCAGCCATTCAAAACAAAATCATCCCCGCGCTGGAGGAAAACAAAGACATGTATTCTCGCGGAGGGAACTGCCCACGGTACAACCCCAAGCGTGACTTTGTCAAAATGCTCTGTTGCTTGTGGCACTATCTCCGTATCCTCTCCCGTGTAGACGCTACCGCTCGAACGTACCAAAACGAGATTATGACTCTTTTGATCCGCGACGAGACTGTCCGTCAAGCCATCCGTAACTCGCACGATGCGTGTTGGATGACCACCGCGGATGACTCCAACTCGGTACTTTGCTTGGATGAACATCTAAACACGGGAATTTCCAGTCGGGCAGGTATCGTACAGTGGGCGAGTGAGCGCTGTTCATACAAGTCGTGTACTCTGAGTGAATTACGCGATGTTGTCAGTGTGGGATCGCAATCCGCATCCCACACAAAAGTTGTCTCGATGTGCAATCGTTTCAAGAAAGATCTCACATCGGGACATTTATCCTCTAGAGAACAACTCCAGGCCACCGTTCGGGCAAATATCCAAATCGTCAATGTCAACCGCAAGTACAATTTATCCGCACAACGCAAAAAATTGCTCGATACCCTGACACAGCAGTTGACTCAGTTGATCCTGTCGGAAAAGGAAGACGAAACCGAATAACTCCCTACCGAACGATCAGGGCATCTGATCATACCAAACTTTCTGGGCGGTATAATGCTTGGGGAGAGGAGATTCCAAACGGAAATGTAACCAGGGGACGTCAAGTCCATGCGTACTGACAAACACCGGGATTCCCGACGTTCCTTGTGTAGTTAACAGATGTAACCTCACTTCAAATTGGATTTTACGGAATAAACTCAACCGCTCGGTAGCCGTAGAGTGTTTGAAATACTTTCCAATGTGCGCATAATTTTCGCTCGTGTTCCCTTTACTAGGGCATGGACAGACCAACAGAGCGTCGTTCTCTTTCGACTGGAAAGACATTACACGATTGTCATATGACTTACATTGCTGCGCGACGTATTCGCTATACTTGGAGTAATCCGCGTCCGTTGGAACTCCGTACTCATTCTCGTTTTTCAAGAGAACGATTGTGAACGGACGATTCATAAAATTCGTTTGGAATGGTGTGAACAGGAGATAATAAAATGCGTTCTGCGTGAACGGGTTCAGATCGTTTAGAAAGGATCGCAACGCTTCCACGAAGGCGGATCGACCCATGTCATCCAGCACGTTTTGACACGTTAGACGCCGATCGCCCCTGTATACCTCGTAATATTCTGCCTGCGTGGAGTCGAGACTTTCTGCCCGAATGCGTCGAAACGAGTACTTGGGGGACACGTATTTGACATAATACGTGATCATGATCAATATTTCAAGTCCGATACATAGTGCCAACAATGTTGCCATTTTTTTTATTTAGACTCAATAAATAAAAATGTCTATCGCACAAATTCCTTCTGGAACGATTGTACCCACTCCCATCACTACGCTCATCGATCGACGTACCGTGATCCCCGTCGGTGCCATCCTCAAGGAAAATACGATCGTATCGGAACCACTGAAGGGAGAGATTGACTTCCGAGACCCGAAGAATAAAAAAGGGGTATCGTTTGTCCCTCCAAACAGTACCATTCCCGACGGCGTGTTTCTCCCTAAAGGTACATTTATTCCTCAAGCGGTACCTGTGGGTACGATCCTACCCGATCGTACCATCCTCCCACGTGGATCGAAAATTCAAGATTCGACAATTGTTCCGTACGGGTCGATCGTCGCGGACGGAACGCTTATTTTGGAGAAAGATGTGTCTGGATCGACATGGGACCAGGTGGTCGCTTACACCCGGAAACTATTTGGATACCAGTCAAACACCAAGAGGCACATTCCAATGGGAACCTATATTCCACTGGAAGCCGTGTTCCCTGTGGGTTCGGTCATTCTCGAAGGGACGCGTATCCAGAAAAACGAAAGTGTCAAAATGAGTGTTCCTCAGGGCACACGTATTCTCAACAATGACGCACTTCTCAAGCGCGTCAAAGGTTCCTCGTTGTTTGGTAGATTATTCACCACCCAGAAAGACTATACAGATAAAGCCGCTGTTATATTGTCTGCCGTGGTCAATAACAAGGGTGCTCGACTACCTGAAAAACCCATAGTGACTACAATCAACAACTACTTTCCAGACGCAATCGAAGCGCTGCTCCTACCCCTCGGTGTAGTCATTCCTAAATTTAGTGACGGCAGATACGCGACACTTGTCGGTGATGTGTGTGTCCCATTACTCGAAAATGGTTCACCCTCGGAGATTCCCGTAGAATTTAGTACAGACAAACCCACGGAAAAGGAGGAGAACAATATCGCCAAAGGAACCTTTGTACCGAAAGGCTGTTCTATCCCGCCGGGGACCGTCATTCCACGTGGAGCCTACTTTCCACCCGACACGATCGTGTATCTTCCCAAGCGAGCGGACAGTGCACCCATCCTTGTCCCGCCGTGTACACACATCCCCGTGGGTGCAATCATCAGCGAAAAATTGAGCGGCACGGATCTCAATATTCCCTATGGTACATACATCCCAGAGAGTAGTACATCGAAAATTAATATTGTTCCTGAAATGAATGTACCCGATGAATTTCAACTTCATCCCGCTGGTGAGGTCAAGAATGTACACGTAGCCAAAGGAACCTATATTCCAAAAACCGATCTTCCGATCAACATTCCCCAGGGAACGATCATTCCCGCCGAGGCAGAATGGGTCGTTGCCGACAAAGAATCATACTACAACACCGCGAGTAATAATATAGTGAGTGCGCGAATGTTGGGAGTGTACTTTGGAGTCATCCACCTCTTTCTCACCGTTTACGCCTTGAGTATCGCCTTCCAAGAGTATGGAAATGTCTTGGGGATTACCGCCGCACTCGTCGTCCCTGAAATTTATTTACTCGTAATGTACCATCGCAATCCACGAGCCGTTGCTTCAGACGCTCGACTCGTCAACCTCTTGATCTTCATGCTCGTCGTCATCCTCCTCTGGTCGGCGCGAATAAATTGATTTTCATATTCATTTTGTTGCGTAAAAATGAATTGCGCATGAACCCCTACCTCTCGCACATCGCCTTCCTCACATGGATATATGTTCTGCTCCTTGCGGTTTATTACTTTTCGGCTCATGCTCATGTCACCTACTGTACCCCATGGGGAGTCTGGGGATTTCTACGTTCTCCCTTTTTGATCGAAACGCTCGAGTGTCGAGCGTTGAAATGGCTCTTCAACTACAGCCATGAATACATTCACACCTTGTGGTTGTTTACGAGTACGTATATCGTCAAGGTGATCGTTGACTTTTTCGCACAGCTCAAGGATGGCGTACATGGAAAAATGCGCACTCCCGAGCGTACCTCCCTGGTGGACTAATCGTAATGAGTGGTTTAAACTCGGACGTTTGGCAAATAAAAATCACAATGAAGATTAGCGTTATTATGCAAGTATATTTGGGCGAGTATCCCAATGCACGCTCGAACGCGCAACAGAAATTTGTTCGCGCCGTCCATAGCTTCCTCTCGCAAACCCATCCCAATAAAGAGCTTGTGATTGTCGCCGATGGCTGTCCGATTGCGCGACGCATCTACGAACTGGTGTACTCGAGTAATGCGCTCATCAAGTTTGTGTGGGTGGAACCGGATCCGGATCGTCGCCAGAAGATGTACACCTCCGTAAATGGTCGTCGATATTATCGTGGCGAACCTCGCGGAATCGGCCTGAAACATGCAACGGGTGACATCGTATGTTACATGGACAGCGATGATATCATCCTCCCCAATTACCTCTTTTCGTTGAATGCGTATTGGACAGATCTCCCGCCAGAAATCGAGTACGCTTCGAACATGTTGCGCATCTTAAATCTCAAGTATCTCGCTGCGGACATCAAGGATCATAAAGGAGTGTACACCAATCAGAATATGGATCTGTCCGTATATGGAATACACGAGGATTTTTTTGTCAACATCTGCGCGCGACCCACTCAAGTACATTGCGCGGCGTACAGTCTTTCCCATCGGCGAGCGGTCAAAGCGCAGTGGAAAGACACTATCGGTACAAACGAAGATGTCGATTTCCAATCGGAACTTGCCAAGTTTCATAAAGGAACACGATTACATATACCGGGATATGTGGTCTGTCATTATTCCAATCTGTGGGATGTGTAAACTTAAGTAGACTTTGGTTTTTTTATTTCAACGAAAACAAGTACAAGCAGGTATGTAAGACGGTAAGCATCTCGTCTCGCAAATTGGCTAGATCCTGGGGTAGTTTTTTCTTTTGCAGAGTACGGATGAGCTGACGGATTCGAGACATCATGTGTGCGTCGCTTGTTGCGCGGTGCAAATCGATGCGTAGTGCGGGCTGCTTGTGGAACACTTTGGTCCGAGGCACAATACCGAGTAAAACTTCCATATATTTGTCAATGAGACCTTGGAGATCGGTGAAGCACTGATCGGATGCCTTGTGACGGGCGTATGAAAGTGTACTCCAATGGTACACTTTGAGCTCAACTAGAATCTCGAGAAATTCGTGGAGGACAGGCATGTTTGGCGCGCGGTTGTTTTTATTTCGGTCAAGATTTAAGAATAAAAATGTTTTCTTCAAGAATGACGATTCCTTACACACCCCAACCGGATATCTACCGATACATTGTATCTGTAGATATAGGTATACACCATCTCGCTTTGGTCCTCATAGAAACTCCACACGATTATCGCTCTCACGACGTGGTCTGGTTTGAGCTGATCGACATCACGCGGTTCGTCCATCTTGACGACACCAGCAAACGCACGTGTACCATCCCACACACCCGCACCGTGAGCGATTGGTTGTCCCACGTGTTTTATTTGTACCATGAACTATTTGCACTGGCCGACCATATCCTCATCGAACGCCAACCACCCGGTGGTCAGATCGCGGTGGAACAACTCTTTTTTTTCCAGTATCGCTCCAAGGCGATTCTCATTCATCCCAATACGGTTCACGCTTTTTTCGGGTGGCATGGAGATCGGGAGAGCGATTCCGAAATCCGGTACCAACACCGAAAAGAGAAAAGTATGCAGGTCTTGCGATACCGACTCGCTCAGACCGCGCGTACCTGGCTTGGGAACGAGTTGTGTATGTATACCCGTCAACACGACATCGCAGACGCATATTGTCAGGCAGTCTACTTCACATACCGTATGCATGTCGATGCGCGCCGTCAACAAACGCGCTGGGATCCAGCAGACCCACTGGAACGGTTTCGGTTTAAACTCGAATTGGATGTGTAATAAAAAAAACTATAAAAAAATTATGCATCACCATTCTCCTCGAGAAACGTGGTGCTGTTCGTTGAATTTTCTACCTTCTTATTTTCGAGACTCGGACGAGGAATTTAATGTCGTGCGGTATCGACGTACCTCCAAAACGAAGCGAGCCCCACGATCCGGTACAATCATTTTGGATCGACACAACAAAAAAGTATTGGTCATCCAATCGTACAAACGGTTCTGGGGCTTCCCCAAGGGGCATGTCGAAGAAAACGAAACAATGGAGCAATGTGCGATTCGGGAGACGAGCGAAGAGACTGGCATTTCGTTACGTGAGACCGATCTACTCCGCTCATACACGGTGTACAACGGCGATGGAGTGTATTTTATTGTCAATGGAAATGATCTTAGCTACAACCTGGAACGTATGACCAGTACGGAAGAGATTACCGGTATTAACTGGCTGTGTCTTCGTTGTCTAGATCGTTATATGCGTGTCAATGAAATCATCGTCAATAGTCATTTTCGAGCACTAATTCCAATTATCCGCCGAGAGCTTTATGAGCTTGAATCATAAGCACACAATCAGACACATCATCTTGTTTCGAGGCGGTTCGTAAGGTAGGGTACAACGGATCGTTGCGCCCCGACAAAATCCGGGTGGCCAACTGCACGGAAAAGATTTTCCTACTTTTATGGGTACGTCGCTCCGTGCGCGGACACCCCAGAATACGTGTCTTATGAGTAGACGGAAATTCTTGAATACGGCGAAATGGACCATAGATCGTCAGAAAATAGCTTAGGGTATGCTGGGCCAACCGCAAGGCCTGAATGTTGGCCTTATTGTGACCATACGCCATTTGTTGTTCGATGAGGAACACGTCCACCGCATCCCACAAGCGCGTGTATGCATTCAACACCCCAGTGAGACCCAAATAGAGATTTGAAATGGATTGCGATTCGCAATACTGCTTCAAATCGATACATTGCATCTCCACCAAACGTCCACGAGGATACACCTGAGTATCGAGATACGTCTGGTAGACATCCGTCGCGCATCCATCGGCATCGAATTGTGCCTTAACCGGACGACCCTCGAGGGGTTCATATTCTTCCACGCAAAAAGCAAAGTTTCGTGTGCCCATATCAAAAGCAGCAACGCGCATTGTGTTTATTTGTGTATGCAGCATACGATTAAGCGCGATTCCCATTGACTATACGTAGTTGTTGATCCGAACTGAGTTTCTTACCTCCATCGTATGCATACCCGAAATTTTCAGTGATCATTTGTTCATTGATCGTCCGCGTCTCTCCTGGTGCGCGGAGTTTCACCAGAGGCCGTCCAAATTTATCGTAGGCGAAAAACTCGGCCTCCACGAGTTCGTGCTGAGAGCTCCATTTCGCCAAGTAGGCTTTGGCATGTAGAGCGGCCTCCACGAGTTCGTCGCGGTGTTCAGTGTCCGTGCGAGGATGAAGTTCAGGTGCATCGTAACCATATAAGCGCACACGATACTTGAACACCTTATTGTCGGGGTAAGGTATCGCCAACCATAGTGTATCCCCATCGTACACGCGGAGTATTTTCGCGCGGCAATGTAACCCCGAGAGCGAAAATGTAGGTGTATCCTCATACGAAGCTCGTTCAAGAATAAACGTTTTCCAGAATTCCGACCAGCGTTTCATGTCACAGTGTAAATTGATTTCCGGATCCAAAACCCCAACTCAAAATCAATTTACAACGTTCGTTCAAGGAATGTGGGTGTGTGAGAGCTGCAATTGCTGGTACAACGAAGCGCACACGTTTCTGAAACATGTTCGCGAGTGTGAAGCGCACAAGACCCAAATGGATTTTCAACGTCGATATCGGGAATGGTTCGGGAACGAAGAAGGTGTATCGCGACCGCAACAACAACCGCAACAACAACCGCAACCGGAGCTTTTCCAGCAGTTGTGTGCATTGCATGTCCACGTCGATCGACTACTTACTTCGAACAAACGACTCATCCAGGCACTAGAGAGTCGGAAGCAAAAATAAAAAATACTCATATGACCGAAGGCTGGTAGCAGGCGTCGATCTAGAACGTTCCAACTGTGTGGTCTATTTTTTCGTCTAGAACGTTCCAACTGTGTGGACTAAAAATACCCTAGACAGATGTGCGCACAAAAAACCCAATAAGAATTCATTTATCAAATTCTTTTGACAACCTTCACATCACATGAGTGGATTTCTCAGTTTTGGATACAAGGCTCAACGTACTCAACCTTCTGCGGGTGCCCCTGTCGTTCGAAACCAATTTTTCAACACCTGTCCTCTGCATCAGAGAAAATACTTTTGGAAATGCGAAGCATGTGATCGTGAACACCAGTGTAAAGGAAGAGATACTCCAATTTCTCCAGCTCCTGAAGCGGGAGTATCAGCATGGGATTACAGCAGATTGAGATGTCAAGGTGTGGTCACCAATGGCTTTCAGTGCCCAGATCCTGTAGCTCCAAGGAGATACAAATATTGCGATGCTCACGGAAGATGAGTACCAAGCTGAGCTTGAAGCAATAAATTCACAGGATCGTTCATAAATTGAATTTTTGTAACGTTCACGACGTTACAAAAAACCACCGTAAACATGCCGCTCGACAAGTACAAAAACTATTGCGATTTCCTCGCGGATCACTTTGACGTCATTTCGTCCAAGGACGATTTTAGAAACTCGAAGAACATCACCTTCCGCTGTAAGATCGCGGGACACGACAACACCCTTAAGGCAACCACGTTTGGAAACAAAAAGGCCGCGCAACCCGATGCTTCCCAATGGTGTGAGGTCTGCAAGAAGAGTGCACTTGAAGAAAAAGATAGACTCGAGTTTAGCGAAGAGGTCAAACATCTGGGTCACGAAATTCTTAGTGTCAAGAGCGGAAAAGATGTCGTGTATCGTTGCGGAAATTGTGGACGTGAGAATACTACGACCAAACAGAATTTCAGAAAAAGTAAGCGCACGGAATTTTGTAGTCACTGTCAAAACGCACCCCGACGTATCGCGTACACAGAATTGGTCCGTGTCGTAGAAGCACAGGGAATGAAATTACTGACAACTGCAGAAGAGTACACGAACAACAAACAGAAACTCCGTTTAGTGTGTATTTGTGGTAACGACCAACACGAAGCGGTTCTTTTCGATATCCGACGCGGGAAGCACTGCAAGGAGAATTGTAAGACGCGCAAGTTTGAAGCGACTTGTACGGATAAATACGGAGTCCGCAATGTGTCCCAAGTACCTGAAATCTTTGAAAAAATTCAAGATTCGACCGCAAACAAGCCCTTTGTTTTTCCATCTGGTCGAACAGTTGTAGTACGTGGATGGGAACCTCTTGCGTTGAAGGTTCTCAACGAAACCTTTCACGAGGATGATATTATGGTGAAAGCAACGGAAGGAGTGCCACAAATTAAGTACAATATGGAAGATCGTCAGCATGTGTATTTTCCAGATTTTTTTATCCAGTCGATTGAAACTATTGTAGAAGTTAAGACGTTATATACTTTTGATCGAAATGAACTGCAGAATGTAGCGAAATTTAATGCAGTTACGGCAAGTGGTTATGGATTGAAATTGATGGTGTACGATAGTAACGCTCAATTGCGCATCTTCAGTTTTTCGCCAGAAGAACCAATTCCTGATGATTTCTTGACTACTTCGAGGCATGGTAATTATTGGCTTAATTACAATACGAACCGTATGAACAGTAATAGCGAAGTATAACAAAGTATAACGTGATGAATAAATTATTATTATTCTGGTCGTAAATAATAATATATTGTGTACAGTAATAATGGTTTTGTTGTTGTTTACAACACTGGAAACCCTAAGGCACCACCAGAGATTCTGATGATGTTGTTGTTGACAGCTACTACGATGAAGCTGTAAGTGTTCTTGAAGTTACCTCCTCCATTGTATATAGCTCCGTTGGCAGCGGCGACGCACTGATCGGAAGCGTAAGGAACGATGGAGACGTTGGTCAACTTTCCGTAATTGGTGGAACCCATGGGATCCAAGGAGATGAAGTCCAAGGAGTAGGAGTACATGTGGTATCCAGTTTCGACGGGGATGACCGCGGAGGGTTGGAAGTAGGGTTGGATCTGTGAGAAATAGTCGGATCCCATCTGGCTCAGACGCTGAGTATTTTCGTAGATGAGCGTAGTGCTGAGAATGGGGTCGGTGGCGGAGGGATAGGCGGGGTTCCAGTCGATATTCTCGGTGGCAACCTTGGGAGAAGTGTTGGTGTAGACAGACCACTCCGAAGCGCAAGAAGTATTTCGGACGGCGAAGAACAAGGCCTTGATGGCGTGAGCGAAACGAATATCGTATGAGGGTCCTCTGTTGTTGAGAGGGTTGAAAGTCTGGACCGGTGCAGTCTGGACTTGTTCGATGAGGATGTCTCGAGGAGCGCATCCCATACGCTTTCTTTCGTCGTTGGAAACGATGGCGTAGTTGGCCCAGACGTACACATTGCTCAATGATGGGATTCCTCCGATCAATTCGCTGGCAACTGGGGGTCTGGATGGGCACACAGGAGCCACTCCAGGAACAATAACAGGAGCAGGGTTGTCCACAATGAGGAGATCCTTCCAGTCACGGAACCAGAATTGGATTCTCATTTCATTGTAGGGCAATGCGGCGGTTGGGAGGGCCACACCGGAATCTCTAGTAAAGAAGTAGGGAAGAGGCAGGTTGAGGATAAAGCTTCGGATGGTTCGTCCGGCGACGACGGGTTGGATCAAGTCGGAGTAGTTTCCGATCATGTTGTAATATCCAACTTGTTTTCCAGCTGGGACAGTGAAGGCTGCCCAGAAATCCAAGAAGAAGTTGTCCAATCGTGCGGCGGACAAGTCGTTGAAGGTGATGGAGGATTCGCGGATGAGGTTGTGCATCAGGTTTCGGGTCCATCGGAGCTGGAGTCCGTTATTGGCTAGTTCATCCTTGAGTCCAACTTCGGGAACTTCAACACGAAGCCAGAGTTGGAGAAGGTAGTCTCCTGCACGAGAAATGTTGGCGGACCATTCCTGTCCAAAGTCTGCAGTTCCACTTCCTCTGCTCAACACAGTGGGGACCTGGGTGAACCAAGTGGACTTGCGTGTTTCCCTCACAAAGTAGGTGATTGCGTTCTTACCACCGTACATGTACTTTTCGAGTTCATCGAATGTTGCCAAATCGATGAAGCCGGATGTCAGATTACTAGATACCAAGCTTGCAGCCATTTCGTTTTATTACTACCAATATTTTTTTTTAAATTTTTTTCGTTTTTTTCGTGGTATAGGTTTAAATCCTCCATTCCGTTCAAACCCCTGTAGATCCGAAGCCACCTGCTTCCCGAGTACTAGGTATATCAAACGCGTCACATTTTTTTTCTGTCGCGCGAAAATAAAATGCAAGCGCAAAATCAAAAAAAATGGTTGTGGATTGTTGGAGCAGGGGCGGTGGTCATTATAGTGGGGATCAGTCTACTTCTATACTTTTTGTTTAAACCCAAACCTTCGGTGAAGACGATTCTGAAAAAAGTGGATTCTACAACACCAGGTTCTCCTGGGCCCAGTCCGGTAGTTCCCAATACCCAGAACGCGCGATATCTCTCTCTGAAACGAGTGTTAAATAGTGCAGATCCCGACACCACAGGTAATTTTACGATCAACTTGGCGACGTTCGCTGTGTGGGCAGATATCGACGGTTTTTTAACGCGTATTCCACCGTACATGATCACCGCATCTCCGCGGCTTATGGATCTTGCGGTGTGGGATAAAGCCAATGTATTGGACGATAATTCGGATACGGCGTATCATTCCGAATTGAGCATTAAGCAACCGTTTATTACGTTGGATATGGGTACCACGCGCAAAATCGCGCGCGTGCTCCTCATTCCACGTTTAGGGTATGGAACCCGTATGGTGGGGTTACAATTGCAACTGGCAGATGCCAGTGCTAATATCGTATACGCCCGCGATTTGACTACAGCGCAAGATATTTACGAGATTACGTTCAACGAACCATCGAATACACCCAGTACTCCTCTGCTCAAATAATAATTTAGGATTATCCTAATGGCGCGCGACGAATGGTCAGATATTCCTTGCGCATAATCACTGGACGGGTATACTGCTGACGAATTTCAGGAGGTAAGGCTTGTGTATCGATTCGAGTGCTTTGGATCGGTCGAAATGCCAATGTCGCATCATACCCATCACTGGCCAAATTAAACTCTGTCATTTGCTCTTCGGCAAACATCGCCTTGAGCTTTTCCTGGAGTTTCTTATGCCGGGCAACAATTCGCGCGGCTTCTTGATATCGGGCATGGTGGGCAACATATTTTTTCACGAGAGACGACAAATCATTCGAAACGTCTCTTGAAGCTGTGGTTGGAGTTCATCGTCGTGAACAAAATTCAACAAACAGCCTACCAAATAAGGCGAAAGCGCATGCGTTGTCGCCATTTCGAATGGGTGGTGTGCACAAAGTAAGGTGTGTCCTACTGGACGAAAATCAATTTATTCTCCAACTTAAAAGATGCTTACGCACAAACAAACCATGCAGTTTAATAACGAATCTATGCGCGGCGTCGATATGACCGAACAATTGCGCTTATACCATACGAAGGACGAGCGTTTCAAAGGACTCATTTACGACCATGCTCACCAACCCGTTGTATCCAATTTCCCGATGCACACAGAGTATACCTTCCCCGAACAAGCCACTGAATTCGCGAGCATGTTTCGAGACGAACCCTGGCCGGTTATGCTATACGAAGCGATCGAGGGTTCACTGATTCGCGTGTACCAGTACAACGACGAATGGCATTTGTCCACCTCGAGTCGGATCGATGCGTTCCAGAGCACATGGGCATCCTCTCAGTCCTTCGGAAGTCAGTTTGAGGAATTTGTTGTCTCGATTTCCGGAGTTCCGTTGGATGTCTTTTTGTGTTCGTTGCGTCCAGAACGCAAGTACTACTTTTTGCTCCCGACAGCAGGGATCAATCGTTTGGGAAAAGAACCCGACGCACAGGAACCTCGGAGAATTTATTTGGTCGCAGTCGAGACGCTGGATCACCAGCTCTGGTATGGTCCAAACTTACCCCGCGACGAAACCAACCTCTGGTCGTACGCCAAAAGCTGGGCGGTGTCGTCTATGGAAGAATGGTTAGGGATTGCGCAGCACCAAAACCTCTCATATTATCGTAGTCCCACGGAGATCGTTCGTTGCCAGACGAGCGATTACGCTCGACGTTGTGCGCTACGAAACAACGAAATGAATCTTTTCTATCGGTATCTTCAGTTGTACCACAGCAAGGATTGGTCACGATGCGAGGAACTAGGCAAAATGTACCCCGAAATCGATTTCTCGCGATGGTTTGAACAATCGTTGACCCGCACTGTGTATGCCTTACACCACGCCTATGTACAGCGATACATTGACAAACAACGCCATCATCTTCCCAAGTCAATGCATATTTTACTACGCAAATGCCATGGACGATATCTGGAACGACGGGAAAAAACCACGCCCACAGTCATCGAAGAAATTCTAGTAGAACAAGAACCGCGACACATTCTCACGTTGTTTCAGTGCACGCAACACATCGCACACGATAATTAAATTCAAAATTTTTCTAGTACAAATAAACATATCGGTTCAACCATGTCGTATGCACAAGCTGTAACTTATATTGATCAACTCCCTCCCATGGTTCAACTGTCTTCAGCGTACGGAGCCAAAAACAATCCATACTACGAGGAGGTGGTCAAGGATCATCCCAATATCCAGTCCAAAATCCGCCAGACCGATACAAACTATTTTGGAAAGTACGAGGAAACCCTTGCTGTTCCACCTCCACCCCCGTCGATCCCCGTCTATCCCAATGAGGGTCGCGCCGTTCCCATTCCAGATTATCCACTCAAGGGATCCCCTCCCGCTACTCTACAACAAAATTATGTACCTGGAAGTATGAGTACAGATGCGTCGGAGCAACATCTCCCTGTCGCTCAAAACTTGCCTACCCATTACTTACGCCCTCTTGCCGGGTCGGCGTACCAATCCACCTATCCCATTGTAGAACACATGACATGCACGCAATGCAACTTTTGGCAGAACAAATGCGAGCGTCTATACTTGTTCATCATTGGAGCGCTGGTGGTCATCGTACTCTTGCTGTTACGTAAGGTCGCGTGGAGTAAATAGAGTGTGCGGTTTAAATCGCATTTCGTTTCGATAGAAAACCACAAAACGAAATGTCACACCCATCGCAAATGTGTCTGGTTATTTCAGGCGGAGGAGTCAAGGGGTACGGGATGCTTGGGGTGATTCAGTATCTAGACGAATTGTACGGACTCGAACGCTTCCAAAGCTGTGTAGGTACGTCCATCGGCGCAGTCATTGGATACCTGATTTGCATCGGGTTTAAGCCCCTCGAGATCGTTCATTGTACCGTTCGCAATGAAGTACTTCAACAACTCACACACTTCTCCGACGATCTTCCCCATTCACTGTTCTCTCAAAACGGAGTAGTACAATTCGAACCGATCAACGAATTTATCGAATTGATGACGCTTTCCAAACACGGCGAATTGTTCACGTTTCAAAGTCTGTACGACACACTGGGTAAGGATTTCGCATGCCTGACCTACAATTACACGAAATTACGCATGGAAATCCTACACCGCAGCACAACCCCCGATCTTCCTTGTCTACAAGCCATACAAATGAGTGCATCCATACCGTATGTGTTCACGCAGTGTATTTACAAAAATCAAGTCTATTTTGACGGTGGGATTGTGGATAATTTCCCGATCCGAGTAGCCCTGAAACTAAAGAAGGAAAATATCATAGGGGTCGTGTCCAGTATACAAACCACGCAGGACACGGAACCCGACGTCTCATTGATGATGGTCTTGACATTAGCCGTTATGGAAAACACACGCCGAACCATACGTAAGTACCGCAAACGGTTCGAAATTGTCGACGTCCCTCTACACAACAACATACTCGATTTTCATTCCTCAGACTTACCGTCTCTCATGGAAATGTTTTCAACCGGGTATCGTGCAGCCAAGCGACACTATACCGTACCTTCTTGAGCTTGGTTGTTTGGTTTGTTTTGTTTGTATCGAATACAACTAAAACAATTTCTATTCCGTAGATAGCTACACAACTTAAGTCGTGAGGATTTCGACGACGGAAGCGAGGTAGGTGAGACGGTTGTTGAGTGCAACCAAGTCGGCCGTTCCGGTGTTCGCGTTGAAGTAAGCAGTGATTTCTGCCAAGGTATTGAGCGAAGAATCAAACTCACCGTCAACCACTGCAATCAGTGCGCTCTTCATGAGTTCAATGTCTCCCTCCACTGCACTTGCTCGAGATTCGAGGTTATCGATGTCGGATTCAGCAACACTGGCTCTAGATTCAAGGTTGTCAATATCGGACTCGGCGACACTGACTCTAGACTCGAGGTTGTCAATGTCGGATTCAGCAACGCTGACTCTGGACTCGAGGTTGTCAATGTCGGATTCGGCAACGCTGACTCTGGACTCGAGGTTGTCGATGTCAGATTCAGCGACACTGACTCGTGATTCGAGGGTATCGATATCGGATTCAGCGACACTGGCTCTAGATTCGAGGTTGTCGATATCAGATTCAGCAACGCTGGCTCTGGATTCGAGGTTGTCGATATCAGATTCGGCGACGCTGGCTCTGGATTCGAGGTTGTCAATGTCGGATTCAGCAACACTGGCTCTAGATTCAAGGTTGTCGATATCGGATTCGGCAACGCTGGCTCTAGATTCGAGGTTATCGACATCGGATTCAGCGACGCTGACTCTAGACTCGAGGTTGTCAATGTCGGATTCGGCGACGCTGGCTCTAGACTCGAGGTTGTCAATATCGGATTCAGCGACACTGGCTCTAGATTCGAGGGTATCGATATCGGATTCAGCGACACTGGCTCTAGATTCGAGGGTATCGATATCGGATTCAGCGACACTGGCTCTGGACTCAAGGTTGTCGATGTCGGATTCAGCGACGCTGGCTCTAGACTCAAGGTTGTCGATGTCGGATTCAGCGACGCTGGCTCTAGACTCAAGGTTGTCAATATCGGATTCAGCAACGCTGGCTCTAGACTCAAGGTTGTCAATATCGGATTCAGCGACACTGGCTCTAGATTCGAGGTTGTCGATGTCGGATTCAGCAACGCTGGCTCTAGACTCAAGGTTGTCAATATCGGATTCAGCAACGCTGGCTCTGGACTCGAGGTTGTCGATATCCGATTCAGCGACGCTGGCTCTGGATTCAAGGGTGTCAATATCGGATTCCGCAGTGGATACTCTAGATTCAAGTGACTCAATGTTACTTTCAGCGGTTGGGATACGGGTAACAAAATAATCAAGGACATCCAGGACGGTACGAGAACCATCTTGGAAAGTTAGGTTAGTAGGAAAAGAAAACACGGTATTTGCCGCTTGTTGGTCGATCTGGAAGTGCAAGCTATCGTTTGCTGCATCAAAAAGATTAATTTGAGATCGTTTAATTCGTAGTGCCATTTATTATATGTAAATATTTTTTTTTTACATATTTGCGAAAATCAGGTTGTTTGTGGATTAGCTTGTAGTCAAGGCGCTGACGATCGAAGCCAATTCTGTCAGTCGAGTGTTGAGACCTACAAGATCGTCGACGTTGTTATTGTTTGCTGAAAAATCATCGGTAATACTCTGGAGTGAGCTGAGGGTAGAATCCAAATTTCCGTCGGTGATCGCATACAGCACCAGCTTGGCATCTGCGATAGTCGATTCAGCATCGCTGGTTCTAGACTCAAGGTTATCGATATCGGACTCTGCCGTAGATACTCGGGACTCGAGGTTGTCGATATCGGATTCTGCGACACTGGCTCTAGATTCAAGCACGTCGACATCGGATTCTGCCACACTGGCTCTAGATTCAAGCACGTCGATATCCGATTCTGCCACACTGGCTCTAGACTCGAGATTGTCGATATCGGACTCGGCAACGCTGGCTCTCGATTCAAGATTGTCGACATCGGATTCAGCGACGCTGACTCTCGATTCAAGGTTGTCGATATCCGATTCCGCTACACTGACTCTGGAATCGAGGTTGTCGATATCGGACTCGGCGACACTGACTCGGGATTCAAGGTTGTCGATATCGGACTCGGCGACACTGACTCTCGAATCAAGGTTGTCAATATCAGATTCAGCGACACTGACTCGGGACTCAAGGTTGTCAATATCGGATTCGGCAACGCTGGCTCTCGATTCAAGATTGTCGATATCGGACTCGGCTACGCTGGCTCTAGACTCAAGGTTGTCAATATCGGATTCAGCGACACTGGCTCTAGACTCGAGGTTGTCAATATCGGATTCAGCGACACTGGCTCTAGATTCAAGATTGTCGACATCAGATTCAGCGACACTAACTCGAGACTCGAGATTATCGATATCGGACTCGGCGACACTGACTCTCGACTCAAGGTTGTCAATATCCGATTCCGCGACACTGACTCTCGATTCAAGATTATCAACATCGGACTCGGCCACACTGACTCGAGACTCGAGATTGTCGATATCGGACTCGGCTACACTGACTCTCGATTCGAGGTTGTCAATGTCGGATTCAGCCACACTGACTCGGGACTCTAGGTTGTCAATATCCGATTCGGCGACACTGACTCGAGAATCCAGGTTATCGATATCCGATTCTGCGGTGTCTAGACGAGACTCTAACGTATCAATGTTCGATTCCGCGCCAGACAATGGGGTCTCGATATCACTAATGCGACTCTCGACATTCTCGACAATTCCAAAATAGCTCAATACGTCGTTGATCACACGTAGGCCACCATCCGTGAACGTCAGGTTGGTAGGGAAGGTGAAGTTCGTGGTTTCTGTCTGTTGCTGGATCATAAAATGTAGTGCATCATCCGGGCTGAACAGGTTGAGTTTCGTTCGTTTGTAACCGGCGGGAGCGGGAGCGGGTGCTGGAGCTGGAGCTGGAGCTGGAGCTGGAGCTGGAGCTGGAGCTGGAGCTGGAGCTGGAGCTGGAGCTGGGGAAGGTTCTGGAGCTGGAGCTGGAGCTGGAGCTGGAGCTGGGGAAGGTTCTGGGGCTGGGGCTGGAGCTGGGGCTGGGGCTGGGGCTGGAGCTGGAGCTGGGGATGGGGCTGGAGCTGGGGCTGGGGCGGGAACATTGGCTCGGAGAGATTGACCCATCGAAGAATAATTATTAACGTTGTCAAAAGTGTGTGTCCCGGCGGTGTATGTAACAAGAACATCATTCGTTGGTTCTAGCACACTTACCGTATACCCTGTTTTGACGTCTATGTCGACAGCACGAGTACTAAGTGTAGCCGTCTCAAAAGGATCTTCCCAGAAATGATAAGTATTAAAATTTAGATTCTCATCTAGTCGTACGATATATCCTACTGGATCGGCAATAGAGGCTACGATCTTTCGAATATAAAATCTTGTGAATGGTTCGTTTCCAGTAGGCTCGTAAAATGCATAATTTTGAAACGAAAAAGCTGCGGAAGAAGACTTACCAACTATAGATTGTGTCACTCCCGAATCATTAAGCCATTCTATGGCGTATCCATGATAAAGTCTGAAACTCAGAACGCCGTTGGTGAGTGTAATACCTTCGGTGGCTAGTACCTTTAACTGATCCAAATCAGATTCGGTATAGGAAATATTTGTACCACTTAAATTACCACTATTATATATGGTTACTACTGTTGACATGTGTTCTTTATTACTATACTAGAAATATTTTATTTTCGTTTCGTTTCTGCGGTAAGCGACAAAACGCCGGGGACACAATGACCGTGGACGAAAGCTCACGTTGCAGCAGTGGGGTTTGTAGGCACATACAGAAACCGAAACGTTCGCGGTAGATCAAAAGCGGGATCATTGGACACAATCAGATCGTTAAGTCGCGGAGTAAAATACTGTGTCAATGGCGGGAGTGCGACATATTCCATGGCAGCCGTCCGGATCCGGAACGTGTCTGAGTAGGCGAGTTGTCGGGGTTGCTGTGGTTTGTCGGTGTCAGCGTTTGCGTTCGTCGGTTCCAAAAAGAAGGCTTCATAATCTTGATTGAGAAAATCGATGGCCTTGTACCAATTGACACTCCGACCTTCTACCCGTAATACCGAATCAAGTTGTCGATCGTACAACAGCACAGGTGTCCGCGTGGTAATTGGAATGAAGTTGAGACCCGGGTGGGGAATGAACGGTCGGGTCATGCGCAATCGAACGTCCGGTTTCAAGACCAGTCCCGTTTCTACGTTTTGGACGCGTACACGATCGTAGAAAAACATTCGGTCTCCACGCTCCGCGGGTAGCGTAAAGAACGAGCCATCGATGAATGTGGTTGTGTCGTTATCCGGTTTCAAGATAAATCCGGGATTCAGATCACGGTGCGTCGAGTAGTAAATGGGCTTACAGATCCGATCGCGTGCGTTCCATGTACCCCAATAACATTGTGGAGCGGTACACTGCTCCATACATTCATTGACTGTAGGTGTGGTGAAACAAGTACCGTTGATGGTCGCATCACAGGGGACGTCCAAATTGACAGTCGTATTGGGGAATTGTTGCATTTTCGAATACGTCTACTTTATTTATACGTGTTTTCATAGCGCGCGATATCGACTCCAGTGAATGGGCTGTAGAATAAATGAATGTTTGGTACATGCGTTGGACCACCATTGTATGACCCGCGGATTGTCAAGTGCCCACTCAATTGCCCATGAATCGTACATAAACGGAACTCGGTGTCGTTTGTACAAATTCAGCCACCAATCGAGGACCGAGACGTGTCCATTCCGACTGGCTTGGTTTACCGCCTGAATTGTGCGCTTGAACAAGACCCGCCCTTCCTGCGAACGCGCAAACCACCATTCCAAGACTTTGATATGGCCGTTTTCACTGGCCAGATCGACCGCGCCCGCCGAGTAACGCAACGTAAATTGCCGTTCTTCCCATTGCATGAGCCACCAATCGAGTACGTGTACATGTCCATTGGCGCTCGCTGCGTCCATGGTGTGTTCGCTGTATTTGAGCGGGATCGAGGTCAGAGGGGTTCGTGTAACCCACCAGTCAAGGATGTATACATCTCCATCCGCGCTTGCGGTGTTGATCGAGGTCATTTTGTACTTGAGTCGTATACCGTACGTTAGATAAGCGTGAAGCCACCAGTCGAGGATGCGCGTGTCCTTGCATCGATCGATCGCACGTGTACTGTATCGCAAATCTATATCATACTTACTATGCATCTCAAACCACCAATCCAGCACGTCAGGGGAGTGTGCATAATCCACGGCGTCTTTTGTGTATTCCAGTCGCATGCGTGTGTTTCGTAGATATATGCGTTTCCACCAATGTAAGACTTGCAATTGTCCGTATTTGGACGCGCTGTCTAGTGCGTGTTGAGAAAACCGGAAAGGAAGGTGGAGTTGCTTGCAGATTTCCAACCACCACTCTAGGACATGTGTATGTCCGTACTGCGACGCCCAGTCGACCGCACGGTGCGAATACCAATTATTCCATGACATGTCCGGTTGTCGTTGGCATATACGGAAAACGTATTGTAGCAGAGGGATATTTCCTTTTTGAGAGCAATGATCGATGAGATGAGTGTTGTGTGGGACACGTTGTTGACGTAGAAAGTAGAGGAGGACTCGGATCCGGATACGCGAGTCGTGTAGATTGCATGCCCAAGAATAGGTATATCGTTTAGGATCCTGGTCGAGCAACTTGAATCCCGCCTGTGGAAACAAATACAGCAACGTTTCGATGGAATGAAACTCGACGATGAGCTGGACTACATCGATTTGAATAGACTGTAAAGATTGTAATAAAATTCCATCGCTGTCGTCGTCCATAGGATTTATTATCCTTTAGATCCGTTCGATCCGTGTGTTTTCTCTTGGACACGCATTCGATTGGCTGTGGCTTTCAATTTACTGTAATCTCAGACCACACCGTTTTTCCCCAGGCATTCATTTTCATAGGCGTATAATTGCGACATGAATCCTGGATTGGGTTGGGCGTATGGGCGTTGACGCTGAATAAATAAGAGGATCGAGTCCGTCCAGGTTCGTTTCGTCCTGGGGATATATGGCCGGGTGAAAATGTGGCTCATCCCTTCGGCGAACGTACGTAAAAAGAACGCGATCACGATGGATACGCTACGCGAAATACCAGCTCGGCAGTGCACCAGTACACTCTCCCCACGTAAAAGCGCTTGTGCAATGATCCAGAAAGTGGGCTCAAAGTACTGCTCAATGGGTTCATCTGGTGCATCCAATAGAGGAAAGAGATGTTGCTGAATGGGCGTAGGTAGCGCGGGGACTTCGTCTTCGGGAACGACGCTGATGACGGTGTGAATACGATTCCGAAAAAAATATTCCGGGATATCTCGATAAGGTTGGACACCGGAAATGAATAACGTGGCGCCATTCGGGTAGCTTATGATTGGAGACAAAACTTGCATCGATCTTTATTTACGGCGTGTATTTATTGCGGTCGTCACGCGTTTTCGCGCATCGATGTCGCGCAGTTGGAAGATATATCCAACCATGACCAGTTTGCTTTTGGGGTGACAATTTGGATCTCGAAATTAGCCGGTACGCGACCCAACTGCTCGTCAGGAATTCGTTCAAACAGGCGAATGGACAGTCGATCGAATACTTCTTTTCGATCTGTCAAATCCATATCCAAACGAAGTTGGCGTAGCTCGACGTCCGCGATCTGTAGAAACTCAAGAGACGTATAGGATGCGGGGATCGTCAGCGTTGAAAATCGTCCAATATTGGTTAAGGATATCGTACGAAGTAGCGTCCATTCCGGGTGGAACGTCCACTTGGTCAGGCTCATGGTCACCAGTGTCACTTCTTGTAGCTGAGAGCATTCGGGTGGTATGATCAATTCTTCAATGGATGCACTATCGTAAACCATGATTGTCTGGAGTTTGCAGTGAGCCGGGTCGAACTGTACACGCTCCAGATGTGGGGCGTGGATGACGCTCACGTCTTCGAGTCGGATCATCTTGGGTGAAAATACCAGAGGACCTGTGGAATGTACGTGGCAACACACGATTTGCTGTAGCGACATGCACGTGGCTTGGTACTGAAGAAATGTCTGGAAAGGGACACCCTTTTTATCTTTTCGATCGGTAATGAAAAGATAATTTTTTGTCCAACCCAGCGGAATCTGCTGGCGGTACGATTTGCAGGTCTGTCGAAGAACCTCAAAAGTTGTCACATCACAAAATTGAAACAGCTCATGAGTAGACAGTCCACAAGATTCCATGGCGTTGTGCTCTGTTCGAGGGTGTTTGGATCTCGGGATTCAATTTATTCATCCAGGGTTAAAGAGGACGCTCATACAAGTAAATCTTGCAATTTTGAACTTTATTTTGAAATTCATGTATCCGATTCGAGCTTCACGAACAGTCTGGGCAAAGAATTTCAGTCGGCCTCACGTTTGCTCTGAATTATGTAATGCGCACTACGTCATCAATGACAATCTGATTCGACTCACGTATCAGACCGGATGTTTGTACCCGGAAAAGGTCGAGCCTGCGTACGTCCACTTGACGGAGCGAAACTCTGACGAAAGTGTCCGATACTTGGATGAAATCTTACCGCTTCCTCGAAACGTACGTCTGTGTATCGATCACCCGCTTCGTCGACCCCAATTGTACGACCACGAATTCGAGACGGATGAACCCGTTCGGTTATCCACGCTAGTAGAGTTGTTCGACAAACACTATCAGCGCATTTACAAGGAGGAAGAAGAAAAGGCGACCCACCGCGAGTACTGGGTGTCTCGTACATGCCCGGGTTGCGATGACGAGACGTACACGGAAACAAACATCGATTCGTTTTTACAGCCTTGTGACGAAGAACGAGTGGTGTGTTTTTGTTTCAGCGACGAAGATGAAGATAAATCTCCCGACGAGAGTGTTCAGCTCCGAGGCTGTGGTCATCGTTTTCATCGCACCTGTATCTTGCGTTGGTTTAACACTCCCCGTCTCGAACAAGATGACGACTCGTCGGAACGCAAGTCCAATTCTTGTCCTAATTGTCGTCAGCCCATCATTTCGTGCGCGACGTGTCATTCCTCTCGAGCCATCAAGGAGCGTTATTTTGGTGCGGTACCGCCGTATAACGACGAAGACGAGGAACAGGACGATCGCCCCGAGACGGATGGTCCGTACGGGATCCACACAATCTACTACGAGGAATTATTTTTCAAGGGAATTGTCTATGATGCTGCGCAACAATTGCTTCGGTTGGTTCCCCTGGAACGTCTAGAATAGGAATAAAAACTAGTTTAAATCATTTCGTTGGTACACGTAAAAATGTCAATACAGAAAGACTTGGATGAACTCAATATGATCAATCTGGAAATCCGCAGGCTCCAGGACAGTTTGCGGACATTCCGTAGACAAAAGGAACTCGTCGAGACACGTGTCATCCAATTTCTTAAAGAACAGGAGACGCATGGAGTACGGTACAATGACCAGGCGGTTCTGTTGGAGACGAAACCGATACGAAATAAGAAGAAGAAATCGGAAAAGTTGAACGATATCAGTCTGGTGCTACGCAAGTATGGAATTCAGAAAAACGAGAGTTTATTAAATGAACTGATCGAGGCGCAACGGGGTCTTCCTTCGAAAAACGACGTCCTCAAGATGGTCCGACGATGATGGGTTCGTCGGACAGTACCAAACGGGACAGCTCGGGTTCGCGGATCGATACCAATCGAACGATCTTCGCGTCTCCGACCAACTTTGGAGTGAGTGCGGTGATCACCGCACGCTGACCGCGCAGGAACGGTTGCCAGTGCTCGGAAACGTCGGTGTCGTTGTCTTCGTCGTTTACGATGTACTCGTCGGGACCGCGAACGGGTCGGACCAACAACGCGTATAATTTTTCGTCGATAGTAAATCGGACGCGGTAGAGACCGTCACGATACGGTTGGCATGTTCGTCGAAACCATTGATCCGCGTAGAGTACTCCCATTTCCGCCACAAATTTGGCTGTTTCCAACCAACTCAACCATCCTTTGGGAAGGTACGCCTCCAGAGATTCGGGTACGACCGTATTGCGTATATTCTTGTCGCGCTCGAACAGTTCGTGTACTTCAACAATACCTTGGATATCCTCTCTAAAAGTATATCCAATAAACATACCTAAAGTGATGCCTATAGACAATATGAAAAACATTTTCCCTTTTTCTCAATTCTCATTCTGTTTAATTGGATTCTTTGGTTTGGTTCTAGGTGTCAGCCTTCCCACACTCCTAAACACTTGAGAGAACAAAAGTAGACGGTTTGGTAGTCTCGGAGCGTTTTGAATTGGCGTGTACGTTTTCGACAGACCACGCACGCTTCATGGTACTGTTTGAGTTGTTCCAATTCACGGACCACTAGTCTTTGGATAAGTTCAGAGGCCATGTGACGCGAGCGACTACTAACCGAACTCGGCGAACGGTCTCTTCCACCAGACATGCGAATGTCTTGGACATCCACCCACGAAAGAGGCTGTCCAGTGAGTTCGTTCACGTAGTTTCCTTGTTCTACTTGTTTCTTGAGATAATCGACTGGAAAAAACGTAGGTTCGGCATGGGGTGTAGACAGATCGGGAATGGCTACCAACGACGACGACCGTACCTCGGGAAAATACTTTTTCTTACGTAGGCTGTCCCCAAGAGGCCCGATCGCCGCGAATAACTGTCGTTCAGTGTCTTTTTTCACCTTGGCACTGTTTTTGGAATCCCGCCAAAAGAGTGGATTTTTTTCCTCGTCTGTACTGAATATCGCATCGCGCAGAGAGACTTGCCCTTTCTCAACCCGTTGAGGAAAGGTGTTCCATTTCTCTGTTTTCCAAGGTGTTTTGAAGTATAGCACGAAAGAAGCGAGGAGCATGTACTTTGTGGGCGGATCAGCCTGGGGAATGGCATTAATCATCGTGACCGCATCCTGTAACAATTGAGCTTTCATAGATGAAATAGGTGAATTGGGTTTATTTATTGCGAATACTTCTTTTTATTTGCGCTCGGGTCGATATTGTCTCGTTCCTTCTTCAGTGCTTCGGCTAGCATCATGGTATTGGCGCTCATACCCGTTTGGACCAGAGGAGTGTCACGCTCTTGTTGGGGCTGCAGCGTGAGGGGAATATCTTCGAGTACAAGGTCATCCAAACTTGTCGCACCAGGAATGAACCCATCCGTCGCGGTTGCAACGGATTTTATCATTGTCGGAGACTGAGGCTCGTAGTCCATTAACGGCGATAGCGACACGTTCGAATCGATCTCCGAATCGGGTTCAACGACTGCGGAAGACGCCTGTAGTTGTCCCATTCGGTACAGTGTGGTGACCAACCAGTTGTAGATCGATTCGTACCCAATGACCCGATCGATCACTCGGTTGCCCAATAAGACCAATAAGGTTGGTACGCATACCACATGAATTTTTTTCACATACGCGCGCATGGCAGCCGAATCCACCGAAATAGCCTTTTCTTTGAGCATAGGAAACTCGTCGAACAATTTTTTAGACGAAGGTGAATACTGGCTGTGAAAGAGTAGGTAATCCATGAAAATTTGTTATTCACATGAACTGTTTAAACCATCATCCAACGGGGTGTTTTGCGCGGTCTCGTTCAATTGGATCAATTGTTCGAGCATCAAAACATGGCGGATTTCCATAAGACACCGACCGATCAAATTATCCCCAAAAGCGTATCGGGAATGGTCGTAGATCCGCCGGATTCCGGTATGGAGCAAATTCTCCTGTAATTCGGGGTACGTACGAAACTTGATCCAAATGAGCTTGAGCATTTCATCGAAAGGATTGGTAAAACAGGGTTGAGACCGCGCGGCTTGGTACGCTGCGTCGACGTTGGAGAAACTCCCTAACTCATGCTCAATTTGAAACAAACTAGATCCTGAAAATCCAGCTTGGTAACCTGTATTGTACGATTTCAGGATACAGATCGGATTGAGAAATTTGTAGAGGAAAATGTACTGCGTTTTGCTGAAAGGAGATTTGATTCCTTTCCATCGCACGGACATGTTTGTCCGCTGATTGTGGATACGGATCGTTTCCTCAATGGCGTCTCTAGAATTGAGCACAGTTTGGGTATAGTACAAAATACACGCGACAACCAAACAAGACCGCCCGTGACCCCCTTTACAATGGATAAAGAGGCGTTTTCGGTCGCGCAGCAGCTGTACCAAATGTACAATTTCAAGACTAAAACGCTCCCAATCCACTGGGACACTGTTATCCTTGATAGGAAGGTGGATTATGGGAATAGTTGTCTCGTACGGATCTACGTTTTTTTCCGGTTCCAAAGTGAGTTTGACAATGTAATCAAATTGTAGACGCTCTAGCGTGCACAAATCCTGCGATGTAGGATACGCTCCAAAATACCCACGAGTATGAAACGGTGTTAGGAAATCATCCTCCGCCGGTGGTGAAGGGGGAAGATCGGTATTGTCTGCGATGGTGTCGGTTGTTGAATGCTCGTTGGCGAGGTCAGGTATGTCCTTCATAATAACGAAATTGTAATTTATCATATCTGACTCTGTATTAAATGTACTCGTCGTCGACGAAATCCACGCTCGAGTGAGCCCAGTGTAAAAGATCGCACAGAGGAAGATCGATATGGTGCTGAAACAGTAACCGATGGAGTTCGGGTGATTCTTGAACGGGTCGACAGTAGTGTACCTGTTCGGCGAATGCGTCCCCGGCCGACACGTCCGCGAATGTTCGAATTTCGTTCAGAAGCGAATGATCCAAGGGGTAGGGAAAGGAGGGATCGTCCAGTCGAGGATATTGCTGGACCATGGCATACGCGCGACAGAATCCCACTCCACGAACAGAGACGTTGAAATCGGTACCGCACAACAAACAGAGATTGATAAATTGTTCGCGTGTAAGGCCCATGGCGGTTAGCAACCTGTTCGCGTCGATCTGGTACGCACCCTCATCCGCGAACCGAAACAACACGCGAGTCGCTCCAAAGAAAAAGACGTCACTGTCGTTGCTCAGCACGTGTTCAACCTGTCCATTCGCAGAAAGGTACGCGCACAGTGCCTCACCATCGTACTCGGCTTGAATCACACAGAAACCCAACGCTCGTAAAAGTTGTTGCATACCCGCAATTTCAGACGCAGTGAACGACAGATTGTATGCACGAGACAATCGCTGCACGTGTTCCCGAATAGCACCCACGATGGGTTTCTGGGTCAATGCGGAAACGCAATCCGCATGTGAGGCGAGAAATGATGTGAGAAAATCGTCGCATGTCTGGGTGGATTCGTAGTGTCGCAATGATTGTTCCAACGATTCTACCCGGTGACGTCCCTTTTCGCGCTCTTCCCGACGCTTGTCGACCGTAGATTGTTTGAGAGGATGTGTATGCGAACCGTCGAATACACATACAGGATGAACATATACATTACGGAGTCGAAGAAGAAATAAGACGACCGCCCGCATCCAGGAGCGATCGTCTCGGGCTCGGAAGACGTATAGCACATTCATCATATCGATCGCTACACGTTGATACCGTAAGGCTGCGTATGGAATTGGTTCGAAGCACTCCGGCCAACGGAGTTTGACGTATTTGTAGAAATCCTTGATTCCCATGGTTAGGTTGTACGTGAGATGGTTGTCTGTAAATGTATGTAACGGTCGGTAGGAAATTCAATTTATCCGGAAATCGAGTTGGTGCGCCATTGATAGGTCCAGCGTCGGAATTTCCCATCCATGAGGTCGGCAAATAGACGATGGTAATCTTGGAGCAGTTGCGGATTTTCTAGTGTATATCGGCGAATGCGTTGACGCATACGCTCTTTGTATCCGGTGTCCGATGCATGGTGTTCAAAGGCATACTTCACCGCGGCGGTGGCCTCTTGCGCATCAAACTCGTGGTAGAAATAGCCGATATCTTGACAATAGTCGGCGTTGTGTACGATCGGCCAACCCCACCAGGCTACATCCAAGTAGAGATAGTTGAGTGGGTTTTCCCATTGGAAACTCAGTACGAGATCTGCCCAGCGATTGAGAGTCGTGAGAGTGGGATATCGATTCTCAGCAGACACTTTCTTGTGCTTACTCAACTCGGTCTGTTTCAAGATATCCTTTACATTAGGGTGGTTACGGTACTTGTCCGCGCACATCAAATACAGATATTTGAAATCGTTGCCCTGGCGCAAAAACTCTTCAGCCACTATGAGCGGAAAGAGAAAATGTTTGGCGACAGATATATTTGGCTCCAGAACAGCGATAGATTTTATCGGTTGGTTTTCGTACTCTTTACTACCACTTCTTCGGATAAACTCCTCACCAATGGTCGGCGACCACACAAAAGGTACTACGGTGACCTTGGAATTATTATAGTAAAAGCGCAGGTAGTCAACACTGGTCTTCTCCATCTGGGGTATAACCCAGATCTGATCGTACTTGTACTTGGGGAGAGCCGTGCTTTTTTCAGTGAACAGAGTGTTTTCAATTGTGTTGATGAAGGTGTTACCACACACGTACAATATGTGCTTTGTGTTGGGGTACATCTCAGTGTAACGTTCCATAATGGCGGGTTTTAAGGTGTGTCCCAAGGTGATGATCACTTGAAAATGGACTTTAGTGAGATCGTCTGTGTGCAGTAATTCCAAATTGGGCGGGACTCCTTGCGATGTCCGCAACTTTTCGAGATCGTTATGAATGACGTATACGTAATGGCCCATTTCCTCCAACATTCGAGCGAGGAAAATACAATTCTGATTAAGACCATTACACCAGAGGTGGTTTGGACTTTTGATGGGATAACAAGCGGCTGTGATGGCGATAGTAAGCATTGTGTGTGGATTTTATCGAGTTGGTTTAGTGCATTAAGTCACTTTCAACGCCATTCAGCGCCAAGTGGTCAACAATCCCAGCCTTTATTGTAGTGGCAGACCACATATCCGGGGAACATCAGGCGTACTCCAGCACCGTGTGTCTCCTGGAGTCGTTTGACGAAAGTGACATCCTCGTTTATCTCTTGTGTATCTTCCCAGTGGACGGTAACGTCCCGACGATGCGAGAGGTTGTACGAAGCACCATTGATTTTACCCAATGGTACACTAATATTGACAAAGAAATCTTCAGCGATTCCGTAGGCGGAAAGGTCTACACCCTCATCACTGAACACACCTTTGTATTCACCCGCATTCTCCATGGATAACATTTTCAGGTTCATGATGCGCAGACTATTCGAGGCCCACTTGATTTCAGACGGAATTTCGAGCCAGTTTGAATGTAGGGTGAATAGGTAAGTGGGTAGCATGATATCATCACTATCGAGATAACACAAAATATCCCCTGTCGCGTGTTTCATCCCTAAGGATTTGGGATATCCTCGGTAATAAGACTTTCCGTCTTGTATTTCGTACATCTTACTCGGACGGTTTCCAGGCGCAATCCATATGAATTTGATAAGGGGGTTGGTTGAATACACAACCTTGTAAATTTCTCGAGCGAAAACGCATCCATCGGAAACAATGATCAACTCCTTGTCTGGGTGGGTTTGAGCGAGGAAACTGTTGATGGCGCGTACGAATTTTTCCCGCGCAAAACTACGGGATCCCGGGTACGTACCGAGGTAGACTTGCATGATGACACTGATTTTCATAACGGCGATTTTTCTTCCACTCGGAAGACGTTTAAGCAAAAAAATTCACCCTAGATAAATAAACCGAAAGATGAAATACAAATTCCTTCAAGCTTATGAACCCGTCATAGACACTTGTCCAGCTGACTCATACTTTGAGACCAATGTGCCCAATGGTGTGATGCAGCGAATGCAGAGTATGGCGCCAGTACCTGAGGCCACGGAATTTACGACGTTTGTTGGTGACCAATACGACACGCATTATCTCGCCAACATCGGTTGGGAGAAAATCAACGAAACCAACACGGGATATCGCATGTTCTTCTCGAAGGAAAACATGGACCGCATTTCGTGTATGATCACTCAACAATTGGCTCGGGCGGGACTGTATATGGTCGTGACGCCCCGAGTGATCGGTGGAATCATGTCCGATATACTCCGTAATCACACACCAGAAATTGGGGATATGTACACCCAATATACCATTCCTAACGAGCGTCCCCGTAACGATCTAGCCAACCTGAACGAACGGGTCGTCAACGTCATTGTCAACACAATTGTCAATGAAGAGGATGCACGAAAATGGAATGAATCGCTCAACATCTGGGACACGGTCTACGGTGACTTCAATCGACGCGGACTTCGTGCACATGCGGTGATCCGTAAAAAGGATAATGATCATCTCAAGGGTCAGTTCAACATGAACTACTGAGACGAGTTTTTTTATTACATTGCAGTCTCAAACCAGCCACGTGATTCAATCGTCCCTGTCTGAGCAACGCGGTCCGGATGATAACAGACCTCTAATAGTTCATCGTGTATCATGGGGAGAAGCGATCGTTGGACGGCCCGGTGCACAAGGTGATTGTAGCGACGGACAAATACACGGTACAACTCCATGTGACAATCGTCGCATAATCGTGTACGATACATGATCGGATAGCACGAGAAACGCGCATTCCCGCAAAGTGGACAGTAGACCCACCGTAGCGACACGCCTATCCCGCTCTGGGGAAAATGTGCTCTGCGGTATTCGAGTAGACGTACCATCTCCTGGATGTGAAAATCGGCTATCCCAGAGGGTAAATCTCGGAGAGGGATCATCTGTTTATTCTATTTATTCTTCTAGGTTTATGAGGAGGTATATCCCAAACATAATTTTCAATTTTGAGGAGCAATTGCAAATCCAGTAAGGGATGGAGTTGAAAACGGGTGAGCAGATAGATTTTATACACCTGGACAATGTGCCTTAACCGTAGCTCATCGAGCATGCTTTCGTGACGTTGGTAGGTATCCGCGTAGGCGGCTTGATATCCTTCGTAGTATGCGCGCTGGTACCGACAAGGATCGACGTACGCGTAATCTGGTGCGAGTACAAACTCTGACGTATCACACAACCCTCCAGTCGAGTGACCATAAATCGTGTCCCGTATCGCCGCGTCAACGCCTGATGAGAAACCATGTTCATACCCTTCTCTGGCGATGGGAACAAGGAGGTCTCTCATCCAATCCATTTCAAACACGCACGTACAAATTTCAGGATGATCGCACAGACACTCGTCGTCATCCTCCATCTGCGGGGGTTGATCGCCACGTGGAAGGTATGTACATGACGTAACAAATCAATTTTTTCAGAAAATTGATTTAAGCCATCGTTTGTATACGCCACAATTGTTCTATCGTTCTACACAAGTTTTACACAAGTTTTACACAATGTTTACCGTCCAGGAACCTACACCGCCCCATGACCATCGCCTCGTACGTGTGATCCAACGGATTGTGGTGGAACGTTCACGAGGGATGCGTACACACCCCGTGACCGGAGAGATCTGTCTTACTGCGTCTCAGCAACTATTTTATGAACTTTTTTTAAATCGCCGCCCCTCGTGGCTATCCTTTCTTCGCGATTGGGCTCGTGTCCTTGGGTGCCCTTTCCGTATTGAATACGCGGATGATGCCAGTCCGGAATGGTGGATTAGACGGAGCGACAATCCCATTCCGTGGTACAATGAGTCGGATTATATCGACGACCTATTTGCGATACTCGACGCGAACATGGAATGGGACGCGTATGCTGACGCGTACACAACTGATGATGTTTTTATTGTCGACGAAGAATTGTACTAAATAACTCGGGTGAAATGGTGTACAATTCCCCTGGATACACGCGGGATACAAAATAGGGTTGCGTAGGATCTCGATACTCGGGAATTTTGGCCCATACGGTGGGAGTGTCTGATCCGCCATGTTTCTGACCAATAAAATAGAGATCGGATGCTGTGATGTGGTAGTATGCGCGCCATTGCTCGAACACCTGACCCAATGGCGCGACGTTGTAAATATCGCTGATTGTCAAATTGCGATAGTAATCTTGCATGTCCTCAATTTTCGCTCGACTAGCGAAGGAGTCTGCGGTATGACTACGCGATGTGCCATGCTCAGGGCGACCCAGCGATGCACACGTGAACGCAAACAACCCACCCGGTTTGAGCAATGAATAGATTTTGCGTATGGATTCGATGTATTCCGGGTCGTGTTCAAAGCACTCGGTAGAGATGATAGTATCGAAGGATTCGGGTGGAAAAGGTAGATCTTTGGTGCGACTCACGATCGTCACGTTGTCACCTTGATCAATATCGTTACCGTGATAATCACACGAGACAAACAAATACCTATTGTTTCCGTTGACGTCCCCGGAACCCACATCCAAAACAGTCTTTCCATGAAAAAAGTCTGGAAAATGAGCTCTGACAAACTCGGTGAACCTTCTAGCTTGTTCGTGCATGGTTGGTTTTGTTTAAATTCTAATGTATTTAAACAACGGTCCGTTTCAGAAGTTTCAAAAGTTTCAGTTGTGCGTTTCAGAAAATTTAAAGTTTCAGTTTTTTTTGGTCGTTGTTTCAGATGGTAGGACTCAACGAATCTACAGGCGAAAGTTGGATGTTTCGAACAGTGGCGCTCATTTGTTTTAGTTGTCCCTGGACAGCGGGTGGGAGACGCATGCTTTCAAATCTACCTGATTTGTTTTCATTCTCGATTTGTTTGATCGCTTCGTTGAAACTCGTCTGCATCACTTTCAGTTTCTCATCGGAAGAGATGTCGAATTTGAGCGCATTTGCACCGTCAAAGGGTACTCCGATCACGTGATTCCAAAAATCATCGGTCAGATCCAAGTACAATCGTTCCAACTGGAAGAGATTGTGGATCATGAGCGCTGCGCTGTAATTGGCGATGTTAGTGATCGTGTGATTTGGGTAATAAATCTCCTTGTCTCGCTTGGTGTAAATGTCGGTGATTTTGAAACCGATCGTGTTACTCAGTTCGCCTTTAAACAGATATAATGGAAAGTTGATTCCCATGGCACCGTCAACGTACACGTCCGCCTCGCTTTCGCCATCCATCTTGATGCGCATTGGCTCGAAAAAGTAGGGAACGGCCATTGACGCGCACACTGCGTCTCGAATAGCCACGTTTGGTGTGTCCTTTACGGAAAAAACGACAGTTTTGGATTTGTTGATGTTGACTGCGACGACAAACAATTCGATTTTCCGTTTCTCAAACAGTTGTTCAAAGGTGAGATTCTCCGGCATGTCTTTCCGCGCTTCGAGCATACGTACCATTATCCGAAGCGGTTCGTTCGAATAGAAGCCGCATTTGGACCACAAACCTCTCAGCGAACTAAAGAGATTTTTGTCAAATAGCGAGTCACCATTGAAGTGATAGACAATGCGCAGAATTTCCTCTTCCGAGTACCCCAGTGCAATCATGTAAACCAGGAGTGAACCTGAAGATACACCAGCTACTTTTTTCACGTTTTTCGTAAACTCGTTGTATTTGAGTGCGTATAACGCACCCGCCATGGCGATTAATCCCGCGCCTGAACCTTGGACCACAAGGTTGGTCTTTGGCGTTTTCAGTTTGGGTTTATTCGCAGGCTCTTTGATCGGCGGGAGCGTAGTTTGTTTGAAGGCTTCTTTCATAGCCGCCTCCACGGTGACGATATTGATTGAGCGTATGTAGTATACAACACTCAGGCAGCCGATCAATAACAGGATGTAGAGTAAATCTCGACGAAAGGGTTGCTTCTGGAATCTATAACCAATGAAAATGGTCAGACTCGAAATCACAATGAACGTTATCGGATCGATCTTCAGCATTTATTTAATCCGCAAAATTGTTTAACCGCCGTTGATTTGCTGCGTTTATGCATGTATGAATTGCATACGCAAATCAAACATGTACCGTCGGCTTTTAAACACGTTGGAGATATCCCGGAGACATTCGTTGACGTAGATAATGAGGTTGTAAATTTCTTCAATGTATCGCTGTTCGAGGAGTTCCTTTTCCAGACCGGAAACCGATAGGTCTTCCGCAACGAGACGATACATAATATCGGTCATGCACTGGATCATCATCGCGAAAAGTCGGTAGTACTCTTGCTTCTTTTCTCTCGCCTTTTCGCGTTTTTGCAAAGTCGCTTGAAAATTTTGTTCGGAGATGCGTTTCTGAAGGTACAACAGTCGTAGGTCCTGATTATCCGCAAACGCGTGTGTGACATACCGTCGCATTATGACTTCACGAATATGGATCACCTCGCGGCACATGTCGACGAAGAAACTGCGCGATTTCAAAGAACGACTAAGCTGGCGTACAAAGTAATGGTCCAATTCGCGGCCACATTGCACTTGGAGGGCACGATCGGGGTCCTGTTGAGTACGCCGTAACCACTCGAAATAGTGCGGGTTGTGGATGGCTCCCGTCTCACGACGTCCCGTACGCCAGTTGAACGCCGTGTGACATTGGGTACAGAAAATCTGGTCGCATCCATCAATCTTGAAAATGATCTCTCCGCAGTTGGGACAGGGCTTCGAGTCCTTGGCAAGTAGTTTTGCTGTCTCGAGGTCGTTCGAATTGCATTTGTGTTCGTCTTCCAAGATGCACACTAAACATTCTTTACAGGTACGCAACGAACAGAGATTACACTTCCACTGACTGGATAGGAACCCACGACAGTCGGCGTTTGGACATTTGCGCACAAATGTTTTTCGTTCCGTGTAGTTGACTTTGTTATGTAGCTCGTTTTCGAGCAGACGGATTTGGCGGTATTGTAGTTCGATGTCGAGTCGGATTTGCGAGATCCGCGTTCGTATTTGTTCTTGTTCGATCATTTGTTCGAGAATCACCTGAGTAGCAGGGAGCATGGAACGTTCCTGGTCGAAGAGTAACTGCTCACGGTGCGTCTTGTACTCGGTCTGCATGAATTTCTTGGTGAATTTCGAGAACAATTCCGCGCGTGTCATCTCCCGACTACAAGACATACATTTAGGTTGTGATTCCTGAAGAATGTACTTTTCGTAGCAGGTACGACAAGCCCGGAAATCGCACCCCGCACACGCAACGGGTAACCGAGTTGTGCGATTCCAAGGCTCAATGCACACTGGACAATGGGTCATTTTTTTAGTGAAGATCTGTGAGTATTTAACTCTGCGCGCGAAAAACCCTAAAAAAATCAGTCTTGTAATAAAGTCATTGATGAACCTTTTAGTCATTTTGCTCTTGTTATTCGTAGCCATCGTTTCTTACGTACGGTGGTTTCGTCGTCCTCTAACCGCGGAACCCTTTGAACATTTTGCGATCCCACGACTGATTTGGCAGACATACAAGACTGATAAACTTCCAGCTCGAGCCCTGGAATGTCAGCAGTCGTGGAAAACACAACCCGGATTTACATACCACTTTCTCGACGATCCCCACATTAAACAATTCATCCGTCGCGAGTTACCTCATCGCGTTTTCAAGGTCTTCCAGTCCTTCCCTTTGGGTGTCATGAAAGCCGATTTATGGCGCTATTGTGTGGTATACATCGAGGGTGGAATCTACGCCGATATCGACGCCGTTGCAGTCCGGCCAATTACGGATTGGAAGATCCGACCCCAGCACAAATGTATTATTGGGCTGGAAAACGATACTCATTTTTGTCAGTGGACCTTTGCGGCTGTTCCTGGTCACCCTATTTTCGAAACAGTGATCGATCTTGTGGTGAAAGAATGCGAAAAAGGAATCGATATGTCGAACGAGCATTTCGTACATCAGCATACCGGTCCGGGTATATGGACCCGTGCCATCCACAAAGTTCTAGGGTACCCCGAAGCACAGAAAGCGCGACATACGTATGATTTGTATCGGACGCAACCTGAACACCGTCAGCGGTTTGATCGGTTGGGAATCCGATTGGAAGATGTCTCGTTTTTTGGTTCGGAAATGGTTAGTAATTTGTATGGTTCCCAAAAATTCGGCGACGGATACGTCTCGTGGACGGATGAACGTGCTCTTTTGACCCAACAAACTCTACAGTCTCAAACGGTGCAAAGCCAGACGACAACCATCCATACGTAAACGATCTATCAAAGAGTTTCAAGAGTCCAGACTGTGCTCGGATTGTTTTTGAAACGCACTACGTATTCAGCCGTTAGAATCCAACGTAGCTCTACGGGTGTGATGACCTCTTTTTTGTCCAAACGACGAATCAAGTCCTCGATTTGTTCTGCCGAGGCTCCGTCTGAGTACTGTAGGAGAGAGTCAAGTGTCGCACCCATAAACACCCGTCGGTAGTCCATGACCATTCGAATTTCGTTGTTTGCATTAGAAACAAGTATATCCTCGGGTGCCGGGGAGAATCGTCCTCGTAACAATTGATCCAATGGTGTGAAGTAAGCACGAATTGCGAGGAGACAGAGCATCAATGGTGCTGTACCGTATTGCTGGAGCAAAGAACCGTAGATCCAAGGTGGTAGATCGGGAGACCATATATTTTGCAAGACGCACGTGATATACACGCTGTCCATTCTGTCCCAATTGTTTAGGAATTTCCCCGCTGTATCCTTACCCAGATCTGAGGCCACCATTTCCGCACATTTGTTTACGATCTCATTATGAGGAAAATTTGAGACGATTCCCTGTGCGATCCCGAGCAATTGACCGCGGATGGATTGCAGCTGCTTTGTTCGCTTTTCCCCTCCATCTGTGTAGTTCACTTTGAGCGTCACGGGTACCGGCGGATCCTTGAACGGCGCAAGGGCGCTTATCATCCACTCCGTGTCGCACTTGTTTTTGATGATATTCCCTAGGGTCTCCATACGCGAACGACGTCCAGACTCTTGGGATTCCCGATAATTCAGACTAAGGAGGAGAATCACGAGGATGAGGGTTAGACTCATATGACTGTTCCCGGAGGCCATAAAGATCATAAATACGCCGATACTCAACAAAGGAAAGATATTCATTGTCGAAAACATATTGGTTTATTTATGATAGAATTATCGCACGCGATCACTTAAACAACAGGTCCTTGTAGATCCGGTTGTTACGATAAGAAACGGAGTAGTGCTCTTTGCCGGTCAAAATTAACCACAGACTCGTCTCACCTTGAACCTCCCGTTCGCTCAGGAGCTTGGTGTATTTGTGGCAAGCAAATATTTCATCCTGGTTCATAATATACTTGGGGATCTTGACAGAATTCCATCGTAGCAGGACGATCCGTTTGTCGTCTAGTTTGAGGAAATCTTGACCAAGGGGGAGTCCAAGGGTCTTGTTCAACGCCCGGCCCATAGCACGAGGACCGGTGATCGCCAAGTCACCGATTCGATTCTGTCGACGTTTGATGTTATCCAGGGATTCGTCAATCGCATTCTGCATGTAGGAGCTAGCTGGAATCGCACCCAAAATCGCCTGGTAAAGCATGTTGGGAATCCCGTCGATACACGACATAAATTCCGTCTCTTTTGTGATCACGGAATCAAACGATGCGTATGGATACATGCGGCAATCCATGTAAAAACCGCCATATTTGTGTAGAATACAGTACCGCCACAAATCGGCTTTGTAGGCTCCCGGAAGGAGCAGATCATAGGCTTCCAGTACATCGGGGTAATGCTTTTGGATAAAGTTGCGACAATCGTATGACGTGAAATAATAATACTTGTACCCTGGATTTATGTTACGCACTTGTTCGATACACGATCGAATATTCACCGTAACCAACGTCGTTTCCATGGTCTGGAAGATAATCTTGGGAATTTTCGATTCACCTTTAAGTTCAGCAACAATATCGTCGATGTTATCTGAGGTGATCGTCACAAAACGAGGGTGTTTGATACTTCCCCATGGATACATCGAGGGTTGAGTACCAGAGGCCGGTGGTTTGTGTTGCGAACCATTCTCGCGGTCAATGTAGCGCATGAAATTCGACTGGCTACTAAGTAAGGCGTGTTCGTTGTACACGCAGATATTAGTTAAGATGTACGGTACACCGATGTCGAGATATTCTTTGCACTCGTCGAACGATTTGTGGATGTGCGTGGTGTACACCTGATCCAGTGCCATCTCCACGGGAATGGGGAGATCCGGTTGTTCTTCCTCTTTGTAGTGGAATTGGTGGAGTTTGTATTCACTCCACTCACAGGTTCGGAAGATGACGACGTCAAGGTTTACACGTTTGGGTTGTGCTTCGTCTCGGGCGAGGATCATACACGACTCTCCCGCTTGACGTAAAAGGGTTTCAAATGAGAGGGTCGTATTCAGTATTTGAACCCGCGTAGGAACCACCATGATGTATTCGTAATGATATTTGTTCATAAATGTCCAAGCGGCTAGCCAGGGGCGTGCGTCCTGAGCATTGTAATAATCCATATGATGTTTCGCGGCATATGATTTGACTGTATTCGCTTCAGACGAATGTTCCAGGTCGATCTTACCGTAATGCAACAATAAAAATTTCGATCGGCTTTGATGCGAAGAAGGAAGATCAAGGTGGGCCAATCGTTCATAATGCTCGCGGAACCGCCAGTATGGGTACAACGCATACACGATAACGTACAACAATCCCAAGCCTAGAATGATGAGCGCTAGCATGATTGGTTTGAGTTATTTATTACAGGCAAGAAAAAAAATCACTCCGAGCGAGGGGGTACACGCCGGATGGCATCCAGTACGTCTTGGTAGGATCTGGCTCCTCGGAAACGGTCCGATAACGTCGTCAGTTCATCCATCCGTGTATCGATCGTGCGCAACACCGCGATGTGCTGTTCGTGGAACTGGCGGAATATCGTGTCCAATTCCACGTGGCGCCTCATATAGTCTACGGGAAGAGCTTTCAGTTGATCGTCAGACATGTGTGCCAAGTAGGGCAACAACGCCTTGAAATAAGAAGATTTGGACAAGGTATTTTGAAGGAGGTATGTGTCGTCAGACATGATGGTATGGTATGTGCGTTTGTGTTTGGTCTACGGCTTATTAAAATGAAAACCACAACCCAATCGACGTCTCAACTGAGGTCAATTACATGGCTCATCTTTTACAATCACTACAGTCTCTGAACAGTACGCTCGTGAGCCTACAATCCACACGGACTAACCCCATCGAGGAGTACGACCCCGAAACCAGTTGGACAATAGTGAGTGCGACGGACCAACACTTACTACACACCATTGTTCAAACCGTCCCTGAACTCGAGCTATCGATTGCATATGTACTGAAGCGAGCCCGGCTAGCACAGACTCCATCGCGAATCCAATGGATCAAGCATCTAATCGTCAAACGTCACGCTCGGAGTGTGAGTGTATGAGAAAAATATCCGATGAATAAATAAAAAAACAAGATGGCAAAAAACTTACGATCAACATTGCTCAAACGATTACTGGACGATGCCGCGCTGAAGAAACCGCTTCCCATGAAGATTGGGGACGATATCGAAATCGATGGTGTCAAGTTCAAGTTTGTTGCCGATGACAAAGGGCCGGTGTTAAGGCGGGACCCAAACACTCCCAATCCGGATGTAGACATCGATCTGAATACTTTCGTGACTGATTATGTAAATCCTCGACCCGATTTTGACGCCACGAACAATCGTATTTCCTTTGCCGAGTCTAGAACGGCATGGAACACTAGATTGAACGACTTAGCAAACGAACTGAATCTCGACGCTAACCAGAAAAAAGTATTCATAAACGATCAGACCAAGCGTTTTGAAAGTACACCCATGTACAAAGCATACGAAGTTCAGAGCAAGGTTGAAAACGCCCTGAAAAAAGCGTCTGTCAAGAACCCCCCTCAAGGCAAGGTAGACGATGTAAAAAACGCCATCAAAGGTTTATTTGATAAACAAAATGCAGGTACCCCGCTGACGCCCGATGATCTCAAGTTACTGGCGTCAAAAACAGACGACCTCGCGACGGCATTGGGTCAACCGAAGATTTTGAAGAAATCGGTCGCTGAACTCAAAGACTTTACGAAAGCCGTGGAAGACGCGGCGACTAAGGGAAAGATTAGTCCATTGGTGAAGAAAATCCTAATAGGGACTACTGGATTGGTCGGAACAGCAGCGTTGATCGGAGCTGGAATCGGACTCGGGCGTAATTTCCCATATGAAGCAACCCTGGCCGAGGCCGCGGAACAACACCAGAAAGATCTCAATGGTTGTTGGTATTATGATTACGGAAAAGACGGTGCGCGTACCAAAGTAAAATTACTGACGTGCGGAAATGCTGACGTGTCCTCGGCGACCGAGACGTGTGCGACGCAAAATTACGCAGCAACGAGTGCCGCGGTATCCGCTTGTCCTAGTGGGACATTTAATCCATGTGCGAAAGACAGTAGGAGTCGTGCATCCGGTACATCTGTACCCTTGGTCCCAAATGTTTGCGATTATTATCTGTACAATGGGGACCAACCTACAGCAGTGCAAGGAGTGACCACGAAAGACGCGTGCAAGATGCCTGATGGAAAGGCCTTGGACTCCCGTGCAGTATGCTCACCGTATTGCAAATCAAGCAATTTCAACCTCGAGAAGAACACAGACTTGTTTTGCGTGCAAGTTGATTATCCCACGGCATTGTTAGATTTGTTGGTCAACTTGGGTGTGGATCCCAACAACGTGGTCGATCCAGATGCTAACGCGGGTGCAACGTCGAAGACACTGAAAATCGTAGCGGGAGTCCTCGGTGGGATTTTCGTCTTGTTACTGATCGTGTATCTTCTGAAATGATCGAATAACACGGTATGAATATTCCAGGAATTTTCTTCGGTCGTCTATTTTTCGGGGTCGACGATCGTAAACGACGGGTGAAACATACCTGAAACATCCATGTAGCGATACCGACTCGTCTGGGGATAGAACTGACGCGGAATGAAAATTTGTTTACGAGGGTGTGGATTGAGGCGCGCACCCCACCAGGAAAATGTACTGTTACTACAAATTCCTCCTCGCGTGCATTGCGCCATAAGTGCCAGAGAATGGATTTCATCCGCCTCTACCATGCGATAGCGATGTCCCAATTGTCGCGCGAGATGCACCTGAATGTATGCCTCTGCTTTTACTGGTTCATCGGAAAACACTTTGAACCGAATGTCTGATGGAATACGTTCCAAACAGCGTTCAAAATACCTCCGAAGATCGATGTAGTGATGCGGACGATTAAACTCGTTCAGGTAATCACCAAACCTCAAGTGTAGAAACATACAATCCTCTTCAGGGACGTCGGGAAGATTGATCAGAGCCCGAAACTCCTCGTAAAAAGGTTCTACGTAGAGGTAATGTTGAAAACAGCCCTCGTAAGCCGTAACGGTATGCTTGGTGTAGTTGAACAACGTTGTGTCTAGTTTATGGGAATCATCTACGTGCAACGTTTGAGCGGGAGGTGATTGTGTCACGAGAAAGCGCTGGAATAGGGTTTGGGCGTACTTGCAGTTTGGCGTAAGTGCGCACAACCCTCGACAACGGCGTGCGATTCCATATACAGCGGCCATTTGAAACATATTGTTTCCTAAACGACCGTTGAATATAGGTACGTGCATGAAACGAGTAGCTGCATCGCCCCCTACAAATAGATTGATTAAATAAAACCAACGATTGGTCTGGAAAGGATCGATATACGTCTTCGTGAGGAACGGTTGAATCAATTCGAACCGCGACGGTGCGTTTACGACCAGATTTGCATAGATGTTTTGCTCTTTCCCCGCAAATCGGTTCTGTTGTAAATAAGTGCGAAAAAGGTTCAAGTGTTGTAGCGCAAACCATTCACAGCTGGATTTCAAGCCGAATAAGACACCTCCTCCGATTGCGTCGAGTGTGTGTGGAGCATGATTGATACGAGAGATTTGGAAAGTATCCCGTGAACGGAATCGGTCGAGGTTCGATTTGTCTATAGCAAGGAAGGCTATCCGATCACGGACACGATTTTCAAGATAGTGCAAAGCCTGTGGATTGAACATGTCCATCATTAGCGTACTTAGACGCGCGTCCCGTGCTATTCCACAGTCCATCCAGCAATAGTATCGCGTATGAAATAAATCGGCCTGGATCGCGCGTCGAACAAAATGTGGTTTCTCGTTCCAAATCAGATAACATAAACTCGTATGGAATTCTTGTTCCGGGTCCAGCGCAGTTTGGTTCTGTAATTCGGGAAGGTGGGTATAGAGCTCGAATTTTTCCATAGGAAGATCGATTATTCGAGTTCGCTCGGTTCGTTTGGAGCACAACGCACGAATCCATTGTAAAGCTGGACCTGTACTATACACCACCAAAGGACATTTTGGATTGAGAAAAGAAAAATTCTCAAACCATGCCCGATATTCCGCCACGGAATGTTTACTAGGAAATTCGTAATACGCGGTGACAATGGTCACGGGTACCGGATCAGTGGACAGATCCAGTCGGTTGTACGTGTCTATATCGCCCGCTTGCGACAGCCGCCATCTGGATACACCGTAAACGGCTACGATACCGAAAAGTAGCCAGATAAATAACCAGATAAATATTCGTAGATTCATTTATTTACAATTTCTTTATTTGTTGCTCGTTTGTAGATCGCTAGTTGCGGATTCCATGTTTACCTTAGTCTGCGCATCGTCTCAAAGCGATTCTTTCGAATACGCCGAAACAGAGTTTGAAACGGGGTTGTTGATTCGACATCAGGAATCAGGATCGTGGGTCATCAGATTGAATTGATTTGTTGACGTTGGGCTGCAGATAACTGTTCATACCAGGACGTATGAATAAATAACCGATCCGAGTATCGTTTCGCTTGTCTTCGGGTCGTAATATACGATTCCGTGGTCCAGATGCACTTGAAGTCGCGGGGTGTCTGTGACTCTGAAATGACGACGATATTGGATTTGGACCATTTTCGCATGATGTCCCAAAAAGCCTCGTGGTCAAACTCTTGAAAGTATTTGGAACTTAATTGGTTATTTACGTATGGAGGGTCACAATACACCAGTTTTCCCCGGGGACGATGCTCTTCGTAGGAACGTGCCTTCAGAAACCGGACTCGACTTATTTTGGGTCGAATATTTAAAAGAGCTTGACGTCCTTCTTGAAGAAAATCGCGTTTATCATTGAAATGCAAACGATAATTTCCAAAAAAATTGGATCCAAAGGACGCCACAAACCCAATAAATGCCCGTTCCGCGCTATGGACAGGTGAGGTTTTTAGTTCGTCGTATCGCGCACGGGAGCATGTCGAAGGAGGGTTCCATCCTTTTTGGAGCGCTTGCCACATGAGCATCAAGTCGATATTCGCGTCACATGCGCTAACACGACGGTACGGTTCCTGAGCAAAGTGACGCAGTACGCCAGCCATGCCTAAGAAAGGTTCGAAATACGGTAAGACATGTTCTCCGGTGAGGATGTTCTCGAGTTCAGTGATCACCGTATAAATGCGTTTTCCGATACGTTTTTTTCCACCTTGGTAAGAAGTCATAATTCACTTTTACTCTACTCTATTTTTTTATTTTTTGCGTTGTACAATTCTGGGGAACGCGGTGGTTGTACATGCATTAGAGCAGCTACCTCGACATTTATATACCCTTCTTCGGGATTGTGCGTGAAAAAAAGTGCGTTAAGCATTCGTTGGCCTCAATAAAATGCGTTATATCAGTCTCTTTTCTGGGATTGGTTGTTTTGAACGTGCAATCCATGAACAGTACCCTGACGCGATTTGTTTGGGATATTCGGAAATCAAACAGGAAGCATTACGAGTTTATCAATATCATTACCCCTCTCATCGGAACCTGGGTGACGTTACAATGATCACGGAAGCTGTCGTCAAGGAAATTATTGGAGACGCTGGATGCAATCTTCTTGTCGCGGGCTTTCCTTGTCAAGACTTGACTAGTTTTTCTTGGTTACGACGCGAATCCAGAGGTTTAGACGGTGAACGTTCCGGGTTGTTTTTCGCGCTGTTGCAGATTTTACGTTGGGTGTATCAATATAGTGCATCATCACCACCTTTGGTCATCGTTGAAAATAATTATTCCATGAAACGCGAAAATCGCAAGCAAATCACATACCTTCTTCAAGAAGTAGACCCTCAGTTTCGAGATCATGTTATAGACAGTACTTGGGTTGGAGCTTTACAACGACGTCGGCGATTATTTTGGATTAATCGAGTTCAACCGCTTGTCTTACCAGACCAAACTTCTATTCCCAAGCAAACATGGTCACAGGTATTACTACCTTTCCCGGACACGACATTTCTATTGTGTTCCGACGAGCACATCCAAAATCAAAATACAACCTACCCCGTAAAAAACCAAAATCGTGTTCCGATACTTGCGCTACAAGTAGCTCCGCGACGATATGTTTTTCGACCTGATCTCGAACAGAAGGGAAGGAGAAGCCGGTGGGAGATGAATATGTGTTCAGATACTGCGCGCGCGCATGCACTCGTTGTTGTACGTACAAGGAACAGTGTGCTTGTACGCTACCCCGACGAACCGGAAGTTTTTCAGGTTCGTTCGTATCATCCGATTGAGTTGGAACGTTTGTTTCAGCTACCCGATGGATACGTTTCCAATTTATGCTCACGAACACAAAGTGCTCGCCTTCTGGGGAACGCGGTGGTTGTATCAGTTGTTCGTTATCTAGTCGACCATTTTTTGTAAGGCTGTAACTGTAGTTGGTTATTTTTGTCTATCCAAAAATAAGTTGTGTGCATGCGCGTTATTTACAGCTCGTTTGTGGCGGATTCATTTGCGGATTCCCTTGAGTTTACTTTTGCGTACTCCTTTGACATCGGAAAGGATCAGGGCCAACAGACCATGTGACCGCATCCATTCTTGTAACGTGTTACAGAGATCAACCTTATTCATGGCCAAAAGTTGTAGGATTACGTACAAGGAACGTGTGTACACCTCCGTACCCATATACTCTAAACCCAACTCGGGATCCTCGAGGAGTTTGGGTCCGTATTTTTCTCGCTCAACTGCGGCAAGTGGATCAGGGTATCGTTCTAGTAACGAATCAGGAATCTCAATGACTGAATCGGCGCCCAGAGAAAAGTATACTTGTACTAGACGATCTTTGTTATAACCAGGCCCGAGACAGACGGATCCAGACTTTAGCTTGCGTACGTCTGCCGTCTCGTCCGCGCCTCGAATATCCACAATACGGAAATCATTTCTCTGATCTAATGTTCCGTAATATGACACACCTTGGGATCGAGCCAATTGGAAAACTTCTTGTTCGGTAAGGAGACCTTCCTGGCGCTGTTTCTGTTGCTGCGAGCGATACAACTCCTGTAGTCTTCCTGGTAACGAATTGAGCACATCTGCAGTGTCGGAGTTACACAGTTCATCAATACGTTCACTGTAAATCTTGAAGCCTTTACGACGCAACAGAGTCTTGAGCGAAAACGTTTCGACAATGGCGGGATGATGGGTATACCATCCCAGGGATTGTTGTTCGTTGGGGAGAAGAATGTTATCCACGAGATAATATTGGTTGTGATCTTCGCGTAGGTAACACTCGATACCGTATGCGTTAACCAAAGGTGTGTTGAAACGTATCAGCTCGCTCAGCACACGCACCAGCTGAAACCAGTCGACTTGAAGGTAATCTTGAATCGCATAGAGATCCACGGGTAGACCAGTCGACTGTTGGAAGTAGCGACGAATAGCCATACGCACGTCGGCATCCGAGCCTTCCTGATAATACAGTCGATACGTGGTAAGGTCGTCTTGAGTGGGCTGGTTGTCGGCTGTTTCCGTCTGTGCGCACGTATAATCACACGCCTCGTAATCACAGTCTCGTGGAGTTCCGTCGGCTACATAATTTCGTACGTACACAAGGGGGCAGTCAAAGGAGATTTCTTTGATGAAACGAGTCATGCGCCGAATGAGCACGTCCTTTTCCTGTGCAACACGTAGCATCTGCAGATCAATAGAGGGTAGAGGGTCTGTCAAGCACGCGTGTTGGTAGATGCGGACCGGAATGATTTGCGCGGGGTGATCCATCAATGATCGGTGCGATCCGAAACGAATCGCTCGAGCAATAGCCTGTAGCGTTTCGGTATAATTCCAATGTAGAGTAAGGATGTGAATGTTACGCACGTTTTTAAACGTAAACCCCTCGGAGGCGATTCGGCTTCCCAGAATAACTCGACAATACTCACCATTGCGATTACGATCCTGATTGAAATAGTGGATCAGTTTCGTCATATCGCGAATGGCTTTTTCCGCATCGCTTTCCTGGGGTCGTAATTGTTTGCTTTGTTGTTTGGATTGTTTGGCGCTCGACGTCAGGAGCATGTATCGTTTACCAGGTGTACTTTCGTTCCCCCGACAGCGACTGAACCCATACGCTTCGAGGATCTTGGCAAAAAGCTCCAATCCCGAACCGTCGACCAAGGAGCAGTACACGAATGTCAATTGATTTTGCTCCTCGGGTCGATTGAGTTGTTGCAACACGTACGCATACTTGCTCGAGTATTGTCGTAGGTTTTCGGGTGGATTCACCATTTCCCTCCAGGTTGACTGAGGCAGGGTTTTGAAATATGCCATACCTGCTTTCCCACATGAACCGTCGGGAAACACAAACAACGTCGCCTGACGCGCGTCGTTATAAAAATTGGACGCATGATCATCGCTCTGTACTTGCTCTTCCCCGTTTGTTGTGGGGTAGGCTTGTTGGTAACCTTGTAATTGAAGTGCACTCATTTGGGTCGGAAAATATCGAAATTGATCGATCGGTAGTTCTGGGTCGAGAATTTCTCCCATATAGGTCGGTTGAACACCCAAATCTGGTGTAGCACGGAGATACGACACTCGTCCCCGAAAAGCTTCCATCAAACGATCCGTATCCCGGAGTGTACGCGCCTCGGTGTCCACAAAGGTTTGAGAGAATGCCGTTCCAGTAGGGAGCTGTTGTTCCAAGGGTAAAATCAGATTCATGATACCCGCAATCTGATCGACGCGATCGCGCATAGGCGTACCCGACATGAGCAAGATTTTACGATTCGTGAGGAGATTGAATAGACGAAAGAGATGTCTGTACGCGTTTGATCCTTCGGGTAGGTTGTGTACTTCGTCCACAATGAATATACAGTTGTTGAACTGATCGAACAGAATAACATCCTCTAAACGAGAGGTATTGTCTGTGAATGTATTCCAGGTCTGGAATTCGTACACACCACGCAATTCTTTTTTGATGTACTCATCGAGGCTCATACGATCATCCTCGACGACGTTTTGGAAACGGGAAACGGTCCGAGCGTACGCGATCAACTCTCGTTTCGCATTCCGTCCTAGATCTGGACCTGATGTAAGAAAAAATACCTTTCGAAAGTCTGGGGTCTGATTGAGTAGGACCTGTTCAGTCGCAGCAAAGGCCGCTCGCGTTTTTCCCGTACCCGTTTCATGGTACAGCAATAATTCATCGTACAACGTTTTCGGGCTCAAAAATCGCTGGATGAGTCGTTGGTGACGTTGTAGATCGTCGTGTGCAGGGGTCTCTAACGTTTCCCGTGTCAACGTGCGGATCCGAAAATCAAAAAACTCCTTTTTATTCAACAGTCGTTGTTGTAAGGCCGGATCATCCGTACTCGGGTATTCAGGAAGAAAGTCTTCAAAATCCATAATGAACGAATTTGTTTTATGGATTATTTTCTTTTATGTCTCAGTTCAGTTTCGTTTCAGATTGTTGTTTGGTGTTAGATCGTGTAGAGTGTGCGATAAATACGAGCGTGGTTGAGCATCGCAAGTCAGGTGGACCATGGGCGTAAGATGAGGCTGCAATCCCTGTCGTCGGAGAGTTGTGATCGCTTGCTCAGTCTGTGCTCGGGGTACCAATACGGACTGAATCCCCTTTCCATAAATAAGCATACACCCGGGGACGGACGACCGTGAGCGACGACGGGACGACCGTGAGCGACGACGAGGTGACCGCGAGCGACGACGGGACGACCGCGAGCGACGACGGGACGACCGCGAGCGACGACGGGACGACCGTGAGCGACGACGAGGTGACCGCGAGCGACGACGGGACGACCGCGAGCGACGACGGGACGACCGCGAGCGACGACGAGTTTTACGCGTTACAGATGTTTTAGGCATTTATTGTACATCGAAATGAAAAAGTCATGAAAACGAGTTCGTTGTTTTGACGGTGTTTTTTTTTCATTTCGTGATGGTCGCGGGTAGAGGCCGTAACGTATAGGGTTTCTCTTTCAAGGGGATCCCAAACTGGATATAAGGTTGGATGGCGGGTTTCTGGGGTCTCATTTATTCTATGAATCTATAAAATGATTTCGTGTATGAGATCCGTTCACAAGATTTATAGACATCTACGTAATTGATCAACGATGCAGATCGAAGACAAATACAAACAACTTCAACACCGTGAACATATCTACAAACTTCCCGACACGTACATTGGTTCGGTGGAGTTCACCTCCCAGGAATGTTTCGTCCTCGACGATACACAGATGGCGATGGTCAGACGAACTCTGGACATTGTTCCGGGATTTTTCAAGATTTTCGATGAGATTCTCGTCAATGCCATTGACCACAAACAACGAGACCCCACCGTTCGCAATATCCGTGTCCAATTTGAACATGGTCTTTCGGAAATCATGGTACAAAATGATGGGAACGGTATCGACGTCTGTGTTCACAACGATACTGGTTTATACGTCCCTGAAATGCTCTTCGGTCACTTACTCACGAGTTCCAATTACCGTGAAGACGAACGTCGAACGACTGGAGGAAAAAATGGCTATGGAGCGACCTTGGCGTCCATTTTCTCGCAATATTTTGTCGTAGAAACTGTGGACGCCAGTCGACAGCTGAAGTATATCCAACGTTTCTCTGAAAACAATCAGACCATTCACCCACCCAAAATCACGAAATGTTCTACCAAACCGTATACCCGGGTCACGTTTTTACCCGACTACGCCAAGTTTAAACTACCCGAGGGAATCACCGACGATCTCTTCCAACTTCTTGTTCGACGAGTCTACGATGTCACAGCCGTAACCCCAGGGGATGTCAATGTGTATCTCAATGGTACCAAATTGAAGATCAAATCCATGGAACGATACATCGAGCTCTTTGCACCCGATCGGAAGGTATTTTACACAGAATATCCGCGATGGAAAATCGGAATAACCCTGTCTAACCGGGAACAGCGCGAGTATCATCAGACCTCTTTTGTCAATGGTATATGGACCAGTAAAGGAGGGCGACACGTTGATTATATTCTTGGTCAAATCATTGATCGAATCAAAGCAGTACTCGGGCGACATCCCCGTACCAAAAACAAAATGTTCAAACCCAGTCAGATCAAGGATAATCTCTGGGTGTTTATCGATAGTATGATCGAGAATCCGTCGTTCACCTCACAAACCAAAGAAGAACTCACTAGTAAAGTTTCTCAGTTCGGCTCTACATGCATCCTCGAGGAAGCATGGGTGGAAAAATTTGTGAAGCACACCAACGCAGATGGAGACGCCTTTATCGAACGGATGGTTGAAACCTTGACTCAGGACGCTACCAAGTCGCTGAAAAAAACCGATGGGTCCAAACGGTCCGTGCTGCGAGGAATCCCCAAACTCGAAGACGCTTTACTAGCAGGCACAAAACATTCGTTGTCGTGTACACTCATTCTAACCGAAGGGGATTCTGCAAAGGCCAGTATCTTGTCTGGATTGAGTGTGATGGGTCCAAAATTTCGAGATACTTTCGGGGTGTTTCCACTACGTGGAAAATTCATCAATGTCCGAGACGTAGGTTTGGACAAAGTGAGCGCAAACGAAGAGGTCAAACATCTGAAGACGATCCTAGGACTACAACAGGGGAAAGTATACACCCCTGAAAATCTGAAAGAACTACGATACGGCTCCATTGCTCTGGCTACCGACCAGGACAGTGATGCTGCGCATATCCGAGGTTTAATTCTCAATTTTTTCCACTTTTATTGGCCTTCGCTCTTACAGATAGACGGCTTCCTCAAGAGCCTGATTACACCCATAGTCAAAGGTTGGTATCGTTCACAGACCCGGGTGTTTTATACCTTGCGTGATTACGAGCACTTTCGTCGAGCTCATACACACGAAAAGTGGGCCTATAAGTATTACAAAGGACTCGGTACGTCCACTTCCGCGGAATTTAAGGAATACTTTCAGCGACTTTCTGAAATCACACGTGTGTACAAATGGGACTCGGACGAGCCGCTCAAAATGGCGTTTACAAAATCCCAGACGTCCCAGCGCAAGGAGTGGTTGCGAACGTACGATCCAGATGCCACACTGGAATACCACAACGGAATTCAGATTTTACTGACTGACTTTGTCCACAAGGATTTGAAACACTTTTCCAATTATGACAACATTCGCAGTATTCCCAGCGTACTCGACGGGCTTAAGCCCTCGCAGCGTAAAGTCCTCTACGGACTGTTTCGAAAAGGGAAAGGGGAAATCAAAGTGGCTCAACTCGCCTCTTTCGTGAGCGAACAAACGCACTACCACCACGGCGAAGTAAGTCTAGAGCAAACCATTGTCGGATTAGCTCAGGATTTCGTGGGGAAAAACAACCTCCCTTTGCTCGAAGCGAAGGGTCAATTTGGTACCCGACTTCAAGGCGGTTCGGATCATGCTCAATCGAGATATATCTATACTGAACTGAAGGCGTATACGTCCCTGGTATTCATGGATGCGGATTATGGGTTGTTGAAGTTCAACGAGGAAGAAGGAAAACAGATCGAGCCTCGAGTATACTACCCCATCGTACCAATGATTCTATTATCTGGTGCGGTTGGAATTGGGACAGGGTATTCAACCTCCATTCCTACCTTCCATCCAGTAGATATCATTCAAGTACTCATGGAACGCAACTCGGGAAATGTAGATGCCTTTCAGCGGTCGTGGAAACCCTGGTATCGCGGGTTTAAAGGGAGCATTGAAGCGTCCCAAACAGATAAAGACAAATATTTGTCCAAGGGTGTGTACACACACGACCCCCTACAGCACCGAGTGGTGATCACCGAATTACCTATTGGGACATGGACACAGCCGTATAAGGAATATTTGGAGAATTTACTATCTCAAAATATCATCAGTCAATACATCGACAAGAGTACCGACGAGACGGTCTATTTCGACGTACAGTACACGAAAGATACACTCGACGATCTCGAGACTGTATTCAAGCTGGTCACCAAAATTTCTCTATCGAATATGTACTTGTACCTTGAAAATGCCACCTTACACAAATTCGAATCGGTAGCTGAGATTTTGGAGTATTTCTACGCGTGTCGTATTCAAATCTATACTCAACGACGAGCACAATTGATCGAGAAAGCCCATCACGAACTCGAAGAGTACAACGAACAGATCCGCTTTATTCAGTATGTCCTACAGGATCCCAACCGCGTCTTTCGTCGAGTAAAAGCAGACGTACGTAGTGAATTGTTGTCTCGGGGATTCCGAAACGTAGACGATTTGTTGGGAATGCCTATTTACTGGTGGACAGATGAAAAAATCCGCGAGATTCAACGCTGTATCCAGGGGGTGCGCGATCGTTTGGGTGAACTCGAAACCCAACGCCCGGAAGCAATGTGGAACACAGACTTGCGGCGCTTACTTACCACTATTCATCAATAAACCTTGGTCTCGTTGATCGAAGTTACGAAACAGACCATACCTCTTCCCACACGTCAGTCCAGGATATTCCGTCCCATGTTATATTCATCTTTTTGCGAGATTCGTACAACTTTAATGTCGCGTCGTCTCCAATCACCAATTTTCGCGTAGCCCAGCCTAATCCTGTTTTCCAATACACTTTTTGTTGAGCGTCGATGAGGCAGAGATTACCTTTGCTGAGGGGGGAATCTACGGACATGATATCGGGTAGTCCGAAACGCAATGGCTGCGTTGAAGTTACCCCCGCTGACCAGATGACCGTTCCTATAATAGTTCGAAACACGAGATCTCCATCCGCTTGATACAAGAGTGCATAAAGTCCATTGGGTGAGAACAAGGCGGAATTGACCGGAAGGGTCTGATTTTGAGCGAGTTCGCGTGGTGGTGGTGGACTTCCCGGTGGTGGAGGTGGTGGCAGAGGAGGTGGCGGAACTCTTGGTGTGAGTACATAACGCGCGTCTGTGCGTGTCGCCTTACTATTTGTAGCAAAGATGAAAAAATACGAACGATTCAATTGCATCGTACCTGGACCGTTCACTTTGAAGAACAGTATCGTGGTTTCGATAGGAATTTCCACCCAGATGTACTGATCCTTTGTCGCGACCAATTCTAGTGATCCGACCAGTTTGTTGTACCCGCTTTCAGCGTACATTTCTACTGTGTTGGTACTCGTACTTCGACCCGCGAAGAAACCATAGAGCGTCCACGCTCTTCGAATACGCGTCTGTCCCTGGCGATTGATTTGCGGGAAAACGCCTTCGAAACGATCCAGCGATTGTGGTGGTTCATTGGATAACTCACCCGTCTGTGACAACAAGAACTGGTTGACGAGTACATTAAATTTACCTAAATTGTCTTGATAGACCGCGGCGACAGACAGGTGGTATAAGGACGTTACTGGGGAATAATTGATGTTTTTCACAATTGTGTCCAATTGAAGGGTTACATTTGGATAGGTTTGTTCGATAAACAATTTGATAATGTCATCGGCACGTTTGTTGAAACCCTCGTTGATGGTACCCAAATCTGTACGTAAATCAAACAAAGGTGTAATCGAACCCGTACACGGATCTTGCTTATCGATGGGTATGGGTCGAGCCGCGCGGACAATGGGACTGGAAGCTTGGACTTCGTATGTATCCGTATACCAAAGCGTTGGATCCGCGGGGTTATTGTAGTAACAGATCTTGTAGGGTAGAGAGATTTTGTCACTTTTCTGAGCCAACCGTTCCTCGGGCGTGAGCGGACGTTGAATCATTTGATTCATCGTCTGTTGAAACTTATCGTTCTCGGCTTTTTTCGTACCCACATTGCGCTTGGAACGCTCATACATTACAAACCAGGCGCCCACAAGGAACAACATGAAAAAAGTGAAGATAAACAAATTGTCACGATGTTGTCCGGTCAGACGCATGTTGCTGTTTATTTATGTTGTTGTAAAATGAGTAGAGTAAATTGATTCGTCGATTCGGTGTGTTTAAATGATCTACACCAATGCACGATGATCGAGACGATCCTCCACCACAAGCAATCCGCTGACCAGATCCTCTACCTCGTGAAACGCAAAGATCGTCCGTACAAAGAGGCGACGTGGGAACCTGCTGGAGCGATCGGGGATCGCGTGTTGATTCGAGACTATTTGCGTTGTTTACCTCCGACTCGGAATCTACCGCGCACTGATCGGATCCGTGTTCTTTTGTTGGGTAATCCAGAGGTGGGGAAAACGACGCTCATTCGGCGCCTTTGTGAACGCCCATTTTCACGCGTGTATGAACCTACGGGATTTTATGCGGTATCAGCGATTACTTCTTGGTTGGACATTATCGAAATGCCAGGATCGGAAATTCGTCGGACTCTTCCATTGGAGACGTTCAGTTATGTCGATCGCATTGTTGTTCTGTTGGCGATGGATGACGCTGAGACGTTGTACACGTACACGAACTGGATCCATAAATTTCAACACCTGAATAAGCCTGTTAAACTGATCGTCAACAAGTCAGACATGGATGCCGAGCCTCAGACAACCGTAGTCACGATGATGTCATTGCGTGCAGCACACGATCCCTGGACATTCGTATCGTGTCTGACCGATAGCGCGGAAAGCTTGACGTGTGCGATTTTACGATAAACTATTTTTTTTATTTCACAATGACTGTCCATCGTTCCGTACCGAATGTGAAGCCAATCGCACAATACCCACGTTCACGAATGCGAACCTTCAGTTCACGTAGGGGAGAGCAATTCAATACATTCCCGTCCATCTGACACGCAAAAAGACGCTTGAAACTAATCTCTGTCTTGGGGACGCCCACCTCAAGCGATCCTGTCATTGTACGCAAGAGGTAAGGAGAAGAGGTCTTGGCGGTGTACACTTCGTAATCCAGGATATCTAGGAGCATATCCAGTCTCGTATCCTCGGGGAAGTTCATTCGAATAGCTATATCACAAAATTGACTAAGCGTATCCCAGCTGTTGTACGGAGTTAGAGTAGACATATCCATTTCCCGGTGTGCTCTGTGTACCTGTTAGTATGCGCTGAATAAAAATCAATTTACCCGATAAATTGATTTTTGAGTTTGTGTTTTGATCGGTGATTCAGTCGTGTACCTCACCGTCTTCACTATCTTCACAATGTCTACTGCCACGCCTTTTATCGTCCGCCCGATACCCATTCGCTGGGTTCCGATGCAGTCGTACGCCGTGATCGATTATGTACCGTTTGTACGCTGGGTCTATGCGCCCTACCCTCACACTGTTAATACACTCGACCCTCATTGAGGTGTTTTTTTATAATTGAAAACCTTGAACGGCCATAGGAGACACGCGCTTTTGTGATCGCTTCTTGGACTTGGACTTTCGTGTCTTTGATTTGGACTTGCTCTTGGACTTGCTCTTGGACTTCATCATCTTTCCTTTAGATTTGGACGTACCTGCTGCCACGTATTGGAAGCATGCTGTTCGGCACACGGAGCAGTAGCCGTGCATGCGTTCCTTTCCTCGACGATCGCGTTCCAGGCGGACCTTCTTGCATTTCTGCTTCTTTCTACAGCGCACGCAGTACATTTTGTTTTCCATTGCGATTTTATTACAGCCAAGAATTTTTTTCTTTTTTTCAGAGTAACATCTTGTACAGTTCACTGCGTAGTTCGTTGAACGAGAGTGAGAGGTTGAATCCTAACTGGTCCACCACGAGGTACATGTTCTTGATTTTGGCGTCGAGTTTGAGCAATTTGTCCATCAACTGCAACTTTGTTCCATGGATCGTCTTCAGGTGACTCTCCCATTCTCCACGCTGTTTCGCATACTCTGCGTCACGGTAAACGTTGTTCGATCCGGATGCTTGTCCACGTACAGAGCGAAGTTTGTCGAGACACGTTTGCTCCTTGTGCTGCACCTGCTGTAGTAAACCACAAATCTCGCGATATGTTTTGTGCAATTCCGACTTGGTCTGCAGTAGGCGGTCGTTGTTGTTGATGAAGAACTCGATATGCGCGGTCGACAAGTACTGGTTATGTTTGCGTTGGTTCAGGTCGAAGATACCGTACAGTTCTCGCTCGATCTGTGCGACCAAATCATGGATCACATTGATTCTAGAATACAGCTGTTCCAGAGTGACCACGACGTAGAACGTGTGCATTTGCGTCTTGGGGTAATTTTCGATCTTGTACACATGAATAGTGTTGTCCGAGTCCAGCTGAAGAATATGCTGATCCGTATGCAACAAGAATTTATACTCTAAAGTCCGGAAGCAATACTTGAGACGCTTGATCTGACCGAGATGCTCCAGAATCGAAGGATTGTGTAGCACAATCGGCTGTTTGTAAGTGGTGTGGAGTTTGTCAGAAATGTCTTCGACGATATCGTCTGATCCGGATTGTAACTGAATCATGGGGTATGTCTCAGCGAGCTGTTGAGTCGTGTACTCTTTAGACTGTGGGTGCTCACGGCTCAGGTGGAAATGGTTCATTAGGTCTTGTTGGATCGACAGATGATACTTGCGGTCGATGGACACGAAAAAAATATGCCCACTCGCGGCGTGGATGACCTTTACCAATGTGCAGTATTTGTTGTACGAAAAGTACTCCAAAATGGTATAGTCGTTGGACTGCAACAGTTGATTAAACTTGTTCAAATCCGCCATAATGTTGCAAACAATTTTGCAGACACGCACTACGTCTTTAACCCGATGGCTCATGACTTTTCTCCTTCGACTTTCCACATGGGTGTATTCGTGAGGCTATATTTCTTCGCGGCGACGTTGAACGCATTCTGATAACTAAAATAGATCCAGCTGATAATCAGCAGGTTACACATCACGTTCATGAGCATTCCTTTCATGCCGTAATTGGCGTAGAAAATCAACGAAGTACCCAGCGTCCAAAACAACCCGATGATGATATAATCTCTCAACGCGATGATCGCGTTGTTCAAAGTCGTTTGGTCCGTGCTGAAATTTTTGACCGAAAATTTACTCGACATCTCCACAGACCCAATTGCAAACTGGAAACTGGAAAATAAGATGGCTTTTCCCAGGATGTACGCCATGCTGTTCTTACGCGACAGAGCGGCGAGTGATGGAATTGCCATCGGTGGAAAAGGAGGTCGGTTCATCGGGGCATTCATGCTTTACTTTAATGTTTATTATACTACCATAAAATCTTTGTTGATTCTTGTTTCAATTGTGTAGGAATGCAGATTTTACTCATTGGCGAGGAAACCCACTTTGGTCAAGCCTTACTTTTGGCATTGGCAGAACACTCGGATGTGTCTCGAATTACCGCGATCCGTAGTGATTGTTCAGACCTAGAAGCGATCGAGGATCTCCTCGAAACCAACATGTATACCCGTGTATTGTTTTGCGACGACGAAACCCAGCCCGATACCGTCCGTGAGAGTTTGTTTCTTCCGGTTATGCTCGCCCTTATTTGTCAGACTCAGCGCGTACACTTCACGTACATCGATCGCGCGCGCCCAGGAGAACGAATAGGTGTGTACACCCACATCTTACTCGAACGTCTCGATCATGTATTGCTGTATCTCGTCCACGATGAACATCCATCGAGCTCGGTACCCATTTTCTCCGATCAACACGCTTCTTTAGCCTTGGAAATTTTACTGTATGGACACACTGGAAAATTCAATATGGTCACAAACCATGTTTAAACGGTATCGCTAAGAAAAACAGAATAACTACGAAGATCCCTAGTGTGAACATCAAGGATTGGACATATTGGGATTGCACGGATCGCGAGACCCATCGTCCAAGTGTATAATACATTGCGCTCAAGGAAAAAATCGCGTATACGCATATCCACAATAAATATGTCGAAAAACGAGCAGGTTCTGCATTTGCATCCTCCAAATATTTTTTACGAGATTCGGGGGTGCTATAGGCCGGTTCGGCCCATCTCGCATGAATACTCTCGGCTGTGCTACTCGCCACGTACACCACCAGAGAAGCATGCACAAGAGCGACGAATGTAATCATACCCCCTTTTAGACTGAGTGGATCGGTCCAGTCAGTCTCGCCTTCCTCTCGGCTCACCAAACGTTGTTGTCGCAAGGGTGGTGTCGAGAGTAAATCAGGCTCGGGCGACAGCGCGAGTGGTGGGGGTACTACGACTCTAGGTCTAACTTTAGGTTCAACTTTAGGTTCAACTTTAGGTCCAGAAAGTAAAGGCGAAGGTTCACGAAACAGATACTCTAGACCGTATTCGGTAGATCTGGACCCGATGCTTTCCATTTTCTTTTTGGGAGGAGGAGGTACGTAGGGCGAAGGTTCACGAAACAGATACTCTAGACCGTATTCAGTAGACCTGGACCCGATGCTTTCCATTTTCTTTTTGGGAGGAGGAGGTACGTAGATCGTATCGGGAAGGGAACTATCAAGAGGTACCATTCCACCACCCGTGCGGAATTTTGCACGAGGCGGGACAAGAAAACTTTGTTCGAATGTTCGTCTGTCGACCCCACCCGCGCCGTACTCAATCATCAACGGTAGTACTGGTTCTTCCGGTCTGGACTGAAGCCCTAAATAAAGAACCACTTGAAGGAATACCAGTACCAAGAAGACACCGAACCAGGTAGTAGACCGATTATTCGAACTCGTGTCCGGAACGATCGGTGGTGGTGGCGGCGGGTTGAGATTCGGAGTCTCGTCTGCAGGTGGTTGAGTCGGTCCTTTAGGCGTGGACGTGTTAGATGTTTCAACATTCGTTTCTTCTTCCGGTTGTTGAGGGGGTGAACTCGACGACGCGGTTACTATTCGTACAAGCAACGCGCCTACGACGATACTCAAAAGCGCAGTGTCTGCGATGATCAATTTTTTCCGCAAACGAGCGTCCATTTTATTTCAAACGAGAAAACATTTTACGCCAGGAAATGAACAAGCTTATCCGAAAACCCGGTACGATCCGAGATGAAATCATCGTTTGTTTTCCATTGGTTCCGGTGCTGTTCGTTGATGTTTAACACCTCAGTGTACACATGCATATTCGCGCGGAGCAGAGGATCGCGAATCAGATCGTGTGTTTTCTGAAATCCCGGGTCTACTTGGAGCTGTTGTTCCTGAACGGGATCGAGGTACCGGAAATTTTTTCGACTCAGATCTGTACAAACCAATTTCGGCTTGTTCGTCTCCGAATCTTTCAGGATTACCTGCGCGGTAAACTTGGCAATTTCATCGGGACCACCAAAAAATATATCCGGCGTAAAGTGATCGTTCAATAGTTTCTTGATATTTTGTTTGTCAAGATCGTACGGAGCCAGTTGGTTGATGATATTCAACGTCCGCTGGTTGGTCTGATTCATCTGCATCGCATTGTTCGTGCTTGTACTGGTGGTACTGGTGCTGATGTGCGGGCGTTTTGCCAGCTCGAAAATTTGTTCGCGATAGATTTGGGTCAATAATTTCTGATCTCGGAGCTGTACAAGTAACGCATCAGTCTGAACTTCGGACTCTCGCCGAACGTCCTGTAATCGAGATTCGTAGTAGGTTTTCAACATCTCGAGCTGGGATTCCGATTCTTTACGAATCTCCTGTAGTCGGGTTTCGTAGTGTGTTTTCAGATTCTGGAGTTGTGCATCGTACTGAAGTTGTTGTTCAATCAACGGTCGCTGTTTACATCGATGGTTTCGGAGTGAACTCACACGAGCGTATTCAATTCCACAGTACTCACAACGATTCATGGTGTGGTGTTTTCTTATTGGAAAGAACATTCGTAGCAAAAATTCAATTTCGAGGATTTCGAGGTCACGAATACCTGCACCAAAACGGTGCACGATTGCACCAAAACGGTGCACGACTGCACCAAAAATGTGCACGACTGCACCAAAACGGTGCACGCTGCACCAAAAATGTGCACGACTGCACCAAAATGGTGCAGCAGCTTCATTCTGAGCCCGGTAATGAACAATTTTCCCAAGCCTAAAAGTAGGGTGAGAAAAAAATCTTCATCGAAAGCAGGTCAACAATAAGATGGTTTGGTCGAACGAATCCGGATGTCTTTTTTTCAGAAATCGATTCTCACACACAAAAAAGTTTGTGTGTTGGAAAAAAAAATTGTCAGAGAATTGTTTTCAACAAACGAATCCGTCGGAGTCCGCGAGACACACGACATTCACGAGCGGTCTTCTCTGACAGCTCCGGATGTCGTGCACTGGACGACCCAATGACCAAGTCTAACGGTGAAACCTCTTGTCGAGTTAAATCCTTAAAGTGCATATTACTAAAAAAATATGGATCGCTATTATACCTACTACAATTGTATCCGTATGTACGCATACGACCCGACGTATACATGCGTCGCTTACGGCGATCCTTTTCGAATTCCACGGCAACCCGATGCGTGTGAAAATATTATTGTTCCTGTCCATAAGTGGGTACCTGTCTGGTATCATTCACGTTACCTTACGCAAACGCTCAAAGATCGGATTTCGGTCTCCATCGTTTAAAAAAAAAATAAAAGCAAGGGTTGCTTTGATTTTTTACAAGCAGTTTAGGAGTACGTGAAGTGACGGATACGAACAGGTCCGCTGAATTTGCGCTTGACTTCTTCAACAGTCATCACGGGTTGACCGTTACGCTGATTGACCGAATTGTGCATATCGACGTAGAAACGAATCAGATTTTCGCGACTCGAGACGATATTGTCCTTGTCTTTCCGGTGTTTTTCGACCCACTCTCGAGCGTGGACGGCACATTTCTGGCATGCTAGCATTTCAGGAATCCCATCGATGAATCCCCAGTATTTGTCTCGTTTTTCGGGTGGGATCACTTCCGGGGCAGACATCGATCCCAGATGCACCACAAACCAAAAACTCTCTCCCCAGACTTCAGGAGAGTGTAGATTTTGGTAGGTTTTTTCCGCGACATGGATCTCAATAGGTGCCAGATTCACCTCGATGGGTGGAGGAATGTCCATGGGATAGGTACAGTTGTGAAGCGCACGGTACATTGTGTGTTTATTGTTATTCGCGAATTTTTCTTAAAATCATCGTCGTCATGTCAGAACCCAATCGTCATCGTCGTCTTCGTATTCGAGAGGTTCCGGGAGTAAAGTCTTGGAAGATGCGTCGTAGATCATCTGGCAAAAGAGGTTGTAGTTCTGGTGCATTTTCCACTGGATGTGTGTACCCACCTCGAAATCATAACAAGACAAAATGAAGTTGCAGTACAGGCTCTTCAACCAACGGTTGTAACAATCTTTCCAGACCAAAAAGTCCGCTGCTGTCATTGTTTACTAGGGAGACTTTTTTTTTAAATCTTCGGTCGAAATTTCTTCGATTTTTTCACCGACCAACGCAGATTCTTGGAGTTCGGCTAGTTCCGCCTGGATGAGCGCGTCCAAATCCTCTTCGGGAGCGGGCGCTGAGGCGGGTGCTGGAGACGGTGCTGGAGCGGGCGCTGGAGACGGTGCGGGTACAGAGGATTCCGCGGGCTTTGTCGCAGGTACAGGAGGTTTAGGTTTAGGTTTGGGTTTGGACATGGACGCTGTTGGAATCGTCGGAATGGGCATGAACGGTGCGGCTGTTGCCGCTGCGCTTGGGATCGGCATGCTCAAGAAGGACGAGAGTTGTTGTTGTTGCAGGAATTGTTGTTCGAGCTTTTGTATTTTTTCGTCTTGCTCTTCGATGCGCAGCAACAATTTCTCGATCTGACTCGTCGTGCGTTTACGATAACTGGACATCCACACTACTAGACTACAGAGGATCAAAATCTCAGAAAGTATATGCAAGTACACGGGGTTTTGCAATGGAAACATGGTCGATTTTGGATTTGTTTGATGTAAACTTGTTGCGTTTTAAATAAACACACTCCACACACTTTACGGTATGCTAACGTGTCTCTTATCGCGATCGAATCGCGCGGGTAAAAAGTATCGGGTGACGATCATTGATCCCAAACGGGATACGGAACGTACAGTACACTTTGGTGCAACCGGATATTCTGATTACACCATTCATCGGGACCCCGAACGCATGGAACGTTATGTACAGCGTCACCGCGCCCGAGAAAATTGGACACGTAGCGGTATATACACCGCTGGTTTCTGGTCCAGGTGGATCTTATGGAACAAGCCTAGTTTCGCAGCGAGCATCCGCGACACTGCGCAGCGGTTTCAGATTCAGATCCGTAATCAAACAGGACGACGTCTTTTAAAACGCGAAAAAAATTAAGTAATTTAAGTATATAAATAAAACATGAATTTCACTGGAGGACAAGACAACAGGGCCTTTCGAACGGACATTCCGGCTCAGGCCCCGTATCATTATATTTCAGCCTACCTCGACCTGAAAGGGTTACACACGGGGCAACTGATCGAAACCGATCCGTACATTTTCTACTTCAATCGAGAAAACAATTTCAACTATCTCAATCGGGCGTTGTACCCCAGCCCGGACAACTACGGTGGATTTTATATGATCGACGAAAATTCGATCATCGGAGAAGTCACCGTGTATGCCAACCCCAGTATCATCTATGAAGGAGATATCGATGATCTGAAATTCGAAGTGGGAGGAGTGTACAAGCCGTCGATCGCATTGGACGAGAGCTTATCGCCTGCTGATTTACTGATCTCACAGTCGATGGATGTATGGGGCGGACCCACGGGTAATGTCCCTGGAGAAATCACCGTCGACGAACTCGAAAATGGACAAGTCTGTTATTACGGACGGGAACCCGCGGATCCCCAAGCCAATCCAGAGAATGAAGCGGATTTGGAATTTGGTTCGCGCCGTTACCTCGCCCTTCGATTTGTCAGCTTACCCAATGTAAACGCCGCCTCAAATACGTCAGACGCTTCGGCTGACCCGAAGGCGAACCGTCATTCCGCCCGTCCCATCTCGCGTCGATATCGTCCCCGACCGATCCACCGCAATCCATTCCAACGCCCCAAACAAAAGGTCATCAATCGACAAGTACGCGTGTTATACGATCCCTTGGTTGAAGTGGGGATGTTCCATGTGGTGGTCAAAGTGTTCCCCAAGTCGATCTACTAACGCGCGTACTTACTTTTTTTGAGACGAATAAATGATTTATTGCACTGTAATAAATCATAAAGTCATGAAACCAAACGCACCTACTCAGCTTCCATACGCAAGCGAAGGATACGTGACGGAACGCCAGCAAGCGCGTATCCCCGAACTCCTCAAGGAGTACGCGCCACATGCCAAACGAATTATGGAAATCGGATTCAACGCAGGACACTCGGCTGATCTGTTTCTGAGAACCAACCCCGATGCACAAGTCGTTAGTTTCGATATTGGGATGCACAATTACGTAAGACAAGGAAAAGATTATATCGACGCCAAGTATCCTGGGCGACACACCCTGGTTTTAGGGGATAGTACGCAATCCGTACCCGAATACAAAACGGATGAACCCTTTGATGTGATCTTCATTGACGGAGGTCATTCGTACGACGTAGCTTCTGCCGATGTCGCCAATTGTAAACGCCTCGCGCACGCGAATACCTTGGTTATCATGGATGATACCATTCGTCAACGACTCGAGTGGGTACGTCACTTCAATGTCGGTCCGAACAAGGCATGGTTAGACGCTATAGAGGCACAAGAGGTCGAAGATCTCGGATTCGTAGACTTGACGAAAGGACGTGGAATGTCATGGGGACGGTATCGACTGTAATCAGAAAAGATTACGGATAAAGGAACTTGCGACCGTGCTCGACGAAAATGTGCATATCCCTAAAGGGTAATTTGCTTGTTCCTGTCACCGGCGAACGATACGCGACAAAATACGTCCCGGGCTCCTCCACGTTGTATACGTCCAGCATGGGTACAATGTCGATGAGTTCATAGGGATAATTGGACGAGTGTCGTGCCCGAAACAGTTCGGTTCCCTCGGGGTAGGGCGTCGAGAGCGGGTTGTACGCAAGGAAGGAATAGTACGGGCGCCAGTCCTTGACTGTAGTCGGTGATTCCGAGGCTGGGGTTTGATAATCATACAGTAACATTAATCGATCCGGATCACTGCGATGTTCCCAGATGATCAGTTGTATTTGTCGCGGGGAAACATTTGATTCACTCATCGTTTGTTTTTTCACACAAGCGTTTTTAGACAAGCGTTTTTCTTACCATTCAAATGAAAATCACGGTAAGAAAACGAGGCTGGTTACATCGTGTTAAGATCGGGTAGATCGTCCAAGTTGATATTGGGGCCTTGCATTTTCTTCTTGGGTGCTTCCTGGGGTGTTGCGCGATTCATGCTGTTGATCGCATTCATAATATTCGATCCGGTTTTGTTCATGATCATCTTACCTACAAGGAAGAAGGCGGTGTTGATGATCACCAAGAACACCAAGCGGATTTCCACCGACCACTGTTCTCCCTCGGGCATATACGATTTTTCTCCTATTTCAATGAGCAATTTTTCGTAACTAGACATGCTCACGATCTGTTGCTGGGTGTATCCTTTCATGTCGAACTTGAGCCAACGACCCAAGGCGTATTCGATCAACATGAAGGCTCCAATGAGGTATCGTTTGTACGTTTCGACTGAACTATCGAGACTGAGACGGCGCACCGTGTCCTCGTACGATCGTGTCATCATACTGAGGTCTGAATGAATCGTAAACGTGGGGATGTTGTGTTCTTTGTACGACTTGCGCAATAAATCAAACTTGAACAACATTTCACGTTTGAGATCTTCGTCTTCCACTTGCAACCGAGCTGCGTCCGCGAGTTCGCGACGAACTGTAGTCGCTCCTTGTTTTTCGAGTTCGCTGAGCGTGGGCAACCGTTTCCGGCTACGCTGATACTCCTCGAAACGCGACGACTCTCCTCCGGCTGCGGGTGCGACTTGCGCGGACGATTCACCACCGCCCCGTTTCGCAAGTAGATCTTGAAGTTTGTTGGAAAGTAACGCGTGTTGCGTGCGCTTGGGATCATTGGTGTCTTTCGAACCTAAAGTCTCACCACGGGATTGCGCGTCGTCGTCGTCGCGTAGTGCGGCTTCTGGATCGCCATGGATTTGACGATCGAGTTGTCGGAAACGATCCTCCGAGCCCGCTTCCGACAATGCCACTTCGTCGTCGGAATGAATCGACTGGGGTGGAGCGCGTACCGAGGACTCTGGGGTGAACTTGTGACGTTTGACACTCGACGAGGACGAAGTCGTGGGACTTGGTAGAGGTGAAGGGCTGTGTGTTATGGGACGGGGAAGCGATTCGAGATGTTCGGGAGGTTCATAGTCTTTGTTTACGAGATGTTGTTTGATTTTCGTCTTATTCTCAATCAACTCGAGATAAAGTTGTTCGACGCGCCCAAACGACTGAGGGTGATCTATCGGTTTACGATCCAGAGGAATTTTCTGGATAACCAAAGTTTCTTTGGAGGGCATTTTAAATCATTTCCGAAGAACTTTAAGTCATCACGGGTAGCAACGTGGACTAAAACTCTTGGGATTTAAAATTCTCGCATCGAAATGCTTGGTCATTTTTCAAAATTCTGGGTACCTTTCACACCTCATGGGCAATACCGACTCTGTAAATCACCGGGGACGCAAATCGTTGTGGAAAAGGTCTACTGGCGAGAAAGTGTGGTATAAACAAGGACAAGATTTTGACATGGTCTTTTACGGATGTCCCTATTGCGAGAAGAAGATGTCTCAGTCTCGCGCAGAAGAGTGTGTGTTTCGACACATGCTCGCTTACTATCGCTACAAAGTGATGGGTAAGTTACGTAAGGACCCCGACTTCTGGTTGGCGGAATGGGGGTGTGTCTTACCCAATGACCCACTCTGGGAACATCGGTGGTTAACAAAATTCAGTCCAGTATACTGGGAACGTGAAAACATGAGTAAGTTGATGGAGAAAGTGGATACGAATCGGTACGATTTGTCTACAGCCGAAGCCGCGTGGTCCAACTTCCGAGCAGACTGGGAAAAAGAACGAATCGGTGAATTTCCCAAGTACCGCGCGGAATTTCGACAATTCTTGAAAACTCTACAAGTAACCAAGTCCGGGGATCGTGTGTACGCATATGACATACGCGTACAGGAACGCAGTCGCGAAATCACTCCTTCCAATTTTCTTTTGGCTACAGTTCAAAACATCGACTTCACAAGGAATCGAATCCAGATTCGATTCGATTTTGACTCAAATAGTGTATGGATGCCGATGCATCGCGAAGGACGCGATTATCTTAAACCTTTATTGGTGGTCTCGCCCGTTCATACTCCCTTGGTGGATCCGACGGAGTTTCCTCTGGAAGAAAAGGAACTCGCTGGAGCAATACCGAACGACGAACGGCAACTTCAGGTAGATGTGATGGACTGTCACGGGAAATGGTACCAAGCAGAAATACGAGAATTTCGAGATGATCAAGTACTGATTCACTACGATGGTTGGCCCGATCGTTACGATGAGTGGATCGGAAGCGACTCCGATCGCATCGAACCGCTGTTTGCACGTACAGCGCCGGATGTTTTCCACGCTATACAGTGCGGAAGAGCTGCAATTCGCAAGGCGGCTCCTGAACCTACATTTAAACCGACTCTCTTTCCCCATGTCGTCGCGGATTTGTTAGAGTTTATTGATCAGAATCATATCAACTGCGAAGACTGCAAAGAGCCGATGACAACGCAGACCTTTCATCTCACTCGGTGTTTTCATATGATCTGCAAATTGTGTAATCACGCCCGTGGGGAGCGTTGTTTTTGCGGACACCCGTTCGCGGACACGATGGCGATACCAAAGGATTTTTTGAATACTTTAGCTCATTTTGGGAAACTCGCGAAATGGGAATGCGTAGTGTGTATGGAACCAATGACCGACAAAAACTTTCATCTGACTTCCTGTTTACATAAGGTCTGTAAGAGCTGTTTACATGAAATCAAGACTCGACACAACCCCAGTTGCCCACTGTGTCGTCAAGAAATAAACTCGTAAAAATACTCGTCCTTGCGTCATTTTTCAAAATGTCAACTAACCGTGACACGACCTTCAAATGCGCTTTATGCAAAACACGAATGGAGTACAAGGAATATTCGTCTACATGCTTACACTGCGAAACTTTATGGTGCCTGGAGTGCGATTCTAAAATTGGAACTGACCCTTGTCCTTCGTGTCAGACTTCTCCTTTTATTGTCGGCATCCATCACCGTCTGGATCGAGAAACGGCGATCGGAGTCGAATTCCCCGATTCGCGGTTTCCAATCTACATTCCGCTTGACGAATTCCATGAACTTCCTTTTGTGCATGCCTTCTCGTGGGAAACGAAGCGTCGAGTCTACCCCAAACCTGCTTTTTACTGGATTCTAAAGGAGTGGGGGAAACTTCAAACGTGCCTCGGACCCTGTACCTATTGTCATCAGTTCTGTCCAACCATGCATTTTTCAAATTGTTTGACTTGTGGAAAGACGTGGTGCACCGATTGTGATGTCCAACTCCGTTCGCGGGGGTGTCCCTTCTGTACCTCATCCGTTGCCTCTCTTTCGCGCAATTTAACCGCTACTCACTTACCTCCTCGTGTTCCCTTGAAAACTAAACCCTCCGTTCATTCGCGCCCTGCTTCCGTTCTTCCTCCTTCATATGAATCTGTTTTTGGTAATCCGAATAAAAACTATCGATAAATACTAATACTACCGTTTGTGCGGAGAGAGAGAGAGAGAAAGTGGTAGCCACCTAAAAAACGTGACTATTCGGTCACACGACGAATGTATCCAATGAAAAACGTCGCACCAAACAGCACGATCAGTACGAGTGCGGTTCCATACAACCAGGTCAGTCGTTTTTGGCGTTCGGCATCTGTCTCTGTTGCATCTGCGACAATAGTCGCTTGAGTTGTGCTTGTGCTGGGTTGGAAGACAAACACTTGGACAAACAAGGAAACCAATCCAATCCCCATCAGTACAAAAATACACACAACGATCGTGAGCACACGGGTGGCCGCAGGTTCCTGAATATTGATTTTCCACTCCGAGTCTGGACTACGAAGGAAAAGGACAAATGCGAGAATGGCGAGAATCAGCGAAAACCCAAGAAGCAGATACGGCCACGAGTCTCCAAAGTGTTGACGCAGCACTGCGGTTAGCGTATCGAGCCGAGTACGGGCAGCGGATTCACCTACAGACTGTGGATACGGGCGATGGAGTGTGTACACTGTGAGTATAAGTACGAATACACACCCCGCCATGACCAACCCGATAATACTTAGGATCCGGGTGGTTTCATTGGAAAAGGCGGTGGGAGGAGGAGGGGGTGGAGCAAGAGGGATAGGCTCCGATCGTACGTCATTCGCATTAGTCGTCATAGGATTTTATTATACGCTCGATTTTTTCCTGTTCCTCTGGAGGGACCATACTCACCACATAATCTGCGATGGCGGGCGTCAAACGTTCGCCGAAACACGACATAATGTAGATTCGTTTCAGCGCAGTATCCGTTTTTCGTAACTGATTCCATTTCATTTTCAAGTGCCACACCCCTTTGATTTTCTTCAGGTAGCTGGGATACATCTTCTTCAGATCGATATACGTAAATCCAATCGAAGGTTTATGGGGCGTGTCGTCCATCCATACGATAATGTACAACCGGAGCTTGTCGACATACGACGTTGTCAATAATTCTTTGGAGAGAATGTGTCGTTCGTCGACGATACGCTCCAGCGTGGGAGGAATATTTTGGAGCATGGGAAAGAAACTGTTTTCCAGAAAAGTAAACGTTTCGCGTAATTTACAGTCGAATCCGTCTTTCCACTTGCGCCAGTTTTCTTTTCCTTTTTCGGTTGTACCGAAAAAATCCCAGCCGCTGGTAAATACATTTTTCCACTCGGGATTGCCGAAAATGGACGCGTACGCGGTCTTTCCGATGGTCATTTCGATGGCGTTCATACCAGCAAATTCGCCTCCTTTTGTGTTTCCACATTGTGATCGCGGACCGGTGCAGTATCCTTCGTGACAGACCGAGTCCGCGGAACAGTCACTTTGTGAGGAACATCGCTTAGCCGCTCCTACACAACGCCCAGATGCGCAGATCGAGTCTTTGGAAAAATAGTTTTTCCATTCATCCTCTGACCACGAGACGGGAGTACAATCATCGTCCGTTGTGCAGGTTCGTCCGTCTGCAAGCGCGAAATCGGATACGTACTTGTCACAGTAAGGAGCCGTCATGAAACACTTGCCTATGTTTTTGTGGTAGTAAAAGGGCGGAACATGGGTCAACCCTGGCGCGCGATCAGAACCTTTACACTCGGTGGGATAATCCGCGGGACCTACACATTTTTTACGAAAACAACTCTTTCCCGAGGGACAGTCACCGTCGACTTTACAATCTTTGGCGTCTGGTGCAGGCGTAGGAGTACACCGCGATTTCGGATTTTCACACCATTCGCGGAGCACATGATTCCCAAGTACGCATCGACCTCCACCTTTACATACTTTTTCTCCCGGGGTTTTGTCACTGGCTTGACAGGTCGCTGTACCCAAACAATCGGCATCCGTCTGACACGTGCATTCACCAGAGGCTAAACAACGTGAATTGGCACCCCCGGGACAAGGACTGGTTTCCGGATCGCACTTCATCAGATCGGTGTAATGCCACTCGTAGTAACGCATATCCAAATCTTCAGTGAGCGGACAATCGGTTTTATTCGAATTACACACGTACGGTGATTTGGAAAACTCTTCACACTTGGCTTGAGAAACAATCTCACACGTACCTGTGTTGAACACGTCCTTGTTGAGCACAGGGTCGTACGCACACAATTTCAGTCCGTTTTCCGCCTGGGTGCAATAGGGTGTTTTCGCGGAAACGTCCGAACAATCCGCATCGGTTTCGCACACCACATCCGAGTAGGAACGGGGTTTGTTCCACAGCTGGCGATTCGGTTGAGGGCGCCACTTAATACAGTTTCCTTTGTCCTTGCAGAATGCGCGGACCACTTCAGGGTCAGTGCATAGTGCATGATCGATTTGGTCTTGCGCAAAAGCCTGGGCTAGACCATAATCGAGTGCGGTATGACGGGTGTAAACAGTGTCAGTCGAAGACATTTATTTTCAATACGTTTATTTCAATAGAGGAAAAGAATGGTTAATTAGCGAAACACGGGGTCCGTGGTTGGTAGTGTTTACACGTACTTGAAAATCAGAAACAAGACGAACGCGATCGCCGTAAGAATCAGCGGAGAATATTTGATGAGCCACTTCGACACGATAGGATTGTTGTTCCCGAAGAAATTCACAAACTGTTCACCCATGACTTGCATCATTTGCGGTGTCAGATCGGGTGGATCGAAATCCGGTGGCATTTCTAGCGGCTGACCATACGAATTATACTTGAGATTGTACAAATACAGAAATTCGTACTCACTCTTGAGCGAGATCAGTTCGTCCTGTCGCGATTCGGTCAACCCGAACTCTTTCATATGCCGGTCTTCGATCTTCTTCAGGTCGGTATCTTCCTCGTCACTATCGTCCTTCTTTTTGTTACTCGGAATGGTAGGAAACAGACTTTCCACGCGTACATCGATGGGCCATTTGGCATAGTATTTGTACTCTCCGTTGGCGTAGAACGCAGTTTCATTGGGAATCACGTATTGCCGAAACATTTCGTCCATTCCGTCTGTGTACGATTGGAACGACTGCGCGTCAAGTGCTTTATTGAGGTCGCATGGGTCAATGGTATCCACCACCATGCCTACCACCATGGTCACGAGGGAAAGCATAAACAATACATTGGTAAAAGCCAGCGCACGGATGGCCAGTGCCGTACCCGTCATTGCCAGAGACGCTATCACTCGCATGAGTGCGATAAACACACGTACCGATCCTTTCGCGACGTTTCCAATGAGTCGGGTAACGGTTTGCTGCATACCTCGACGGACCGCTCCGTTAAGGGCTACCGTATTGAGCAGATATTTGGCATATCCTCGCTGCAAGGTTCGAGCACCCGATTGGGTAATGATCTTTCCACCCTGAGAACTCATCCGATTCACCCACGGGAATCCAAATCGTTTCATCTCACTCGCCACATTCTTCCAAAGTTGTTGAGAATGTCGTTGAAAAAATTTTTGGAAACGAGGCAATCCATAACTTTCATCCGTGAGTAAAAACATAGAAACCTGCGAAGGATCCATGATCATTCCTACCGTCAACATGTACGGCATGTCACGGATCATGTATCCAATGGACGTTCCTATTTTGGTCGCTTTACCGGCCGCTGTATTTTCCTCAGCGTCTTGCTCGCGCATTGCACGTAACATTTCACAGGCCGAATCGAACGAAGCACGATATTGTTCGGGGACGCGATCTTTATACTTACTGGGATCCTCGCAGTATTGCGCGGGAGTAGGCATTTGAGTTTGGGTCGTCGCGGGTGCAGACATGATACGATTTCTTTTGTTTATGATCTGCTCCAATTTTTTTGTCGTTTCACAATAAAACACTCCTCCTCATGGCAAGTATTGTTCGAAACACCTCGAAAAATGCACGTAAAATGATCAAGAATATCCGAAACATGCCTGATGCGACATTCTCGAAATTCATGGACGATGTCGCTGATGCTCCAACTGGAACGAAAATCAAAGTCGGTGACCGTACGTATACTCTGGGTGGAACCAACGGCGCATGGACACTCGTCGACGATGCTCTTCCCGGTTCAACCATGCGGTTAACGCAATTATCGGATGAATTGTCTCCACCCATTGTCATCAAGAATGGTACACCACGCGTAGATATGAACGATTTTACCACTAGTGTTCGAACGGGACTCAGCGAAACGGGTGAATTGCTGACCCCTGCACAACTGGATGAAGCCGTAAAGGCCACTACACAACAAATCGCCAACAGTCCCGCGATTTCTCGTCTGAGTCGATTAGACAATAGCGCCCAAGTCGTCGATCAAACCGCGTTACCCCGAGGAACATCAAACCGGAACGTCATGCGTTCGTTGACCGATCCCGTGCGCGCAAACCCCACGCCGTTCGCTACGCGTCAAATGGTCAATGCCATCGACAGTCAAGTGGTCGATGGTGCCATTGGAAACACCATCGGTTCCTTGGCTAAAAAGGGATCCACATCGTCCCTGAACGTCGCAGAAGCAGCACGTGTCGGAAGAGAGCTTGTCGAGAAAGTCAATGCCGGTGCAAGCAAAGGTCGTTTCGGACCCAGCGTCCGAGAGTTTGTCAAAAAATATCAATCAGAACTTTTCGCTGTGGGAATGTTTATAGTTGCAGGTCCATTGATGGGGTATATCACCGCAGATGCCGTAGATTCAACTACTTCAACTACTCCTGCTACTTCAGCTACTCTTGATCAACGCGCTCCTTTTGCCGCCGCCGCAGCGACGCAAAACATTCCCAACGAAGACGAAGCACGTTACGATGCATACAGTCTGTTTTTAATCAACGCTGCGCTTATTCACCAGAAAGACGTGAATGGGTGTTGGTTGTACGATAAACTTCGTGGAACCTTGACCAAAGTAAAGGTCTTATCGTGTGGACGAGTCACGCTTGACAACGCAATGGACACATGCCCCACGCAAAATTACGCTCCTGGACTCGACGCGAGTATCCAATCGTGTCCCAGTACATTGTTCAATCCGTGTCTGAAATCCAGTTCCCGACGAACCCCCAACGCCACGACTCCCGCCGTTCCCAACGTATGCGACCGATACGTGTACAACACCAACGGCGCCGCGAATGGTTCACGTCCCGCAGCTGTCACCGGTGTGACCGCGATCGACGCCTGTGCAGGTCTCGAAGCGGACCAGACGTGTTCAACGTTTTGCAAAGCCGATCAGTTCAACCTTCCGGAATACATGCAACTGATTTGTATCAACATGGATCTTCCAACGGCGTATGCGGATTTCATCTCGGAATTGGGGTTGAAACCCGTGGAGATGTTCTCCTCGGCAAAAGCGAACAATTCCCCTCCGCCATCTCCCAAATCTGGAAGTGCATTGTTATGGATTTTAGGAGGCGCATCTGCCATACTTTTGGGTTTGGTCGTGTACGCACTCATCCGACGCAAACGATCATCATCTGCTAATGCTGCCTCGATTATGGTTGTAACGTGAAGACTTTAGGAACCGCTTGATTTTTTTTCACATGTAGAATAAAACCATTAATGTCACTTTCAGTAGCACAAAGGTCTTTCAGATTTGGTCTAAATAAAGCCAACAAACTCGACGTATCCCGAAAATTTCGAGAACTAGCTCAAATGAATTGGGAAGATTTCAAGTATGATATCGATGTCGATTTTGGACCAAATGCTAGAGCCAGAGTTCGTTTGGGTAACAATAATAAACCGATATTGGTGTCTGTGGCAGATCCTCCCCTCTTTTTGGGTACAGTAGACGACTTCATTCAAGATCTCAATATCAAGGTTGATCTCGACGCCAATGGTACGGTGAACATAAAGCAACTATCGGATGCGCAGCTGGAACCTTTTCAGATCAAACTGAAAGATGAAGGATTTCCTGACGATCAAATAACAGTGATGAGCAATGATCGAAAGGCTGCGGTAAACAATAGTGAACTCGTAAAACAATCGGATATCAGCCAACAAGCGAATTCGGCGTCTTCCGCTAATAAGAATAGTGTTTCCGAAGCCGAAGTGAAAGAGAATATTTCAGATCAAAAAAACGATTTATCCGACTCAATTGATCGATCGACTGTGACCACAGCACAAGCAAAGGAAAATCTACAAAAGTTTTTCAGCACACGAGATACAGCCCGCAAAGCGACAGGTGGAACTCCAGTGATACCCAAACTGGAACGCGCGTTAGAATCCAAAGGTCTTTTGGATGCCGGCGAGAAACTGACCAAAGGCGCGGAAGCGTCCAAGGCGTCGTCTAAAGTGAAAAAATGGTTCAAACGATTGGGTGTGTTCATTGGGGCTGTAAGTGTGCTGTTTGTGGGCGCCGCTCTTGAAGATATTATCGCGTTGGCAACGGAAACTACACTCGCCGCTGCCGCGGAAGAGCATCAAAAGGATCAGAACGGATGTTGGCTGATCGATAGTATCGCTCTGACAGAAACCAAAGTCAAACTATTGACGTGTGGTACCTTTGATGTGTCGACGGCGATGGAGACGTGTGCGTCACAAACGTATACGCCCGCTAACGCGGCTACCATTACCAAATGTCCAGTTACAACATTCAACCCGTGTGCCAAAAGTAGTCGGAGTCGTGCCACGGACCAAAGCGTCCCGTTGGTCCCCGATGTGTGCGATATGTACTTGTATAAGGGTACAGCACCAACCGCTGTCACTGGTGTCACCACAAAAAACGCGTGCTTGAATACGGACGGAACACCGTTGAAAGACACGGAAGCGTGTTCTGTTTTTTGTTCCACGGCGAATTTCAATCTCCCTTCACACCAGGTACTAGTGTGTCGATCGTTAACCTACCCTGAAGCGTATGCGCACTTACTCGCTACGATCGGCGTTGACCCCTCTAAAGTCTTCCCACCCAAAGGCGAGACGAACCCTACAGAAACGTCTGGTGCGCCTCAGCTAACGGCGGTGTCCAAACCGTTGGTCATCACGGCTGCGGTCCTAGGTGGAGTCTTTTTGATTTTGTTGGTGATCTATTTTGTGTGGTAATAAAACAATGGCGTTGAAGATTTCGCAACTTCAAAGAAAGCTTGTTCTTGCTAAAGTGACAGACGCAAATGCATTCCGTACCACCCTCGCGAAACTACAGCCTGGGGATACGATTCCGTTCAAGTACAAAAGCAGCAGCAAAGGGGCTGTCCAGGAGTTCAAGGCTAAAGTGGAAACGGGATCGGTCACGTTTTCCAAGCAAGGTAAGCTTGTTACGCAGAAGAAGACATACCTCACCGACGTGAACAATCCCGCGTCGAAAATAGATCTCGACGAGGTGTTTGGGTTTGCAGGATTGAATATGAAAGTAGACGTCGATGGCATTCCACAGCTCAACGTTGAGGATGCCGCGCGTGCTGGTGACGACATCGAAGCTGTAGCTGTAGACGAAGGTGTGGACCCAGCGCAAGCAAAGTCGATGAAACAAGCATTCTTGGAATATTTCAATAACAATCCGTTCAAGAAATTTGTCGATCGGTTTCGAGCGAGTCGTCGAGTGGCCGACAATGCACGACCACCGAACGAACAAGCCAGGGTCAAAGCGGAGGAGGTGAAAGTCGAGTCCGAGGTAGACGCCGCGTCCATCTCGCGTCGCGCGGCGATCGACGAACCTTTAGCGGTCGAAGTCAAACAGGTCGCCGAGGATGCGTCCGATGCCGCAAAGGTCGAGCAGAAGCTTGATGAACTCAAAAGTGATCCGGAAGCAAAAGCACCCATTGACAATAATCCGGTGTTAGAATCTGTAAACACTCCTCTTGAACGGATATTTGTGGAATCGATTCTCGAACCTCCAGGTCCATCAGTACGTAAAGGACTGCGTACAAAGTGGCAGGAATGGCGTAACCGCCCTCCGAATGAGCGTCGTGCAGCGGAAGCGGTGGCCACTCCCGCGCCCGTGGAGGAAAAGGCGATTGTTCAAATGGTCGAAAAAGAACTCCCCGAACGTGCCAACAAAGCCCGTTCCGAAAACAAAATCTCCACTGAAGTGCAGAAACAATTGACTGACGCACCCAAAAGTAGTTTGTGGACAAAGCGCGAGAAAATCGCGGCAGGCGCAGTAGCCGGTACACTACTCGTGGGCGGAAGCGTCGTCGGTGCGATGGCATGGTATCGTGCACGCGCGTCCATGGCCGGGGCAGTCGCCCAACACCAACAAGATCTCAATGGTTGTTGGATGTACAACAAATTGGATGGAACGAAAACCAAGGTCAAATTATTATCGTGTGGCGATTTGGATCTCACATCAGCTATGGAAACCTGTAGCACACAATCGTTTGTTACGGGTAGCACGAGTATCTCCGACTGTCCTAACACTACGTTCAATCCGTGTACGCGAAACAGTAAGAACCGTTCCACCAATTCACAGATCCCCCTTGTACCAAATGTGTGCGACACGTACGTGTCGTCGGGATCACCTGCAGCCATCGAAGGAGTGACCACGATTCCGGCTTGTCGCAAACTCGATGGATCAGCGTTACCGTCGAAACAATCCTGTTCCCCGTACTGTCAGACCGAGAATTTCAATCTTCCTCCTCACCTGGCGCTGATGTGCATCGATGTGGATTTTTCAACGGCGTTTGTCGATTTGGTGAGCGCGCTCGGATACGATCCACAAACAATTTTCCCACCTGCAAACGCCCAGCTGGTCCCACCGTCCGGACCCTCCAAAGCGGTATGGATCGCACTCGCAGTGATCGGGGTAGCACTGCTTATTGGTTTGGGTGTCTACTGGTTTAAAAACTAAAAAAATCAGCTGCGCTGAAATAAACAAATCATTCTCCATGTCATCATCTGCCTTACGAAACGCGCTTAAAGCAGTTGTGAGTGATGTTCCCGCGACAGCATTCACCCAGATTCGCACGAAACTCGCTTCGGCGGATTTCAACCCCAAGGAAATGATCCAATTGGGTACACTAGTCGACCCGAATACAGCAAATCAATTGCCACTGGGTCTACAGGATGTGTTGAAATCGGCCAAAGGGACCGTTTCCGACGACAAAAAGATCTTCAAGTTGGATACGGGAGAGGAAATTCCACTCGACGAGAACGAGATACAATCGTACTTGTACGGCGATCCGACTACGGGAACTTTTCCACGTGTCGCTGATTTCTATCGGAAATTGGGCGCGAAATCGGATGTACTCGACAGCGCACAGTTTCAGGTCAAAGTCAAAGATCTCAACACCAATTTTGCGGCGACCAAAGCCTATCAGGAATTTTTACGCGAAAAATTAGTCATTCAGTATGGTAATGACTTCGAACGTGTTTATGGAAACACACCGCAAGGAGTCGAACGGTACATCCAGGATTATCCCGAACATGCCTTGCGCTACATCGACGAGCTCAAGAAACGCGATCCTGAAGTGAAACTGAAACTGGAATCGGATCCCAACCTATCCAAGAGTGTGGATAATCTCACGGATGCGGTCAAGTCTAAACGAACCAAATACGCGATTGGTGCAGCGGTCGCCGGTCTTGCGGCACTTGGGACATGGATATACTTGCACGTCGAAGAGTCTCGAAAACGCGAAAACGGATGTCGCATTGTACATCGTACAGAAGGGAATCAAGGAAAAGTGGAACTCTTGACGTGCGATGACGCATTGGTGGAAGCGGCACAAAACTCCGCTTCTGATGTACGAGTCGTTCCTACTTGCGCGACCCAAAACTACCCTGCGCAGACCATGGTGGCGTGCACCGTAGAGACGTTCAACCCGTGTCTCATGGACGCGAAAAGTCGCGCAGACCAAAAGTCTATTCCATTGGTACCTGATGTATGCGACAAGTATGCATACCGTAAAACGTTGGGCGCCAAAGATACTTCTGGAGCGGCACAAAAGGTCAATGCGTGCGCGGTCACATCGAAAGACAATGCGTGTTCAAAAGACTATTGCGACGCGTCCAAATTCGCCATGTTCAAAAACCAACCGGATCTCAAATTAAAATGTGTCAACCTCACTTGGAGCCAAGCGCTCGCCAACGAGATCATCAAGTGGGGAAAGGACATTTTCTGTACCGTCTTTCCGTTTTGTGGCGACGAAGGACCGCCTATTTTTCCCAATTGGTACAAGTATATCATCGGGATTGTACTCGGAATTATCTTGTTGTACGTAGGATTCCGTTTGTATCGTAAATTCGTGAGCGGCAGTCGTTCAACGAATGCCTTTGGAGATTCGTTGAGTGTCAGTGAACGCCAGCGGTTATTGGCACGTTTGGGTTGACTGACCAAAACACCGTGAACGAATAATTCCTTCCTCGTGATTAATAAACACCATACTGTAACATGGACACAAATAGTACACTGTTTCTGATTTGGATTCTTTTGACCCTTATTCTACTGGGGATGACCATTGTCGCGATATTGAGTTTTCAATCGGTCGTCGACCACTTGCGTACCATCGACGCCAAAAATTGGACAGAAGGTACGTACAAAACCATCGGCGAATTACTTCGGGAACATATCACGTGGATCCTCTTGATTGTGGTGTGTATCGCCGAATTAACGAGTATCGCGTTCGACCCAGTCCGCGGATGGTTTGGTGCGAACCCGTTCCTCGCCTCAGGACTCTACCTTCTTCCGGTGCTGATCCTGACGATAGTACTCGTCGTGCTCCGTTTCGTCAAAAAATAACCGTTTTCGTGTAAATAAAATGATCTTTGATCTGGCGCAGTATAAACGCTTACTCATTTTATTTCTCGGTGCCATTGTTGTGTTTGTGGGCTTGTTTATCGCTTGGGATTTAATGTACGTGGACAAGAGTGATACTTCGTCTGGGTCCGAAATGAATCGTCAGCCCTTTCCCAAAGTGCAAGCGCAAAATTTACCCGATGCGGCGATCAGTCTGTCGCAGTGTACCAACGAGCTACAAAAATGCACGTCGGATTTCGACTGTATCAAGTGCGATGAGAGCGGCAAGTTCAAATGTACTTCGGTCGAGCGCGATGGTCAGTATGAGATCAATGGAATTAAAGTTCCCAAGGGTCAATATTGTCTTCCGCGTACGGATCGTGCACAAAAATGTAACAAATATACGGGTAAATGGGTATGGTCTACGGCTTCGGATTGCCCTCCAGATGAAAACGGTCGGTTTTCGACTCAGTGTTGGAAGTGTATGTGTCTGTACCCGGATTTGTTTTATGATCAGACCGATTGTTCAACCCAGATCGCGTGTGTCAACGCATCCGACAAGACGTTTCAGAGTGCGGAGACGCAGCGTAAGCGGAATCGGTTGGTGGGTGCGCCCTACAGCGAGTTTGCTGGTCAGTACTGGGACCCCAACGCCATCGACAGCATTGACTCGGCGGTGCTGGAAGAAAACCCGTACGCGACGGACAGTAAAGGGCGACCCAAATTCTACTGCGAGTGTGACTCACGAGACGACCGCAATCAAAAAGAATTCTTACGTCTACCCAACGATCCCTACACGTGCCATGTGGACATGTGTTACAACAAAAATCAGAAAATCAGCACAACGTACATGTGTCGCGATAGCAAAGGACAAGTATGTGATCCATACGAGCGACCAGAAGATTGCAAGTGTTCGTGCAATTGTTTCATGAACACGACGGCGACGCGTCCGGATGGTACGTGCCAGGTGGTGGATGGAATGTGTCTTCCGGGAAGAAACAATGATACGATGACGGGTTGTGATTGTGGCAGATTCATGAAACGAATTTGCCGAAGCAATCAGATAAGGCAGACCAATACCACGCTACCTGAGTGCAAAGACATGGAGAATCCATTTGGGGAGGAATGCTACGACCAGTGCTATCCCAATCCTTGCAATAATGGAGAGTGTGTTTACGATTCGTCTCGTCCCAATGGTCGGAGATGTGATTGCAATGGGGTTATGCCCAACCAACTGGATGCGATCGGTCAACCCGTCACCTTCACCGCCAATGACAATTGTACCCAATTTACTCCCAAACCAGGTGCGGTCGCAGCGAGTCACTGGACAGTCAGTCATTGTATGTTTGGTAAATGTTTACCCATTTGGAGGTATTCCAATGTCATACCCATCAGCGGATGTACTAAATGTCGTATCGAAAAAGGTACGGATGTCATGAGTGACTATTTGGGAACGCTCGCTCCGGCATTCAAATTTCTGTATGGATCGACCGACGTGTGGCATTCGAAATGCGATCCCAATGGCACCGAACATTGTGGGGACCAGGGAACACGATTCTAAATTTCTAAACCGTATTCGCAGATCCGAGTTCGATCAATTGGAGATACACGGGTGTGGAATGGTAATTCCAAACAGATTCGTACTACACTCACGCTCTTTGAATAAACATAATTTGTCTGATGGACCCGCAGGTGCATATGGACTTTTACAAACGCAGTATTCATTCCCGTCTTTATCCGCCGCGCACGTTCCGCGATCTCCACAGGGTCCCGGATTACAGATGCGCTTGCACGAGTATCCACCCACCGCATTTGTATTTTTCACTTCGACATATCCATTGGTACAAACACACCCTCCTCCGCGACGCATGTTTCCACCTGGAGCACATGGATCGACAACGCACCGATTCACCGTAGTGGTCGAGGCGCAGCGCGCGTCCGTGATTTGTACGTTTGTACTCGGCGTAACACCGCACGATACGTATCCACTCTTACACTCACACAGCTGTGTTCCCGCCGCCTTGACTCCACCTTCGCCACATGGGTCGACACTACACGTTTTGGTCACGTATTCACCAATCGACGTGTCCAAATAATAGGTACCAGTGGGACAGTCGCATGTTCCGCCTCGTGGATCACGCTCGGTATCCCCCGTGAACCACCGTGACATACACCTTCCTGGACTGGTGGTAGGAAACGAATCCGTATTGGTTTTTAAGCATTTTTCAGAAGAACAGCACCGAGTATTGGCCTGGAAACATTGCGCATTCGTCGTGCACATTTGTTGCGCAGTCGTATCCGTACTTGACGGAGGGACGTATAAATCGTATCCGGAACATCCAACCAGCGCCGAGCAGTTTGAAATTGGCGTGTTGTCGTGTTGGACTAAACTGGGCAATTTACAGTAACAACCCCACGCGTAGGTCGTCTTTCCTTTGTCGTCCACGTTTTGCACGAGGATTGAGTCGGCTGTGTACGGATTACACTTTTCGCCACCTTGGACGACCGGGGGTAAACACCATCCCTTGCCGCGTTCACTTTCGGGTAGACTTATTTTCTCTTTTCCTTTCTGCCAAAAGTAGGGAGTGGGTTGTTCAGTGAGGTAAAAAGTCGCCTCATTGTTTCCACCTAAAATCACAAAGGTGTCTTTTTGATTATACTGTTGCGTGGGATCCGAGATTCGAACGGATTCGACAAATCCGTTTTCGTCCGAATCGAGGACACTCACGATGACTTCCATATCCCGCCGAGTATTGTACGTACCGGTGTTTGGATCGTAAAGTGCTGCGCGGTAGACACCTGGAAGGTACAGACGTCCAGGGTTTAATATTTCGGGATTTCCAAAATTGACGACTACGCACCCGAACGGGGGTTGATTGATACACCCCTTACAGGCTTCCGGGTCAGTCGGATCACAACGCGACAAACGCGTAAAATCGTTGAATATGCATTTTTGCATGTGAGCTTCTGCGCATACATTCTGACGTATATCTGCAGCGTCCGTGATACATCGCTGACCGGTTTTGCAGTCGGAATCGTTCCGACAGTACTGATCCGCAAAACGGCCCGTACCCTGTACACTCTTCTGGTGATAATACACAAACAGACCAACCAGACTCATACCGGCGACTAGCACAAGAAGAAACAAGCGATTCATCAGTCTTTATTCTATCAATTTTAATGAATTCAAGGTGTTCTATAAAAAAACACCCGACAAAACACCAGGTATGTCTCACCGACGTTTTCTTTTTCAATACTTTTCCGATCTCCATTTGGAGCGACGACCTCTGATCCCACGTATCCCACAAACCGGGGATTATCTTATCCTCGCAGGGGATGTGGGTTATCCACACACCCCTTCGTACGAAGAATTTTTACAACAATGCGGCGCACGCTACAAACGTGTGTTTGTAGTGTACGGTAATCATGAATGGGATCGAGGTTCGCCATTCACGATGCAGCCCCGTGTACCCCACAACGTACATTTACTGGAAAATCAGAGTTATACGCTTGTACCCGGGCGTCTAACCCTGTTTGGGACGACGTTGTGGACTCCTACTGTTCGCAAAACGGCGTACAATCAGGCCGTGAAATTTCTGCACACACACTTGCAACAAATCGCATCTCCACGTCACCATACTATTTGTATCACCCATCATCTCCCCTCGTACCATCTGATCGCACCCCAATTTCAGCGTTATCACGCCAACCATCGTTTCGCAAATCACCTAGACGCGTTGATGTATGGACGTCACGCTCCTCGGTTTTGGATTTGCGGTCACAGTCACGCGCTGATGCAACGACGCATCGGACACACAACGTGTTTACTCAACGCACTACCTCGACAACATACAACCTCGTTTACGATCCCTCTGGAAGACCTACGATGCGATGAGTCAGTAGATACCGAATGACGTCGAACGCGGAAAACGACGCAGGATCGTCCACGCGAATGTATGCGTACTCTCGGGGCGACTTTTCATATAATTTGAGTACGCTTTTGAGCGACCGAATACACGCATACTTTTGAACGGCACTTTGTTTGGGTTGCACTTCGTACGCGGGCTCGTAGTCCGCTTCAACACACTTTCGTCCGGTACCCGAAGCTACATCGTACACGTAAAATGTGGTACCATTGAACCAGATACGAAACGCGGCGGGTTCAGCAAATACCAATGCCGAATTATCTTTTCGATAGTAGACGAGTTTGACGCACCGATCTGTATTCAACAAACACGAGGGTTCCAACAACTTGGGACGTACCCAGTACATCCGTAAGACATAAGCTCCCATGAAGGCGAGTACAAGAAGTGTGACTTTTATGGGAAAGAGCATCTTTTTATTCATCGCGTACAATAAAAAGATGAATTATCTTCTCCTGAGTGTGTGCGTTCTGGTTTTTATCGGCTTAGGGTTGAGTGTCGTGGGTCTAGCGAAACCGCCCGTGCCTGCGACCTACGCTCCAGTCCAATTTTCCGATCAAGTGGGTCAATTCAACAAGGTGTGTACGAACGAGGTTGTTTCGTGCGTACAAGACGCAGATTGTCGCTCACTCTGTCGAGAGCAACAACAAGGGGTGGATATGGCGTGCGTCGCTCTTTCCGATCCCAACGATAAGACCAAAACGATACCCGATAAAAAGGTATGTGCTCCTCGACAAGCGGTGATGCGTTGCGGTAAGAATCTAGGTGGGGTGATGACCTGGTCGGGATGGGGTGGAGCCGATCGTCAGGAATGGAATTGTTTATGCCAATTTCCAGCGTACGCCTCCAACAACAATTGCACAGAGTTCAACGCTGGTGTTTGTTCGGCATACGATTCCACTCAGAAAAAGTTTACGAGTGGGTATAACTGGAACGTATCCATGGGTCGACCGGAATTGGGAAATTGTACGTGCCCTCCTGGAACGGTTCGTCAGACCTCGGTCATTAACCAGATGCAACGCTGCGTTCCAGCGGCTCTCAATGGGTTATACTCGGATCTTCAGACCGCAATGGGGTACAGTTATATCGGGTGTTATACCAATGTGCCAGGAACACGACAGACCATTACTGGGTTCGCCGATGCGCGTACCAAAGCCGCAAACAGTCCATTCATGGCGATTTCCGGGACGACCATGATCGTGTTATCTGATTTGAGTAACGCTTCGTCAACAAATAGCGTCGCCTGTCAACGACTATGTCCCGACGATGTTTCTTACAAATGTGCAGGTAAAAACACACAGAATCAAGAAGTATGGGCCATTTACAAAAAGAATGGGTGATGGTTTATCGATTTCTACCGTCCAGGAGCATGAACAGTTTCTGAAGAATGTTGATCAAGTCCAGGTACAGATCCGTGGCTCCAGTGGGTGGATCGCACTCGCGCGTATTCGGTCTCGTGCAGCGATAGGTCAGTAGGGTGAGATCTGTCACCAGGTACCCGAGGAAGACAATCAACGAAAGCACCAGTATCGCGTGTGTGGGATACATCACCAACGAGAGAATCAACAAAACAAGGAGTGCTCCAAACAAAATCAGACTCAGATACGCCATGACCGATGTATAATTGAGGAGAATGGGTAACGCAGAGAAGACAATGGCAAACACAAAGATTGTGATACCGAGCGCGATGAAAAAGTTACGCGTCGTGGTTGCGGGATCCACTGAGTTGCGAATCATGAGGTTGTATTGTACGGCCAAGACGTATGCCAAAAGACCGCCGAGAACCAAGAATGCTGCACTTCGAATCCAGTAGTGTTGCGACGAGGAGTAATCATTGAATCCAAAAATAATTCCAAAACAGATCAGAGCGAGTATGAGGTACAAGAGGATATCGACCCAAAAGTTGCACGTGATCAAACACTCACGGTCCGGAGCGATTCGATGCACCCCAAAAACCACCGTTAACAACACCAACATCTGTACAAACAACAAAGCGATCATTTTACGGAGATACGCGGTTTGTAGCGGAGTCAAGGTCACAAAATTGAACATTGGTTTTCTTTACTTTCAAGGATGAAAAAAAACCATTTTTTATTGTATGGATTAAATTGCGTGAGTGTAGGGACACCAGGTTGGAGTGAATGTACGCTGTGCTTCGAAAACGGACCGAATTCGTGCACTGCCCCACATGTATCCATGCGAACGATTGTGGGCAAAACGGGATTGGAGTTGTCCCTACTGCCACACGGAACTGACTGTATTGCAGCCAAAAATTTATTTTGGAGACACATTGTTATTGCCATAAATAAATGGAACAGATCATACGTTTACACATTGAAGACAGAATTGAAAATTTGCGACAGTGGAAGGATACCCTGGAACACGAACACGAACTCCATCCCAAATGGATCTTTCCCAAATGGATACGATACGCAGAGCATCGGATCCATCATTACGAACAAGCGCTGGATATGTTGGATAACCAGTTTTCTCAAGACCACAACGACGATCCGCAACAGAAGGTACGGTTGGTTCTACCGTTTGTGAGAATCTTGGCCATTGCGTACGGTTTCATCCCCATGTATGAAAACGGAGAGAGGCTGTAACGGATATTCAACGCCGCGTATGGAAAATACATTTTTTTTTTACTTTTTTAAATCCGAACGACCATTCGGACCATCGAAACGGGAAGAACGTTGAGGGTAACAACGGGGATCCCCGTTGGGATACTCGTCGGCGCCGCCGCGTTCATAGGGGTGGGAGAATTTCTTTCAGACGCTCCAAATCGGCACCTACGATTCGTTCAACGATTCGTTCACCTTTGTACACCACCATTGTAGGAATACCCCGAACGCCATCACTCAAACGCAATTCTACGTTTTCCTGGCAGAAAAATGCCTTGGAGGCGTTATCCATGGCATAGGCGGCGTACTGGGGTTTGAATGCAGTACAAGGGCCACACCACGTGGCATAGACCAATACCACCACGAGCGGATACGAACGTAGAATGTCCGTTTTTTGTTGTGCATTGGTGATTTCTTTGGGAGCAAGTGCATTAGAGCCTGGAGTATGGTTGGAACCCGAGGAACTACCCCCTGATACCGAGCTAGACTCCAATTCTCCATGATAATTTTCCATAGTGCGATACTGAGACATGATGCGTGTGTTTGTTTACAAACACACGAGGGTATTAAGTTGGCGTTTTAGTGTTTGCGCAGTTTGCGACCATGATCTTCGACGATTTTTTCGAGGTCGGACACACGGTCGAACAATTCTTGGATGAGATCAAACGCCTCGTTGATTCCCGCAGAAGATGCGCTCGAGGAACTACTTGGAGTGTTGTAGGAGTCGGGATCTTCACCAAACTTGGTGTAATATTCCTTGTTCTGTGTTTCAGCCAGTGTACGATTTTGGCTCTTGACAAACTCATCGACCTGTGACTCTCGACTACGCTCAAACAGCCAGCCGTGTAGATTTTTATTCCACACTCCACCCAGTTTACGTACTAACGGTTCATAAACTTCGTGGTTCATCCCATGGTCTAACTCGACAATAATACGTTGGTCGTTATGCGGAAGCTTGGAAAGCATATTTTTCTTAGTACGTTAATATGTTTTAACTTGGGTGGTCTTGTTTATTTCCGGATCTGGATCACAACTTGGGTCTTTGATGGGGATTTGCGACGTCGTCGTACCGGCGCAGGCGCAGCGGCATTGACGGGTACGGGTACCGGCGCAGGCGTGGGTTTGACGGGTACGGGTACCGGCGCAGGCGCAGCATTGACGGGTACAGGAACCGGTACATAAATCGGTTTGGCGGAGAGGCGTCGTTTTTTCGGTGGGGATTTGGGTACGGGTTTCTTCGCTGGAGATTTAGATTTACTCTTACTCTTTGATTTTGGGGAAGATTTCGACGACCGACGACGGTGAGACACTTGTCTTCCAAACAGCCGCTGATACAACCACCAGACCAATCCCAGAACGACGAGTAACCATCCCACCAAGCAGAGTGCGAAGAATCGGTAGGGGCGCGTTAAGAAGGCATATTCGTACTGCGTCAGTTGTTGACCTTGTAACGAAAAGTACGTCTGCGCGAGACCGGCATCTACCCAATCGTAGCGATTCAGAAACACACTTTGAGTTTGTTTACGTTCATCTGCAGTTAGACGCGGTTGGAAATATTCGGGCGAAAAGACACGGAAACCCATTGTCTGCGCAAATTGCGCCGCCTGTGTTTCGGTGAGCGCCCGTTCAGCGACGTATCGACTCGACGCGCGACGAATCGATCCCACCAAAGCACACGCTTTTTGACCAATGGAGGGATTCCAGTTGGTAGGCACAGGAACATGAGCGACTTTGTTCAGTTTATCCGATTGATCAGCATTAGAAATCGCTCCAGGAACCAGTAAATGCAAGGCCTGGGGGGTGACGACACGATAAATCATTGTACTCCAGTAGACAACGACATCACCCTCGTTCAAAGACACACGTTCGAGTGCGGGTTGTACAAACAACGCCTTGACAGGACCGAGTGGCGATTCATCTTTCCACGAACTCGAAACGGGCATATATCGCATGTCTTGAGCGTGATTCGGGTAGACGATAAACTCTAGTTCCAGAGGCGCTAGAGCGAGAATGGCGGACATGAACGGAAACCACACGTTTTCAAGCGCGAATAGGTCGCGTGTAAATGTCTCAGGGTCCAGGTTGTTTCGCGTACAGTATTTCACTGCTTTGACTAAACCTGTGGAACGTAGAATGTCGGGTACTAGATCGGCGTGTTTCCGACCGGTAATGGACGTCACCGCTTTGGGAAAGATTCGAAATCCTTTCTCTTCCTTTTCAAGCAGCGAGGAAGAGGACATGTTTTTTTATTGTGTACAATAAAAAAAATGTTGACCCCAGATATCATCCAGATGTTTACGCGCACGGTCCTGGGGACCAATTGGACGTTGAGTCCCCAGGAACTGAATGAGTTGATTTTTCCCAATCGCGCGTATCACGTGATTGGGTTTTACGGCCGCGGTGCATATGGTCTGGTTTTACAGATCGAGTCATTGACGGACGGCCAGATTTACGCCTTAAAAGTGTTCAATGTGCGGGCATTCCCCAATGCCGAAGCGGCATTACGTGAGTTTCGTATCCAGGAACAGTTTGCGCAGTATAATATGGCGCCACGTGTACACGTTAAAGATATCCTTCGAACGATGCTCCGCGATACGGAAGTGGTATTTGGACGGGTGGTTATGGATCGGATTGCATGTACATTGGATGAATTTATTCGGGACACCCGTCGGGTGCGTCAAGCTACCCAGGCACTTTTGTGTCTCGTGCGTAAAAAATTATTGCTGGACTATCCCCGACCCTATTTACACTCGGATATGCACTACAAGAACATTGTCGTACTCAAGGACAACAAAACTTTAGGTTTCATCGATTTTGGACTGACGGTTCACAAACCCGCGTTACTCCAAGTACTGGACGCCATCCCGCTTGTCGCGTCTCTTAAAGCGCTTGCGGACACACGAGCCTATGACCAAAAAGAGCCGGTGCTGTTGTGCGCGAAGCGCGTGATTGAGTTGTACAATCGCTTCTTTCGAGTGAGTTTCGAGTTTGATGGTTTCGGCGCCCACCCTTCAAACGCGTATCAGTACCGCACGGCCGAGGGACAAGTACTTCATTCATACGACTGGCCTGTAGATTCCGCGAAACAACAGACCTCGTTGCCCAACGAAGAAGACATTCGTCAAGTGTTTCCCAAAATACGTCTTCCGAAAATCGTCGATTAACAGAAAATTGATTTCGTGGTGTACCGGAAAAGTCCGCGACCCACCAATCAAACATGCGTCTCCAAATGTTTGGACGATTCACATTTCTCTTGCTGGACACGGTGGACGGAGTCCAGGACGTTGTCGTGGCCGAGTGCTGCGTGCGCCCGATTGCTGTTCAACCATCCTGTTGCTGTCCCTGTCTACGAGTGCTTCAGACGCCCAGTGCAGAATGGGAGTATTTGTACATTACAGACCTGTTTGTGTATCCCGAGTACAGGCGCCGCGGCTATGCCACCGCGCTTTTGGTGAACATTTTTTATCACATGGAAACCAAGTATCGTCGGAGTCTCACTTTTCGGTTATGGGTCCCACGCTACAACACCGCCGCGTTGGAGTGTGTTCGTCGAGTGTTTGGACCACCGTACGTCGTTTCCAAAAGCGCGTCGTACTTTTCGAGCACGCCGGTTCAACGTGGAACGCCACGGTTTAACTCACAATAAAGCATCATTTATGATCCCACACGTTGGAGTTCATCTTGTACCGACGAAGGAGCAATATTACCCACTCCCGCGTTAACGAATCCAGAGTAGTCTACAGGTGCTTCGTAAATATCGCTAAAATCAGGTCGTTGAGTCGCGACCACGGGGAATGGCATGAGCCATCGATCCCGTTGCTGCAGGGAATGCCAGACCACATCCAAGAGATCTTCCGGATCGGGTTTGTCGTGTTGTTTTTCAGTAAATCGTCGAGGTACTTCTCGGAAATTGTGAATCAACACATCGTAATACTCTTGTCGAACGAGATAACAATGTGTGGTATATGCCTTGCGGACACGAACACACGCCGCGTCCACATGCTTTCCTTCGAGTACAGTGCAACCCAATAACACCGCATCCCAATCAGTATGGCGTGAGAAAAACGCATCAAGTTGTCGTTGGACTTCGGTCGGTGAGCGTTCAAAATGAACGTCGTCCTCGCAAATGAGCACGTGAGGCCATTTGTGGCTTTTCGCGTATTCAAGGGCTTTGATATGGCTGAGCGCACACCCGATGGCACCCGGTTTATAGTGTACCGCATCGATGCGTTCAAACGCATGCCAACCGACACGTTGCAATTCGGTTTCCATGAGGGTTTTGCGGTCCGTTCGTTTCGCTAGATTGATGTATAGAACGTGTTGGATATCGGCAAATCGACGAACTCTTCCGAGTTTAATCTGTAGGTTGGGAAGATCCGTATAGAAATCTAAAAAGTGTCCGCGACGGAAAACCCATGCTAGGAATAATAGAACAATCAACACAATGATGAGTGTTTTCATTTCGGTGTTTATTGATAATCAAATGAATCAAATGAAGTTCAGCTGCTGCACACAAGACAAACTTCTTCGTCATTCTGTTCGGGGATCTGAAATGCACGCGGATCCTCGGTCAATTCGGATGTGGTCTTCGCGACCGATCCTTGAATCAACGAAGTCGTAAACTTTTGAGCCTGCACAGCCGGGCGCGTACGTAGATAATAGCATCCAGTCTTGAGCTGTTTTTTCCAGCTGTAGAAATGCATAGAGTTGAACTTGGAAAACGTGAGATCTTCGATAAACAGATTCATACTCTGAGATTGATCGACAAAGGGCTGTCGGTCCGATGCCAGATCGATGATGTGCTGTTGAGAAATTTCCCATACGGTACGATACAGTTCCTTGATACTGGACGGGATGCCCTGGATGTTCTGGATCGAACCATTGCTCAACTTGATGAAATTTTCCATTTCAGGGTTCCACAATCCCAGTTCGGTTAGATCGCGCATGAGATATTTGTTGACCACGATAAATTCCCCAGCCAAAGTTTGACGTTTGAAGATATTCGAGGTCAACGGCTCAATGGATTCGATATTTCCCATGATCTGACTAGTAGACGCTGTAGGCATGAGAGCCACCAAGAGAGAATTGCGCACTCCAAATGTCTGGATGTGCTCTCTCAAGGATTCCCAGTCGAATTTCTGAAGCAGATCCGCGGTTGTTCGCCCATACAACTCCCAGTGGAATTTCCCCTGGAATAGCGGTGAACCATTGTTGCGGAGCATGGATGGGTACGACCCGATCGTTTTCGGGAGGGTCTCAACCGTATACTCTTTCTTGTCGATGACAATGCTCGGTTTAGTCTGCAATTGTTGCAGATGGGTCTTGTAGATTTCCTTGGCGAGTTTGGTGGACGCGGATACCGCGGCGTAGTAAATCGTCTCGAAAATGCGTTGATTGAGTTCTTTGGCGACCGTCGAGTCGTACGTACAACGGAATTTGTAAAACACGTCGGCCAACCCCTGGACCCCAATACCCAAGGGTCGATGGGACATGTTGGATTTTTCCGTCTCGGGAGTCGGGTACCAATTGCGGTCGATCACCTGGTTGAGATTCCGCACGATCACCTGAACGACGTCCATCAATTTGCGATAATTAAACAGAGGACGACGAGGAAATTCATGATTGAGCGCACGTGCTTCAGGTGGTTCGTCTTCCGCGTACGAGTCTTCCACAAACATACTGAGACAAATGCTTGCGAGGGTACAGCACGCGTATTCGTCCGCGCTGGAATATTCGACAATTTCGGCACAATTACCCGTCAGGATTCCGTTGAACACTCCTTGATTGAGCTCAGGTTCGTTGAAACAATACGTGTCTTCCAGGTGTGGATGCGGTTCCACCGATTCTACGATGCTAAACACTTGGAAATTACCTTGAGGCTGATACCATTCCAGTAACCGCATCCCTGGTTGAAGGGATTGAGCATCCACTCGAGTTCCGTCTTCCAGGATGAATTTATGATACGGGGTGCAACACAAGACTCGAGGAGTGTATCCTAGTGTATCCAACGGATGGTTCGAGACGAGACTGGATAAGCGCACATTCGACACCTCCTTTTTCGCTACTCGGACGGTTACATTGAGCATCGATTGTTGCTCTCCTGTTTTGGCAAATTGTGCAGGAGCGAACGAGTGTCCATTCCATACATTGTGGAGCCGGTTAGGTCCGGAGGACAGTTCCTGAATACTGTGGAATCCTTGATCCGTGAAAATCATAGTAGATCCCGAGACACACAAGTTACTGGATTGGATGACACCAATATTGGCCTGATTATTGGCACGATTGATCTGATCCTTGTACAGAATGTATGGAATACCAGACTCTTTCTGCGAGGTGAAGATGGCTTTCCATAATTCACGAGCGGGGAGACGTTCGCTGTAGAGTTCACGCTCTTCGTACTCGATGTAGAGGGCGCGGTACTCGTCACCGTACACTTCGTCGAGTCGCGGACACTTATCAGCGTCGAATAGACTCCATGTTTCATTGTCTCGTACCCGCTCCATGAACAGATCGCATACCCATAACGCGAGAAACAAGTCGCGACAGCGGAGGTTTTCCTCTCCATGGTTTCGACGGAGTTGTAGAAAATCGAGTATGTCCGGATGATGGAGCTCAATGTACGCGGCGAAACTTCCTGGTCGTTTACCTCCTTGGTTGAATGCTCGAGCAGTGTCATTGAAAATCTTGAGGAATGGAACAATCCCCGACGACGTACCGTTGGTACCCCGGATGAGTGCACCTTTGCTACGCCAGTTGGAGATATGAAACCCAATCCCTCCGGCCCATTTGGAGATTTGGGCACAATCCGTAGCGGTCTTCATGATCCCGTCGAGCGAATCTTCCGTACCCAATAAGAAACAGCTCATCAACGAAGGCCGAATCGTACCCGCATTAAACAACGTGGGTGTTGCGTGAGTAAAGAATTTGTTGGACATGAGGTCATACGTTTCAAAAATCCGTTCCAAAAACGGCCGAGTCTTTTCCTTGGACACTTTGGGATTCATGTGTAGATAGATCGCTACTCGCATGAACATATCCTGTGGTCGTTCCACAATTTCTCGGTTGGCTTTGAGTAAGTACGAGCGCTCCAGTGTTTTGAACGAGAAATAATCAAGTAGGAAATCACGCGAATAGTCGATACGACTCTCAATATCTTTCTGATTTTTGACCACGAATTTGTAAAAGCGTTCGTCGAGGAGAGGGCATACATTACCATGAGTGTCTTTGCGAAGGTACAGGATATCCATTTTGTCCTTGAACGATGTGAGGGTATTCTTGTGGTGGTTATTGATAATGATCCGACCAGCGAGCGTACCATACTGGTGATTCTGGATGCTCATCGACGCGCAAATGTTTGCGCTGTGGATATCAATATCCCGGGTATGGATATGATTGTGTAGACCTTGAATGACTGTCTGCGCCAGCGTATGTACGCTGATATCGGGTAACGGATACGGTTCTTGAGTGATGAATTTCAGACGCTGAACCACTTTGTTGAAATTCACTTCTTCGAGTGAACCATTGCGTTTGACGACGTACATATGGTAAGGTTGTGGTGGTGTTTTATTTGTATCTTTGATGGGTTTAACTTTTTCAATTTACAACACGGTTACAGCCGCGAGTATCGATTGTATAAACTACGGGAGGGGAATCCTTGTGATCGACTTTTAGCGTATACATTCTGCGCACCGCGACGACCGAGCATCAAATGAACACCGATGAGCACCAGAACGAATCCTCCGGGAATAATGAACATGGCAATGAATCCGAGGACAAGGAACCACATAGGAAGTTCGTGTGCATGAATGGAGAGGCGATAAAACGTATAGAACCACAAAAGGAGCATTGCTACAATTGAAAACAAAACCAAGGTTGTATTCGAGTCTGATTGATTGTAATTTTCACGTCGCTCGGCGACACGGAGTTCATACTCGTCCAGTAACTCTGGAAAGGTTTTCGAAAATAATTCCACGATTTGCGGATGTTTTTTGTCCATCGGCATAATGTATTTTGTTGTAGGACGGAATTATTTTTTTCAACCCGGAACGGTTAGATGGCTGGAAGATTATTGACTTTGGAAAGGAGGTCGTCACCGAGTACGGTCGCGGTCGACGTACCTTCGATACCCGCGGGGGGTACAGAGACGATCGGCGCAGGTGCAGGTGCCGGTGCGACCATGCTTCCACCTCCGAGCTCGAGGGAGGAGCTATCGCCAACCAACTCCACTCCGCCTAATTCGGGAATGTCTGCGTCAGGAGCCAATGCACCAAAGTCTTCCGCATCACCTCTGTTTTTGTCTTGTCGACGTCGTTTGAGGAACCGTTTCGCTAGCATATAGAGAGCGGACAATACCCCGACTCCGATCAACACTTTTACCATGTTTTGAAAGGTGAAATATGAAGACCATCCCTTCCCAGAGTCTGGTGGGGAGTCCCGCGGATTGGTACGCGCCAATTGAGCGGCGTTGTCCATGGCAGCGACGGGTTGGTCCATTGGCCGAGGTGCAATGGGCACGGTTTGGAAGTCGATCGTGACCTTGTTGGGTTTAGGCGATTTCAACACTAAATACCAGTTGTTGGGCATATTGTTATCTTGTGTGATCTCTCCTGAAAAGATCCCAGCGTCCGCCGTCCTGAACTGCAAAGCCTGGCCAGAATCGAGCGTTTGCTGGTTGACGACCAGCCCTTGAAAAGGTTCGTTTGATAAACTTGTGACCTGAAATTTCGATTTGAAATTGACCAGATTATTATTGATCGCAAACAACTGTTGGACGTTGTTGATCACGTACTGGTTGTTCGACGTAGGCGAGGGGTTGGGATTCTCCATCGTTTAAGCGTACTTTGGAATCCAGTGCAGTCTCCTTTAAAATACATGGGTCACGCGTAAAATGATTTTTCATTCCGTCTAAAAACATTGTCTGGTAAAAGAAACAGCATGCCGCATTCCAGTGAACTTTATGCCTTGTTGAAAGAGAATTATGTGTACGAACTGTTTTTCACGCACGTATCCCTCATTCAACCCAAGGGGAAATATAGCCTCAGTCGATCTGTGTTGTCTCGATTCTGGACACTCTACAGTAAAGTGATACAATCGGATGAGGTTCCACTGGGGATCGCCGAAAGTCCTCAATCCTATGGCTCGGTGATCGTGGATGTTGATTTGAAATTTAATATCGAATTTGAACCTCCCGAGGAGCATCTTTACTCGCGGGCTTTTGTGGATGCGCTCATCCGAGTTTATCAAGACGTACTGCGCGAAATCGTGCGAGGGGTGACATCCTCGCAGCTTGTGTGTGTAGTACTGGAGAAACCCAAGTATCGTTCCTCAGACAATTATCATCATTACAAAAATGGATTTCACCTTCACTTTCCCCATCTGTTTCTCAGTCGAGTCGATCAGGAGATTATTCTTATTCCTCGTGTCCGTCAACGAATGGGCGAAAACGAGCACGGCATTCTGGACCGCTTTCGTGAATTTTCCGATCATTTGGTCAACGTAAAGGAAATCACCGAACTCATCGATACCGCAGCCATGAAAAACGCGTGGTTGCTGTATGGCTCACGCAAAACCGAAGAACAGCAACCATACAAAATCAGCCGAATTTACGATCATCAACTCACCGAACTATCACTCGAAGACGCGTTCTTATCCTATCAAATCTACGACGAAGACGATGAACCCATTCAGCTCAATGCGTCCAACCTCGAGTTTCACCTTCCTCGTATTTTGTCGATTTGTCCGTACGGGAGAGCCGTATCCGAGGTACGAACAGATTTGTGTACCACCCCCGAGCTGTTGCGGTACGTAAAGAAGCCCAGTTACCCCGCGGCACCAGTGGACGACGATCGAGATGAAGCTGCGGTAGCGGAAGAGCTCGCTGTCGTGAAAAAAATCCTTCCCTTTCTGAGTACGGTACGCGCTGACGATCGTAACAATTGGATGACTGTCGGATGGGCGATTTTCAATGTGTCTCGGGGTTCGGATGCCGGGTTGGATTTATGGTTGAATTTTTCGCGTCGGAGTCTAAAGTTCAACGAAGCACGGTGCTTGTATGAATGGTCGCACATGGAAGATCGTAAACGAATCACACTTGGGACGCTCAAGTTTTTCGCAAAGACCGACAGTCCCGAAGCTTACCAAGCCTACTTGTTTGAACAGAGTCGTCACTCGATGCGTTTTGAATTCAGTTCGTGTCACTATGATCTGGCCGTGCAATTGCATAGACAACATGGTAACGAATATGTGTATACCGATTCCGGTTGGTACTATTTCGCCAATCACCACTGGGAATTCATCGAAAACGGCTTTGAATTGCGTACTAAAATCTCCAACGATCTGGTCCAATTTTACCGAACATTCCGGGATGATTTGTTCACCGAGATGAAAGGAAAGGACGACGACGAACTCATTCAAGTGAAAAAGAAAGAACAGGATGTTACTCGGCTCATTGCTCTACTGAAAACCACTCAGTTCAAGCAAAATGTCATGCGCGAGTGCCAGGAAGTCTTCCACGTTCGCGATTTTGAACGCAAATTGAACACCAATCGATACCTTATCGGATTTCGAAACGGAGTCTACGATCTGGAATCCAACTACTTTCGAGTGGGATTACCCACCGATTACATCTCGATGCAAATGCCCATCGAATATCGCGAATTCAGCCCGACGGATACCCGAGTCCTTGAAGTGTTTGCGTTTCTGGAAAAAGTGTTCCCGGATAGCTCATTGCGTAGGTACTTTTTAGACGTGATGTCTGAGACTTTTGTTGGATACAATCACCGTAAACATGTCTACTATTGGACAGGTGAAGGAGACAATGGAAAATCTATCACACAGATGTTTTTTGAGAAAATGTTTGGACGATTGTCGATCAAAGCGCCAACCTCCATGATCACGAGTCGTCGTCCCAATGCCGGTGCGGCCAATGCCGAATTGGCTCGTGCAGGAAACGGAGTCCGTACCATTTTCCTGGAAGAACCCGACCCCGACGAAGAAATTTATACGGGTGTGTTCAAGCACTTGTCGGGTAACGATAGTATTTACACCCGTGATCTCTACCAAGCGGGAAAGAATGTTACCGAAATCGTTCCCATGTTCAAGCTGTTTGTCATTTGCAACAAACTTCCCAAGATTCGTAAAGGTGGAGACAAGGCCACTTGGAACCGTATTCGTGTGATTCCCTTCGAGTCGACTTTTTCTAAAAACGCGCCTTTGACGCTGGAGGAGCAGTTGCGCGACAAGGTGTTTCCGGTCGACACAACTCTGGCACAGAAAATCCCCAATTTGGTCGAACCGTTTGCGTGGATCCTACTCCAACACCGCACGCAGCCGAAAATCCACGAACCGGAGAAAGTGATTGCGGCCACCGACCGATACCGCATGAACAACGATTACCTCCACCAGTTCATTGGTCAGGTGATCGTCGATGATGCCAACGGAAGTGTGTCCACCGGAGATTTGTACTGCAAGTACAAAGAATGGTTGGAGGAAGGTCTTCCGGGCGTACGGGCACCGCCTCTCCTCGAGTTTATGGAATACTTCCAGAAGAAATGGGGTGACGCCGACGCTGATGGTGTCTGGCGCGGGCGACGAATCAAGTTTGAGCGAGGTCGATCGGGAGCCGACGCGGGTTCCTTGCTCTAAAATTGAAAACGTGCAAAAACTCAAATCTAATAAAAACCAATCATCATGTCCCAAACCCTTTCGAAACGATACTTGGAAACACAGCAGTGTGAACTACCCGACACACTCCCTCCAGGCGCAGAAGACCAAGTGTGGTTTGATCATGCCGATCCTCAGTCTCCTCGATCACCCGCTCCGTTTGTACCGGTGAGTGTTCAAGAAACGTGTCCAGCGATCATTCAGTCGGGGGTCCATAAAGGACAAGCTTGTGGTAAGCCCGTCACTGAAACGGGTTTCTGTAAACGGCATCCCCCAAGTACAGAAGAACGACCGACCAAGCGCCTCAAGCTCACGTCGTATACACAAGGCCGTTGTGTTTGTAAAACTCAAAAGGGAGACATTTGCGGTGCAGTCGTGAAAGGCGGGGGTTTAGTGTGTAAACGTCACGCCAATTGTCCGCTCCCAGACGATCTTCCCGCGGACTTTGTCACCGAACCGTCGACCGCACCTGTACAACCCGAGACTGAAGCCGATGTCGTCATGCAAACCGAGCCCGAGGTCGATGCGCAAGAACAGCGCGAACTCAACGAACCGGTATTGATTCTACCCGATACAGCGGAGCCATCCGAACCCATGTCCGAAGAACCTTCACCCGAGATGATTGAGGCGCGTTTATTGGATCAAGAGGAATGGTCCACCCACCGGATCACCAACCATCGTGAGATGATGCATCTTCTAGAGACCACAACCGCAGTTGACATCGATGAACGCCAATTCCGATACCTTGAAATGAAAATTCGAGCTTGTTTTGAATAAATTCGTAAATAAACAGTAATCTTTACCATGAGCGGCGACGACAAGAATACATCCTCCACTTCCAATGGAACCAAAGGTCTTCGTGCACTGATCAGTGAGCACCCGATGAACACCGTCTTGCGAGGCGATACTAAAGCCGCTGAGCGGAAATTCGCCAATCTCATTCCAGAACCGAGCGAAAACATTTACAAATTCGTCAACATTCCTGATACGTTTTCGGTACCTGATTCCTTTGAAGGAAAAGAGGTCTGGAAAAAGTATCTGTCCGATGTGCAGCATCAGCGCGAATGCGGCAGTTGTTGGGCTTTTGCGGCGGTTAGCACATTGGCCGATCGTTTCAATTTGTTCAGTCGGGGTCAGCTTCATTTGAATCTCTCACCTGTACCGATCGTCTTATGCGATACCCACGGGGCGTACAACCCCGAACCTCTCAACGACCTAGAAACATCCCTCAAGGTGTTTGAGTCGGTTCAAAAGTTGTACGGTTGCAACGGGAATCTTCTCTCTGAGGCGTGGCGAATGTTGTACACGGTTGGGACGAACGAGCAATCGTGCATGCCACTAAATATCCTCAAATTCCAATCTCCGTCCTCGTGTATCAAATTGACCGGTCCTGCGGGTGACATGTGCTCGGATTATTTATTCAACTTTCGTAGTAATACCGAATATGGAACGCCTGCGAAATTCTACACCGCGTATCACGTCTACGCGGTTCCTGGGACACCGGCTGAAGGGAACCATTCGGAATTGAATATTCGAAGAGAAATTTATAAATTCGGACCAGTGAGTACCGCGTTTGAAGTGTACTCGGATTTTTACACGTTCGATCCCAAGACGACGATCTATCGTAGCAAAGAGCCGGGAACGCGTATTGCCGGTCACGCTGTGGTGCTAGATGGTTGGGGTGAGGAGAACGGTGTCAAGTTTTGGTGGGTTCGTAACACCTGGGGTCCAGATTGGGGAATCAATGGTTACTTCCGTATCGTCCGTGGCGAAAATCACTGCAAAATCGAAGAAAACGTCATCGCAGGGATTCCCGACTTATCGTCGACCCACTTTGTCATTCCCGAAGACATCTTTCAACGCGCCGAAATCCCGCGAGATGTCAAAAGTAAATTTTCCACCCATTCCTATAACAATATGGCAGGTGGCATTGATCCCAATACGGGATACTCCCGTCGTATCATGTCGTACCTTGAAAATCGAGAAGATATCCGACCGATTATTCAGGCGCAAAGTAAAATTCCCGTACCTAATTACACCCAGTTTGTCGCTGCGGACGTAAACGCTTCCGTGCCCGCCATCCAAGCTGCTGCTGCTTTAACATCCAACTCGGCGTCGTTTCCAACCGCGTCCAGTAGCGACAACAGCGTGCACAAATGGATTCTTGGGCTGACCATGGTCTCTACACTCATCGGGATCTATTTCTTCCTCTGCTGGTGGGCGTCCATGACCACGTCCATCTAATTCATCTAGTTAGTTAGTACTGTTATCGAGCTCGCGGCATAGAGGGCATTCGCGACGCTTGGTCTTGATGAAATTCGTGAGAATACACGAAGAGTGATAGGAATGGGCGCAACTCAACGTATAGCTCTGTTCTTCCTTGTGCACCGTATCTTTACAGATCACGCATATCAGATCTTCGGTGTAAAACATGCGATCAAACATGCATAATGTGCAGTACATCTGACAAATGTCTCGGTGGCGTTTATCCATGTACATATTCCGACACTCGACGCACAATTTGAATTCATCCAATCGTTGGATCATCATATCCGCAAATACACTGTACACTCGTGTAAGGTCTTCCGCTGGAAGATCGCGGGGGATTTCAGTATTGAGTAGGATGTGCTCGGAATCTCCAAAGAAACCGCGATTGTATCTCAGGTTGATACAATCCGTAGTCAGAGACCACTTGGCTGTAATCGAAAACATCTCTGTGCCTGCACCAGCCATGGAATCATCCGTCGCTTCGTGTAGGGTGTAAATTAACGCGAGTTTCAACACGAGTCTCACGTCAATTTCAGGGACTTTGCAGGTGCGCTGGAACACTGTACTCTGTGGGAACACGGTCTGGTAGCTACACAAGTCGTGAAAATCCAGTAGTAAATCCCGAAGGAGTTCAGGGACGATTTCTGCGTGAATAAGTTGCATTGGTTTGGGTGTATTTTTATTTTTTGATGCGCCCTCTTAAATAAAACATTCTCGACATGCTGGACGCCTACGTCCACCACCTCCCTACTGATTTGCTTCGAGTGATTTACACGCTCTACACCGAAATCCACTTACAAGAACACCTCCAAGCATGTCGTCGTTTGTTTCTAGAATTCCGCGCATTAGAAGAGCGATTCCAAGAGGAGACCACTCGATATGAACAGTACCTGCACTACCATTTCCGTACAATCTTGAGTTCGGGTACACCGTGGAACGTTCGGGATGAAATGTCGTCTCTCAAGGAGATTTTTCGAACCATTGGAGGCCATCGCGATCGTGCATATCGCCAGCTATTGATTCAGTACAAAAAATACGGTCGCTCACTCAATTATTACGTCAATGAGCTTGCGTATGACGTCTGTGAACAACTGTGGTTGAGTCTATACACGTTAAACCGCACTCCAGAGGGACGCCGTACTCTACTACTGCACGAAGTAAAAAAAGCGCAGTCTATTCTCAAAAAAGAGATACATTTGGTCTATTTGGGATTGCAGACCCTCCCGCGATACGAACAAGTGAAACTCGAACTCTTACAGTACATCCTCCGCCGCATCGAACGGTACCTCAATTCCTGGACGTTTTACATCCGGCGGTGGTTATACGATCCGCCCGCCATCTGGGTCCAACTATGTCAATTGCTACACGAAAACCCCGTTGCCGTACAACGGTTTCTAACTATCTCCCTACCCAATCGAATTTAAACCCAAAACCAAGTGCATTAAAATGTCTTCTGTACAACTTTTGCAGGTTCTCAAGACCCAGTTGGTCCTGTTTTTCGACGAATTGATCGCTCTCCACCCCGAGGAGAAGGATTTTTTGGTTATGCGGTTCTTCATCAAAGATCAAGTCCCGATCACCGACGTGATGCGATACATCAATCAAAAACTCGTACCGTTGGAACCCTACATCCAAAACCGAGACGAACGTTTCTTCCTCGAACACCAGGTCCTGTTTGAAGAGCTCAAGGATCACAACAACTCCAAGGTCAATTACTTCAAACACATGTGGATGTCCTCCGACGATGAAAACAAGCAAGTCTTTTGGAATTGGTTTCAGTACTTTGTGACCCTGGCCAAAAAGTACTCGAGTCTGACAGCTGCTCAATAAAAAGGTGTAATTCGGGTTTGGTTGTATTTCGCCTGCTGACTTGCGATTAGATTTTCACGATGGAATGTCGAGTCGTTGATCGAGCTCAGTGGGGAGTATCCGTAGATCGACTGATTAGGATGGATCAGGCTGTAATGGGGCTTTTCAGAGGTCATAGGATCGGTGTACGCATACGACATGGTCATACTGGGGAGGTCATACACCGGTCGATAAAACGGATCCTTGATCGAATTGTCGATGTAGTACACGATTTGTCCATTGTTGACGTTGTGCGGAGTATAGTTGTCCAGAATAGGTTCATCGTAGATTCGAGAGAGGGGTAACGATCCTGTGGTCGAGGGTCGATCCAAACGCGTTCGAATGTTCCGTACAGGATCCTTCAAACGAGGATTGAACGAAAGCACATTACCCTCAGCGTCAAGCTTATAATCAGGCACTTCAGTGAGACCGTTGTGGTTGAGTATCTGATCACGGAAGGGAAGAGAATATTTGCAGTACATGGGTTTATTTAGCTCGGAAAAAAAAGAATAATTTTTCCGAGAATGATCACGTACACAGAGCACATTGCGCTTTGGACTCTGGAATAAACTTGACATACGTCTCCAACATCACATACAGGAATATGTCCACCGATAACACCAACGCCTCTGTATCCGGTCGCCGTAAGGAATCTTGTAAGGGAGTAGGTATAGCGTACCCTTTATTGACAATGTACTGGACACGATCCTTGACATCTCGTACAAACTTGGATTGTTTGACATGAACTTCTTGCTTTGCGGAATCGTACAGTAGGAAATCGGTTCGTTTTTTAAGATTGTTGGCATCGCTCTGGATCACCCAGGACAGTGCGAGAAGATTCATGAGTCTGTCCAAAGCGTACGACGCGGGATCTGTCACCCACATGCGAGCCAGTTTGTAAAACGCACAAGTGATTGCCTTCCCGCGCGACAACGCAGTTGTGTTGGTTGTACAACGATCCAACATCACCAGCTTGAATTCCACGGGGACAATACGCAAACATTCGCGCCATTCTCGGTCCAGATCCGTCGATGCGGTCGGATTTTTCTCGAAATAATCTAATAAAGTCGCTTTTGCTGTATCGGGAAATTTAGGGATGGGTTTCAACGCCTCGGGTTTCGGTCGTATGTAGCGGGTGTATATCCACCACGCTCCCACGATGCATAGCCCCACTACAAGAAGGTACAAAATGATTGACCAAATCAGAGTCATGAAGGTAATTTATTATTTGTATTCGTACGAAAATTTCGTTACAAAACCGTTCTACTTTGTTTTCGGGAACGGATCTCTTCCACCAGCCGGCTATAGGGAGCAGTCTCCTGTTGATAACTATGCAAACGGTCGATTTTGGCCTGCAATTCGTGTATGTCCGATGAAGCACGAGTCCTAAGCGTTCGACGCGTTTTTGGAATGGTTTCGACTTTGGTTGTTTTCGGAGGTTTCCACGTCACAAATAGCCAGACCAATAATCCCATCCCAAGGATAAACAATATGCCCGCTGACCACGATTCAGTCTCTGTAGGGACCGGGGGTGGGCTTGCGTTGGTTTCGTTCTTGGACGGTGGTGGTTCACTGGGTGATGGTTCGTCGGGATTTTTTGTTTGGACTTGGGTTGTAAATACAGGCGCTTGGGGGATGGAGCGTAGATACACCAACGTCCCCGTTGTGAGTAGCGCGGCTATGAAGGTCACGCTAAGAACCAAGAGATACAGTCGACGCTGTGAGACGGTGAGTATCATTATTTATTTAGAGGACTGGTGGAAAATTTTTCGATCAGTTCACGTTCATCTTCGCTCAGATCTTCTTCTTGGAGCCCTGAACATAAGGCTCGTTTCAGTTGTTGGTAGCGGATGCGGTGCACATGATCCTGGTCGGGGAAATCACGGGACGTTCCTTCGGTGACAGGTTGTGGTTTGTATTTTTCCATGTCGATCGAACCATAAAACCGCTCGCCCATTTTTTTCAAATCGTCTTTTTGGTCATCGCTCAGCATTGAACCCATATTTTGTCGCACGTCGTTGAAAAAATCCATTGGTTTATTCTGACGGGGGATGTATTTTAAAATAGGCGTCAACGTCGTTTAAGGTTAATTCGTACTCGCTACTTCGGCGTCGAAACACTTCACGGATCAACTCTTCCACATACACGCGTAGGAGCCGGTACCCTTTGATGGAAATCTGAACGTCAGCCGATGGATCGGGGAACTCAATCCAAGTAACTGAAGGGGGACGAGGAACGAGGAAAATGTTATGACGCGTGACGATCTCGTGTAACATCGCGTCACGACAAATGGCCAGCGCGAGATCGTCGCCTGTCAACTGGAACATAGGCTTGAAACCGGAATGGATAACCGCACTCTCAATAATTTCAAAGCAGAGGAACTCAACAATCGTATGGATTCGTTTGACCGAGGATTCATTGAGCGCGAAACGATACCGTTGGATAACCTTGTGAAGCCGTAAGTGGTAACTAGGTGAAGTCTCAGCTATACGAAGCCATTCCAGCGGAAAGATGCTCTTCAGGGCCATTGACAGCCGCGATTCTTCGGTAATCGAGTGTGCATTCTGCTTGGACGCATTGTACAGTGACCAATGTGTAATCGCCACAAACGCATCGAGGATGGATTTAGCGATGAAGATCGACAGTCGGTGCAGTTGCGACTCGAATTGTGCATTGGGATAATCGATAAAATCCGAAGTCAACGGTAAGAGTCGTTCCTTGACCACGGATAGAATAAGCTCATTCATTTAAAAAAAGGACGCGCTTTTTTTAAATCATTCATCGTAATGCACGTTCGAATTCACCCTGAATTGATCGACGATCTAAATCCTTCTCCTGCGGTAGTGATCGCCCCAGACGCGAGGGAACGGCTGTTGGAACACCTTGAACACGAGATGGAAACGGTATTCGCCATCTTGAACGAACTCGCTGGCGAAGGAAAAATCACAGCTGCGGATATCCGGTTGGTTCTATCGCTGCGGGGAATCAATTTGTGTATGTAAAAAAATAAACTCGTCATTGTTTGTGTATTTATGAAGCGGTGCTAATTTCGGGCTTGGTCTCGGGCTTGGTCTCGGGCTTGGTCTCGGGCTTGGTCTCGGGCTTGGTCTCGGGCTTGGTCTCGGGCTTGGTCTCGGGCTTGGTCTCGGGCTTGGTCTCGGGCTTGGTGGGTACGGTCATAATTTCGGGACGATTGAAATGGGTGTTCCTAGCGACTAGAACAGATGTCTCACGCACGCGATGATCCATACGACGCACTTGTTGTTCGAGTTCTTCGATGCGATCTGGTAAGGTTGTCCAAGAGGCCAATGCGGGAAACTGCGATTCTCGTCGCGATTCCCGTAATTCTTGGACACTTTGAGCCAATTGAGTGAGTCGTAAATTAAGCTCTTCCTGTCCACGACGTAACGTGTGGAGCTCAGTCTCCACGCGCGTAAGAATACGGCTATTCAACTCGGAACGCGAATTGATGTTCATGATGAATTTTTATTAACTTTCTAGACTTATTTAAGTGCTTATCTCATCGGTCCATTGTGGTTGTTCGTTTGGTTTAAAGCACCACGAGCCACCAAAAAAATGAGTAACACTTTAAATCTTCGTGAATTGGACCTGGAATTGATCGCTCCGTCGACGGCGACCATGAACGATTTCGACCAGGGAGGTTCGAAAATCGTGATCATCGGAAAACCCAAGTCGGGTAAATCGTATCTGATTCGTGACCTGTTGTACAGCAAAAAACACATCTTCCCTACAGGTATGGTTATTAACGGAACAGAGGACAGCAATCATTTCTATGGAAACATGTTTCCCGAAACGTTTATCTATGACCAGATGAACACGGCTGCCATACAAAATTTCAAACGCCGTCAGAGGTTGGCGAAACAAATCCTCCCCAACCCGTGGAGTGTCTTGATTTTAGACGACTGCATGGACCAACCTGGAATTTTCAAGACGCCATTGTTCCAAGATATCTTCAAAAACGGGCGTCATTGGAAAATGATGCTCATCATGGCGATGCAATACTCGATGGATATTCCTCCTGGATTGCGCATCTGTATCGATGGGACATTTATTTTTCGTGAACCCAATCTGAAGTACCGTAAGAGTATCTATGAAAACTACGCGTCAGTGATACCTGATTTCAAAACGTTCTGTGACATCATGGACCAGATTACGAATGATTATACCGCGTTGTATATTCACAATAATACAGCCTCCAACAACATTGAGGACTGTGTATTTTGGTACAAGGCTAAACCTGTACCGGATTCGTTCAAGTTTGGCTCTCAAGATTATTGGGAGTTTCACCGTATTCGCTACGACGATACGTACGCCAAACCAATCTGAACGCACCACCCGTTTGACGCATCGAAAACACCGTAGGCAAAATCGGACGCCGACGCCGAACGGCCTCGTCCCAGAGGCGTTGACGCCGTGCACGCTCTTCGGGTGGGAGGATAATTTTTTTCGTTAAAAAATGTAAACTCATATTTTTTAATCAGAATTCTAGTGTTTTTGTTGAGTTGGTTTCGATGGTTTAGGGGTTTTTTTGACGATTCCGCCGTGTTTCAGGTACGCTTTCTCTCGCGTCTTGTAGTGCTTTTTGAGAATCGAATTGTCGTCCACGAGATCAAACACCACGGGGATTGTGTCCTGCTTCCTAAAGATTCTCCCTAGATACTGAATAAAATAAGCCTCCAAATCACTCGCGACAATCATCGCATTCAAATAAGGATTGTCGTAACCCGTACCCACTTTCTGGATGGTACCGATCATGACCATTTTCTGATTGTTTGTAGGAGGTGTACCCGAAGGTTGTTTATCCCCGTACAAACATTCCGGTTCAATACCCTTTTCCTTCAGCTTGGACTCCAACAATTTGATTTGATCCACCCGTTTACACAGCACGAGAAAATTCAACGTATTACTCTGTATAATCTCGACGACTAGGTCGTTACGGGCGGAATCATTGGCTTGTTGATTGAGAATATGATTCCAGTCGACCTTACCATTGGCTTGCTTCTCAACCGTCGGCGTAAACTTGGTATCCACCCGGTAAACATGATGGACACGCTGGAGCTGACGATCGACTCGTGCTTGTCCAAAGTAGAGATCCAAAAGAATATCCATACCATCATTGCGGTAGGGTGTAGCCGATAATCCAATCAAATACTGCGGGGTAACGTACTGGAAACTCGTCGATAAAACCTTGGATACAATCAGATGCACTTCGTCCACCAGAACCAGGCCGATTTCGGGCATATATCCCAGTTTGGGTAGATTGATGGCGTTGACGATGAAAAAATCATTGTCCCAGTCGATTAATTTGTTGGGCTTGATGACCTGGACCTTGGGGTTATCGATGAACTGCTGCAACACCCCTTCCCACTGTTGCATCAACACCAGACGGTTCACGATGATCAAGGTTTTGAGCTGGATTTTGTACGCAAAGTACACTGCGAGAATGGATTTCCCAAAACCAACATGTGTGGATAAAATCGCCGAGTGTTGTCGGTTCAGAATCTCCAAGACCTCGTTTCGGACCACTTTCTGTTCCTCGCGTAACGTTCCTGTGAACCGGAACGGTCGAGTAAGTGGTCGGTGCGTCATAGGGGTAAACCCTTGCTGAACGCCATAGGCGAACGGTAAGAACAACAGAGACGATTGTTGGATACGATAGGCTTGGACGTACGTGTTCTGAGCGGTTTTCTGTCCGTATCCTGAGGGTTTTGTACAGATGGTGAGATTGAGATCCTTGTCGATTTTCGCGAGCGCCTCCGGGTTGAGAGTAGAGAGACGTACCAGAATAGACATGTGCTGTGCCGTTTGTTGGGTAGTTGTATGTACCCGTCAATCAATTTAAATCGTCACTCACTCCGCGAGCGTTTTGTACCTCTCGAAACGTCTGGTTTGTTTGCGGAAAAATTGCTGGACCAGTTGAAGGTCGTGTTCCACATCGGTCACGTAGAAAGGTTCTCCCAACCACACTTGAAAGGATTGTTCACATAGGGCACCTCCTATTCCGGTTTCGAGTTGATCGATGGCCATAGGCGTGACCGGAATGTCGAGTTCTTGTGCGATGCGCAACATCCCTGTTCGATAACGTTCGTAATGACGAGGGTGGATATTCGAGGGATGATTGATATAACTAAAAATGTGTCGCCCCGCTGCGAGATGCTCTTCAACTTGGGTCTTGACAGAGGCGTATGCCCGAGTCTGTTCCGTGTCTGGAGTGAGGATACATGGAACACGTGAACTCATGTGAAAATGACGCTCAACGGAGGCTTTCACGACGAACGCGAATGGACGCGAGAGCATAAAAACCGCGAAACTTTCGAGACGGTCATTGGGGTAATTGGCCACAATCAAGTGCGGGCGTTTACGTAGCATATGGAGATTATGATGAAGCCGGAAATAAGTATTGAAACAGATTCGCATACGAGCGGCTACTCGAGGTCGCGGCGTGTGAAGATCGATACCAAACCATTCCAATACTAGGTGGAGGGGAAAAAGAATGGTCCGCGCGTAATGACCCAACACTGTGAGGACCAACGTGAATTTGGTAGTGTCTGGAAGCGGGCTACATAGCACCGTGAGCACAAACGATACGATCCACCCCCAAAGGGACATGAGTGTGTACGTCCGTAGACCGAATACGTCCTGAATCAACATGTCCAACGAAGGAAAACAGACCAGTAAACTGGACAAAAGACTCGCCGGTATCATTGTAACGAATTTGTTTTGCCCTCAAGGAGTGGTGTTTTAAAACGGAGCACGGAGAACGAATAAACTCATGAATCATGTGGAAATCTGCTTGGATCTCAGCGTCCCGTTACAAATGCGGTTGGAACATCTTACTTACTTGAGTTCCGATGAAGTGGACACCATTTTGGAGTGTATGTGCTCCATGTACAACATCCACCCGACCTTTCTGGGAGCGCAGTATCTACAATGTCTGATCCTACAGAACCACGCCTGCTTACGGCGCCGAGTCCGCATCGCGGAAGCATGTGATCTTGGTCGGACAGTGTTGTATCTGTTGACCCGTATCCCGAACGTACACGAACGCATCGCGTGTATCGAAATGTTTTCCAATCCATTTCTCAAGGTGCACGCATACGCCGTCCTATACACCCGTGCTTCCATAGACACTCGTATACAGATCATGAAAAATTTGTACCGGTTGTCTACCTTACGAGCAGATTATATCCGATGGTTTCTGGAGCAGATGCGCAACGAGTCGCTTGATTACACATGTCGCGCCAATTGCGCCGATTTTCTCTTACGTCATGCATTTTTGCCGGAGCATCAACACGAGGCTCGTGTCTTTTTGAAATTGGTTGATCCTGTGGTACGCGAACAGCTCTACGAACACCACGAGAATGTTCATTTGTTTGTTCCTCGCGTACACGTTCTTGAACGTATCCTTCGGTCAGGAACACCTCGAACCGACAAAGACGATATTCTCCGATTCCTGCTGGATCGTCAGTTGGACGATGAAATCTTTATTCGACGCATCTTCAATGACAAGACGATTTTGGGGACACTACAATGGAAGTGTACGCTCGAGGATTTGTTGTGTCTGGTGTGGACAGGATTAACGGATGAACTACGCGAATTGCTCGCGCACGATATCGAGTCCTCGTCGATTGTGGACGAATCGGATTCGGGTTGGACGTGTACCACAGGGTATTACAATCGCATTTTGAATATCTACCAAGCGGCGCACGATGAGATAGTATTCGACATGGTACACGACCGAGAAGCTTTCCAGGAAGCGTTTACTCATCGTCTCAATCAAGAACTCCAAGGGGTTGACGATGAGGATGAGAAAGGAAACATTTTCATGGCGCTAACCGAATCATCCGAAGCCGCCCGAATTCGATATCTGACGTTTCGAATTCAATCGCTACCTCGTGTCATCGAAGAGATGCGATTCCAATACAAAGAATTATCAGACGATCAGTTTACAGCGTGGATTGCCGACGCGTTGCGTATGTACGAGCAGTAGCGCTATTCCCCGATCCGCTCTGTGAGGCTGACCAGAGTACGTAAAAGATCACAATACCTAGAGCAATAAACAAAATTGGCTTGAAATTTTTGCGCAGTAAATCCATAATCTTACTCGCTTGTTGGTTCAGATTGGCTTGGTCGAGCCATGGAGGGACGTACGGTGGAGATGGACCAGAGGGAGGCGGTGCATTGGGAGAATCGGTCACCTCTTTGTCGAGATTACGAATCAGGGTCATGTCGCGCTTCCCATCCTTTGGGTACATAATTTGAAGCCAGCGAATATCGGTGGGCGAGAGTTTGTATATCGGCTTGACTTCGAGATCGTTGAGCGTCGTGGGGAGCGTACGCCCAGGACACTGGGAAGAATCTGTGTCATCTAACGGCTTGCATAATCGGCACTCGAGAGTCTTGTTGAATGGGTAGATCATGATCGAGTCCTCGTCGTAGTTGGATCCGTTTGTCTGATCCAATTGATAGGCGTTGATCACGTTTTGGTTGATTTTTTCGATATCCCAGCCTTGAGTATATCGATAATAACAGTACACGGCTTCACGATTCCACTGGATGGGGTTTTCCTGCGGATTCTGGTGTTCGTGAATCATACCCAACGCATGACAGAATTCGTGTATCACGGTGGCCACATCAAACCAACCATACGTCATGGTTGGTTGTTGACGATCCGCAAACCGAATCGACCGCGTATTTCCGACAACAGACGAACAACCATACTGAGGTCCGAATATGATACGAATATCGCTCTGGGTAATATCGTTTGTGTACGTAAACGTGAGTCCGACCAAAGGCGCTATGCGTTGTTCTACGACACTTTTCACCAACGAAATCGGATCCACCTTGTTCTGAAGGGTGTCATAGAGCGGATCGAGAAAATCCTTCGGGTTATACCCGGGAAGATTGGGATTCGCAGGAGGGAGAATGGGAGCTTGCCACGACATTTGTTGCAGTTCATTGGCAGGAGGTAACGGGAAAAAATAAATTCGAATCGTGGTCAAGGTGGGCCACAACGCCTGGTTGAGAAATGCGGCACGCGCGCTACCTTGCGTGGCGGGAGTACTGTCTCGGGTATATGGAAAACTCTGTGCACACAACAAAGACATGTTTTTTATTTCATAATAAAATGTACGTGAACAACAACAATGACAACAACAACGACTCGGAAGAAGACGTTGTAGAGTATGCTGACGGGGGTAGTACGACGACAATTATTATTGTCGCTGTCGTGGGTGGCATACTAGGTATAGCGGGTCTCTGGTACTGGTTCAAAAGGAACAGTCAACAACAAGCAGCTGCGGACCGTGAAGCATTTGGTGTACAGGATGTCGTCGCTTCACGGCGACAAATGAGCGCGATCCCTGGGTTATCGTCCTCGCGACGAACAACCACGCGTTCAACGTCGTCTCGTCAAACACGTTCGTCACTACTTCGGCGTCGCGGCAAGCTCCCAACAATCCCTGAAAACGAATCGTTCTAAACAATAAATATGATCTCGTGGATGGCGTTCGCTGAACCGTATACGTATGATTTTTTGTCCGAATGGCTGGACTGTTGTTTCCCCTGGTTATGTCTGGAAACGGGCACACGTCGGGGTACCGAGTAAGAATGTCGAGTATCGAAATTGGTCGCCATACTCGCGTCGTTGACGGAAGAAGTACGTGACAAAGCCGTAACTACCCGCGGCAATCATCATTAGGACCAAGCCCAGTTGCACTTGATTGAGTCGTTCGACGGTCTGCGTGTCACCTTTCTCGTGCTTTCCGGTCTTTTCAATATCGATGAGCATGTATGCGACGATACAGACGAGCACACCAAATGCGTACACGGCATCCATTTTCGTAATGATTAGAAACATCAAGTATACCACGAGAGTCATCAGAAAGATCCACGGTACAACCCACTGTTTTTGAGCTGCGGTTTCGTAGGCTTTTTTGTCGATGGCGACGATGAAAAACATCAAGAGGAGGTAGGTGAGGATATGCTTCACCCATACATTCTCGACACACTTTGCTTGTAGATCACACGACAACAAGCGATCCGAGAAATTGGAAAGGATGGTCAAAAAGAGCAATCCAAAACAATTCAGGAGAACGTTGGAATCCATTTTTTATTTCAACCAATAAAAAATCGACACGTCAGCTTTACGGCGGCGGATAGGTTACTCAGAAGGGGGTTTGAACTGCTCGGCCATTTTCGCAGGATCCATAGTCTTCATCAGCGTATCAAACATCTGACCCATTTGCGGATTGTCTTTGGTCATGGTTCCGATCATCGATTGGACTACGCCCATCATCTTACTGAGGTCCAATTGACCCGAGTTCACTTTGTCGTTCATGCTACCGATCAGTTCGGTAAAAATACCCGAGTTCATGATCTGTCCAATCGCCTCGAATGGGTTCGAGGTATTATCCACCTTGACATTCTTTTCGACTTTGTCGATGATATCGGTGAGGAAATTGGCTTCCGAAGCGCCACTGTTTTGATTGAGCGATTCTTTAAGAATCTGCTTGGCGCGACCTGTGCTATCGACTAGAGCGCTGATGGTGAGCACGTGTTGCCACATGACTGCCCGTTGGTCCGCGTCGGCCTTTTCAAACAACTCTTTGAGATCGATGAAGACGCGTTCGGAATAGCGGACCACAGGGTCCACGAACCGGTCGTACGCTTTAGCGTAAATCGCCTCGCGATTGGCCAGACAGAAAGTGGTAAAGGCTTGGACGTGTTTTTGGATGGGCAATTCGTGAGAAAATGTGGTTTGCTCGATAAGGCGAGCGTAGAGTCGCAACGGTTTGTTGGACGCTCCGAATTCCTCTTGTAGCGATAGGATAAACGTATGGATGGCCTTGAACGGAAGAAGAGTGATTTCGTTCGCGGACCCCTGAGTGGACTCAGAGGTTTCAGACTGGGTAGCAGAAAGGTGGGTATCAGCCGCTGATACCACGGCAAGGGACTCGTCGGTGTGTTCGAATTCATCCTGGGGGATTGACGACATAGCAGTGTGTTTGAGTAGTATTTACGGATACAGTGCAGTTTTTTAAATCTTCTTGTAACCACGATGGTGGAATTAAAAATAATTTTTCTCTTAGGATAAACCGTTCCATCAATGCCTATTTCGTACTCTGGAATCGTAAATTACGGTAAAGCCGTGCTTCCATCTGTGGAGAGCTGGGGATCCAACAATAACATTCTTCGGGACCCACCCCGTTCCATTACCACACGACGTATCGACAAAGTGACGGATTCGTCCATGGTCGACGTGGAAATCGACAAGAGTTCAGAGCGGGTAGCTGAGTCGATCCGTGTGTACCCACGAGGAGCCAATGTCATGGTCGGTGTGTCGTATAACAACCAAGGAAACACACGCGGAGGACAGCAAGCCAAACTCCCATACCGTGTCATGCGCGATGGAGTGTTCCGACCTCCCATTCTACGACCTGTCAACTTACTTCCTCTATCCCGTCTACCGCGTAACAACACTACCATCGACCCTATTGCGTATACGACGGATTTCAGCAAGAAAATCATCTGTCCTGGTAGCGCCAAGGATTACCGCTCCGTGAAAAATGAACTATTACAAGTACAGACCACCGCCGCCAAGGGACAACCCATTCGGGTACCTGTGGAAGTGGGTGTGGGACAAAATATCGTCCAGGAACGTATTTATGCCGACGCCGAAACACAAAAGACACAACGCATTGAACGACCCGTGGAAGTGGGTGTGGGACAAAATATCGTTCAGGAACCGCTGACTGCCGAGGCATACAGTAATCTCAAATATTTCACTCATGCACAGCACGCGGAAACGGTCAAATACACCAACGATTCCGTACTCAGTGCTCGATTGCAGTATACCTCGCAAACCAATCCGAGTCAAAATCGTCACGTGCAACAAGAGAGTAAGGTCTCGTACCACGCGAACCCAAAGGTCCAAGCACAGGCGCAATCGAACCTCAAAGCTCGAGCAGTGAAGCATACGCGACACGATTATCAAGAGGTGCGTATGAAGGATGTATTACGCGGAAACGTGCAAGCCAATACGTGTGGTTCGGGTCTATTCAACCGCCAAACGGTGCGCCCTACCGCTACTCAATACGTTTTGCCCATGAAACCTCAGTTGGGCGGTCACGCGTCGAATCCAATGATTCCCTCTGTGGCGCGTACACAAGCCCTACCGACGCTCAAAACAAACACCTTTAATCATCTCATGAAAAAGAACGATTGAAAAAAACCGTTAATAAAAGACCAAATTGATGGAGATCAAGACACAAAATATACTCCTGTGGGTGCTTATCGTATTCCTGTCTATCGGTATTCTTGTATTGGGGTATATGATTTCGAACAAAACGTCCATGCCTCAGCCGATGATGCGACCAGGACCACCAGGCGAAGACGTCCTTCCTGAACTTCGGCTATCGGCGTTCATGAGTCCTGACATTCCTCCTGCCAGTTCATCGTCCAAGTCGAAATCCGCCGCGTCGTCCGCGTCTGTCGGCGGCGGCCCAAACGAAGCAGCTCTGCCCGTACTCGTCGGTGGAGGCGATCTCAAACAATTCTCAAAGCCTAAAAGTCGACGCGCAGAACGACCGAAGGGGAAACCGAGGCCCAAGATGAAAATAAAGCGCCGCAAGTGATTCTCGGTGATTCGAAAAAAATCTTGTACAAAATAAAGAAAGAATCATGTACGTGGTCGCGAATAAACAAAAAGTACCACTCAAAGAAGTCGATGAAAAAGAAGGCTGGACGCTGAAATTGGGATTTATGGACACTGAGGTCTCACCGTGGGTTCTGACAGGAATTATCGCGTTGGTGTTGTTTGTCATGGTGATGCTATACATGTCCCTGAGCGCCGTGGACACCCAACCATCTCTACCTAAACCTACACCCGCTGTCGCCGCGCCCATGGCGATCGCTAAGCCCATGAAAGGTGCTGGGAAGAAAGCCAAAGGAAAAAAGGGTCGAGCGCACGCATAAATTTTTTCTGAAAAATATTTTATTGCGACTAGAATAAAAATGATCCCGGAAAGAATTCAAGACGAAGATGTCGAGGTAGTTGAATACGCTAATTCCGCCGCCTCCGCTCCGCTGTTCAATGTCGGCGGAATGGATTTTGGTGTGATGGAAACCGTCGCCGCTGTCGTGGCCGTCGTTTTATTGGTCGCGCTTGTTTATCTTGCGTTCGTACCCACAGTCCCCGATGGACCCGACAGCATGATGCCCATGCCTATGCGCTCGCCTTTCACTGCCGCACCACCCAAGAAGATGCTTGCTATGCCACCAGCTGGAAAGAAAGGAGGTAAAGGAAAGAAAAGCGGTGGAAAGAAAGGAGGTAAGAAATAAATAACGCTACAACGGATCCGATTTTTCCAACCTCTTACTTAAGTAGTTTTATTCACCCTGCCAAATATAAGCGAGGTGGCGCAGGGGAAGCGCGTTGGGCTCATAACCCAAAGGTCCTTGGATCGAAACCAAGCCTCGCTACTTTTTTTTGATTGTGGTCATGTTTCTCTTTGTGGAAAACATGACATCGAAAAGAGTGATTAGAATGAATGTTTAGAAAGTGGCAGCCACACTGATATCGGCTTGACCACCACCTGGAGCACCACCAAGAGACATGGATTTTTGAGCCAAACCAGGAGCGACGGTATTGGCGTATGCATCGCTGGTAATATTCGAGACTCCTGCAGAGGACAAGTTTTGGAGAGCGCGGAGTTCGCGAGACGTATCGTTTTCAATACCTCCCATAATGGTCATGGCACCTGGACGAAGGTCCACATTGGGTCGTACACTAGGTCTGAACCACTGATCCTTTACAGGGACGATGCAACCAATGTCTCCTCGAATAGGGTCGCCCTGACCGTACAATCGAGAACGACTCGTCGAGTACATCAATCGATCATACACTGTTACAGCCACGGGTCCTTCTGCGGTCTGTAGAGTCATCTGAGGAGCACGTGCTTTAATGATACCATCATCGGCCAAAGCCTGTGCTTGTTCCAAACGCATTCCCGATTGTCCCATTTGGGCAGCGGCATTGCTGATAGGCTCAAAGGCTTCCATGTCTTCATATCCTTCTTTGGTGCACCCTCCTCCAGCGCTCATCTGAGGAGCGTTCAACATTTGCGAAGGACCGTAAGTGAGAGGATTGGCAGGTACTCCCAAATTCTGCATGGCAGGCATATTGTATCGAATAGTCGCTCCATAATCGTTGGTTCCATCGAAACGGGGAGAGAGCATGGATTGCATGCTCATCGGAGCAGTCACCATCTCTCCTTGATAGACCTTTTCGGCACCCAACCCCAACGCTTGAGCGGCGCGGCTGGCGCCCTGCTGCGAACCCGAGATGACAATCTCAGGTTGAGTTGTCACAGACATTGGAGGATTCAAACCAAAATTTTCAATGATGTTTCCTTGGGTCAGCACCAAGGACGAGAGTAACGCTAAACCAACCAGTGTGATCACGAAGTCTTTCATTTTTATTATTATTACTACAAAATATTTCTCGTTAATTTAATTTTTGTCAGATGCTTCGAGTATGCAAGAATGTTCTCACGGATCGACGACTCGTTTTGGATATACCCATACAACATCATTCGCTCTTCGCTTCGTAGACGATAGGGTCCATCATCGTAACACATATCCACAAGGAGATTGAACTGCTCCAAGTAACGCGGGGAAATGGCAAGGATACTGTCACTGTTCCACTTGTCCAGACTCGGTAGGTATATACGTGGAATGGTAAGGGTTGGACGATCTTCGCCGTCGTCCTCGGCGTCAGGAATAAACGGCCAAAACAATTGTTTCCACGCGAGCGTGAGTAACGGAGGTAATTCCGAATCGATGGTCTGAAACGTCTCTTGAATACGATCCGGCCGGACACCTCGTAGGAAACGGTATTGCACACCCAGGACTTGTTCACTTCGTTGCGTAAATGTCGGTCGATGCATACCCATGAGCAAACGCGCGACATCAACGACTGAACGGCGACCCAAGTCTCCCTTTGGGAAGAAACTAATATGCGCGTAACGGTGCGCTTCGCGTAAGAAATGAACCATGTCTGCGTAACACCGAATGCGCTCACGAGGACAGTACACGGGATCGCAAAGCGTTTCCGTGAAAAGGACCAACAGTTGATGCTCCTCCTCGGGTCGCAAGGTCTGGAACTTGGTGATGTTGTACAGACAGCTGATCAGTAAGCAGAGAATGTCCTGGTACGGTTGAAACCCGAAAAAATGCGAGAAACTCTGTAGTTCCACCACTACGTGTGACTTGTCGTAATCGAGAATCACAGGAAACCATTGGGTGTACACACGAACGATGAAATCCGTCGAAACAAAATAATCCAGGATTTGTTCACGTGGAGAGGAACTGAGAACGATATTCCACGGACAGAGATCGTGGTGGGTGAAGAAACAGGTCCGTTGAGCAACCCCGATGGCTAATACGGTCTGAAGCATGCAAAAGTACCAATCGTTCAATTGAAAAGACGTCCCTCGGATATAATCAAACAACGTAGGACCCGAAGCGTATTCGAGATACAAACCTTTGGAACTGGTCAAGGCGTACGTGTACACAAAATTGGGAATACGTTGAGTCAACGGGTTGAGCGCGTGTCGTCCCACGAAAAATTCGTGGTCGTAGCGCATGTGTTTCCGAATCGATTGTTTGTACACATAGGGTTGACCCAATTGATCCACCACGAGTTGCACGGTGGTATTGACACTCTTGAAGAGCGTTTGGCGAGGGAATAGTACCGGTTTGGTATCCAAATATTGGATGTAGGAGTGTTCCAACTTGGACAGAGGAATTCGGGCCCGTAACGTAGTTGCGTGACCGCAACGTTCGGTTATCTGGTCCAGTACCATCTTGAGGTAGGCGAGACAACCCTCCCGTGTCAAGTATTGTTCGTAAAACTGGCGCGCCTGAGCGGCAATCTGCTGACACTCGGTATCATGCTCTAAACACCATTGGATTCGTTCGTCTAAATCGGACAAATCTGCTGCGACAGGAACGTAATGGACCCAGGGTTGTAGTAATGGCTCGTACCAGAGACGATACCGTGATTGGACGAGTAAAATCACAGAACGCATGGCCAATTCGATACTAAGACGATACGCCTGGACATGACCTTCCACGTGAATGATATATTTGTACGCAGACTGTTCCTCGAGGGTCATTGCACTGGATAGCTTCACCCAATGTGTCTGAGGAATGTGAACAGCTGGGTTCCCCGAGATTTTACGAGGACGCGTATTCCAGGAAGTCAAGCCCACATTGCACCGCGGATGTGACTGAAATTGAACAACAAGCTTGAGACGAGGGTTGGTATCGGGGTCGACGCCGATTCCTGTATTGCTTCCTCGGAAGACGGCTAATTCTCGTTTCTTACTCCAGGGGATGAGAAAATCATCCGATGCGGTAGCCATCGCTCGTTTAGACGAAGCAAAATGAATACCCCGCTTGAATTGTACGCGAGTCCAATCGTCCATCGTAGGGATGGGGATATCCGCAAATCCATCCGATGTACAGGAAGATAGAATAGGTGCGTATGATCCGAAATTTTTGGAAACCAGGGGATGGGATTCCGAGTCGTACAGGTGATGATAAGGTTCCGTTCCATCCGTCTTGAGCAGCGGGAAATCGCGTCGATTGATAAACAAATCCATATCAGGAAGAGATGTACCGTACGTTTCGCACAGACTCTCAAACATATTTTTCATTTGGCAGGTGCCCGTATCTGTTTCATTACAAGGCGATTCGTAACGAAAGAGACCGTTATTCGCATACCAAGCATGCACGGGGAGGACCGTCTTGGACGGAAGAAGTTCCGCCGGTACCAGTAGTCGCTGGGACCACTCATTGACGAAAAACGCATTACTGAACGGTAGAAAATTGACCAGATGACCATCACGAATCTGTATCAACATCCCTTTCTTGAACTTGAAAAAGACGTACTCAAACGTGTTTCGGACCGCTTCTGGATCAAGCTGGTACTGCGACCATATCGGAACAGTCATTGTCGCGCGGCTATCGGAAGGGCGCGCCGGACGCAAGTCGATGCGTCGATAGGCTTGGTCGAATTGCTCTTCGTCCCCCGCCGTGAAGTGGGTTTGGGTAAAGTGTCGGTATCGTGGATTACTCGTCGGTCGTTGAGCTGTAATCCGAACAGGAACAGAGTAGGTATCGGGGAAGACTTGTTTACCCATGTGCTTATTGGTGATACACGGCCGTATAATTAAGCGATTTTCAATTTATTTCGATGGTATATCTCTCTCAAAACAACGAGGAATAATTCCAACCTAGATTTTCAAAGATGGTTCGACAGATTTCGTCGTGATAGTATTTGCGGTCGATGGTCTTGAGAAAATTAAACTCGGTTGGATTACAGGGGTATTTGTGGCGCATGAGCAATTGGTACAAGAGATGCTGATAATTGAAATTTTTGCGTTCAAATTCGTTGGGAAACTGCTTGTGATGTTGCTGCACAAACTGATCGAAATCCTGGAGTAGTTTTTCAGTGAGATGGCTAATGTCATTGAGGGGTCGACCGGTGATCAGATGGTGGATGAGGTTGATGTCTCCATAGCATTTGGTCAGCTTGAGCTCCTTGACAAAGAGAAAAATATGCTCTTTGGTGACGTTTTGGTACTTGCTGCGTCGATTCCGCTTGGAATGATCGATGAGGTTGTATCGTTCGAGCTCCTTCTCGATCAGTTGGAGAATCTCGGGTTCGATTCCCGATTTGTGTTTACCTTGGTACTGATTGATGCAATTGAGAAAATGCGATTTCTTATCATACGAGTACTTGGAGCAGATGTTGACTCGCTTGGAGTCGTTGTGGTTGAGGCGAATACTGTTGGCGAGATTGAGTGTATTTTCTTGATTTCCACAATCCAGACAGATCATGACCCCGGCGAAATCCGTCGATTCGGTGATACTACTCGATTGACACATGCCACATTTCTGATCTTTCAGCGCCAACGCGGAATGACTATCGGGGGGTCGCGTGAGTTGCAAATCGTCGACAATCGTCGAGATGGAATAATCTCGGATATCCTTTACTTGTTCGATATACTTGGAGATAATGGCCTGTTTTCCAGGGTTCGACTCGTGCATCGTCGTCAGCTGGTTACTGAGAAAATCCACCTTAATGGGAGTCTGGAGTGTCTGCTTGTACTCTTGAATGAGCTCTGCTGTGTCCAAAAAGTAAAAGTGTTTAAGGGTATCTCGATCATGCGCGGCTTCGGTGTGTCTCAAATGCTCTAAACGACGTCTCAGGCTCGAACTGAGTTGACTTTCGTCCACGTCTTCGGGTAGCGAATGCGGGAGACCGGATTGAGTAGAGTTTTTCGTATCTGACGAGGAGACTGTAAGCGTGCTTTGAATCGATTGATCGAGCTGTAGGATATCCAAGAAGGGCTCGTCATGAAACATTTTTTTAGTCCCTTTGAGACGCATTTAACTGAACACGGACGTACAAATCTTAAAAGCATACACACAATGAATCAAAAGTCATGACTGAATTTCGGTCGTTTATCGCGAATCTAATCGTCCCGTGTGGATTAGATTCTCTGCAACGGGAAATACTTTTGGATGCCGCAAGTTTAGAGCTGTATACCAAGGCGTTCACCCACGTCTCATACGACGCGTACAATCACTACGAAGTCTACGAACAACTCGGGGATATCACCGTCAACAAATTCTTGGTTTGGTATTTCCACCATCGTCTTGCTCACCATGGTGCTTTATTCCACTCGACTTTAGGCGTGAAAATCGTGGCTCGTCTGCGTATCAAGTACGGATCCAAGCAACAGTTGTCCGATTTGGCAGAACGGTTGGGGTTCTGGCCGTATATCCGCATCACCGAGTCGGTGTCACAAGGAAAACGATTATCGATCTTAGAAGACGTTTTTGAGGCATTTATCGGAGTCACGGAATTTTTGATTGACAGTCGCTTGATGGTAGGGTTGGGGTATATTGTGTGTTATCGCATCTTACAGTCGCTGTTTGACCCGATGACGATTGATATCAGTTACGAGCAATTGTTCGACGCCAAAACCCGGTTGAAAGAGTTGTTTGACGTATATCGTGATCAATTGGGTTCTTTACAGTATGAATACGAAAAACAAAACACCACAGGACACGCTTGGGTACAAATCACGCGTATCCCACCCGGCACGCAAGAGAAAGTGTTGATTTGCACGGCGACACATGCCATTAACAAAGCGTTAGCGGAACAGCAGGCGTCGGAAGATGCTTTGAAAATCCTGAGTCGTCAGGGATACACGCGCGACATTCCGCTCGAATATCGCCAAATGCTCTCTCAACTGACAACGGTCACGTCTTCCGCGCCGACTGAAGAAAAGACTCGAGGTGGTCGGCGGTGAGATGCTCAGCCAGGGGAAGGAAGTGGAATTGTGTAAATTCGCGGATCTCCGCCAGTGCTGCGACAATCCATTCCGGGTTCGTTTGGTCTTGTGCGCGAAATACGGGAGCGCGGTGTGGACGTTTCTCCTCAGCGTGGCTACTATCGGGTAGAAGCGTGATAGCGTCTTCGTCGAAGGGATTCAACGAGGTTTGTCGGGAAGTTGTGGAATTCGTGGGTGCGGATCGTTTAGACATTGGTTTTGTCTAACTCTTGGAATAAATTTAAAATGGGCGGTTTTGATAGACATCCCGGAATGTCGCTTGGTCGGACCAAGTGGGACTCTGATTGTAGCCACAGGTCTCAATACGGTACGGTCGGTTTTTGGGTCCGCAACCGCATTGAGATCCCGAAGAGTCGTTGTTACCGTTACCATTGGGTTCTGCTTCATACCCTTCAGTCACTACATTACTTCCACTGGGAACAGCCGGAGGGCGAAACATACGCTGCGCATCCCATGTCGGACTCTGATTGTACCCACACGATTCCATACGATACCCACGGTTCATAGGACCGCAATTGCACTTGGCTTCGGCGTCGATTTCGGCGTTTTCAGCGTACGATTCACCCGAAACCGTAGGATCGTAATCGTATCCTTCGCGACTCACGGTGGGTTCATACTCCCCTCCGTCGAAACCTTCTTTCGATTTCGGTGGCGGCGGCTGTCGGGGTGCGGGCTGCAAGGGTACAGGAATCAGTTGGATGGACGCCTCGTACATGGAGTCTACGTTCATGTATCGCTGGCAGGGTAAACGGCAAGGCATAGAGTAGAGCGTTTGATAACTCATGGTCGATTGTGTGTTTTTTATTTACTGACTTTTTTTTCGTAATTTTTCGATGCGCTGCGAATCCTTCATGTGTTTCATGTGGAGTTTTGTGAATTCGTACAGAATCAACTGGAGTTCGAGTGGAAAACGATTAAGATCAAACGTAAGCTCATTGTTGACAAAATGTCCTCCAAAGGGGAGGATCTCGCTGACAGAGGCGTGTTGGGGATGATGGAGATCGTAATATCGTATCAGAGCGTAAAATTTGTTTTTTCCATCCTGGTCCAAGGTATGAATCCATTTGACCATTTTAGATCGGTCGATGGACGCCTCGACGAGTTGGGAATGCATTTGGGACTGAATTGCGGAACTGAGTGTGTCATAGAGTGGAAAAGAGGATGCAGACATGTTTATCGTCAATGACGTACCCATTTAAACTCAAACGGTGAAAAAAAATTCACGCGTAGAAACAAAGATGAATAACAATTTTTTCAGCCTCTGTCGAGATGCCACGGGGAGTTTGACTGACACGTATCAGTGCTGTATTCAGACTTGTACGAGCCATAGTCCTCAACCTCACGCGTGTTACTCGATGTGTGCGCAATTGTTCCCCGTGATCAAGGATCGTTGTGCGTTAGAAAACGAATGTTGGCGAGATGGTTTCTACAATAAGAAATGTCTCGAGGCGAAAGCTCCTCAGATCAAAGAGTGCTGTCTCAAACGTTGCAACCAACATCGTCTGAATCCGTACAGTTATACGATCATGGATTGTGATCGGTACTGTTCCGATTACAATCTAAGGTAAATGCGTTAAGAACGACGCCAACGACGAACGAGTAATAAACCCAGGGCGCTTACACCAAGGACAGAAGCGCCGATGAGCATCCAATTGCGCTGTTGTGCTTGTGCGGAACTCTGCGCGTTACGTGCCGCTTGCGCTCGGTTGGGGAACGTACGTTCTTTGCCATCTTTCGGGTAGATACTACTCAACCACATTTTGTCGAATTCCGACAAAGACACGTTACGGTATGTCGCCTGTTTGTTATTGGTAAGATCTGCAGGGTACGAATACAACATGATCGATTCCGGGTCATAATCCGACCCATTGACGAGATCTTGGTTGTATCGTTTGGTGATATTTTCACATGTGGTATACATATCCCAACCCTGGGTACTATTGGCCCATGCAAACACTTTCTTCAGATTCCAGTCAATTCCCTTGCCAAAGGGATTCTGATGTTCGTGAATCATTCCGAGAGCATGACAGAATTCGTGGATAATAGTTGCCACGTCCAGCCACCCAAAATTCATAGTGGCCTCCTCAGCGGGAACCTGCTTACACTGTACTCCGACCATTGACCACGAACCTTTGGTGTTATCCAAACCAATACGAATATCCCCGTCCACGTCGACAAACTCGAGTTTCAGCCCAATCAATGGCTGGATACGCTCGCGGACAATAGTCTGGATGGCGTCAACGGGGTCCATCGCACGTACGCGCTTTTCTAGTTCCTCGTCTTCCGCTGAGATTTTCATTCCGGGTTTCATATTGATGTTTACAAGGTCCTTGGTATACCATTGAGGCATCAGATTGGGAACGCATTTCCCGTTCGCGCACACAAAATCTCCCAGTTTCTGACACTCATTCGTCGCGGAACAGGATTGCGAGTCTTTGCTGTCCGCTGCTTGAGGGTCTACCTTTCGAGTCGTGGGTGGACGCAAAGTCTGACCATCCCACTGTGGCTGTTCACCCGGATACGTGGCGGGTAAAGGTTGCATAAAGGAAATTTTAATCGTATCTTTTACGCCCCACAACGTACTGAGTAGAAAAGCGGCTTGTTGATACTTGGATGCTTTCTGTGCGGCCTGAGCCCCTCCCGCGGGTTTAGACTCGAATTTTTCCACACATACAGCAAGTTGTTGTAGTTGTTTGATCTGGGCTTGAGCGGCAGCACTCGCGGCGCCACTGGACGTGGTTCCGGCATGAGCAGACACTTCCGGTGTGGAATTGACATATTCTTTGTACGAAGGACACTCCTGTGCGTGTTTCTCACAGTCGTAAAATTTTCGACATTCATCATACGGAATGTTACTGGGAATGTACGGTAGTTCGCCCGACGGCGGTGTAGACGGCGGCGTAGACGGCGGCGTAGACATTTATTACAACAGATAAATTGATTTTTTGAACACTCAGCCCTCGATTTTGTTGAGAACGACGACTGCGATTATATCATGCCTGTATACACATTGGTCAAGTCCATCGAATTTGTACCCGATTTGAAGTACCCAAACGACTCGTTGTTAGATCGATACCAACGTCGCTACGAGAATACATGTACGAAAGAGAACGGGTACATCCTTTCTGTACGAGCGATTCGTAGAATTTTACGACGTAAACTGTCCGCCTACAATGGAACACTCGTAGTGGAATGTGAAATTGACGTCGATTGTCTACTTCCCAGACCCGGTCAGCGCATCCAAGGTGTCATCAAACAAGTGTTTGCACAAGGCTGGATTGTACTGGTTTTCGACTGCATGAAAGTCTTTGTTCCACGTGGGACCGAAGGAACCGTCGACAAATCCCTACAGACGCTTGTCGATGTGGAAATTGCACAAATTCGATTTCAAAAAGGGCGATACGATTGTATTGGAAAATTTTTCGAATAAAAAACACATCTTCGCCAGATAATCGCCTCGTTTCACTTTTCTCAAACAAAAAGTGAAAATCAACTTACGCAATTGCAGTTTTAGGTCGCGCGCGTGAAACCGTGGCGTTTCAACTGCTCTTCTAGATATGCTTCGAGCCGTTTGTCCTCGGTGTGAGGGACTTCGATGAGTGTAATACCCATTTCCCGGCAGCGCATGCGCTTGAGCTCGTCTCGATATTTCTGATTGTAAAAAGCTTCCTGATTTTTGTGGAAAAACGGAATAAACTGGTAATGCTGTGCTCCGTTGTACTCGACGGCTAGTTTCAGTGATTCGTTGAAACAATCGAGTTCTAGATTGAATTGTGAACCGGTGACTGGGTTGACCATAAACTCGGGACGACGTTTAGGAAAGGCACATTTAAAGTACCGTTCGAGGAACTGTCGGCACCGAATCTCCCCTTGACTGTCTTTCCGCGGTCGAGATCCAGGTGCGTTTCCGCGCGGGGCGATACTCGCGGGTGGGACATAATAATAATCCTCAGACCATGTACCGGACGAACGATACCGTAAACACGCCAGGATCACGATACACAGAATCGAGGCGATCACGAGAGTTTCAAATTGATGGTTCCACATCCACGAAATCCACGAAACCCAACTCATTTTTTATTTATGTGTAGGTGGTTTATTGTTTTTGATTGCGGCTGAGAAAGTAGTCGATCATGTACAAGAGCATTCCAAACGTGAGCGCTTTGATCAGGATCAATATGAATCCTGTACTCGACAGACTGGGTGCGTACCCCACAATCAATCGATCGACCAAGCTCAGTGAAAGCAGCACAAACAAAATCATGGCGATGATGTAGTGCTGCAACGGTTTGGACAGATTGTATCCTTCGTCCAACAAGGGAGCGATACGGGCGTAGTCCACAGGAAGAAGTGGATCGTTCGAGACAGGAAGTTGTTCGATCATCTCGCTTCCATAGTGAATCTGTGCAGACATTTATCCCTTTCGAAAAACGCATTAAATTATTTTCCCCGTCCAATAATAAATGAATTTAGGCGCAAACGGAATGAATCAAACATTCAAGACGGGCATCGATCCCAAAGCTCCTTATTATTACATCACAGCCAGTCTCGATTTAACTGGTTGTACCAACGGTACGTACTACTTCAACCAAGAAAACAACCTTGGGTACGCTAACGATCCCAATTTCAACAAATTTATTGTGGTGAACGAAAACGTGGTGATTAGTGAAGTCACGGTGTACACCAATCCAGCAGTCGTGCTGAATGAAGCGGTGGGCGAATGCTCCTTCACGATCGGAGGTGCGGCCAATCACTCAATCTCGCCCGTGGTGGTCCCATGGGCCGCACCTGCTGGAAGCGCTCCCGGTGTTCCTCCTGCGTTCTCGGGTGAAGCGCTGACCGTTGAGGAACTCAATGCCGGTTCGGTCAACTACTTTGGTCACGAGGGAGGACACTTTCCTTATTTCTTCAATGGCGTCAGCGACGATCCTTCAAGCGAATATCGTTTCTTGGCGATCACCATCGACTCGGATTATGATTTCTCGGGACTCAACGAGAAATTGGTCGCACGAAGCAAACGCCGTGCACGAGCACGTGGATTACGCAGTCTTCCTTCCGGACCGGTGGTAGTCGAGGAGGGACGCGTCACAGTCGTCCTGAAAGTCTATCCCAAAGAACAATAAAAATTATTTTTTTTCTTCGGCGTTAATAAAATGGATTTCAGTGGATTTGGAAACAATAAAACCTTCAAAGCTGGTGGTGATCCTCTTCCGCCGTACTACTTTCTCAGTGCGTCGTTGAATCTCGCTGGCGCCGTTGATGGAGGAACCTATTATTTCAATCTAGATAACAGTCTCGAATATGCATTTGACCGAGACTACAGTCGATTTGTGATTGTCGACGAGACCAGTCTCATCAGTGAGGTCATCGTCTTTGCCGAGGACGATCTTGTCCCCGTCGAACCCGACGGTGAGGTTGACCTTTTGATTGGAGGCGCGGATCGTCTTGATACCGTCGAACCTTGGGTAAAAGTTCCCTGGGCTGCTCCTCTTCAGTCTGCACCCGTCCCTCCACCTGGATTCGTCGGAGACGTTGTCTCTATCGATGAGGTCAACGCCGGAGTGGTCAACTACTATGGTCACGAAGGAGGACACTTTCCTTACTTTGTAGATCAGGACGACAATCCAGATTTATCTCAGCGTTACAAATACCTAGCTGTTACAATCAATCCGGGTAGTCTCCTTGCACGCCAAGCCGCTGCCAAGGCCGCCGCCAAGGCTGCTGACCCCAACGCTCGAAAGAAACGTACATTGGGTATGCCCCGCGGTCTTCCCCGAGGTGACGCAGTGATTCTACAGGGATCGCTGAAAGTGCTGCTCAAGATTTACCCCAAGGAACGTCCTTAGACCCCGACGCATCGTTTCCCGTAAAAAATTTCGAAATATAATTTTTTACTATTAATAAAACACATGACGGACTTAAGTGGAATAGGAAGTAACATGACGTTTTCGAACGGAATACCCCCTAAAGCACCCTACTATTACATCAGCGCCCATCTTGATCTTTCAGGAGTTCATTTGGGACAAAATGAGTCTCTGACTTACTACTTCAATGGCGACAACAGTCTCGTATATCTGGACTCGTTAGTCAGCCCCAATTATCACAATTATCACATGATCGGCTCCAATGCCGTCATCGGAGATGTTGTATTGTACTCGAATCCCGATCTTGTCCTCGGGGAAGGAGCCGACCTTGAGTTTGACATCGGAGGCGCAGAATTCGACCCAGACAATATCCAACCGGAATCCGCCGCACCTGTAGAAGCGGTTTGGGCAGGACCAACAGGCTTCGCTTCTGGACCAGTGAACGCAGCCGATATTAACACGGGTGTGGTTTGCTTTTACGGACACGAAGGAGGTCACGATCCTCTTGCACACGCCTCAGACGTGGACAAATACCGATATTTGGCAGTGTCCATCCACACCGGACGTGGACTGGGAAATCTGAACAACGCCGAAGAAGAGAAAAAGGAAGAGTCTGTACCAGAGTCGTTGGAGTCCTCTCGTGCGGTTCAGCGCAAGGAAGACGCGAAAGCGCAACTCACCAAGAACGGAAAAGTACTTGCTTCCCACGAGGTCTTGGATTCGTTGCGTGCCAACAAGTCCAGACGACCCAGAAAATTCAGACAGGTACTCAACCCCGATATCGTCAGCGGAACCCTCTTTGTTGTCGTCAAAGTCTACCCTAAAGCGCACCCTTAATTCCACATTACACGATACACGCGTAAATTGATTTTTCGTTTCATGATTGTGTACACAATGATCAATCACGAACCCTCATTCTCTATGGTATTTGAGCACGTATTTCGTTACGCAATCCAGCGCATACGCAACCTTCCGTGTCCCCACGACCGAACGCTCTATATTGGACAAACCGGTATGTATTTTCCTCCGGTCACAACGTACCGTTTCCCGTTTATGCGTATGTTCAATGGAACGCTCCCGTATCCTGACCGCTCTATCGCGTACGTGTTTGGACAACTCCACGACTACCTTCCTGCTCCATGGACGTTGCATTATGAATTTCTGCGGACCTGTAAGCAAGGGCTCCTTACGACTCGTTCCCCGTTGTCGACCGTTACGTACGATGCCCCAGAATCGATTCATGACGTACGGTATGCGACGTGGACCGATCCTACGACCAACCAACTGTGTTTCCTCCCGGTAACCACCGCTGCGTTCGCCTCTCTCGATCCACAAGAATTGGACAAATGGATGCAAGTAGCCACCGTAAAACCTTTACGTTTATTCAATATTTACGAGTGGGAACATGCGATGGAATTCAACATCAAGCTCTATCCATTAGACTTGGATCCTCAAACGTTCCGGGCAACTTTCCAGGAAGCATGCGAGTTGTCGATGTATCACACTCAGGAGTGGGTGGACCGGAAGACAAAGGAGCTCGAATCGACTGCTGATGCTGATGGACAATCTCCATAAACTTTTCGTAGGCTCGTTTACGGTTGATATGCGAAATTCCACCCGACATGATGACCTTACCTGAATAAAATACCAAAAACGTATTCACGTAACACTTGGCCATTTTCTTCTTCTGCTCCTTGGGACTGAGCGTGAGAATGTAATCCATGAATCGCGTCTTGGAAAGCACCCACTCCCCTTCCAGGTAAGTGTACTGGTCGATCAGAATCTGTTCCAACGGCTCTTCCTGCATGGAGATTTTGATATTCACTCCCACGTACCCATCACTGGGCTCGAGAATCGATACATAACTGGTCTGTGTGTTGATGATATTGTTGAGCGATTCTCGGTTGATCTGGAACGGGATGGCAAAATTGATGTTGCACATCACCGGGACCACCAACGCTTCAAAAGCCCGGGTGTGTTCAGGGTCGTGAAATTCCCAAATGGTGTGATGCTCCGGGGACAAATGTCGCCAAAAGTGCTTGAGAATTGAAATGGCGTACGTGTTTTGGTTACACCCCGTGATCTGCAACTTGCCCTTATTGGACACCTTGATGTTGATGTACTTGGTGTGGATACGCATAATGATGGTCACGCTGTTGAGAAAGTACTTGTCGGAAATTTTCTTAAACGCTGTTCCCTTGTGGTCTTGTTTGTACTGCGCGAATACAATCGTTCCTTCGGGGAGGTTGTCCGATTCGTTGACGTGCATCCGAGTCTTACCGGACGCTGGTTTGGACACTCCAGGGCATTGAATGTGAGCATAGTACTTGGCACAGTCGATGGTCACATTGGTTGAGATAATCAACGTCTGAGTAGAAATCGGATATTGATCGAACGGGTCCATGGTGGTGATGTGGTGTTCGTGACGAAAGGGTTTAAATATACTTTCAATTTAATGAATACCGAAATGCTTTTAAACGAGATTTCGACAAAAAAATGAGCCAATCCTTGTTTGATTTACAGCACAAGCAATTCGAACAATATTTTCAGACCCATAAGGATCGTCCGTGGAGTGAATGGTTGATCATCCCCAAATCCCGCCCCAAGGTGGACGACGAGGACGACGATTCGAAAAGAAAAAACCCCAACGCGTCTCCCTTGGACGGAAAACAAGGATTCGTAGGGGTCCTTCAACATCCACACAACAAAAGCCTGACGTGTCTCTACAAAATTTCCAAGGTAGACGACAACCTGGTAGAGCACGAGTATCGCATGCTCCAGGGATTGGCACCATTGGCCCAGTACTGTCCCCATTTCCATGGTGTGTATGGTATCGTACCCTTTGACAGCAACGTACACTACGAAGAGGATTGTCCGCTCGAGTATAGCACCAAAAGTAAAGTGATTCGTCGCGAAATGCTCTTGATGCAGCACATTGCACACAAGTACGATTTTCACGACATGATCCGTGATGAATCGATCAAAAACGATCTGATACTCACGATTTTCCAGCAAGTGTTGTTGTGTATTCACATGATGCACGCCTATCGGTTCACCCATTACGACCTACACACCGAAAACATCATCATCCGGAACTGTCACCCCAACCTACACTTGCTCTACTTGCTTGACGAACACACGGAACGCCTTGTGCCCACGTACGGATACGTGCCCAATATCATCGACTATGGTTTTTCGTACTGTGACGTCCAGCCCAACCCGTTATCGTGTACGTTGTTGCATACTCAAGATGGATTCACGAGCGAACGTTTCGATCCATATGCTGACCTCAAATTGTTTTTCATTAGCACAGTGTACGATATCGGCAAGGAAGACTCGAGAAAGAAAATCGCCTCCAAACTCTCGAATATCACGCGCAATATCTTTAGCGGGATGAATGTTTCCTGGTCGTCGGGGTGGGATCGTTCCAAGCACGTTAGTCCCGTCCGAATCGTCCACGAACTGATTCGTGATTACGTGAAAACGTCGGTGTTGTTCAACAAGAGTGATTTATGGTTCGACACGTTGCAACAGCTCATCGAGCTCCCTTTGAGCCCACTTCCGTACCACGAGCTGGAAAAAGCCTGTCGAGGGTTTATCGAGGAATTTGTGAAATTCGAGGAGCGTATTGTCAGTAAGACTCTCCTCAATTATATTTTCCGGGTGCTGGTCAAGTATGTCCGCGAATACCGCCAATCCTATCTCAAAGGAGGCGACGAAGGGATGTGGGCACTCATCGAGATGAAAAAACATTTTCTCGAGGAATACACCCAGCTGGTCAACTATCACGTTCCCTCGATCGACTATGAGAAAATGGTGTGTTCGCTGTTACTGATGGCGGAATGTATCGAGGGGTTATTCTACGATTATCTCGAGAAACGACACGCTGAAAAGGATCAGCAGTACGCGATCATGCGCTGCAAAACGCCCTTGGAATTCTGCTCGGTGTTGGAACACAATTTTCCACAACTTACGGCGCTACCTAAACCATTGACACACAAACATCAGATTTTTATTATCGATCACGTCCAGCGGCGGTCTAAAACCCTCATCCTCCAGAAACAAGACGTACAGGTCATCGATCGCCTCAAAGATCCCCGATTAATTGCGCGATACCTACGTAATTTGTACGTCGCGTCATCGGAGCCCGTTCAATAAATTTACGTCGTCCAGTATTGTCTTTCTCATAGAGTGTATACATGCGGGTACGCAGATTGTACACGTGTACGAGAAATTGTTGGTTGCGCTTCTCAAACAACGTATACTCGTGCGTCTGTTCAGGGTGTCGTTCTCCAAAACACCAAATGTCCTTCCATATATACCCCATGTTGTTGGGCATATTTTTGAGTTTCTCGCGCAAATGATCCGGAACGCTCCCGCAATCGCGAAAAAACTGTTTTTCCGCATAGTCAAAGTCACGCTCATTGTTGCGCATCGCGGGGTGATAATACCCACCGGAACGCGGAGCGTTCCCCGACGGCTTCGTCGCAGCAGCAGTGGGTATCGTCGTCGCTTTGGCTTGTTCCTTTCGCTTTTTAGTGCTCGCCGCCTTTTGATCGATCACTTGACGATTATGGTCGAGTTCAGCTTGGAGTTTTTCCGTATACAATCCTTGGTCGATATCGTCGAGTTTGCGCTCGAGTACCTCGCGTTCGGATAGCATCCGCTGTAACTCACCTTCGTTACGTTCGATGACCACCCGAGGATTGAACCCACTTTTCGTCACTTTGAGTCGTTGAATGGTGCCCTGACAGCGCTCAATCGATTTTTCCAACAGCGCCAGATCTTCGGCTGTTTCGTTCCGGATACGTCGCGTATAAATCTCAATCGTAGTGCTCATGATTATGATTTATATAGCAGCCTCCTTGCCTCTAACTTATTTTCATTTTATTGGTCCGCTACGGTACAACCAATTTTCGCATCTACGTAAAAAAAATCTCCCACCCAACAAATAAACACCTACGTACAACACAATGTCCTCTGATTCGACACCCGCCGCCGATGCTTCTTCAAATCCTCTCTCGTATTACGTATCGATCTTTTCGGGAGCCTGTCTGGTGATAAGCGAACTTCTTCCCTACATTTCCAAGGTGAAAGGAAACGGAATTGTGCAAATCTTGATGCAAACCTTTAGTCAATACGAAGACACTAAACGTAAAGAAACCGAGGAACAACAACGTCTCTACGAACGTATCCTCGAACGACTGGATCAACTCGCAGTACTCGTCCAACAAGAAAAAAACCCACCCGTACATCAATAAACGTATATTCTTCACCACCATGTCACCGTGTGAATCCACAAAGTCTTGTAAACGCTTTTACGAACAAAAAGACGCAAAAAGCGCCTCGGACGAATGCGCGGCCTGTCTCGCGTCGAGTGCCTATATGGACTCTTCCTGTCCCTGTCGTTACGACAACAACGGCAATTTGTGCGCATTCGCCAAATGCGTCAACGACGCCTATACCACAAAGCAACAGTGTTCAGCCTCGTATACGAATTTATTCAATACTAAACACGATCCCTTTGAGTTTAAGGACTTGAAAAATTGCGAGATTTTCTCTTCTTCCTCCTCCCAAAAGGGTGTCGTCCACGAGGGTTTAACCCTTGATAAAAACAATGCCAATGACCAGTCGTTCACCCATTGGCTCATCTGGATCACGATTGCGTTCGGTGTTTTTGTGTGGTGGTACACCAGAACCCGATCATTCCAACAAGTGTGAAAAAAATATGTGTAAATAAAATGAGTAGTTTTGCCAAGTCTGTAAACCCTTGTGGTCGTAAAATTAGCTATCCCAAATTCCGAGCACTCAACGTCCCCGGAAGTCCTCCGCCGCCTCCAGTCACCACTGTAGCACCTGCACCGGGAGCCGAGGTCGAAGAATCTGTCTGTCAAAGTTACTACAAAGAGAAATCATTGCAGAGTGCCACTCCCGAGTGCAAAAGTTGCTGGCAAACCGCTTTAGATTCGGATGCGTCCTGTCCATGTACGCTTGATGACGCCAATCCCTGTGCGTTCACGCGATGTGTCAATACCGAGTATAACAAAAGCGGAAAATGCGCTATTGCATACGCGGCATTGTTCAATCTGGACGATGTCAACGATGAACAATTCACTCCACGATTCGCAATCCAAGATCTGAAGGACTGTTCACAACAATCCACTGAAGGCTGGTGGGGAAGCAATAGTTCTTCTGGTACATCCCCGAGTAAATATCTCCTCTGGGGAATGGCGTTACTCGTCGGAATTCCTCTGACTGTCGCCGTGTGGCAAGCCCGTTCACGATCCCAGTCCAAAAGTCGACTGTAAAGACTGTAAAGAGTGTAAAGAGTGTAAAGACGACTGGACGTTTTTGTAAGGAAAAGTATGCTTACAAAACTACTTGCGGATACGGATTACGCATACGGATTGTATTCCTCCTGAAATAAAGACTGAGATTTTGCCGTGCGCATTGAAACGTCACGCGAAGGATGGAACGAACCCAATCGCGATTGTTTGGATGGTTTGGATGGTTTGGATGGTTTGGATGGTTTGGAGTTACGTGAATTCCCAGAACGCTTACTCGCCGATCGTTTCGAACCACGAGTCGCGGGTTTTTTTGTCTGGGACGTCTTGAACCGAGGTGGAAGTGCATGGCGTCGCTCATACGGATCGAATCCAGCTGGAACCTGAGGAAGTTCAGGTCCGATCGCCTGGGAATATTCCCAGCTTTGGTTACTTTTCGTCTTGTTCTTCGGCTTCGCGGGAGGTACGTTGAACTGTGGTGGAAGCGCGTAACGTCGTTCGTACGGATCGAATCCAGCTGGAACCTGAGGAAGTTCAGGTCCGATCGCCTGGGAATATTCCCAACTTCGATTGGTTCTCGACTTTTTCGCAGCCGGTTGGTTGAAAGGGTACCCATATGTAATCGTCATCGGTGGTTGTTCTGTCCGTTTACCAAATAAATTACCCATGATAGATTTATTATCCCTTGGAAATAAAAATGTCGGAATTAATGCTCCCACCCATGTGCGAAATCTTAACTCAGGTGGGATACCGTGCATCTTTGCCTGCGTTACAACGCCGTGTCCGATTAGAGCAAGTTGCTCTTCAACATTCACCTCGAACGGTATGGCATTGTTTACGTTATTTGATCGCGATTTTCCGCGTCAACCACTTTCCCCATTTACAATCCCTTGTGACAGACAAACGATGGATCGAAGTGACCTATGGTATAACTCCGAAAATGGTGTAAAAAATTTCTAGCCTATAATAAATATCATTTGTATCATCATGCAAGAACGCAATCTTGTCGACATACACGGACGGCTACGTACCGTCCCTGGAAAACCTCATTTCATTGGAGAGAAGAGCCAACAAATTGTTTGCCCAGCTGGTTGTAGCTTATTCTGGTCATCCGCCTCTGAACGGTATTATACCAAAGAGACGGTTCAGAGTGTACGAGATCAGTTTGGAGCGCAAGTTATCCGAGCCGCCATGACCGCTTGGTCGGGATGGAGCGCAGGATATACCACACAACCGGAAAAGTTCGAAGCTCACGCAACCGCGATCGCCGACGCAGCTATCGCATTGGGTATGTACGTAATTATTGATTGGCACTGCGAAGGTGACAACTCGGGATACGTAGAACAGGCCAAGACGTTTTTCGGAAAAATGGCCCGGAAGTATACCGGCGTACCCAACGTCATTTATGAAATCTGGAATGAACCCAAAGACCAGACCTGGAATGCAACCATACGTCCCTACTGTGTCGCGGTCATCGAAGAAATCCGGCGATACGATCCCTTAAATCTGATTTTATGTGGAACACAAACATGGTCACAGAAAGTTGAAGACGCGGCCAAGAATCCGATCTCCGACGTCAATGTAGGGTATGTCTTACATTTTTATTCCAATCTCCACGGTCCTTGGTTGTACGGGAGCAAGCACACCCTGGGTGTACCCATTTTCGTCACGGAATGGGGTACTCCCGGGGAACATCCCAACACCCAGGGTTTTGTCAATTGGCTCAAGACTCGCCGTATTCCCCACTGTAGTTGGGCCGTCAACAACAAAGATGAACCACTGTCTTACTTTGTACCGTCTTGTAAAAACACAACCGGTCCATGGAATCTCAGTACGGATTTGACACCCACGGGTAAAATCTTTCAATCAATGATTTCTCAGTGGGTGCCCACTCCCGCGCCTGCGCCCACTCCCGCGCCTGCGCCCACTCCCGCGCCCACTCCCGCGCCTGCGCCCACTCCAGCGCCTGCGCCCACTCCAGCGCCAACGCCCACTCCAGCGCCAACGCAACCTGTGGTTCGTGTCGAAGCGCATGCATTCAAAAGTAAATCCAATTCTGTACAAGTCGTGTCGAATGCGTCCAATCGAGTGGTTCGGTTTCCACAGAAACGCGCGTGGACGACGTATGAACTACGCATTCCTCGAGCGGGTTCATATACCATCGAGTTTCGTCTACAGAGTCGCCAAGGTGGTTCGTTTCGAATCGATTATGACGCAGGAAAGACGGTAGTGGGCACCGTGACCTTACCCGTTTCCAATGAATGGGCGACGATACGTCATACTATCCCTCTACCAGGTGGGACAATTCGGTTGGGATTATTTACACTCACGGATTCCGATTGGTCACTCGAACATTTCATCTTATTTCGCGGAGTGTGAATTGGCGTGTGTAAATTGATTAAGCACACGATCGATATCGTCCAAATAAAACAAGAAGACGATGCGCTTTGTGCTTTTTGGACGATATCGCCCTGAACAGAACGCTCTAGCGCGAGATATTTTTAGTCGTAACGGACGAAACAGCCGCGATTTTCGGTTCGCCTGCAGTGAAGATTATTGGGCACTGCTCACCGACGATGACGATCGGATCCTAGCGGAGTGTACCCTTTCGTCTGAACGAGGTCTGTTCTCGGATCGTGTCCAAGCATATTGTATTTGCGATGTATTTGTCCCCGAGCAGTATCGGGGAAATCAGTATGCGGTGGCACTGATTCTGAACGTAATGTACGAACTGGAACCCGCGGAGTCGACGACTTCTTTCTATCTACATGCCTATCGACGGAACCGATCCGCCATTCGTTGCTATCGGAAAATTTTCGGCGAACCCAAACATATTGGACGTCGTCTCGTAACGTTTGCATCGAACCCATCCCGTAGTTGGTTGTTTCAGTTGTTGTCTTAGGTATTCCACACAATACGCACACGGATCACAATTTAAATACAACCTTTTGCTGGATCAAAGAGTACACGAGCTCTCACGTTTGGGCTCAGTCGGATGGTAACATCTGGCTAGTCGGTTGTTCTGCACCGGCGACATACCTCACGAGCTCGGGATCTCGAATCCAAAGGCTCGCAGGTCCGAAACATCCTTGGGTCACTCGTGGGCCCAATTGGATGGATCCATCAATTCAAGCGTTTTGGATATAAACGGTTCTAGATCACATCCTGTGGTTCTAGTACGGACCTGAATGTCAAGGAAATCCTTAGAGCCGCTGGTACTAAGCGTCAACGTCCCGAAAGGGTGGCGTGGCCGGAGTAGTACTCCAGGAGATAGTCACAACCCAGTGGATTGGATCACTTGCGGGCAATGAACCTACGTCCGTCCTGTCTAGGATACGGTTCACCCTCAGAGACTGAACGGGTATGGGGTGGAAAAGGTTGGGCACCTTTCATGACACCTTAAGGCACAGTCCGCCCCAGTATGAAAGTACTGGGAGTATGCGCACACGAATATAATTTTGAAATGAGCAACTGATGTTCACCTTTCAAAATGCGTTTCGTTTTTTTCATCTACCAATAAAATCCCTCAAAAATATGCCTTTACAACGATGGGTACTCCTTGGAGCAGCGACGGTATTGTTGTACTTGGTGACTCGATGGTTATATTTCCGTTGGGTACACGAAGACTTTTCCATTGACACGCCCACTCTTTCGCAATTGCAGTACTTACTCCGCGATCAGAACACCACCAATGGGAACGAAGAACCAGCATCCAAAACCATCCCTCGGATACTTCATCTCACCTACGCCAACTTGGCCAAAGTACCGCAAAAGGTCTACGACAATTTGCGACAGTATGCTGCCGATTATGATGTACGATGGTACAGTGACGAAAATGCACGGGATTTCCTACGGACACATTTCGCGCCGATTGTAGGTCGCGCGTTTGATCGAGCGATTTTGGGTGCACACAAGGCCGATTTACTACGCTATTGTTTATTGTATATCCACGGAGGGGTGTACATCGACGTCAAGACCGTACTCATACGACCGCTAGACCAAATGTTTCAGTATCCCGAGGTGAATACCTACCTAGTACACGAATATGATAACGCGAACCGTCCACAGATCTACAACGGTGTGATCGCCACCTACCCGCGCAACCCCTTTTTTCTTTCGCTTATTCACAACTACATTCGCATTCCTACCATCCGTGCGTATCGCAACTACGCAGGATTTCTTCGGCAGATGTATCGACTCTTACAATTGGAATTGGGTGGTCGAGAAGTGATCATCGAGCCCGGTAAGGCGTATACAAGCCCGCGGCTGAACGTCTACTTGTTTTCTCAGCAATGTACCACTAAGGCCGCGGATTGCGCGGACGGACTTGATCGATACGGATTCTGTTGTTACTTGTACGATAAGTCCGAGCGCATCATCAAAGTACGCTATAGCGATTTCCCGTGGAAGTAACTGTGGTTGCGCAACCCGACCATGTCCTTGTTGCGTTGCGTTGCGCAACACGTCCGCATCGCTCTGCGTTTGCCGTAAGAAAGAATCATTTTCCAAAAACTTGGGAAACCTTCACACTTCTGTGTTCTTTGTGTGAGGTTTGGTCATGGACGCTACGATTCCGAAACTTGACGACGTTCCGGCGGGTTCTTCACGTCGATGGAAAAAACGGAAGAACCCATGGGGTCCAAATTCAATTTTAGACCCCCCTGAACAGCCCTCAGCGCCGGTATCTGCTTTTGTCCGTGTAGCGCGTCGCAAACCGTCGACCCCAACTACGACTCCGCCGCCTCAGATGTTTTTTGGACCGGTTCCTCAAATTCCCGGCTCGATTCGTGTAATCATTCCGGGGCCGGTCTTTGCTGTACCCATGTCTTCTACACCTATTCATAACCCCGAACTCTTACGTGAAAATTATGCCATCATTATGAAACGCATGTTCTACACTCCTCCCAAACAGGAACATCTCGTCGAAGTCCAGATGATCAAAAAACCGCGCAGTTTTTTGAATCTCCATTTTCCCTACTATGGTCGTGTGATTCTACCCGTTCACGAAGTGCCTTCGACGTATACTGTATGGATCCAATTGGACTCGCGCAAAATTATCCGCGCGCCTTTGGATCATTTTCGAATTGTCAACAACAGATAAATTTTTTTTCAATTTTTCCAAGTAATAAACCTTTGGTATGCTTCCTACACTCAAGTCGTCCCTGGCCTTTTTTCTGGCCTATACATTAGTCATGGTTACAGCGGTATACACACTTCGACTTCCGCAACATCTCACGGGTCAACCTGCTTTAGTAGATGAATATTATGTCCATCGCCGTCTGTTCAGTTTCGGGTTAGATTTGGTGTTTATTGTCTTGTATTGGGGATTTGCGTACACGGTGTGGAATGTAGCAGGTATCCAACAAACCTGGGCTCAAGGATTGGTTTTGCTCGGGACAACCGCGTTCCTGACCGCGTTCTTCTGGTGGTCGTTCACACGACAACCCCTCAATCCAGACCGATTTTTCAGTCGATGGTTCCACGCGGTAGGTGCATACTCGATTCTGTACGACGTGATCCTTCTCGGGCTTATTTTTATTGTCTTTCACGCGATACGTTCCGTTCTTGGCGATTAACCACTCGTCTGTAACACAGGCTCACCCACACGCACTTCGGTCTCGATTGTCTCGCGTGCGTGTTTTCGAATGATCTGCGCTGACGCACTCAGCTGGAAACCCTCCGCGGGAGCACATAAGATCACCGTAGAGCCTCCGTACTGAAAATAACCCAACTCCGCGTGCAGACCTATGGATACCTTTCGACGGAATAAATATCCACGTGAAGGGATTGTATGATCCGTAAGTTGGGCGATCCCCGTTTCTCGGCGATACTGCTCCACGAGACCCGGATGGGAGAATTGAATGGAACCGACGCAAGTTGCGCCGACAATGGCCAAAAACACACTATCTCCACTCGGTGTCTCGAGCTGTACCACCACTCGGACGTTGCGTGTGTACACATTCACCTTTGAGCGGACCACCTGGGGATCCACGCTGAAATACTCTGTACCCGCACTCTTGATCGCGACCACGTATCCACTCAGTGGACTGTGGAATCGGTGGTAATGGTGAGGCGCCAATCGAAAAATAAACAAGTGATATTGTGTGTCAGGATGAAGGCGTTCACGCGCGGTAAACAACTCTTCTACCGAAAAACGGCTACCTTTGACCCACACTTTGTTGCGTATATCCGATGTCATTAGATACATGGTGTACGCGTCTGCGGGGGAAGACACGATTGTCCGCGATCGCTTTGCGGTGATCACACGAGGTAGACCTGTACGAACACGAATAAAAAAATCATTGAGCGTCTCGAATTTATTCCAACACTCCTCTAGCGATTTACAATCGCGACACACCGCGATTTCTTTCATATCAATACTGTACTGTTTGGCATACTCGGCGATCCACTTGTGTGACTCGGGAGATTGAAAACGTGCACACCTTTGGGTGACGTACCGCGACATACGCGCAGGTTCCAGCCACTTTTGCAGCCGGATTCCAGCCGCATTTAGAAACGGTTGGGGTTGTACGATTTCCTTACCTTGTAAGGAAAGAATTGTAAGTTGTACCATCTTTATTTATGCATTTAAAGATTCCGCGTACAATAATAAATTTTTTTCAAGTCATGTCACAACCTGATACGCTCAATGCGTCCGATCAAACCGAAAACGAACGTACACGCGAATTATGCGCGTTCCAGTTTTCTCCAGACGAATCGTTACGCGTGTTTGGTACATCGGATCGACCTTGGTTTGTCGCAAAGGAGGTGGCACAAATTCTCGACCTGGAAAGCAGCTACCGGAATACCATTCAAACGCTGGACGCTGACGAACGGATCACGGATTTTGTGGAGACCAAAGGAGGTCGGCAACGTATGGTATTCATTTCTGAATCTGCCGTCTACAAAATGATTTTCAAATCCCGCAAACCTTGTGCGCTGAGATTTCAAAACTGGATTTGTCGCGAAGTACTTCCCTCGATTCGCCAGAAAGGAACCTACCAATTGCAACAACGCGTGGACGAATTGGAACAACAACTTCGCGTTCAGCAGCGGGCCACTCAACAATTGAGTACATACGTCAGCAACGTTCGTCAGCGACCCAGTGATGGGTACATCTACATTGCAACCACTCGAGACTATGCTACACAAAACAAGTTCAAAGTTGGGGGGTGCGCCTCCAAAGCGCATCTCCAGAAACGAAAAACCACGTATAATTCCGGACGGGCGCAAGGGGACGAATTGTACTACGCAGCACTCTTTCCTTGTCACAATCATTTTCACGCGCAGGCTCGGATCAAGGAGATTCTTCTGGATTTTCGCGAACGGAAAGAAGCGGAAATGTACATTCTTCCTTACGAAATATTGCACCGATTTATCGAAAAAATTATCCAACAGTACCAGACGGAAATCGACGAACTCAATCAATTCGTGCGCCACAATCTTTTAGAGAGTATTGTCGATTCGACGACGCATGCGTTTTCCATCCCCGAACCAGCTTTGGAATTGCCCCAATCAGACCACATACACATGGACGTCGACACGATCGATCTCGAGACGCTCTCACCCGAGGAACAAGGCGCGTGGGTACGAAAATGGGTCGACCAATACCAAAGCGAGTGTACACCCTCCACATCCATTCTCGTGCGTAAAAACTTTGTCCAATTCCTACAGACGCGTAATCACGAACCCATTCAGGCGAAAAGTCGTACCGTGTGGTCGGTATTGAAGCAGATCGCACCGAGTCTACCGGGCGTGACGCTACGGTATTTTTAAATAAAAATAGCAACTGTAACATTCACAGGGTCAACACCCACACACGTCCGGGGCTCCACCCGCTTCTGTCCAGGTACGAAAACATGACTCGTGGGCTACAGGTTGGGCACACTTGCGATGAACGATAGTGGGGACCACGGAGTCCGATTGCAAGGATTGCAAGGATTGCAAGGATTCCATACAAATTCTACAAATGTCTTGTTGGTTCACCACCACCAGGTGTACAACAAAGTCTCCGGGAGTGAGACTATTCATTACGAAGTTGCCGAAATCCATTCCGAGACTGGCCTGCAAATCCGTGTCTGAGGTGTGTGTTACACATGCTTCTAGCGCTCGTGCGACACCTTCGTGCACGGCGTGGGAGGTACAAAAATCCAAGAGATCTAGGTAATGATCCCGGATACTTTGCTCTAATCGTCTCCAGTATCGTCGCCGTGTGAGTTGGGTGAGTTGTTGAACAAAATCGGGTTCAGACATTCAGCGCGTTTCGTTTTGTTCATTGCGGTGCTGATCGTAAACTGAGACATCGGACGCACCGTAGCATGATACGATTGTCGCGGATCCGTTTGGTCATATCGTGGACGATTTCCGGGTACGTGATCGTAAAATTGTGACGTCGGTGATAGGGTTCGCGGATGTACGAAGGACGAAGAGGATGGGACTGCGGACAGTCACAGAATTTACGCGCAGAGGTCCGACGGGGCCAAGGTGCGGTCCGGAATGAACAGTACCAGGGACATTTCCCGTTATGTGGACTGTTTCGGTGAATTTGTTGATAAAACTCCCGGTGGACGTCATGTAGCCGGAGCTCAAAGATCATTCGGTCGATATGGGTTTTCAACTCAGTGGGAAGAACACGTATCATTTTTCTCTCTAGAATTTATTAGTACAGGTGTGTGGTATTTAGGTGCATTACGCGTCGTCGCCGTCTTGTTGCCAATCCCACTGATCGTTAGCCGAGGGCCAAGCAACCGTATTGAATGGGTAATTGTGGTGGACGGCGTGTACATCAATTACCGCACGGCAAACCGGGCATTTGTTTCCTGGCATACGTTGCCAACAAAAAGTATGGAGGATGTGAGAACAGGACAGTTGGATCCATCGACCTTCATTCTCTAAACAGATCGGACAGCAATCATTATCCACGCGACGATAATGATAGACAAAACAATCCATGCAGCGATTACCCAACCGTTTCACACCCCGATTGTCGCATGTGCACACGAGAAATTCAGTCGAGCAAAAATCGGTGATTTGCGACCGGACATTTTCCGGCGTCTCCTCGAATGATCCCCGATCGTCCCACAAACGGATCGTACGCTGTATACGACTGTTTTTGAACAACTGCACAATAAAGTCAATACGGATTCGACGCGTGGGATTATCATCCTCTTCCGCAGGTTCCGCCGGCTCAAAGATCGTAATATCGTAACAAGCAAAAATCTCATGATTCAACTGATTTCCTTTGTATCTCCACTTGGTATATTGCATATCCGACTCATTCTCAGGGCGACGAAAATGTTCGCGCCGATCCATGATATCTTCAAAAGTCGCCCAGTACCAACGGTATGCCAACAGGGCACTGTGTGGATTTTCAAGTCGTTTTTGCATCTGGTGTTCGCGAAGATGGGTAGAACTTTTAGAGGTGTTAATGGGTCTACAATTTCAATTTATCCGTTGGATCCGTTGGATCCGTTGGATCGGGTAGAGTGTTCATTCGAAGGTGTCTTGAAGCAGACTACGTACCAATGCGTTTTCTAAGAGTTCGTCCAACGTGAAAAATCGATGGATAAACACCTGGATTACGGCGCGCATGAATGGATTATTCTGAGTCGTCTGAAGAAAGAGATCGACAAAGTGCATCTGCATTTGGTACTTGATCGGTGAGGTGCGACAATCGGAAACGATATACTTGTGCACTGACTCTTTCCGTTGAATCGCAATGTACAGAATGTACACAAACAAATTGAACACAAACTCGTGCGTCCACTGCTTTACGGTCCGTTTTAGGTTGTTCATCAACACGGGAGCGAACCATTCGAAAGACCCGCTGGAATCGCCGGAATCGTCCGAACCACCACCGGGTACCACAGAGGATGGATAAATCCGAGTATACAATCCAACCAAATCTTCGATTTCCACGCGTTTTTCTCGATGAAAATAGGTATCCAATAGGTCGGTTAGCGCAGGTTCGATAAACGAGGACATTTTATTGTAAACGGGTCTTGAACACTTTAAGCTTGAATCGTACAATCCCGGCACTGGATCTTACAGCCGTTGAGGGGAAACACTACCGCTGGGCTGGGCGCGTTTTCCCTTCCCCAAACGAAGCCATGTCATTTCGCAAATTTTCTTCAAATGAACCACATCAGCTTACAAGAGTACATTCTTCGTATGGGCGACGATGAGCGCCGACAATTGCGTGAATTGTTCCTGTCGAGTGACGTCGACGCTCGTGATCGTTTTCTTGAACTTCTCGTGCTATCCGAAGACGCGATCCGCGACCGGATCAACGCAACGAACGCGCAGTTGATTCAAACGCAGCTGTCGCAGCGTGTGCCCTTGTTTACCAAACATCCTGAAATATTGGACAACCTTCGCGCACTCACACCTTCCGGAAAATTGATCGAGGGTTTGGTACAGAGCGGTAAAACACCCGTGATTTGTGGACTAGCCGTATTTTGTATCCAGGTCCTCAATGTGCCGGTTGTGGTTTTGGTACGGAATTTCAACGCCGATAAAGAACAGCTCATGCGCAAATTTAAACCCGGTGGTCAGTTTGCGGATTTACTCGGAATGGACAGGGTCTGTGATGCCAGCAACCGGGACATCCGGAATCGAAGTGATTTATTTGACACGCCCCGGTTGATTCTGTGTCTCGAAAACCATACTCCACTGCGAAGAATCGTCGAATTGCATCGAGAACAGCCGTTTTGTTTGATCGTCGATGAGGCCGATCACGTGGCGTACAAGAGTCGTCCACAGATTTCACATACCTGGTTTCAACAGCTTCGGGCCCGTGCGCTACATTTCGTCGCGGTGACGGCAACAGTATTTGACGTCTTGTACTTAGACAGTCAAATTACCAATCGGGACATTCATCGGATCCCACCGCCGTCTGATTACCGCGGATTTGGTTCGGATGCGTTTAAAATCATCGGTCTACCCGATGCATTCCATTTCGGACTTACCGCGGACGGTACTTTCTCATCTGACTTGGAGCGGTTCTACTTGGAAATTCTAGGTACCATGCCGTACCCCGATTGTGTTTACGAGGCTGAAGACCGTCCCCGGACGCTCCACCCTGTGATCTGTTTGCAAAAAATTGGAACCGTCGTAAAGGAGCAACTACGATTTATGGATGCACTGGGACGTCACCCGGTACTGGGTCGAGAATTCGCCGTGATCACGTTTAACGGAGAAGGAGTGTACGCGTACTGTCCGCGTGGTCAGCTCCCGCTACGGATCGGTGACGCCATAGGAGAACCATACACCGGAATGCGTCGTAATAAGCGCCTACGTGCGGAGTCTGCAAACGTTCCCGTGGAGACGGACATTGTGGCGTACTCACAACTCAATATCCCGAAAATGCTGCAGTACTTTCGGGACAACCAAACCATTCATCGTGTGACCCATATCGTCATCATCGCAGGTAAGATCGCTGATCGTGGACTGAATATCGTCTCGACCGATTACCGTTGGCACTTGACGCACGAGATCCTGAGCCCCAGTAAGACGGCTGTAGTGACCGAATTGGTACAGAGCGGTGGACGTCTGTGCGGAGTCATGGACGATCATTTGGAGTCGTATCTCTACGTGACCCAAAAAGACAAAGAAGATCTCGAACGCGGCACCACGCTGCAAGACCAAGTTCTTACAGAAGCCCAAACCCATCCCGAAACCGTGCTCATGCAAGCGTTTTGTGAACAGGTTCCTCTGACTCGCGACATGATTCCGAAGCGTCGTACGACACGCAAGCGTAGGGTCGAACCGAACTGGAACTACACGGAGGAGAAGAAAGAAGATGAGAATGATGCGCATTATCTCGACCAGTTTTGTTCTAATTTAAGACGTCAAATAGAACAAAACGAAGAAACGGTCGTTCGTCGTGTCTTACGTTTTATGATCGCACACTCTGGGTCACATTTGCGGAATGATATCGAACGGACGTGTAATGCTAGAGATTTTAGGGACATTACGCAGTGGGGCGGACATAGGTACTATAAAATATTGGTTCGAAGCGGGGATAGATGGAAGTTGAATCCGAGTGTAGTAGATCGTTTGACGCGTGAACAATTGATGGACCGTGTTTAATTTTCGCGAAAAAGGCTTTTTCACCTTTCACGTGGTTTTTTCTTTTTTTTGAATAAAGTATGCGCTATCTAAGCTTTTTCTCTGGGATCGGATGTTTTGAGTATGTAATACACCAGAAATTTCCGAACGCAGAGTGTATGGGCTTTTCGGAAATTGATCCGTTTGCTGTTCAAGTGTACACATATCATTTTCCTAACCACGTAAACCTCGGCGATATTGCACAAATCACCGAGAAAGATATCCGACATTTGATGCGCTTTCATCGCAGTTGTGACCTCATTTTTGGGGGATTTCCCTGCCAAGATCTTACTTCTTTTGCGAATGTGAAAGGTGCCAAAGGTCTAAAAGGTGATCGCTCGGGACTCTTTTTCACGTTTCTTCGCGTTATGAAGTGGGTGTACAAATACAGTGCACATCCACCTCGAATCGTAATTGAGAATAACGCGTCCATGTCACTCCAACATCGCAACGAAATTACTCGATTCCTCTGTGAACAACTGGACTCCGACATTCGGGTATACACTATCGACGGCTTGGAAACGGGAATGCTGCAGCGCCGACGACGTTTGTTTTGGACCAATTTCAACGTTCCTATCCCGCAACGACCAAAACGCACACAAAATTGGAAAGACGTGCTTGTTTCGAGTAGTGCCGTTCGGGATCTAATGTCTTCGGATACTCAAATAATGGGGTATAACACACTCTATAATTCGGAAAACGCCAACGAACGGCCATTGCTGGCGCGGAAACAGAAAAATGGTTGGTACGTATTTGTATACGGTCGTCAGAAACAAACCTTCAGCCGATGGAATTTCAAAAATGAGTTTTCGGACGTAGCCGAACCATTTGCGCGAACGATTCTCCGGGGATCTGGGCAACTATTACTGGTTCGCAATCCATCTAATCCCGACCAGTTCCGACTTCGTCAGTTCCATCCACATGAACTGGAACGTCTGTTTGGTCTCCCAGATGGTTATGTTTCAGAGCATTGTTCGCGCACGCGCGCAAAAATGCTCCTTGGTAACGCGATTATTGTCCCGGTCGTCGCGCATATCATGCGCAGCCTCGTGACAAATTCACGGCACAAACATGAGCCGTCAGACTGAACTGATTTTTCGTCGGTTTAGGATCAGATCAATGTTGGCGTTGCAAGCTGTGAACGTCGTTGTGGTTAGCGCAGGTTCGATAAACGAGGACATTTTATTGTAAACGGGTCTTGGTCACTTAAGCTTGAATCGTACAATCCCGACATTGGATCTTACAGCCGTTGAGGGGAAACACTACCGCTGGGTTGGGCGCTGGGCTGGGCGCTGGGTTGGGCGCTGGGCTGGGCGCTGGGCTGGGCGCTGGGCTGGGCGCTGGGCTGGGCACTGGGCTGGGCGCTGGGCTGGGCGCTGGGCTGGGCGCTGGGCTGGGCGCTGGGCTGGGCGCTGGACTGGGTGGGATTTTTCCCAAACGAGCGTTTTTTGCGAGCATCTGGATTTGGTGCATGAACCAACCGCCTGCTTCTGGGGCACGCGGTTCTCCGCTTCGAGATCCAATCGAGTCCAACGATGCACACATGCTATCAAATCGTGGACAACGTTTTCCGTCAGGAAGGATTTCCGTGCATCCATCTCCTTCCCCAGGTGTCTTCAACCAGAGATAAGCGTCGATCATTGGATAGCCGGTGTCTACGGTAGGATACTGTCCAAGTCCAGTGTCCCTGGGATTACACCAATTTGCGCAATCTTGTCGTGCGTTTCCCACCCCGTTTCGTCCCGTGTCGACAATAAAGTTTTTACCGGGGAAATAACTAGCGAGAAGCTGCACGTAATTGAGTTCGTTCACACAACCATTGTACTGCGTGGTGAGTTTGCATGGATCCGCGCAACATTCGTCCGAGAGTTTGTTGTTATGGGGAAGACACCAATCCACTTGGGGGCACATCTTTCCTAGAGGCTGATAATTCGCCACATTTGTCGCAAATCCACGGATACTATTCACAATCCCCAAACTCTGGACTAATTTTGTAAACGGAATCATGTTCGAGTCCTTCCACCCTAACCAACCTCCGTGTGCCGCGTCGAGGTATAACCAGACCTTGGGTGCCTTTTGCGCAAGCTGTTGGACTGCGTACTTGATACCGTCTTTGTAGATACGTTCCGAATTGCGACATGCTGGATTACCCATATTGGTCACGAGATTCGGCAGAGAATCCGGTTCGATCACCAGCGCGATATTCACGCGTTCCTGAAATCGACTCACAACGTCGACGTACGGATCGATATACTCTGTCATATACTGGTTCAAACCGGCTTGACAATTGTCCGTATTTTTCGTGTAATCGCATCGTCCATCGGGGAGATACGTACAGCAAAGTTCTCCATTCGAAGCACGTGCATTACAGTCACGATTGGGAAGATTGTACACCATAAACACGGCGGTTTGTTTGGTGGTTTTTTGAGCAGCATCCGCGAGAATTCCTTCCAACGAGTTCAATCCAGACCCGCGGATTTTAGCTCGACGATCAATCCAGAACGCACTGGGAGCGTTACGAATCAGTCGGAGATTTGTTAGTGTCGCGCTATCTTGTGTCGCCGCGATTGTCTTGTCGATATCCGCTTGGAAAGTAGGGTTGACATACATTGGTCGCGCAAATATATTTTCAGGTTGTCCCCACACAAATGTTGGCGTGAGGGCAAGGAATAGGCAAAAGAACGTTTTGAGCATTTTCTTTTCGCGTGCGAGCGTTTAAATTTCATGTCTGTTAATAAAATGAACGCCATAAGTGTCCTTAAATATGTTTTGGTAGCAGGAGTCTGTATCCTGGGAACAACGGCGTTGTGGTCCGCTATGCATCCCACAATGGATTGTCCCACATGCACATGCAAGTGCCCACCTGGAGAACCCGGGACACAAGGTAAATCCGGAATGGATTGTCAATTGTTTGACGACGATGGAAAATTGGCCTGTAAATACGCCGATGGAACGACCATGAAGACGAAAATCCCGACCAAAGGAGCATTTGCTGGAAAACTCAACGAAGCAGACGAAGAACCGACCTATAGTATGGTACATATCATGCTCATCGGTGCGTTGACAATCGCATTGTTGTACGCCTTGTATCGTAGTGCGAGTGTCTGGCAAATCCAGCGGAAGTTGGATGTACTACAATCACAATTCCCGAATATCGCACGTCAACTCGATGTATTGGAAGGAGAAGTCCGAAGCGCATTTGCGCCTCCTAGTCGAACAAACGCATCGAGTGTGTCCTCAAGCGGAACGGGGGCACAGTCTTGGGCAACTCCTTTCCGTGTTATTCTAGCTGTCCTAATATTGATCGTTCCGATATCAATACTGTTGTTATTTGGAAACCGAAAAAATAAATGAAAATAAAACAAAAGAATGTGGTTGTGGATTACAAGCTTGTTCATCGTTATAGGAATCGTGGGGTTTATGTACCTCTTTTTAGTCTCCAGGACCAATACCAAAACAGCAACCGTGATATACGGTCAAGTCCCGACCCCAGCTGAACTCAAGGGTTCGTCCGGAGAACCGGGTCCAAACGGGACGATCGTCTACCTCCCTCAGAAAGAACAAGACGAAATTCGAGCGATATCTCGAAAAAATCGCCAGCTTCGCGATCAAATGTTATGGTTTATCGAACAATACGTACTAGTCGGTTTGTTTATTGTTTCTTCAATCATTGTGTTGTTTACCGCGTATGGTTGGGAAAGTGTAGCGTTATTGATTATGCTCGGAGCATTCGGTTACCGTATTTGGTTAGAGATATCTCCGCCACCTCCTGTGACGAATGCGACGAATTCTACCCAGCCCTATCAACCCATAGGAGCTGGACAATCCGAATCCGATCAAGGACAATTGGTGGCGTTCACCATCCTTGTCGTATTTTGTACCTGTTTCGTACTGTGGTTGTTTTACCGCGTATATACACGCCCGGACATCCCACAGGAATTGGAGCGGGCGCGCACTCGATTACAAAGTGTACGTGAAAGAATGCAGACGCCTGTAATGGAGACTCGCAATTGAGTCGTTTAAATTGATTTTCGATACATTTCTTTCCTTGTCTTGTACGCACACAACGCGATAACACACAACGGGATAACACATATGCGCGTCTTCTTTGTTTGGTTACTGGTGCTTTGCGCCGATCTGGTATGGTCACATAGTTGGATCCATTGCGCGGATTATGATCCCGCCGCCTCTCTGTTGGTCGGAAAGCTCGACAATCCTTCTTGTCGAGCGTGGGCACGTGGTATCCCGACCAATGCTGTCTTCGGGGAAGACCGCGGATTCAATTACCAACCGACTAACAATCGCGCCTGTCGGGATTCGTTTGCGTCAACCACAAATCGATTTGTTCCCGGACAAAAGATTCGTTTGGTCTGGCCAGCGAAAAATCACGTCGCAGCGAGTTGTACCAATGGATTTATTTCGTACGGATCGTTACGACTCTACGCGTATCCCGTATCCGATCCTACGACTGCGGATCCAACATGGTCGGAATGGCGTACGGACACGTACCTGATTCACGATTTTGACGCTCCTGGAAACAAAGGGTTTCAAAATTGTCCCGATTTTTGCCCCACGACCGATCGTGTGCCATGTTTCGGCGACGTTGTTCTACCCCGAAATTGGACTCAAGGATGGGTGAAATTTTTATGGGCGTGGAACTTTAACCCGAACGAGTGGTTTACGACCTGTTTTGACGCGGAGATCGCATCGTCGCCGACGTCTCGGACGCCAACGTCTCGGGCGCCAACGTCTCGGACGCCAACGTCTCGGGCGCCAACGTCTCGGACGCCAACGTCTCGGGTACCAACGTCTCGGGCGCCAACGTCTCGGGTACCAACGTCTCGGGTACCAACGTCTCGGGCGCCAACGTCTCGGGCGCCAACGCTCCGCCCTAATTGCGCTCAGGAATGGGGACAATGCGGAGGACAGAACTGGAAAGGACCGCGCTGCTGCGTTGCAGGTACACAGTGCAAGACACAGAATGTGTACTATGCACAATGTCTGAGATAACACCGATAGAATAAAAAATGTTTTTGTTGTCTCCAAGTAAACAACGGTATTTCCCCATCTTGCTCATTCATGATGCCTCAGAAAAAAGTAGTGGATTTAAACGATAAATCCAATATTCTCCAACTCTCGAAAGATATCGCGTCGGCGGAAGGCTTAGATCACAAACTCACCGATCCCATTCGCGATGCAATCTCGGTCCTCAAAGAATACGATGAAAACCACGACCTATCGATCGACCAGATCCGCACAATCTACGATAACCTCCAGATCAACGAGAAGATGACTCCTGAAGAAATGGAACTTTCTCTCTCCAATCCTTCCAATCATATTGCCATACTTGAAAAAAAATTCATCCAGGCGTCAATCGATCGAGAGACCTTTTCCGTGCTCATTCGATCGATCTTGAACCACTTTAGTAATATTGTGGCGGGAAATATACTCGGTGCCATCACCCAGATCATCGAAAATTTTTCATGTATCTGTCTCAGCGCTCAGAAAAGTCACTTTTCGTACAAAGACGTATGTTTCAAATTTTTCACCAAACACCCCGATGCGGAGGAAGTGCTCGTCTTGGTCTTGAATCTTCATTACGAACAAGCATCTTTGTCTCGCAAATTGCTCAACTTTGTACGGTACAAACGCAAGCGGATTCATGTCAATTTTCTAGGGGCGCTAATTAAAACCGACGTACCGTGATGAAAAAACTCTATTAGAATAAAATACAACCATCAGATGTTCAATCCAAATGCTTTCTACATCGAAAACAATCTTACCAGCGAAGCAGCTTGGCGTCTCGACCTGATCGGCCTCGAACCCGTCGCCATCGGGACTATTGAACCCCCAGTCTTTCAAAATGACTGTGGTATAGCCATTGGAGATCATGCGGGATACTGGGATCAAGGTGACTGCGCCGTGGCCATTGGACGCCGGGCGGGAAGCACCTTTCAAGGAAACCATTCTATCGCAGTGGGGTCGTTCGCAGGCGCTGAGGATCAAGGCGAGTTTGCAGTGGCTATCGGAGCGTATGCAGGTCAAACATTGCAGCCTCAAAGGAGTGTCGTGATTAATGCCACGGGAGCACCTTTAAGCGAAGTGACTCAATCCCAGGCATTCTACGTCGCACCTATTCGAGAGGCCACCGCAAACCGAACACTCTACTACAACACCACAACTGCAGAAATCAGTTATGGTCCTGGAGTCGCCAAAGATGGTCAGTTTTACTCGGATTACCTCTTTTGGGATAACAATGAACTCAGATGGGAAGTTGGAAGCGAAAAGATACATTTGGGTGCAAACGCTGGGCAGACCAATCAGGGTAGTTTTGCTGTTGCATTGGGTTATGAGGCGGGACGGATGAACCAAGGCTCGTACGCCATCGCGATCGGTCGGGAAGCGGGAAAGACCGACCAGCCCGAGCAAAGCATTGTCATTAATGCGACGGGAGTGGCTTTGGGTGGTGTAAGCAAAACCCAGGCGTTGTATATCGCTCCCATCAATTCAGGAACAACCAGTAATGTATTGTTTTACGATACCACCACTAAAGAAGTCATGGTGGGAAGTACGAATACAATTGTGACCAACGGTACGACGTACTCACAGTACTTGTACTGGAATCCCGACTCGAGCGCGTGGGCGGTTGGTGGCGGCACGGTCCGAATTGGAGAAGGCGCGGGCTATACCCAGCAACAAACCAGCGCGGTGGCATTGGGACTCATGGCAGGACACTCTAACCAAGGCTCGTACGCCATCGCCATCGGTCGTGAAGCTGGAAAGACCGACCAGCCTGAAAAGAGCATCGTACTCAACGCGACAGGAGCGGCTTTGGGAACCGTCACCAAGCCCCAGGCGTTGTACGTCGCACCTGTTTCGACAGGAACCACGAGCAATGTACTGTATTACGACACCACATCCAAGGAAATAATGTACGGTGCCGCTCCGAACCCTATCCCGAATGGCTCGACCTACTCACAGTACTTGTATTGGGATCCCGACTTGAGCGCATGGACGGTTGGTGGCGGAACGGTCCGAATTGGAGAAGGGGCGGGATATACCCAACAACAAACCAGTGCGGTGGCATTGGGACTCATGGCAGGACATTCTAACCAAGGCTCGTACGCCATCGCCATCGGTCGTGAAGCAGGAAAGACCGACCAGCCTGAAAAGAGCATCGTCCTCAACGCGACAGGAGCGGCTTTGGGAACGGTCACCAAGCCCCAGGCGTTGTACGTCGCACCTGTTTCAACGGGAACGACGAGCAATGTACTGTTTTATGACACCACGTCCAAAGAAATTATGTATGGTGCCGCTCCGAACCCTATCCCGAATGGCTCGACCTACTCACAGTACTTGTATTGGGATCCCGACTCGAGCGCATGGACGGTTGGCGGCGGGACCGTTCGGATTGGAGAAGGTGCGGGATATACCCAGCAACAAACCAGCGCGGTGGCATTGGGACTCATGGCAGGACACTCTAACCAAGGCTCGTACGCGATCGCGATCGGCCGTGAAGCAGGAAAGACCGACCAGCCCGAAAAGAGCATCGTCCTTAACGCGACTGGAGCGGCTTTGGGAACGGTCACCAAGCCTCAGGCGTTGTACGTCGCACCTGTTTCAACGGGAACGACGAGTAATGTACTGTTCTATGACACCACGTCCAAGGAAATTATGTACGGTGCCGCTCCAAACCCTATCACAAATGGCTCGACCTACTCGCAGTACTTGTATTGGGAGCCCGACTCGAGCGCGTGGGCGGTTGGGGGTGGAACGGTCCGAATTGGAGAAGGGGCGGGATATACCCAACAACAAACCAGCGCGGTGGCATTGGGACTCATGGCAGGACACTCTAACCAAGGCTCGTACGCCATCGCGATCGGACGTGAAGCAGGAAAGACCGACCAGCCCGAAAAGAGCATCGTCCTTAACGCGACAGGAGCGGCTTTGGGAACGGTCACCAAGCCTCAGGCGTTGTACGTCGCACCTGTTTCAGCGGGAACGACGAGTAATGTACTGTTCTATGACACCACGTCCAAGGAAATTATGTACGGTGCCGCTCCAAACCCTATCACAAATGGCTCGACCTACTCGCAGTACTTGTATTGGGATCCCGACTCGAGCGCGTGGGCAGTTGGCGGAGGAACCGTTCGTCTCGGAGAAGGCGCAGGGTATACCCAGCAACAGACCAGCGCGGTGGCAGTAGGACTCATGGCAGGACACACTAATCAAGGCTCGTACGCCATCGCCATCGGCCGTGAAGCAGGAAAGACCGACCAGCCTGAAAAGAGCATCGTACTCAACGCGACGGGAGTGGCTTTGGGAACGGTCACCAAGTCCCAGGCGTTGTACGTCGCACCTGTTTCGTCAGGAACCACGAGCAATGTATTGTTTTACGACACCACGTCCAAAGAAATTATGTATGGTGCCGTTCCTGCGGGTAGTGTACCCACTGGAAGCACACAATCGCAGTATTTGTATTGGTTGCCGGGAACGGGATGGGTATTGGGTACGGATCAAATTCGTCTAGGTGCGGGAGCAGGTGCATTGAATCAACAGACATACGCCGTGGCGTTGGGTTTCCAAGCGGGTTATGATGGACAACAATCTCAAGCCGTGGCGGTTGGGTTCTTAGCGGGCTACACTGGACAACAATCATTGGCGGTTGCTATTGGAGCAGAGGCAGGCGAATATAACCAAGTCTCCCAATCCGTGGCAGTGGGATGGTCCGCTGGTAATTCGGGACAGCGGTTTCAAGCGGTCGCCGTGGGACCCTTTGCGGGGTATACCAATCAGCAACAACAGGCGGTAGCAGTCGGTAATTCTGCAGGAGCATACAACCAAGGTTCATTTTCAATGGCGTTGGGATCCTTGGCGGGAAAGACGGGACAACTCTCGTATTCGATTGCAATTGGATTACAAGCCGGAGAAACCAACCAAGGGCAGATTCGAGGGGATGGTTCAAATGCGACCTTTTCGGGAACGGGAGCGGTGGCGATTGGGATCCAGGCGGGTAATTTCGGTCAAGGATTCAATTCTGTGGCAATTGGAAGGGAAGCTGGTTCAAGCGGTCAACATCGCTATTCAGTTGCCATTGGGTATCAAGCGGGATACACAAGTCAATGGAACGGCAACGTGGCCATTGGATATCAAGCCGGGTATGCGGATCAACAAGTCGATACCATTGCAATCGGAGATACGGCCGGAAGAAATTCTCAAGGGACATACGCCGTAGCTATAGGAACGAATGCGGGAAATGCTGCACAAGGTACCCAATCGATCGCACTTGGAAATACAGCCGCGGAAATTTATCAAGGAGGTTCCGCTGTGGCGATTGGAGAACAGGCGGGACAGTATACCCAAGCAAGCGGAAGTGTAGTCGCGTATTCGGCAATATTGAGCGTAGCACGTTTGTCCAACACGGCGACAATCCTGTGTGGTACTCCTATTAGTTTTGTTACGGGACAAATTGTGTCGATAAAAGTAACGGGTGATACCACGTTTAACGCGACAAATGTAGCTATAACAGTTGTCGGTGTATCCTCATTCACCTATTCCAATACTGGAGTCGACAAGATTGCTACGAATGATTCGGGGATCGTATACGGCCCTGGGCTCTATTCCATCGCTGTGGGAGCCTATGATGGCCAGTACGAACAAGGGCATAGGTCAATCGCGATTGGATTTCTCGCTGGGCAATATTATCAATCCGGATTCTCAAGCTTGGCGTCAAATATTCAATCCGTTGCTCGTTTGGGTAACGTCGCCACAATTACCACCACTGCTTCTCATCCACTTGTTACCGGACAAAAAGTTCGAGTCGTTTGTTCCAATACGTCATTCTCTGCGTACAACGTCCAGATCACCGTCACCGGTACAACTACATTCACTTATCCAAATCCGGGAACCGATCTGGGTATTACCGTCGCAACAGGTGAAGTGTATTACCGTACTGCGGACGCCATTGCCATTGGAACAAATGCAGGAAATACGAATCAAGGGGCAACCGGTATCGCGATCGGTCGTAACGCGGCTCAATACGATCAAGGAATATGGGGCGTTGCAATCGGGACGAATGCGGGTCAATGTTTTCAGGGTGACCGCTCTATTGCGATCGGAATTCAAGCGGGCGAACAGACACAATCAATAGTTTCCATTGCAATTGGAAACGGAGCGGGACAATATACACAGGGAGACCGCTCGATTGCGATCGGTAACGCTGCTGCTCAATTCGGACAAAAAGCGAGTACAGTAGCCATTGGTCGTCAAGCCGGGCAATATAATCAAAATGCCAATGCTGTCGCAATCGGAGCATTTACAGCACTTACGGGCCAAGGATCTATTGCAATCGCTATCGGACTCAGTGCCGGGGTTTACAATCAAGGTGGCGCTGCTATTGCAATGGGGGACGCAGCTGGATACACTTCACAAGGTGGATACGGAATCGCCATTGGAGCTGGTACAGGATTTGACCGACAAGGCGACCGTGGTGTGGCTATTGGATACTATTCAGGACGATCTGCTCAACAGTACGATAGTATTGCAATCGGAACATTTGCGGGACAAAGCAACCAACGGAATGGTTGTGTTGCTATTGGATACGAAGCGGGAGGTGATAACCAAGGGATCAATTGCATCGCGATTGGTCAATGGGCAGGACGAACGGCTCAACCCGCGCGCTCGATCATCCTCAACGCAACGGGTGGTACATTGAACGCAACGACTACCGATGCATTCTACGTGAATCCGATACGTCGGTATACAGTTGCTGGTTTGTCTTCGGCAAATGAAATGATGTTTTACGATCGTTCAACCAGAGAAATTACATCCCAACAATCTATATTTTGGAAATTTTTTATATTAGGTACTACGGGTTCAATTGCAGTTCAAACTTCAAAAGACTATGTTGTCGCAAGTTATCCAAATAGTATAACCTTCGTCAATAATGCGCCTATTTTAATTGGAAACGTGATAGAGCGTAGTACAACCAGTTTTGCAGATCAACTTACTGTTTCATTTAGAAACATAACAACAACAGGCTATACAATAACTTTAAGAAATAATGGAAATGTGACTGCTTTAGCCAGTTCATCTGATTCGTTAATTTTAGGAATTATGGCTGTAGGATGGTAGAAATCGTCATCCACTGGGATAAGGGCATCTTTAATGTGCCGCTAGGTGATTCAGACTCGTCATTCGTCACCCAGCGTTGAGGCTGAGGTTGAACAGTTCGCCGATCGAATGATGGTGGGTGGTCGTTGGACTGAGACACAACACACGTTGGAACCATAACGCCTCAAACCTCGCACTTCCCATCTCGCATCGTTTCGGGGATTAAAAAAAACAAAAAAAAACACTAATAAAAAATCAGATATGTCCAGTCATAATGAACTATTGTCCCCAAACATGGTCCGTATCGAGGAAGTGGATAAAATTATCAAACTCCACTACGTCCAGATCGAAGTGGACGAAGTGATACTCAATTATGGAGCCCGATGCTTCGCGGTGATCTACGACTCTAATCGAAATGTCGTAGACCGACAGTTTGTGGAAATTACCGGTGCAGACTATGACCGCTGGATCGCCGACGATGATATTCTCAACCTTGTGCTTGGGAAACTCAACTTCAAACGATACATCCCTGCACCCGAGCCTGCACCCGAGCCTGCGCCCGAGCCTGCGCCCGAGCCTGCACCCGAGCCTGCGCCCGAGCCTGCACCCGAGCCTGCACCAAACGAATCTGTATAACGTTTTTTCCGTGTACGTTTGTAGTTTTGTTTTTTCCGTCCAGAGATAAAACAAACCTGATGAACACGTGTATGCTGTGGTTTCTGATCGCCCTGGCGTTGCTCGGGGGATCTCTCATGACTTGTTCCGTGAGTCGGGAACAACATGAACAAATCCGAAAAACATTCTCTCCGAAAATCGACGAGATCTACACCACGATTGTCCAAGAGCGTCGGAATCGATATCTGCAGGGACTCGCGCTAGGTGCTGTATTAGCGTTAATCGTGGAATACATGCAACCCAACAACGGTTATTACCGATGTTTTTCCCCAACGCGTTCCCACAAAATCGCCCGATTTTTCGCGATTACGTTGGGGACCGCAGTGTTGTATTACCAATTCATACCCAAGTCGGATTATATCCTCAACCATCTTCAGACGAAAGAACAAAACGCAGCATGGGTGGAGATGTACAAGACCATGCAATCCAGGTATCTATATGGTATGATTCTAGGCGCTGGAGCCGCACTGGCATTCGCCAATGCACTGTGCTAACCGTTGCGACCAAACTCAAGACTGCATTTTGTTTTTCTCGCACTCGTAATCTTCTATTCGTAAATAAACACGTTGAATCAAAGATTTATCAAAATGGCCAACACGAACGAACGAGCTTTTTATATGGATAATTCCGTCTTGTCCACATCGATGTTCAAGTCGGGTTTGATCACACTCAATCCTGTGGCGATTGGAACATCAGTCTCGCCCTACCTTCAGAAACCATGCGGGATCGCGATTGGGAATTATGCTGGGGTATGGGCTCAGGGAACGTGCGCTGTCGCCCTGGGCGAATACGCGGGGTCGACCTTTCAGGGAGAAGATGCGATTGCCATGGGATCGGATGCCGGCTCTTTTTATCAAAACAATGAAGCGGTCGCTGTAGGTGCCATGGCAGGACAATTTACACAAGGGTTGTATGCCGTCGCCGTCGGCGCCGAAGCCGGACAAGAACACCAAGGTGTATGCAGTCTCGCCATTGGAAAACAAGCAGGGCAATATTTTCAGTCTTCAAATGCCATTGCTATTGGATGTCAAGCAGGACAGTACAGTCAATCCACAAATGCGATCGCCATCGGCAATCGAGCAGGACGAACCCAACAACCTGAACAAAGCATCGTGATCAATGCGACGGGAGTGGCTTTGGGTAGTGTGAGTAAAACCCAAGCTTTGTATGTCGCACCCATTGCCTCGGGTACGAGCAGTAACGTGTTGTATTACGACACGAGCAGTAAAGAGATTTCGTACGGCGCTGCGTCGACGGGCGTGACCAACGGCTCGACCTACTCACAGTACTTGTTCTGGAATCCCGATTCAAGCGCGTGGACGATCGGCGGTGGGACAATCCGACTTGGAGAAGGCGCAGGGTATACACAACAACAGACCAGCGCCGTGGCATTGGGACTCATGGCAGGGCACTTCAATCAGGGTTCGTATGCCATCGCCATCGGTCGTGAAGCGGGAAAGACCAATCAACCTGAACAGAGTATCGTGATCAACGCGTCGGGCGCGGCTTTGGGAACGGTGACCAAATCTCAAGCGTTGTACGTTGCGCCCATTGGGTCGGGAACCAGTGCAAATGTCTTGTATTACGATACGACAAGTAAAGAGATTTCATATGGTGCTCCATCGGGTGGAGGTGGAGGTGGTCCCGATGCGGGTCAACGTGTCGCCGTGCTCGGACGATACGATTTCGGTACACCCGCACCGTCTGCGCCGCCCGCACCCTCGTTTTCTGGAGGAACCATCCGATATGTGGGTAGTGTGGGTGGAGATTTTACGACGGTCGCTCTAGCGATCGCTGCAGCCAATGCGGGGGATATTATCGAGATTCGCGCGGGTTATACATCGAATGAAACGGCTTCGGTGTCCATTACCAAGAGTTTAGAGATTCGTGGACAAAATCGGTCGACGTCCGTCATCACGGCGCCCACGACAACGATCGCAGTCGGTTCGAATGGTGTTTCTCTTCCTCAAGCGACGATCAATGTCGCGAGTACGGCCGGGTTCCCAACCTCCGGGACGCTTCATGTGTTCACCACGTCGTGGCAAACGGTTACGTATACCGGAATCACGGGAACGAGTTTTACCGGATGCAGCGGTGGAACAGGGACGATGTCCACTGGAAACAATGTTTATTTAGCCATTCTGACCGGACTATTATCTGTCGCTGCAGGGGTCAACAATGTCTATATCCACACCGCAACAATCCGCAACAACACTGTACCTTCACTCGACTCGGGTGGATTATCGACTTGTATTACCGCTGCAACAATGACACAAGCGTATCCACTGGGAAGTTCGGGATTATACTTTTCCGATCTCGACATTATTCACCCCAAAGTAGGAATCTCCATACAAGGCACAGGATTTGTGATTGACAATTGTGCATTGTCGTGTAATACGACACTTGCAACTACAACTGTACGTAGTGTGATCAATTACGGGCAGACGGGAACGTGTTTCTTTCAAAACTGCACGGTTACCGCTACACTGGACGTGACACCGCGCACAGTCGTCATGTATTTGACGGCGAATAACCCCGGTTCAGGAACATTTGTTCCCGGGCATACGGGTAATTTCGTGGTGAAAAATCTCGTACAAAACAATACGTGCAACGCTTATTATATACAAGACGTGTTTCATCAACCCGATGTACGGAACGGATCCAATTATCAAAATGCCCCGTTATTGGGTGGGTTCGGACTATGGTTCAGCAGTTGTACATTCAATGGACAATATTCTGGGAATCCGATTTCGTTTGTGGAAGGAACTACAACTTCTATCGCGGCTGGTTCCAATGGCGCAGTACTTCCTCAGGCGACGATTAACGTGGGAAGCGCGGCTGCATTTCCCGCGACAGGATCGATCAATGTTCTTTCATCGTCTGGATGGCAGACGGTGACGTATACAGGTAAGACGGCTACGAGTTTCACCGGTTGTATAGGGGGTGTAGGTACACTAACTACCGGAAACAATGTCAACGGACTGAACCCATTGTCGTTTTTCAATAATATTTACGTGAGCAACTGTGTAGGTCAATCCCGGACTACAGGAGACAACAAGGGTTTCATCGCAGTGGCCGGTACGGGAGGAACAGCCCGACAAATCGGTGCACCGACACTGGGTTTGTGGGCGGTTGGAGTAAATACGTTCAACAGTCCGTTACCGAGCGCGACGTACGTCAATGGGTCAACCCTCGCCAATTTCTTGGGTGTTCTTACCACTAATTTCGCGACTCCCAGTCCGTTGATTACGGTAGTGAATGCTCAAGTTCCAAGTGGAGCGGTCACGAGCGCCGACGGAGTCGCCTTAGCGATTGGATCGCGCGCATGGCTGGTATCTCATTCACCCGTCTACAGTGGAATTTACACGGTAAATGCTGGCCTGTGGACCCGTACAGCCGATTTCGCAGACGGAACGTCGGTTAACGCAACATACTTTTGGGTGAAATCGGGGACGATTTACGGAAATACGCAATGGGAGTGTACCAACGCCGTCGGGAGCGATGTGGTAGGAACCGATGCGCTCACGTGGCAACCGGCATCCGTCTATTACATTCCTAGAACACCCACAGATTGGTTGGGAACGCCGCCTACCACCATTTCAGGCGCATTGGATCGTATCGCAACTCTACTCAAGACCCTAAATGGTGGTACCGGACCTTAGTCGTTCTCGGGAAAACGAAAAAGAAATTCTTTTTTTCTCCGGTAAATAAAACAATGAGCAATCTCAGCGGAATTGGAGACAACAAGACCTATCGTGGAAGTCTTCCACCACGTGAGCCTTATTACTATATCCGCGCCAATTTGGAGTTGGCCGGACAGGAAGCAAACAGTACCAAACTCTTCTATTTCAACAAGGAAAACAGCTTTGCGTACGCCAATACACACAAATTCGCGTACCCCAACCCAGATGCGTACCCCGGATACTACTTACTCGATGAACATTCAGTGATTGGTGAGGTCGCGGTCTACGATAACCCCGAACTGGCATCCGCTGCCAACCGAACAGTGGCCTCAGGAAGTGCACTCGTCAACATTAGCCGATCCTCGGGTGTGGCGACGTTGACGTTGAATGCGCCCGCATCTTCCTACGGATTAGCCTCGGGAGATTATGTGATCATCTCTGGATTACTCAATAATTCAGGATCATTCAATTCCGCGACGCCTGTGCAAATCAGCGTATCGGGCAATTCGTTCAGTTACGCCAATGGTTCAGGAAACTACGGAGGTACAGTCGCATCGGGTGTGCAGATCCTCAGTGTCGCACGTACAGGAGGAACCGCGACGGTTACACTCAACGCCGCTGCGTCCACCTTTGGTCTGGTGACTGGAGATTACGTGAACGTATCGGGTATCCTCAATAACAGCGGCGGATTCAATACCAGTGGCGCTGTGTTGATTAGTGTTTCCGGTAATACAATTTCGTACACCAATGGTACCGGAAATTACGGCGGTGTGGCTGCCAGCGTGGGACAAATCACCTTGGTCGAGCGTAACGCAGGTGTGGCCACTATCACCCTGAGCGCGGCCGCGTCTACGTTCGGGCTGGTTACAGGAGACTATGTAGTCATTTCTGATCTAACGAATGATGGGGGTAGTTTTAACAGCGTCACGCCTGTGCAAATCACCGTGTCGGGAAGCACTTTTACGTACACCAACGGTAGCGGAAACTTTGCGTCCGAGGCAGCTGCAGGAGCCAGTCGAAGCATTTCTCTGGGAACAGCCGCAGGAGCCAGTCGTGCCTTGCGTACAAATGTTGCTGCAGGAGGAAGTCGGGCAGTGGCGACCCAACCCTTCGTGGAGATTGGTGGAGCATACCGTCCCTCTTTTGGAGCCAACGATCTCGATCTCGATGTCTGGGGAGGATCTACTGGAAATACCCCAGGACCCATTTTCCTCAGCGATTTGGAAAACGCCCAGGTTTGTTATTACGGTTCGGAACCCCTCAATCCTGGTTACGACGCCATTGGGGGATCACGTAAATTTCTAGCCATGAAATTGCGTGGAGGAAACGGACTGTTGAATAGCGGTAACCTTTCCCTTGTCCTCAAGGTCTACCCTAAATTTAGATAAACACCACAATCATCTGTTTTTTTGTCCGAAAAAAAAAACAGATACATGCTCACGCCCAGAACGATTTCATTCGACGTTCAATATCAGACGTACGAACAGTCATAGAAATCTGGGGTTCGGTTTGCATACGGATTAACCAAGCTACTGCGGACAATCCGGCTCCGAGTAGCATCACACTCGCCACGATTCGCGCAGAATCCACCCACGAAAGAGGAACGAGTTCTACTTGAATCTCGTCTGCGGGCAATTCCTTTTCGTCTGGGGGTGGAGGAGACTTGATTAAGAGCGATTTGAAAAGCGTGGGTTCTTGTAACACCACGGTCTTGTACACCAAATAAAACACAAACGCGACAAATGCGAACAAAAATACATACTCATTATACGGTTGGTCGAGCGAGAAATACGCTACGAGAAGAGCGAGCCAGTAAAACGCGTACTTCCACCAATTGATATTGGTAGAAGACAATGTGGGGTTTGGGATTGTTGCAGTCGGGTCAGACATTGTGTGGAATGATTTGGGATTTTATTTACCGGAAAAAAATTACAGAAACGGAGATTACGCCAACCAAAAGGGTCAGCAACAACACGGAAAGCTTGGCGCTCGTCCAAAAGTCGATCTCACGTAATGTAAGGACATACGTCGTAGACGCGGTGGTATCGGTTGCCATTTGTTTGTTTGTGGTCGGGATTATTTTTTGTCCGCGACGCGAACCCGCACTTTGAACACTTCGACCAAGGACCAGTTATACGTCATGTAGATCAACGCGGTCAAAGCCAGGCCGACCAACAGCAATACAATACACTTGAGGAAAAAGTACGTGAAAATAAACATCGGATCACTATCACTCATGGTTGTGGATTTGTTTTATTCTTGGAAAAAAAATTAGTTTTCCACCCAATTGGCATTGCAGTTGACGCAATTCACAAACAACGTAAACCCTTCGTCGCTCGATCGTACCTGTTTCTGATACGAAAACGTCTTGGTGGACTTGCACTTGCTACACTGAATAATGCCCTCGGCAATATCCACGATGGGATTCTCGATGAAATTGTTCTCCTCGTCCAGCTTGTTCCGATACGGGGCGAACGCCGGGTGGTTCCAACCCATGTGCTCTGGAGGAATTCCAAGGCGTTGGGATCGCGCAAATTCGTGGGACTCTTCTGGGACAGACATTGGTATGAATAACTGGTGTGTATTGAAAAAAACCCCAAAGGGGAAAAAACGGAATTCATTTTACTTCGCCAAACGACGTCCACGGTTAGCGCCGGTCGCAGGTGGACGTTTAGCCGCAGCGGGTGCAGATACCGCCACAGCGGGTGTGGACGCAACCACTCCTGGTTCCTCGGCGGATTCGTCTCCCGACTCTTCAGCGGACTCGTCGTCGGATACGGTCAGGTTGGACACCGAACTCTGCAATGGATTGAGCACATCCGCTTCCTCATAGACCACCGAATCGGCAGGGGGCTGACGACAAATCAAACGCTGGCGTTGATTTCCTTGCTGTTGGACTTCCAACTCGAGCACCTTGACTTGCAGACTGATTTTGGAGCCAATGAAGATCGATTCGATCTTAATGCATGCGCGAACAATGCACTTTTGACCGAGGAGATGCATAGGATCGATATCCACACCCGACTTATCGGCAATCACAGTGAAAATCTGCAAGTTTTTGTCACACATCAGCTTGGGATACAACATGGGTCCACGACCCTGGACCACTTCTCCGTCCTCCTTCTTGTACCACAACGGACTAAATTTACGGAGATCCGATTCCACCAAGTCGTACTTTTTCACGGCCTTCTTCACCTCGGGGCGAAGCATGTATTTCTTGATATAGTCCGAGACGCGCTCCAATGTGTCGATGAACTGGGTCTGGTACTCCGTGGGTCCATCCTGATTCCACAGACAGAGTGGAATGGAATACCCCGTCGTGCGCACATCCTTGTCCAAAGACTTGTTCTCTTGGAGCCCGAAACTGTAGACATTATCGGTTGAAAATAACAAGGGTCCAACTGTACCATTCGGATACTGTGTTCCGATTGTAATACGATAACTTCCAGGAATCGAGGTTTCCTTGGCTTCAGAAAAGACGATCTTTTCCACATCGAATGCAGAGACCGACGACAATTGTTTGTTGGACATTTCTTAGACTGGTTTGAGGCTTTAAACTGATTCCGCTGCGCGTGGAAATTTAAAAATCAATTTACGCCAATAATAAAGAAGGATGGACGCACCCACGAAAGACACGAATCCCACCCCTACTAACACACCAACCAACACCCCTACCCCTAGCGATCGACCCCGTTGCTTTGCATGTAAGCGCAAACTCAGTCTCGTCGAACAAAGCGCGGGGATCTGCAAGTGCCAACAGGTCTTTTGCGCCAAGCATCGGTGTGTCCGCAAGACTCCCGCGGAGGCTGAACGAGACCGGTGCCATCCATGTGGGTTTGATTATCTCAATGAACAAAAACAACTGCTCACGGAACAGAATCCGGTCATCAAATTCGAAAAGCTTAAATTCATCTAATGGACTCAATAAACGGACTAAACGTATGAACCTTGACCTTTTTGACTCGGACTCGTTTTCCGACTCGATCGAGTGCCCGATCTGTTACGAATCCCCAGACACGGGTCTTTCCGAACCCTGCACCGAGTGTCACCAACGGATTTGTCACAGGTGCACCTCGACGATTCGTCGATCAACGACAGTGGTGACCGCATGCCCTTTTTGTCGGACGCCCATCGCCGCGGCGATGCAATCGTTACAGTCATCTGAAACACTCGCGGAATGGCGTCGACGCCTGCGACTCACGCGGCAGCTTACCCAATGGGCCGCTCCGGTACTCACGGTCGCCAACCAGGATCCGTTCCAGCCCGATTCCACCGCAGGAATCGTCGCAGCAGCTCAAGTCATCCTCATGGGTGTCTGGTTTTGGGCACACGTCTGACACAATTGCACAAAAAAAATCGTCACGAATAAATGTGTTAATAAAATGCTTCTTTCCGCGTACTCTTATAGTTTATATCGCGACAAAATGCGCCAGACTCCTCTTGAATTCATGACGCCGAACGACCAGATGAACAAAGAATCGGCGGCGGGTAACTCATCCAACTCGTGGCCGTATCAACTCTTTCTCGATTTCTACTACGTGTTTGTCCTGGTGTTTATCACAGAGCTGTTTTTGCTCTTTTTCACGATCCCACTCGCGATGCAATTGGCCCGAACCCGTGGCGAACTGTTTGTACACTTGTTCTTTGCGATCTTTTTCGCCCCCGCCTATCTCTTCGTGGCGGTTGCTGGACGCGTGTTTAAATATAGCTATGCGGAAGATGGATTGATCCGCTGAACCAAAGAAGGCGGAGGGGCGTTAGCAGGCGTCCTACGACCAAGATCGGTTTAAGATATACCAAGATCGGTTTAAGATATACCAAGATCGGTTTAAGATATACCAAGATCGGTTTCCACACACAAAAAAGTTTGTGTGTGGAAAATTTTTTGGGGACCAAAAAATTATTTGGAGAACTGTGATGTTGAGCGGTCGCCAAAAATCATAGCTTGATTTTGAAGGTGGTGACTATCGAGCATTTGATTGACTCTGCCTTTTCCAAGAGATTTCATTCTCGAATTGATTCTAGGTTATTTTTAGCTTATTGTCGTATGGTTCAAACCCAGGTTGAACCCATTAAGGGTAGAAATTACCCATTAAGGGTAGAAATTACCCGTTAAGGGTAGAAATTACCCGTTAAGGGTAGCTATTCTGGAACTTGACCGTATGATCGGGACTCGACCGCAGGCGCATACTGGATGAACATTTAGGTTATGGATTGGTGGGGCTTTGACGTGTCCAAACTGCCGTACGGGTGTTGAAGAAATTGCTGTCTTTTATCGTGATCCAACAAGTCTCAGCCCAATCGACGAATTTTTCTTCGGGATCTTTTTTCTTTTCCACACACAAAAAAGTTTGTGTGTGGAAATTTTTTTGGGGACCAAAAAATAATTTGGAGAACTGTGATTTTGAGCGGTCACCAAACATCACAGCTTGATTTTGAAGGTGATTTTTTTTTCGAATATTCAACAAGACTCTGTTGTTTGTTTTTCGTACAACTCAGGCCATTTGTAAGGTGAATTTTCACGACGATGAACAAGCTGAAATAAGGTTTAACGTCAATATTGACGCATTCGTCGTCAATATTGACGCATTCGTCGTCAATATTGACGCAATCGTCGTCAATATTGACGTAGACAATTTAAAGGGTTATTCAGCCGTAATAAATGTCAGATATTATTTGCGAATATTGTAACCGAACGTTTGCTGAAAATAGAAATCTGAAAAAACATTACGAACGTTGTAAAGAAAAGTCCAAGTCTACTCAACAACAAATCTACGATCAACTCAAATTTCAACTCCAACAACAGCGAGAACAGTGTGATAAGGAACTCCGACACCAGCGAGAACAGTGTGAAAAGGAACTCCAACAACAGCGAGAACATTATGAAAAACAGATTGAAAAGATAGAACATCAGAACAAAGAACTACAGACTCAACTCTTTGAGATTGCCAAACAACCTAAAAATATTACCACAAACACCACCACCACGACTCAGACCAACAACAGTCGCAACACAGCGATCATCAATCAACTTGCACCTTACGACTTGAACAAGGATCAGATCACTCAGTTGTTTTACCAACATTTCAGCCTGAACACTTTCCACGGTGGCCCGGAAGAAATTGCCAAGCTCACGGCTCAGGTGATCTTGACCAACCCTGAATCCCAAAAGCCCAAAGTGACCTGCACCGACATCAGTCGAAAAAACTTCAAGTACGTGGACGAAGAGCAAGCAGTTCAAGTGGATCCCGGGTTCCAGAAGACACACGATCTGATCAAGGAACCTCTGTCCCAGGCGAATGTTCGAATGTACGTAGATGAGCTCAAATGTGATGACCGGTACCGTGACCAATGGCGAAAGAATGAAGACTTTATTTCGGATCGGACGGGTTTTTCAGACAAGATGCTCAAATTTATGTAAAACACCCGTCATGGACGAGTCAGGGCGTCGACGTGAGTCAATCGCGTCCACGCCTCTTGGGCACGGGTCGTAAACCGATCGAATCCACGCCGAGTCCGGGGTCGTTGTCCTTGACCCCTACGGGAAACAGTAAAAGTGTACTCCACACACGTCTCAAAAAAAGTTAGACACCAGTCGATCTGCGTCTCGAATAACGACTGAATGATTTCGGAGGGGGGTGGATCGCTCGGAGTTCGTGCAGCGCGCTCCAACGCCAGCCATTCCTCGTCTTGAGCCACATACTCGGTGAGTCGGTCACGGAGTTGGGTCAGAGCCGTAACCCAACCGGACAGATATCGAAATGACTCGTCGGCTCGAAGCGGGAACACGAGCGCGTAACGCGTATACCGTGCGGACATCTCCATGAGATGCTCCACAATACGCTCTTGTTTGAAATATTCGTACAACAATTGACTAACGGTCTCCTCGAGCATCGTTTGTTCATTGTACCTGAAATCAATAAATTGAAAATTTAGTCGACTCGTAAGACTTGTAAGACTCGTACAAAAAAAAATGGAACGACGACCGCTTACTTCACATGAACGCGATACGCTACTCACCCGATGCTTGGACATGTACACCACCTTGACTGCTCTTCCACCAAATATGTACGCCTGTTTTGTACGCGAGTTTTCTCAGTGGTTGGATCGCGAGCTCGATGGCGTGAAAGTCTACCCCGAAGGAATCGATCAGCTTATGGATCGTATTGTGCGCAAAGTCCGTATGGTCGAACCCGCGAAATCGGTTGGAATTATCTGTGGTCAGTCCATTGGAGAGATGCAGACCCAAACCACTCTAAACACGTTTCATAAGACGGGACTGACCGAGAAATTGGTGGTCGCAGGAGTTCCGCGGTTTCTTGAGATCATCGACACCAACCGTTCGGAAACCCAAGGTACACCCAGTGCGTACATCTATTTTCGAACCCCTCTTCCCCAAACAATCGCGGAAACCCGTGCACGCGTAGGATCGAGTCTGGTGAGTTACACTCTGGAAAAACTCATTGTCGATTGGTCGGTCGAGACGGAGCTGACCGCTGAAATCTGGGACATTCACGACCTACACACCAACCCGACCGTCGCCTCGTATCCCTGGCATTTACGGCTACATCTCAATCGAGAAGTTTTATTTCGATACACACTCACACTCGACCAAGTCGCACAACGAATCACACAGATGTTTCCTACGTACATCGTTCGTTGCTCTCCCCTGTTCCTGGGTCGACTTGACGTGTTCCCCGTCGCCACGTTTTCAGATCCGAGTGTACTCGAAGATCAGATCTACCCCGCGCTGATCCATATCTCTGTATGTGGCGTGGATCGTATCCAGAATATTTTCTTTTTACGTACGACGACTACCCCGGTAGAATGGTACTTGGAAACCGATGGTTCCAATCTTGAAGAGATTCTCAACCTACCGTTTGTTGACTCGTATCGAACGTACTCGAACGATATTTGGGAGATTTACAATCTATTTGGGATCGAAGCCGTTCGCGCGTACATTGTCGAAGAATTGACACAGCTGATGCCAACCATCCATCGCACACACATCACGCTTCTCGCGGATCGTATGACGGTCAGTGGTCGTTTACGGTCCATTTCCAGGTATACTCGTAAACATGAACATTCGAGTGTATTGTCCAAGGCTACTTTCGAAGAGACGCTCAGTGGATTTCTGCGTTCGGGTATGATGAATGAAGTCGACACCGTAAACGGCTCCAGCGCCTCGATTATTTGCGGACGTATCCCGAAAGTGGGCACTGGACTCAACGATCTCATGTTGTAAAAAAATCGCTATAAACAAAATATTATGCGCCTCACATTTCGTCTACCCACCTTGAAAGAGTTCATGATCGCGGCGATTTTCGTCGCGTTTCTGTTTGTGGATACGGACCATGACTGGCGAGTCCGTGTCGGGCCGTATCTACACATGACCGAGTGGACGGTGATTTTCTTAAAATTGTCGATTCTCAGCGTGGCACTCTATCGTTCGTACTGTATGACATACGGTTTGGGTACGGGTTGGTGCCAATTAAACAATGATCTGATCGGTTATAAACCATGATAATGTCGTATGCGGATAACGATCTGGTCTCCGCCGAAGAACTTGACGAGACACTTGACAAGATCCATCATTTTGAAAACGAATTCCAACTCAACGAATATGCGTACATTTTGTTGCCTCAGTGGATCCTCCATCGATGTGGCCACTACGCGTCCGAATACGCGCAACTCGAAGAGAACTGGTATCGATTGTGTGCCCGATGGAACGTGACCCCCCGCGAAATCCTTATTGTCCAATTCCTCCCGGATCCCAGCCAATTTGCACAGTACCAGATCCTAATGGCAATCTGTAATCAGCTGACTCGATACGGGTACGTGATTCGCAACAAGAGTGAATTGTTTCCGTGCCGAACGTGTAACAAAGCCCTGCTCACTCAAAAAGTCTACGATTTTCTCATTACGCGTAACCCCCAAGCCGTTCCTAAACGTTGGAGTAACACCTGTCAAGCGTGTATGACACACAATCTGAACGACGAATAAACACAATTTCATTTCGCGGTTAAAAAATATCAAATTCTCGATTCTTTGATATTCTGTAGAGAGTTTCGTAGAGAGTTTCAAATGGACGAATCCGGCTCGATCATACCACTCAGGAGATGTAATACGCCATTCACACACTGCAAATCACCTTTCGTCACTGTCAGTTGTCGATTGATCTGCAGCTGTTGTGTGAACGGGTGAACTTGGGCGTGCAGCGTAGTGTATCGATGCAGCGTGGGAAGGGTGGACATTTGACAACCCGGGAACGGTACATCCACATCAGGCTCTAAAAAAATATCCCGAAGGAGCATGGGAGCGCGCAAGACACTAGCAAGGACCAATTCTCGCGCCCGTTGGTGGTCAATCGTATCCGAGTTGAACAATTCCCAATATTTCGAACAGTATTCCGGACAAGGAGCAAACACTGTACCTTGAAACTCGTCTGAATCTAACATCTGATCCAGTCGACTCAACTGGCACAAATACGCAAATATGGGCGAGTGTTTGGTTAGTATATTCATCAAGCTTCCTTTACGATAGGGTTTAACCTGAGGCCGTAAGAAGCAAGACTCCTCATCGGGGAGATACGATTGATTCGTGGGTTGCATAGATACCATGGTGACGATTTTTATTTGACGGATATTTTTTTTATGATCGACCGGGAAATTGATTTTTGTTACGACGACGGCGAGCGATTTAGCTCCAACCAACAACGAGAACGAGAACGCGTCCAGTACGAAGATTGAACAGAATATTGATCACGCTGACAAGATGACTCGCGAACTTTTTGCAAAATCGAAATCTAGTACAGTCTCGTCTCCACCCAGAGAATAAAAAACTTTTACACAGCTACGATCTGATAACCCACGTAGTCACCGATTCGACACCAGCGTCGATTTCGCACAATGCGCACATACCCCTGTTCACCCCACTCGTTGCCCCACGAATTGCGTATGATCCAGTACGGCACACCCGTTTCTGACGTGTTGTACCCAACCAACAATACCGCATGGTTGGCGGATCCCGTGCACGATCCATCGAATATCCCTTGTGCATACGTGTGGAATACTGCGTTAACGTGCATGGCAATAACAATGGGTCCACGGACCAGAGCACTCTGGAAGGCGGCTTCTGAGCGGACGGTAGTCAATCGGCGTACCCGAGGTGTGAACAGACACTGACGCGATAATGTCCGACATGCTAGAGGCTGACGCTGTGCAATCGCAGTGTACGGATATGCGGTTTCGTTGCAGATGGAACCTGAGGTGAGAAATCGCATGGTTCCCGCGAGTCGCCCCCCTAGACACCCTCGATTCCCAAACGTCCAAGAACAGTCGACTAATTGTTGTTCAGATAAATCGGAAATCGTTCCTGTGTGATGGTGGTAAATGGCGGATTCGAGTGCCGCGACACCCGCAAACGCCCAACAACTTCCGCAATCGCCTTGGTCACGGACGGTTCCCAATGTACTGCGCCAATCAACAGCGGATGGGATTGTGCGACTGAACGAACGCGAAGCCGACCACGAAGCATGGTCGTTTTCGAGGACCGGAACCAAATCATCGAATCGTGTCACACGACGCGCCGAAAACGTTTCCCATGCCGTTTGGTTTACCGTGGTCCACGCAGACCATTGCGACAACGAAGGGGTGACGAACACCATCCAAGCAATTAAACACCGAATTAAACGACTCATGTATTTTATTCTAACAACAATAACAACGACAAAATGAGCGAACTATCACGTCTGGTGAAAAAGTACGTACAGCAACAACCCCAGTACCAAGCCGCTGCCCGGATCGTTCAGAAACACAAACAACTCCAAGACAAACTTAAGAGTGAGTTTGCTGAGCGACGGATTGAACAATATCTACTTCTGGAAGATGGTTACGATGCCACTTTGGAATTCAAGCCTGTCAAAACCACACGTGTAGATACGAGCGCAATGCCCGAGTCGCTGCGTCGCGAGTACACACGCGAATCCATTATGCGTAGAGAATATTTACACGTCCGACGTGCCCCAGAACAACATTAACGTTTAGTGGAAGGAGGATTGTACCATCCCATTCCCAGATCGTACCAAGATGAGACTTCTGGAGGTGACAATCGCAGCGGAGACGGAGTAGACGGAGTAGACGGAGTGTACGATTCTTTGGTCGAACCGGGTTGGAACTCGACTAATATTCCTTGAGTAATTCTTTGAGTAGCCTTGGGTCTAGACTTCACCTCTACATATTTGTATGGATTGGATGGGTATGTATAGTACCAACTCAATGTATGATATCCACAACAACTCATGCTTTTATTCATATGCGGAAATTGCGGAAATAAAAGCAAAACATGTCGTCATTGTCTTGGTATGACGCGTTGCGGAAATCCGCGTGGAATCCTCCTCCAATCGTCTTTCGGATCGTGTGGCCGGTCTTGTATTCACTGATGGCCATTAGCGCCTGGACGTGGTGGATACAGCATCCTCAGAGTTTCTCGGTGTTTCCCTATCTCACTCCACTCTTCTTCAACGCACTTTGGGTCTGGGTGTTTTTCGTGCGACACGAGTTGTCGTTGTCCGTAGTGGTCTTGGTACTCAATTTACTGGTCGCCACGGTATCGGTGTATCGCATTTACACCCGCTGTCCGCCAGCAGCCCGGTGGATGATTCCGAATCTGGTGTGGTTAATGTTCGCCTTGTACCTCAACAGTGTAGTCTGGTGGAGAAATCGCTGAGATCATTGCGATCGGCGTACAAGAGCCCGTTTAAAGTCTCAACAAAAGCTTGAAAATGAGCTTGAAAATGTTGAGCAGACTTCCGACTGAACTCGTGCATCTGATTTATCGCATGTATTTTTCCTGGGTGTTGGAAGAACTCCTAGATCGCCGTCCCCGGACGAATGATTTTATTGTGCGAACATCAAGGTCGAATACGTCGATCACCGAAGTCAAAGCTCACTTTGGTGTGTTGTATTTGATTGGATCGCAGACGTCCAAATTGTATCGAGAGGGAATTCAGGCTCTTCCGTTGGATTTGGAGTTGGCTTATTTTTCTGATTCGACTTCCAACGGTGGAGGCATTAGCGGATACGTTTCGCCCAGTATTCGGAATCTCGTTAGACGGAGGGATAACAGCAGGTAGGTAGTTAGTTAGTAGTTACAATAATTGTCCAAGGGTCGTTGATTGGGATCATACAATCCGGCTTCGTGGGCCCGGTGGAGCAAGCTTCGGAAGATTTTGCTGTACTTTTCGGTGTGCCCGACTTCGTCGCACAACACATGCGCAAGCTCATGGAGTAACACGTACACGAGCATGTTTTCGTCGTAGTATTTTCCGTTTTCATCCTTCATACAGATGTACACGTGTTGTTTGTTGATGGTAAACGATTTGTTGCTCCCGTACAGTGAGATGTTTCGAATTTCGGGAATGGCAATGGCCAGACGGTCACGGAGCTCGTCGAGTTTTGGGTCCGCATACCGATCGTAATTATCTTTACTACGGTATCGTCCATACAATAAAAAATATAAGAGCGCTAGGTATGCCAGCGCAAGGATGAGGTAAACAAACCAATTCTGCAGCATTTTATTTACGCACAGAAGAATAATTTACGCAGACAAGACACTGTACCAGTAGCCCCCGATATCTGGTTGATGATGAAACTGTACAACTCGCGTTCCACATCATCTGGCAAACTCTCAATATTGAGGTTACTTTTGAGAATGATGTCTACGATGGCATTGGTAAGTTCCTCGCCTTGGAGCTTGGCCTTTTTGGTCGCCTTTTTCGTCTGCCATTGCTTGAGATTTTCCTCGAGACGAATCACTTTCCGGCGTAAACGGAGATTTTCCTCTTGAATTCGGATATGCTCGGTGTACAACTGTAGATACTTGTCGTCGGGGTGTGGAATCAACGCAGTAGACATCACGGAATTCATCACGGGTTCTAACGGTTCGTCTTCCAGCTCGGGTTCGGACAGAGGCTGTTCGGGCTCGGGTTCGGGTTCGTCTACAACAGGCTGTTGGGGTTCGAACTCGGGTTCGGGTTCGACCACTTGTGCCATGACAACGACGTCGCGTACGTCTTTGGGTTTGTTACTGGAATTTGTCGCGGGTTTTCCCACGGGTTTGGTATTCGGGGTTCGAGCGGGTTTCCCCGCGGGTCTGGGTACGGGTTTGGTCATTCTTCTTGTGTGGTTTATTTTAAAAAAAAAATCGAGAAATAAAACTACGCAATCTATGAGTACCCGATACCAAACCGTACAGGATCCCGATGTTCGTCAACCTCTTCCGCCGAATTACGACTACTACCAGGAACAGCTGTTTATGCAGCCTGATAAGCGACTGACGACGCTCAATTCGGATAACAATTGTGGCCATGTGGAATTGATCGATCCGAACAATGAGCTTAAACTGTATTCCAATGCGGCATTGACGGGTTTGGCGCATCCTCGAACACGAATTGCGCCGATCATTCCCGCGCGCTCCACCGATATTGAATACTGGCGGGACAGTCCAATGACGACGTTGAGTATTATCAATTCGCGCAAGAAACAGTATCCCACATTGGCAGGGTACAACACGGAAGATCTCACCGATTTGCAATGTCTCCAACCGGATTTGCGCCAGTCGTTAGGGAATCAGACGTGGGCGTCTCCTTTGGTACAGACCATTCAACCGGGTGTCTATACCTTGCCGACTGCGTATGATCCCATTAACACGGACTTTAACATTGACGAAGCCACGCAGTTTGAGCCCATTCGTCAGGATCGTCCTGTGGGTAATGTCGTCTTTCGACCGGAAGAACCCAAAGCGTCAGCCGCTGCAGAATTGACCGAATTGACCGAAGCGTATGAACCGATATCTACAAAATCCACAAAATCCACAAAATCCACAAAATCCACAAAATCCACAAAATCGAATCCTCCTGCGAAATCAAGCAACAACAAAACCAAAGAATCCAAGAAGGAATCCAAGGGTAAACTTACTCCGCCGTCTATCCGAGTTCGGGAGACAAGTCCGTCGTCAGAACCCTCGGGGTCACGTTCCGCCAGTACGAGTCCCTCTCCTCCATCGGATTTCAACACCCGTCGTGCGGGTATGTCGGGATATCAACATCCTTTGGTGGAAGACGATGTCAGCGTGTACAATGTATTCGACCCACGTTTCGCGGGGTATGGTTCGGACAATCGTAACTACATGGAACCCATGCTACGCCAGACCCGATACTTTTACGACGACGTGGACGCGATCCGACGACCCAATTACATCGTTCGCAGCAAACTCGATTCGTGTGTGACCGTGTTTGGAGACCAATATGGTCCGATGCGTACCGACCAAAAGACGTTGAATCAATTGCGACCACTGGCGGAACAAGCGTACCTGAACAACAACCTCAACTACCGTAACGATCTCATGGAGTCGTTGATGCGCAAGAAGAACTCGGAACGATGGCAGGATCGAGCCGCGCCCAAGTATACGACACGACAAACACTAAAGTAAACGAACGAAATTAATCAATAAATCCAACCCGCGCGCAAATAAATGAGTACTATTGAAACGGGCGCATTGCGAAGCAATATTGCACCCGCAAAACCCTACTATTATGTACAAGCATCGTTAGATCTATCGGGTGCACGAACCGGGGACACATTGTACTTTAACCTGGATAATTCATTATCGTATCTGACGAAGCGAGAGTATACTCGATTCATCATTCTCAACGAAAACGTATTGTTGGGCGAAGTCATGGTACGCACACGTCCGGTTATCGAATTATTGGAACCTACAATGGAGTCTCCTCATTTTTGGATCGGTGGAGCCGCGGATACACAGAGCGCGGTCATGATACCATGGGCAGCACCCGCCACTTATGGACCCATTCCTCCGCCTGGGTTTTCAGGTCGGTATCTCACATTAAATGAAATCAACGCCAATCCAATCAATCCCTTTGGACATACCTCGGCGGTATTCCCTTATGGAATCGACACGAACGGGCAACCCAACACTCGAGCGGATTTACGATACTTGTCCATTTCTATTTTACCCGCTCAGCCCACGGCGTCGTCCGAAACGGTGATCAAGCAGGGTACAGTCGAGGTGACGGTCAAAGTGTACCCCAAAGACACGTTTTCGTTTTGATGCGTTTTGTCGTTAGAATTTCGGGTCTCACAAAATTCTAAAAATTCTAAACATTCTAAACATTACGGAAAGATTTTCCCTTGAATATGTACCACACACGATTGACGCAATCCCGATTTTCCGGTACGTCCGTTGATATACAATGCCACAAAGGACGACCGATTATTTGTCTGTTCTGGGACACGAGGAAGAAGCATGATTTGATCTTTTCCGTCGAGATCGACCGTTGCTGGAATCAATGCGCCGTTCGCGGTGTATGCGTAATAACCGTTCAAGGGAAGTGCGACATTCAAGTTGTTTTGTGGAACAAACGCCGAGGTGTTTACGACTGCTCCGGGTTGTTCGTAGAAGAAATCCAAATTACCCACGTGGGCACTGTCTTGAGGTATACCTTCACTGTAGGTCCGAACGTCGTCGTAATTACCAACTCGGTCTATCTGGAGATAATAAAACCGATACGGAGTTTCATTTTCGAACCGGAATTCTTGTGGATATCCCGCCTCCCAGTTACGAATGTCTACAACCTGGATGAGCGTTACCCAAGGACCCCCACTTGAATTTGAACCATCTAGTCTCCAATCTCGCGGTGAGCGGCATCGGGCTTGGATATCCGAGCTGGAGTCTGGATAGATCGTTAACCCATTGATCCGCGTGGGTTCAGGGAAACCCAACATAATCCATGTCGGGTAGGAACCCGAATAAGCTTTTCCCGTGATAGGATTGAAAGCTGAGCCGGACTCGAAACGATAGCCGGAGTACCAAGACGTACTTGGGTCCCCATCGAACGCAAGGTATCCTGGAGTACCTCGAGTACCTCCAGGGGAGGTTTGAACGGAGTAACCGTTCCACGAATTGGAAGCTAGGGCCAAATTGGTCAGCACAGTGCGCATATTGTTTATGGACAAAACGGTCGCGTTGTTCTGGGATACCCGATCCACTAAAACATTGCTTGTACCGATTCCCTTTCCATTCACTCTGAAAATCGACGTACTCAATCCAGTCCAGTCCTTACCATTGGTCGAGGTCGCGACGGTATTCACTCCACTTCCGACCGCGATCCATTCCACCCCCGACCACTGTACTCCGTAACCCGCTATGGTAAAGATTGTCTTACCTAAACCCTGCCACACGATTCCCTGAGGATCGGTGGAAAACGCGAGTGTGTGGAGCGATCCTTCGCCTACCGCACTCCATTGCTGCAGTGTAGCGCTCCATGACACGCCTCGACCCGCGTCCGAAAACAGGATTTGTCCCCGCCCTACCCATACTAGACCGTCATTCGACGTAGCGAGTGTGTTCGTCCCCTTTCCGCACGCTACCCAGTACGTGCCATTACTGTAGGTCTGGCTCGCGAACAAAGTGAAGATAGTGGATCCGAGTCCTGTCCATGTCGTTCCGTTGTTGGAATAGGCTAGTGTATTGTCCCGGATCGCGTCTCGAATTCCTGTGGCCACCCATCGACCTGTATTTTCATAAATACCCCATGTCACGGAGAGTGCTTCGGTGTCGAATACGGTCTTTCCGAGCCCCGTCCAATTCTTACCATCCATTGAATAAGCAAGTGTGTGGGACGAACCACTTCCTGCAGCAAGCCACATACGTCCATTCCAGCTCACATGGTTGCCGCGGGTGGAAAAAATGGTCTTTCCTAAACCAAACCATGTCCTTCCGTTTTCCGAGTACGCCAGCGTGTGGTCGACGCCTTCTCCTGCCGCTACCCATAGTGTACCATTGAATGTGACGTCGTTTGCCGTGGTAAACACATCCTCGTCAATAGGGTTCCACGTTGTTTGATTGTTTGTCCAGGAGAGTGAGCGGTAACCCGTACCGGCCAGTACATTTACCACCGGAACGAATTCCTCAAGTGTTTCCGATTCGTCCTTGTGGGTGTATATGATTTGGAGATTGTCAATATCCAGACCCGCGTCGATTAGATTCGGAGACGTGTATACGTTGAGTTGTTGAATACACGAGCGTGGTCCGATGGAGTAATACCGGGTGTAATCTCGTGGAGACGACAACAGCGTATACGCATTCGAGTTTTCCTCGTTAAAATACAATACTCGTTCAAAGGGAGTATCAGGGGTGGTGGGAAGAAATGCGTACAGATCGAGGTATGCACTCAACCAAGTGTACGGACGTGCAAACGTATTTCGAATCATTGGATTTATTATTCGTCATAAAAAACGGTTACAAGATCGTGTGGGTATACGTTTCTAAAGCGACATGGATCGTACCTTCTTCAATCATCGAGGGAAGATAAAAAGCGGGTACTGCACTATAACCCACCTGTCGAATAAGGTACGTACTCGATGGCTGTGGAGATCCCAAAAGGTTGGTGATCTGTAGCAGTGTTTGTGTGAATTCGATGGCGACTTGTACGCCCAAAAGGTGATTAGACGGAATAAGTCGTTGGACTATCACATCAAAGTAGAATGATTCTCCAGAGGTAATACATAGCAGCCGTAAAGCGTCACCGGGTTCACAGCCTTGAACGACAAGACCCGAACTGGTTGGAGATCCTTCGGCGACGAGAGACAAAAACGCGGTTGGATCATTGACGGACGTGTTGAACTGTACACCTGTTACGTATTGCGGAAAACGAATAAAAATGGGGATGTAGCCGTAGGGGACCGAACCTCGGCTCACCGGTTGAGGATCCCCTCCAGGTAAAGAAGGTTCAATGACTCTCAATGTCAAGTAACGATAGTTTATCGCGTCGTTTGCATCCGAGGATCCGGTATACCCGGGACGATGACCAAGGTACGAAATCACACCCGCGCCAAGATCGGCCGCGGAAAGCGCAGAAGGCGGAAACCCGGTTCGTGCACCCCATACTTCGACTGGATAGTCTCGCGAAAGACCGTTTTGGAGGGCGCGTCGACTTCCTCCGATGACAAATTGCGGTTGGAAGGGTTCGTTGTACACGGGTACGGGAAGTCCATAGGGTACACTGTCGGAAGAGGTGTACTTGGCGATGTATACTCCCCAGAAAATCACGTCCGTCTCTGGTTGTACACCCGTGAGCCACATGAAGATGTTCGACGGACCACCACCTGTACCGGTGGATTCGAATAACATTCCGTCGGGAAAATCGCGCGTAATATAGCCTACGATGTACACATCGTTTCCCAAAACGGAAATCGAGCAACCTCGTGTGGTGTTTGTAATCGTCGTCGCATTCAGGGACGCTTTGGAGATCCAGTTTGAGGCATAAGACGCAAAGTACCCATTCGGGTAGTATTTGACCACGTAACTATCCGGTACTACTGAGCCCCCTGCACCAAACCCTCCTGGTTGACGAAAACTAAACTGATCCCCATACCCGATACCGTAAATCGAGCCGGTCGAGTCGACGACCAACTGTTTGAGTAAAGCTGGGGCGGCGCTAAATTTGAAACCATCAAACGTGTAGTAGAATGGTACAGCTTGGATGTGATTAGACCATAGAGGGAGACCTTGTACCGAATAAGCAGCGATGTAAATGCTCTGTTGTTTTATGGGCCCATACAGTGTTTGTACGAGTTGGAGGTCGACATTCAAGGTCTTGATGGGTGTATCATAGTTTACCGTGTCGTAAAACTGTATCGACTTTGTGTTCCGTCCGCTTAGGATGACTTGTTTGGTAACGGGTGAGTAGACAAGTGCTGTACCTTCGTTGTCGCCTACGGCTTCACAATTGACGTAAGTGGCCCACTCGACACGGCCCACTGAAGAATATTTGATCAAGTAGGTGTGCAATTGTGGGAATGAATTTGTCGCGATGTAAATTTGACCTCCTCGTATCACTCCGGCTGCGACTTGACCGTAAACATTGCTACTGATCGCAACACCGACCCAATCACCTGGAATGCTCGTAGGAAACCAAGATTCCGAATCGACAGATCGACCGGTGCTTTGATACATTGCTCCATCAAAAACTGCAGCATAAATCATACTCGCTTCGGAATAGAGGTCATCTATCGTTCCTCCGGGAGAGACCGCAATCGAAGACCATTGTCGCGCAGTGGACTCTAACAGCGTCCACACCTGCGAGGATGTGCCACTGACCCCATAAATACCTCCATTGGAAACGGTGGCATAGAAATCGTAGAAAGCGTTGGAATCTCCCGTTCGAACCGAGGCGATGGACGACCAATTTGCAGTAGGCGCAGAGCCGATCAAGGACCACGTCGCGCCTTGATCAGTGGATCGGTAGGCTTGACCGCCCTCAATTACGGCTACGAAGGTGTCTGTGAACCCGTTATATGCAACATCGACCCAGTTTTGAGACGTTGCCGTGAAACTCCACGACTGACCGCTATCCAAAGAGTAGGCCAATCGCCCATTTTTGATTACGGCAACGAGCGTCGTGCCACTTGCATTCCCGTCAACGGCCACCCAATTCTGAGCCGTGTTTCCGACGCCTGTGGTCACCTCCCATGTATTTCCTTGGTCGACTGAACGATAGATAACCCCGTAGATGGACGCCACGACAATTAAAACTGCGGACGAGCTATAATATGCACACGACCAGTTCTGAGGCCCCAAACGAGGCTCCCATGTATTTCCATAATCGTTACTCAGATAAATATATCCATTCGCCACCGTAGCGACCATAAACTGCCCTGTCGCCGACATGTCGACTGCTGTCCATTCACGATTCTGTTCTCGTGGTACCCATGCGAGTGGAGTGGCAATGGGCAGTTCGATACCCGAACTTTCGAATGTAGGATTGGTAAGATTTGCAGCGTGAACAAGCGGATCGATGTTGGTGTAACTTCCAGTGATGTAGACTGCTCCTTCGGTATCTGTCGCAATCGACTGGGTAGAGAACCCGCCCACATCTAACATCATACCTACTCGAAAGCCCGATAAAAACGTTGCCCATTCGAAAAATCCGTTCAAGGTACGGAACTTTGCGAGAATCACGGTGGAAGTCGCGGGTACGGTCACTGCGGCAACGGGTGTGTTCATCACATCATCGTAGAACGTGACCGGTAAATCGTCTGTGTTTATGCCTTGTACGTAAAGACGTCCAAGAGGATCGAATTTATCCACCCATACAGTAGCTCGACTCAACCGATCGAAATAGGTCACCCATACGGGAACTCCGTTGGGATCGTAACACACCAGAAAGTTGCGAGACGCTCCGATATTCCAACTAATGATTGGCGTGGTGTCGGGTTGTTCAAAAACCACTACGGAGGTATCTTGATTTGGAAAATTACCTGTGATATAGGTATACCCCGCGCTGTCTGTATCACACGACGTACATTCGACTTGTTTCATCCAGGTACCTGGTCGAATGCGACTTGCCCAGACGACACTACCGTCCGGTGCGTATTTAACCAGTGAAGAAATCATCCCCTGTTCCCCCCATGGATCGACCTGTGAAACCGGATTCAACGAATCGCCCTGAGCATACACGTATATTACACACGAGTAGTTTAACGTGTACATATTGGTAAGCACGTACTGATTACCGTCTTTATCGGTTCCAGCGCAGGCCATACTGCGTTTGATATCGGTTCCAGCCTGATACCGCGGTTCAGGTAACGGGTCAAAGGGTAGATAATACGCACTCGACACTCCTAAACCAGCGTCGATGTGCGCTGCCCAAACAGGGTTGAGCGTAGACGCCGGTAGCATAAAGTTTCTTGACGCATTGTTCATTGAATAGGGTACGACATTGGGCCGGGAGTACGCGACCAACTCTGCGATCGTACTGTATTCCGAGAGGGCGCAAAATGTTCGGTAATTGAAGCTGTTGAGTGTGTAGTTGAAATTGTTTTCATAGTTGAAATAATACTGACCCGCCGGTAGATTCGACAACTCTAAAGAGGCCTGTGTATTTTTCTCATTGTTTTCCGTCATGTGATTGTCGTTGAAAAACGCAGGTGTATTATCCGTCATTTATTTTCTCGAAAAAATACCTTAAAAATAAAGAATGTCCAGCGATACGAATTCTTTCTTTACGACAAGCAATGGTATTCGCGGCGATGATTTTTGCACTTCTGCGTCATTGAATTTGGAAAATCAACCGGTTGGGGCGTACTACTTCAACAGCGACAACTCATTGGCATACACAAAAAACAGTTTCAGTTATCGTCGATATCATCAATTCCCTCCGACATCGGTCATTCAAGAAGTGCTATCGGTTGGTACGTACCCTCGCCTCAGTGCAGACGAACTCGATACCACCAAACAGTACTCCTTGCCCTCGACTTCGATAAACGTGGCGTGGATGGCGTTGGCGGAACGGTACGCGCCAACACTAATTATCGACGTTAATAACATACCTTCAGCGTACTACATGGGTCTCGATGCCAACGAGAACGTGTATGTCGCCCTCGACTATTATTTTACAGAGTTATACATCTACAATGAGGACAACACTCTAGCCCACACATTCCCGTCACAAGATCTGAAAAGGGATATCGGAATTGTCAAGTACTCGTCTAGTGGAGTGGTCCAATGGTGTGCGCGCATTTCCAGCGGCGGTAGCGGTACTAGAAATTTTCCAGGGTTCCCAGGGGGGTTTCCAGGGGATTTGCCCGGGGATGATGATTTGCCAATTGACAGTAACAAGGATGCGACGCTGAATCTGCGTTACCTGACAACCGATCCGTCGGGAAATAGTTACTTGTTTGGTGAAGGCTACGATCTGACAGAGTTCCGCGACGCTTCCGATGTGGTTATACAGACGTTGGCGTTCAGTGGTCCCCATGCGTTCTTAGTGCAGTACAATACGTTGGGAACACCCACGTGGATTTCGCTGATCGGTATCGCACAGAGGACACAAGGAACGGTTTTGTATTACGAAAACTCCGATCCAAGCAACTTGTACGTGTTCGGGACCCAACCCAGTGCGATGCAATTTTACACGGGGTCACTTGTAGCTCCCATTCTTGTCGAAACGCTTCCATATGATACTTCTAGTGCCGATCGATCTTCTTTTCTGCTCAAGTATCGAGCATCAAGCGGAGTGTTCCAGTGGGCAACACGAATCCGTGGAAGTGCTCTCAACAATTGGGGAATGCGATCGACTCGGCACCGAGAATTGATCAGCACCGATACCCAAGGGAACGTTTTTCTCGTGGGTATGTATAACCAATTTACAGACATTTACAATGCTCCAGGGTCGTCGTCAGACGTTTCCTCCATACCGCTTCCTCCACCTGCGGATCAGGCTTTGTACATTCCTGTCGATACCGATCGTGCGTGGACTGGAATTATGGTGGATGGATCTGGACAAAACATGATTGCGTGTGTGGCCAATGAGTTGGTCTACGTGTCGACTAATGCGGGAATTTCGTGGGAACCCGCATATAGCGCCGGTGAGCGCAATTGGTCCACAGTGTACTGCTCGGGTAATTTTGGTCTTTTGGTAGCCGCAGAATATGGGGGATTCATTTACTACTCCATTGATCGTGGAAGTTCCTGGACGGTTGCATCCGGATTCGGGGTGACCGCGCGAAATTGGACACGTCTCGTGGGAAATCGAGACTCGTTTGGGAATTTCACCCAGGAATTGATCGCGCTCACTCAAAATGACCTCATCTATTATACAAGTAATGGAATCACGTGGAACGCAGCCTCGGGAGCACCCCTTGCGGATTGGGCAGCAGCCGCGTACGCAAATGATTCAGGCGGTGCTTTTCAGAACACCATTGCGTTTATTCGTAATGGTCAAGCGTACATTTCCGGTAACAAAGGCGCCAATTGGTCGTTGGTCGCCTCGTCTCCGAGTGCAAATTGGTCGGGAGCTTGCGGAGGAGCGTTGGGCGTTGGATTCGACAAAGACTTTTACGGTTTTTACGCGTCAGTGAAAAACGGACCCATTTACCGGGTGAATCTATTTGGTACGCTGTGGACTGTAGTAGGGCCTACTGCGAACTGGTCTGATCTCCAATGCAATGACTATGCCTTCGAGTTGATTCTCGGGGCAACATACGATGGCCCCGTATACCAATCCAGTGGATACAGTGAAACATTGTGGTTGAGCACCAGTATTCCCAGACTCTGGACACAAGTCAGCGTGAACAGAGACGGAAAAGTTTCTGCGTTGATTGTACAAGATGGGCAAATCTATGTCCGGTATCGTGATTTCACGAGTCCCGATTCAGACTCGTCGACGTCTACGGTGAGTTCTTTTCTGTTGAAATATTCTCCCGAAGGAGTCGCTCAGTGGATCACCTATATGGATTGCGGGGGTCCACTAGGAAACGGAGACAACTGGAACGTAACCACCACAATAACGTCTACGCCTGAAGGGAATTTGATTCTCGCGGGAAAAACAAGTGGCGACTTACTCGCATACGCTCGTCAAGACTTTGACAATCCGGTGAAAAAATTAACTCTCGTTCCAGACACCTCGTTCAATACTTTTCTCGTCTGTTATTCCGGGGAAGGAACACCTTTGTGGGTCACTCGTGTCGCTTCCTACAACGACTGGTTTGAACAACCGTCTGCCATTGCGGTAGATCCAGAAGGTCGTATCTATTTGGCAAACTGTACACGTACCGATACTCTCTTTTACAATTCGAATGACATACGAAGCTGTCCCTATGCGTTTCGTTTGGTGAACAATCGTATGACCACGTATCTCGCGAAATATTACAACGACGGAACACTCGAATCGATCGCCGCAGTAGGTTCGGGTTCATTCTCCGAAGTACTGAGTTATGCGCTACAGGTTCATCCGGTGAGCAAAAATATTTATCTGACGGGAGCAGATAGCTCCGCAGCCGGATTATTTCTCAATTTCGATCCGTTCTATGTCTACAATTCACCCGCTACGATGACCAACCCCAGTGACCCCTTTCCATCTCCGAATCTCACCAAATTCCGCGTCGAGTTTAACATCAAACCTCTGTTCGTCGCAAAATTTACCCAGTCGAGTGCATCCTCGTTTCTCGTCCAAGCACCTGGGTACAACACCGTCTTCCAACCCCAGTTTTCGATCGGTGGTGGCGCTCGACGACTCATTGGAATCTACCCCAAAGATTATCCAATTGAACTCTGGGGTGGACTCACGGGATTCACGCCAGGCGTCCTTCAGTTGGACGATCTGAACACCGCAGTCGTCTGTTATCCCGGGCACGATCCGGGGTACACACGGGAGTTGCTTTACGGTATACCCGAAACGTCTGCTCAAAACACTCGATGGCTTGCTGTTCAGGTCGATGAACCCACTTTTCCCGCAAATGATCCCCAACCCGTTACTCCAGGTACCATTCCATACGGATTTTTACTCTTTTATGCGCAGTTCCCTGCGTATACCACCTCGGTGGTGTTCAACAATTCCCGCAATGACCGAACCGATCTCACATTGACCGCACTGGGACCTATCGCCAATGACCAATCCATCACCGGAATTTACGTCGGCGACGTCGTGCGAATACTGGGTATCTCTGGTGGCAACAATCAGTATATCACACTCAAAGTCAAGGCCTTGACGGCAGCATCGATCATTTTCGAACAACTGACCTCCACCGCCTGTTTCTATTGGTCATCGACAGAGACATTTCGAGCGCAGCTCCTCGTCAACAACGAGACATGTTTGGTCCCCATGTATTATCAACCTTCGGTGATTCGACAAGGAACGCTGAAAGTCGTGGTGAGTGCCTCGTCGAAAGAGTTTGTTGCTCCCGGGTACCCTGTGAATTAAACACAAAAAAAAGAGCTATGTTCAGAAATAAATGAATCCTACGAATCTCACGAATCCTCGGGAAGGTAGCGACGAACAGGAATGGGATGTGTCCGCGCGTCTCGATCTCGCGACACAACCCGCGGGTGTATACTACTTCAACGCAGACAATACGCTCGAGTACACGAAAAACAGCTTCAATTACCGCAAATATCACCAATACGATTCCAATTCGGTCATACAAGAGGTGATGGCCAGCAGCACGTATCCACGCCTAGGTGCGGACGAACTGGACACCACCAAACAATACTCGTTGCCGTCGACGTCGCTGAATGTGTCATGGGCGGCGCTATCGGAAGGAAACCCCGAAGAAACGATTATCGACCAAACCAATGCGCAATATCAATTGGGTTTGGATTCAAATGAGAACGCGTACGTTGCCTTGGATTACCGAAACAATTCGTATTACGTGTACAATCAAAATAATACGTTGGCGTTCACCAAAGCGGCCTACTTTAGTACGGAGACAATTGCAATCGCCAAGTATAACACGGCAGGAGTAGCCCAGTGGGTGTCTCGTATCCGTAGCAACTCCTCTACGGTCGATGTCTGGTTGGGTAACATGACCACAGATCCTGAAGGGAATTCGTACCTGTTTGGACAAGGCGCGGATGTGACCATCTTCGAGAATGCCGCAGGGGTCAACACCATCCAGTTGAATCTGGCGGGACCCCATGCGTTCCTTGTGCAGTACAACACGTTAGGTACACCTGTGTGGGTATCGGTCATTGGATTGACCGTACTGACGTTGAATACCGTCATTTACTATGATCGACGTGAGCCTAGCAATTTGTACGTGTGTGGAAATCAGCGCAGTGAGATGCGGTTTTATTTAGGATCTCCAAGTGCGCCGGTACAGACGAGTACCCTGTTGTATAACAGCGCGGAAGGAGACAGTTCCAACTTTCTACTCAAGTACCGAGCGTCCAGTGGGATCATCGAGTGGGCTACTCGGTTCACGGGGATTACCGTAAACGACTGGGGACTACTCGCACGGAACACGTACCGACAATTGTTGACGACGGATACACAGGGAAATGTGTTTGTCACCGGGTTATACTTTCAGTTCAACGCGGTGTACAACGCTCCCGGGACTGATGCCGATGTCTCGACGATCGAGTTGCCACCTGCTTCGGAACTGCCGGTGTACACCCCTGTGGATACAAACCGCAACTGGTCGGCAATTAAGATCGACGGAACAGGAACGAACATGATCGCGTGTGTGTCGGGTGGTTCCATCTTCATTTCGCAGAATACTGGCGAGACCTGGGAACCCAGTCTGTCCGCGGGGACCCGCAATTGGTCTTCTGTCTATTGTAACGCAGCGTTCAGCTACCTCGCAGCTGCAGATTACGGTGGGTATATTTACTATTCGATCGACGGTGGAAATTCGTGGAATATCAGTTCCGGATTAGGAGCAACCGCCCGAAATTGGGTGAAAATCACGGGTAGCCCGAGTACCTCGACCGTCGCGGCAATCACTCGAAACGATACGATATACTATTCATTAAACGGAGTCACGTGGTCCGCTTCCACGGGTGCACCCATTGCAGATTGGGCGGACATCACGTGGGGAAGATCCGGCGAAGTCGTCGCGCTTATTCGTAACGGAAGAGGTTACAAGTCTCCTACGAGTGCGTCCTGGTCACTCATCGCAACGTGTCCTATAGCCAATTGGAGTGCCATTACGTCACTGAATTTTTCCACCGACAGCACCAAGGGATATTATGCGACCGTATACAATGGTCCCGTGTATCGAGCCAACTTTACCGCTGTGTCGTGGACAATCGTGGGTCCGGTTCGCAACTGGACAGATATTTGCACCAGTTCCAACTTTTCGGTGATTCTTGCGACGGTTTACGACGGTTCCATCTACCAATCCTCGATGACCAACGATACCGAATGGCTACCCACCAGTATTCCCCGATTGTGGAAGGCCATTGATATCACACTCAACACGCGAGTTGCCGTTGCGTTTGTTGAGAACGGACAGATCTATATCCGGCTGCGTGATTTATCCAACGACGAACCACTGATAAACAAGTTGGAACGGTATACTGTCAGTAGCTTTTTACTAAAGTACGATTCGTCCGGTGTCGCCCAGTGGATCACCTACATGGACTGTGGACGAGCGGAAGAAGGATTGGGTGGCGGGGATGGGTGGAGCGCTTGTACATCCATGGCGACCACTATGGAAGGAAATATCGTGATGACCGGAAGAACTACCGACAATTTGTTGTTGTACAGCCGATACGACTTTACGAATCCAGTGAAAGAAATTCCGAAAACATCTGCTTCCGCATTGACATACCTTGCTTGCTATTCTACAGACGGCATTCCGTTGTGGGGAACGCGGATCCAACCGGTTCAATTCGTCGAGACTCAGAGTACGTGGTATGAACAACCCACCTCGATCACGGTGGGTTCGGATAATCAAATCTATCTTACCGGCTCGTTTGGGGAAAGTGCGTTAGGATTTGACATCGCCTTCTTCAACGCCGACGCGCGACCCAGTTGCCCCTACGCATTGCGCCTACCCGTTTTCGTTCCTCCTATCGGTCCAGTTGCTCCCGTGGTGTCTAGACAATCGGCCTACGTGGCCAAATATTACCCTGAAGGAACCCTTCAGTCTGTGGCATTGGTCTCCACCATCTGGATCAAAGGATCCGCCATTCGTGTTCATCCCACCACACATAATATTTTCCTAACCACAAACGTACCGGTTTCGTTGGAGATCATAGACACTCCGCTGTACGTGTACAATTCTCCAGCCACCATGACCAATCCTGCCTTACCCCAACCGGCGCCAAATTTGACAAAAAATCGAGTTCGGTCTTTTCAAGCCCCTTACCTCCTTGTCAAGTTCACTCAGTCGAACGCATCTTCGTTTCTCGTCCAGGAACCTGGATACAACACCGTCTTCCAACCCCGGTTCTCGATAGGCGGTGGTGCTCGGCGACTCATTGGAATCTACCCCAAAGATTATCCAATTGAACTCTGGGGTGGACCCACGGGATTCACTCCGGGTGTCCTTCAGTTGGACGATTTGAACACCGCAGTGGTCTGTTATCCCGGACACGATCCGGGGTACACACGGGAGTTGGTCTACGGTATACCCGGAACGTCTGCACAGAACACTCGATGGCTTGCCGTTCAGATCGACGAACCCACTTTTCCCACGAACGATCCCCAGCCTGTCACTCCAGGAACTATCCCGTATGGTTTTTTGCTTTTCTATGTGCAATTTCCTGCGTATACCACCTCTGCGGTGTTCAACAATTCCCGTAACGACCAAACCGATCTGACTTTGTCCGCAATCGGCTCGATTGTTAATAATCAATCCATCACCGGCGTATACGCCGGCGACGTCGTGCGAATACTGGGTATTTCGGGCGGTAACAACCGATATATCACACTCAAAGTGAAAAATTTGCTATCTTCTGTTTTCACGCTCAGTTGGAGCAGTCTGTCCAATCCCTCGTGGTGCAGACGTCTCACCAGCAACGTCAATGGTGATTCCTTGTCGGCGATTGTTTCGTCGGGAGCGTCGTACGTAATCCAAACCTCCACGAATTCGGGAGATACTTGGGTTACACGGACAAGCGCAGGTACTCGCAACTGGACTGCAATCGCTTCCGCGTCCAATGGACTCGTGTTGTACGCAGCAGCTGCTGGAGGATCCATTTATCGTACCATCAATGGTGGAATCAATTGGAGTCCCAAATTTACCACACCACTCGCGTGGACCCATTTAGCCTGTAATTACAACGGGACCCTTGTATATGCCGTCGCGAATGGAGCACAAATTTACGTTTCCGTAGACACAGGAAACACGTGGTCTCCCGAGGCCACGTCCGCCAACTGGACCAGCGTATGCTGTAGTTCCAGTGGTACGATCGCTTACGCCTGTCGTCAGGGAGAGTATATCTATGTATCCAACGATTCTGGAAGTACGTGGGCGGCGCGAACGGCGGCGGGTAGCCGTAATTGGAGCAGCGTCGCTTGTAACGACGCTGGAAATGTAATCATCGCCTCTGTTTCGAGCGGGTACATATACCTATCCACCGATTCAGGAATCACATGGACGCCTCGTCTGACGGACGCAAATCGAGCGTGGACGCAAGTGTCGATGGATGCACAAGGATCCAATTTGATCGCTGCCGCTTCGGGAGCGCAGTTGTACGTGTCGAACGATGCCGGCGTCAACTGGTCTCCTACCGAGACCGTACGCAACTGGAACACGGTGTGCATCAATGCCATCGGTTCTCAAGTATACGCTTCGGCGAATACGACACCGTTTTACCGCGCAGATTGGGTCGAGATTCCCGCGTCGATTGTGTTCGAGCAACTGACATCCACAGCCTGTTTTTATTGGTCGTCGACCGAGACTTTTCAAGCGCAATTGATCACGTCGAATGGGAACCACCTCGTGCCCATGTACACTCAACCATCGGTGATTCGGCAAGGAACGTTACAGGTGGTGGTCAATGCGACATCCAAAGAATTTATCGCTCCAGGATACCCAGTGAATTGATCCACCATTTTTTTCCTCCATAGAAATAAAGAAGATGTCACTTCGCAAACCCGCACGGTATATTCGTGCCACTTTGGATCTCACCGATTTTCTCAAGCATATGAACGTTGGACCACTAGCCAATTTTCAGCTTCTTGCCTATCTCACTCAAGAGAACAATTTGAGTTATTTATTGGATTACCCCGATCCAGATACCTATCCCAACTATCATCTCATCAATTCCACGACGACTATCGGACGAGTATCCATCTTTACCCTACCCACTATCAATCAACTTGATTATTTCGACAATGTCGAATACGAAGACATCAGTGTTGGGTTAGTGGAGCGCCCGTCGCTTACGCTTTCTCTCCCGCTACCCAACATGGAGATTTTGAGTGGTCTTACTGGAAATGTCTCCGGTCCTGTGTCGAACACACTTCTCGATACACAAGTGGATTTTATCAGTCAGAGTGTATTGTATGGAAAGCGTCCCTTGAGCAGTAATCGTCGTTACCTCGCTGTATTCATTCGTGGAACCACACCCGAGACAATCGATCTCAATCGTACGGTATTACAAGTGTCAATTCAGTTATTCGACTAATCGATCGATCGATTGTGATTTGATCTGCTAATGCCTCGCAACAAATCACAATACTCACAGGTGTGCCGAGCACGTTACTCGACGCGTCGGAACGCAAAAACCGCCGAAATTTGGTTGAGTTCATACGGCAGGTCGGGTGAGAAATATTCGGGCAAGACGGTCTTGAACAACTCCCCTCCAGGAAGACGGACACTGAAATGAAAATTATCGCACGGATTGATTTTGACACGTTGTCGAATTCCACCTCCGTCGATACGCACGAAAGGCGAAGTGGTATCGTTCACGGTATCTCGAACCAGCGCGCGAAAGAGCATACGGCGAGCGTAGGGGTTGTTCGACGTGATCGAATTGGGTCCATACCGTTCCGAATTGTTGATTGGAGTGAGTTCCACGTACACATAAGGATAGAAAATCGCACGCGAACCATTTGCGGTGGCCAAGAATGCATTGGGTAACACCAGATTGAGCAACTCTACTTCAAAACACACCGCTTCGCGGAACGAGACGATACTGCCATTGTAGGGGAATGGATATTCGTTGTCTGTGGTGAATTGCATGATTTCGTACGCGGAATTCAACGAGGTGTCGTAAATCTTGTCCAAAGTCAACACGGGAATGACCGAGCCAGGTGGTCCTCCCCAATCCGGGAACGCTGGGTCGTACGCCATGATTTTGTAGTTGGGATTATTGAAACTGTACGGGAAGAACTGGAACGGTTCTTGGTTACGCAAAAAGCTACCCACATAGTAATTCGTAATCGACGACGACGTAGCGGGCAACTGGATCTGAAAAGGATTCAACGGATTCACGGATACGATGTTTCCAATCTCTTCAGGAGCCGCACGTCGGAGAATGTACGTATGTTCACGTGTCCACGTCCCAGGGGTATAATGTCGGAAGATATTTGACGAAAAATCAAAAGGTGTACCTTCGTACGGGTACGTACTCGCCATGTGCGTAATTCCGTTGTAGTACGTAATCGGTAACCATTGGTTCAGAGTCTGATTGTAAATGATGTAGCTGATGTAAAAGTTGTTTGAACTCACTCCTTTGGGAATGAACAAGGCGGGGAAAAAGTACTGTTTGACCGTAATCGGAGGACCGACAGGAAAAGTCGAACCCGTAAACTGACTCGGATCACGAATCTCAAAGGAGACACCCGGACGAATATCTGCACTCAATCGATCGTACAGCACGAACAAAAAGTAGTCGTACGTGTCGAGAACGCTCGTTTGTGGGGTACTTTCCGGGCCTACCGAATAGAAAATGGTGTCCGAAATCCGATAGTACTCACGGATAGGATCTTGTTCGGTTCCTCGATTGATTACGAGCACCGCTCCCGAGTAATAGTTTTGCTCTCGAGAGGTATATTGCGTCGACAGAATCTGTACGAAAATGTGCGTTCCCGCAGATCCTGCGCCCACGCCGGTATCCAACGGGTAGGCGGCTGTGGGGTACTCGACAATTTTGCCACTAATTGGTTGGAACGGCGTGAAAATCACTCGAGGGGCAGAATTACACACCGGGTCTATGGCAGTGTACTTGTCTTTCACCCCACTCTGTGAAAAAAACACATCAAATTCCGACGCCAGCGGCCATTGATTGCGATTTCGATAACTACTGTTCACTTCAAGATATTCGGTTGCCATCGTCACGTTTTATTGTTACGTATGGAATTCTTTTCTTTTAAACGCGATGGAATCGATGTTTTACGGTTGATTCGTGGCCGCTAAATCTTTTAGTGCGTCCAGTTCCGCGCGGAGTTTCTTCACCTCGGCAACCAAGTACGTGGTGATCAAATTCCAATTCACGCTCAATGGTTGTTGTTCGTGATCCAGTACAGCAAGGGCCGGGGCAGCGGCGTGAACCTCTTCCGCGACAAATCCGTAGAATCGGGGTCCTGGTTCCGCCTTGGCGTCAAACTCGCGTGGTCGGAGCTGGTGCAGCGCGGACGTATCCAGTGACAAATCGGCGACATTTTCCTTAAATCGCAATGAAGAGGTCTCGTACACGATCTCTTTGTCGGTCGCATCGTATCGCAACGCGGGAAGCACGGACGACGACGGACGGATGGGTGCGATATACAACCGATTGATACCCTGGGTATTGAGCTGAGACGCTCCACCTAGCCCTTGCGCATTCAAAACGATTGTTTTTTCGTGCTGATTGGTGTAACCGGCCAAGTGACCGATCGAAATGGAGTAACTACCCTGCGCGTTGCGCCCCGCAAACGCACCAATCGCGATTGCAGCAGTCCCCTGATTCAGGAATCCCGCCTCTTCTCCCATCGCAACGGTTCGAATCTTTTGGTTGGTGTTTCCGGCCAATTTCCCCATGGCAATCGCCGCAGAGGCTTGCTCGATCTGTCCCGCTTGGGAGCCCACTGCGATTGCGTGGATGGCTTGTCCCGACTGACCGGCTTGGGCGCCTACCGCAATGGCTTCTTCTCCTTGATTTTCCGAACCGGCTTCGGATCCCAGTGCTATCGCATCGACGCCTTGAAACGTCCGTCCAGCGGATTCTCCAATTGCAACCGCACACGAGGCTTGGTTGAAGTAGCCGGCGTGTTGTCCGATCGCAATCGAACATTCTTGAGGAAACACGGGATCAGCTAAAGTACCAATCACGATGGGATTCAGACGTATCAAGCTTGAACTCTGCAGACGGGTAAATGCACTGGTATCAGTGTAAAATGCATTCGGATTGTAGCTAGACATGTTTTTTTATTTATTCACAAATTTATTCGTAGCGGTAACTTTTTTTCATCAGAATCCAGCGAAGATGAACACGTTTCCGATAAACAGCGTGGGTTGCATGTTGTTGTGGGCACCTCCGTCTCCAGTGTTATTGATGGTGATACCAGTGGTTGACGTACCGGATGTTTCCGTAGGTCTGGGACTATTTTCGGCTGCGTTGTCCAATCCAGCGGCAACTCCTTGCGACTGAACACCCAAATAGGTATGTGTATGTCCAGGGTCGGTAACACCGTGGTTATGACTCGGCATTTCCGCGACCGTCAAGGTATGCGTTTCCGCTCCTACGGCTTGTCCAAGCGTACGAAGCGTCAATCCCGATCCCTGACCAATGGCTCCAGGGATTCGACCTCTAGCGTCTGGAACATTGAATGACGCACCAGCACCTCCGAATTGGTAACCAATCAGCGCAAATAGTTTGGGATACGTTGTGGTCGGATACGAATCGCCATTACACAAGACCCAATTATTATGATTGGACATTTGAACGGAAAACTTCAAATCACCCACCACCGTCATCGACGGTAATTGCGTAATCTCTCTCGAGACGCTGTTGTACATCAACATTTTCGGATCGGATAGATCTAACGCTGGGGTAGGGCGAATCGGAGCCACGTACCACGCGCTGGCCGATGGCGAAGTCACAAAGGACCACGCCGCTCCCGTCGCATTCACCATGATACTATTTGCGGGTTGATTGGTCTTTCCCGCTTCTCGACCGATAGCAATGGCGCTCTGCCCTTGGTTGTACTCTCCTGCACTAGCCCCCAGCGCAAGAGCTGATACCCCCTGGGCCGTATATCCCGCGTTTTGTCCCATCGCGACCGCCGCGATCCCTTGGGTATACGCTCCCGCCTCTTGACCGACGGCCACTGCTGACACGCCTTGAACGGAGATTCCCGCGTTTTGACCGACGGCCACTGCCGCCACGCCTTGGGTATACGCTCCTGCGCTTTGGCCAACGGCCACTGCCGCTACGCCTTGGATAAGCTTTCCCGCTTCTTGGCCAACGGCCACTGCTGCCACGCCTTGAACGGAGTATCCCGCATTCTGGCCGACGGCCACTGCCGCCACGCCTTGGGTATACGCTCCTGCGCTTTGGCCAACGGCCACTGCCGCTACGCCTTGGATAAGCTTTCCCGCTTCTTGACCGACGGCCACTGCTGCCACGCCTTGAACGGAGTATCCCGCATTTTGACCAACGGCCACTGCTGCCACACCTTGAGTAGCGTATCCGGCTTGTGCACCAACGGCCACTGCCGCCAATTGTTGTTCATGGCCTCCAGCCTGAAGACCGATGGCGATGGATTGTTGCGACTGCGAGGTTTGACCTGCGTGCTTTCCGATCGCAACCGCCGACTGCTGCTGTCCAACCTGTCCTGCTTGAGCGCCGATCGCGATCGCGTACGTTCCCTGAGTGTGTTGGCCTGCTTGCGTTCCGAGTGCGATGGCTTCCTCTTGTTGATAGAGGGTTCCTGATTCGGATCCGATGGCGATGGCATCTACGCCCTGGTAAGTGGTTCCTGCGTGTTCGCCCATCGCGATCGCACACGAGGATTGGTAATAATAGCCCGCAAATTCCCCAATCAAAATCGAACAATGTTCGGGAAGGATAGGAGGCTCGATCGTCCCAATCACGACCGGATTGAGACTGATCAATTCAAATTCAAGTCGGGAACGGAACGCCGTATCGACATAAAACGCATTGGGATTGTAACTCATTGTGTTTTGTTTTATACGTATACATTTTTCTTGTAAAAAAATGTATACCTATTGCCCTGGATGTCAACGAAAATGTCTGGGGTTTGTGACCCTGTGTCTCGACTGCGAATTTGCGGTCGATGAAATGGGCCAGACTGGTTACCGAGACGGATTTCATGGTGCGCTCGAGTGGGGTATCGCACATCCCTTTGACCTCCAACGTGTCAAACAAAATGCACCCCCACCCACCTCACACGTGATCGCGATCCCAGCCGCGGCACTCTCCTCCCCATCGTTCGCACAAGCATACCAACGCGGTTACCGCAATGGCTACCAACGCGGAATCCGGTGTGCCAAAACGCGTTTAAGTCTCTACCGCGCCGTACTGGGCGAGTTTCTCATCGACCTGGGTCGTCGACGTGCACTATTGTACTGCGTGGGTGTACTACGCCGTCTGTCACCCGCGGCGCTCGAATGGTTCGACCCTAATTTATTACGTCTCATCGGACAATATTTCTAACCGACTTTCCAGTTCTTCAACGGTCAGACCCACTGGCGCGGGCCACCATGATTGAATCAACGCGCGAATCTCACGTGCTGTCGCGCCTCGTGAGACCATCCGTTCCAGTTGCGTTTCCTGGGCGTCGAGAAGATAGGGGATTTTATGTTCGACCAATAACCATTCGATCAATGCGGGAAGAAGGGTGCGGCGGTCCATTTTATTTTATCGTTTTTGAAGTGTTTATCTCGTGTTTACAACGTCAAAGTCGTCTCAAACAACGCATTCGCGCTGAGAGAGAGTTGACACTGCTGGCGCGCGAATCCGTTCAAATCCAATCGACAATTGATCTCTTTGAGTAAATTACGCAATTTCAGCTTACCTACGGGGAGTTTTCCCGTGGTCGCGTCGAGATTGTTATTCAGGGTTTGTAGTAGCGCGTGTGTGAATGCGCCCTGGGCCATGTTCTGGATAACGGCGTCGGACGCATACTCACGATCCAAGGCTCCCGAAAACATGCACACTTGCGTTCCTGGATTCAAGTCTCGACTACGCTCCAGACTGAACGAAAACTGATCGGTCCACTCGAGAGGGATGTACGGCGCGTTTTTCTTGACACGTCCACGTTTCATTCGACAATTCGATTGGAAGTTGTACTTCAAGTCCAAAATGGTTCCCGAGTGACAACAATCCATAAACCACCACAACGTTACCCCCGCAGGGACTTTAGTCAAAACCGACTGAAACAACCAATCGTCTGTAATTAAACCACTAGAGGAGTAATCCAACGGAACCAGGACTTCGTCCATGCCGTCGGTTTCATCCCGGGATTGGTCCCGGATACGCGCCCCGTGACCGGAATAGTGCACGAGGAGCGTATCACCGGCCACCGCACTTTCCACGAGGGTCTGGAGGCCCATTTGCATATTGGCGCGTGTGGGTTTCTGTGACGTCTCGTCCGTCAGCAGTTGGATATCTTCTGGTGCATAGTCACATTTCTCGATTAGAAATTGCTGAATGTTCAACACATCGTTAATACAACCGTTGAGTTGATTGGGTGTACCCACATAATTGAGCCCGAAAAGTAGGGCTTTTTTAGTCATTATACTTCTTTATTCTTACGCGGAATGATTTGATTGGTGAGTTTTTTCTGAAATCGAGACAGATGATCGTCCTTTTCGCTGTCTTTACGAAAGAATTTAAACGCCTTGATCGGCCATACCCAATTGGACTGATTTTCGAGTACGTTGCGATTGTCGTCGAGGATCATGGTGTTTTTCGGGTTGTAACGCGGCAAGTGGAACAATTGGTTGAGCTGCTTGAGACACCCTGTGCGCTCATACGAGGCATCACAATTCTCTGAAAACAAAAAATAGTCGAGTTTCCGCCCCGGTTTTAGGACAACATGTTCTAACACAAAAATCGCATAGTCCTTGGACGCAGCCGTCCACACGGAGACGTTGAAATGCTTAAACACAAAATCCAAAAACACCTGAACCCCTGGTCGCTCGACGATATAGTATTCCTCGCCCATTTGATGAACGCGAAAATGTTTGGCTCGGCGCTGGAATTCCGCTTCTTTGGTGGGATCTTTACGCAATGGAGGAAGGTCGACCGCGGAAATCAACGTCTCGTCTAAATCCAGTAAGAGATTTTTAAGGGTTTGAGGTGGAATGCTAGGAGTAGTATTGCTCATGGGGGGTTTGTATTATTTTGTCGAGGGCAATAAAATAAAAAACACGCGAAATGACACTCCAACACATCATCCGTCGTCACTACCGAGGCTGTGGTACGCGAAAAACCACGATTCGAATACACGTAACCGCCGGTCTACCATCTGCCCCGCTGAATCCTCCTGCGATTAGTCCATCTACAATCGCCCCCGCGGCGGTTCCGGCTGCGGTTCCGGCTGCGTGGATCGCCCGAGTAGTCGGTGGACTCCTCGCGGTGTCGGAAGCTCTACCGTTTATCGATAACGACTCTAACGGTCTCGCGCACGCCATAATCAAACGCGTCCAACATGCAAAAGACGGAAAAGAAACGGGTAAATGATAAAGAACTCTATGATCGTGATCTATATTGTGGTGTCAGTGTTACTCGTAGGGATCGGTTGTGCTGCACTCCTTGTACGTGCTCGTGCACAAGAAAAAACGACAAACTCAACTACCCAATCTACTCAAACCCCTTCTCAAAACGCACAAGGGCTCTTGGGACCTAGAGGTCCCCAAGGGGCTCAAGGGCAAATGGGACCCGTGGGTCCTCGAGGGGCTACCGGTCCGTCGTACACCCCAAAGACGTACAATGGACAATACGTCGTTATTCAGCATCGTCCGAATGGAAACAAGACGCCTGTGCATGCCGCGGAAATGCAGGTTTTTGCGTTTATCGATGGACGAGAGATTGAATTGCCGTTGAATGCCGGGATGTTACAGGATCTTGATAGTTCTTGTGAATATTGGAATCGGAATCCCCCATTTATACGTGGCCTGAAAAGTCGTTCATTGCTGAATGATGGGGATTTATCCACGTACGTGACCACCGACGGAACCACCGATACGGAATCTATTCGAATCGACCTCCTCCGCGAGTTTCCGATCTCACGTGTGGTTATTTATAACCGTCAAGATTGTTGCCAGGATCGATTAAATGAATGCAATCTTCAACTACGCGATCAAACCGATCGATTAGTGTACACCCAAGCATTCCCCATTCCAGCACAACAAGTGTACAATTTTGTTTGGTAAAGTGATTGTTTTTAAAGATAAATAAAACCAACCACGATGTCACGCGCGAAATCGTCGATCCTTCTTCTTGCGTTGGTAGGTATGTTGATCGCTTGGTTTACATTAAGAGGATCACGTTCAAAACATGGTCAGAATAGTCAGAGTATCCAAGAACCTCTGGACATCGCTAAAGGTCCTACGGGACCTATGGGTCTTCCGGGGATCGCTGGGATAACAGGTATCACAGGTCCCACGGGACCCTCTGTTGATCTTCCTTCGTTACCGTCAAGTTGGAAACCAACTCGATACGTGACGATACAGCACATCCCGAATTCAGAAAAGGTCCCTGTCAGTTTGGCGGATATTCAAATTTTCGATAATCAAAATGTCCAAATTCAGATACCCCCTGGAAACATATCTTTCAGTTCCATCAAAAGTGGTCACATACCGTTATGTCTAGAACCGCCACTATACACTTCTATATTATATCGAGATCCACCACGAATAAAGATTCTCAATCCGGCGAATGCGCTGGATAACGATTTGCGAACGTACGTGTCGACAAACGCCGACACCGATGCGGAGTTTATCACCTTCGACTTGGGTCGCGAATATTCCATTTCGATGATTGTTATATTCAATCGTCCTTCATGTACCGAATACCATCCCGACAGTGTTCGATTTGCAGTAGACCCGGGTTGTCGAACACGATTGAACGATTGTGAACTCGTACTGCGCAACAAAAATAACCATCCGATCTGGAGTGAACGTTTCCCTACTCCGCCACGAGACGTTTATGTATTTTTGCCGTAAACCCCAAATAAACCTCTGAGAAAATAAAAAGACATGTTTTGCACAAACGGTAGGTTTTTCATTAGTGTGGGTATCGGAATAACGCTGATCATGATCTGGTTTTTGTTCACGCGGCACCGAGCTACGCGCGAACCTTATCCTGACATCTACGGACCCGTGGGTCCACCGGGAGTGACTGGACCCGTGGGTCCCACTGGGCCTACAGGTCCCACTGGATCTGTGGGGAAATTCAATACCCCCTGGAATGGAACACGCGGGCAATACATTGTCGTTCAACATCGAGCGAATGGGAACAAACGAGCCGTGACTGTTGCGGATATTTCCGTCGTAATTTTGGATCCTGCACATGACCGTCGCGAGATGCAGTTGTTCATGCTCGCGGAAATGAGCAGTAATCCACAAAACGCCCCCTTGATTCGGCTTACCGACCGAGACCCAACCACCTCTCTCCAAACCGATGCCTCGACAGATACGCAATTTATTCGATTCAATCTACAAAGTGTGTATGCCATCGCGCGTGTAATAGTGTACGCCCAACCGGGAAGCGAACTCGCATTGACAGAATGCGATTTACAAATCCTGGATGCTCAACAGAAAATCGTCAAAAGTCTCCCTTTCCCCACCTCAATCCAAAACAGGTATGTTTTTCAGTTATGAACGCTGTACGAAAATCCGCAGTATTATTTTCGTATCTTCTGAAAACAAACGATGGTTCGATTAAAAAAACAGACCACTCCAACCACCACCGCTCCAACCACCACCGCTCCAACCCCTACTCCAACCACCACCGCTCCAACCACCACCGCTGCCGCGTCGACAAACATGTGGTGGTTCATTGGTTTGGGTGTGACGATTCTCGCGTTGGTCAGCGTGGGATTATACGTTGCATTCAAACCTTCCACTAAACCACCCTTGGTTGATCAAAACACGACACCGTCCACGACACCGTCCACGACACCGTCCACTCCGGTTCAATCCGCGCAACAATTCCGCTTTCCTCTCTTTGCGCTCAAGGATGAAGAGGACAGTGGGTACAAAGTGTCCGCAAGCTCTTTTCACAATTGTAATTTGAAAGGTGTTTGTGACCGGGTCTTGTATGCCGCAGATAATAACCCAAACACTTGGTTCCTCACTACTGTGGGGACCTATGTCGCATCCTCGGGGTTGTACGCTGGAAATGTCAAGACAATATCGAGCGGAGTGTCCTATAGCGGGGAATGGATACAGATTCGATTGCCTTTTCCAACCCGGATCACTCCTGTGGCGGTTGAAATCCAACCGGTTCAACGTAACGATACTCTCTTTGTAGGTACATTGGCTTTTGCGAATGACAGCTACAAGAAACGATCACCTCGTAACTTCATGATCGCCGGGAGCAATGATGGGCTCACGTGGACCACTCTTTTTGATAATACTCGAGAGACAGGTGTAACGAACTGGACCTATACCACACGAACGTTTACGTTAAACCCGCCCTCTGTTTCAGCCGCCTATCGATATTTTAGACTCGTTGCGACCCGTGTAGGTAACTTTGATGTCGATCCAGATCCGACACCTCGACAAGAAGTACTTGCTTTGGCCGATTTCAAAATCATTGGACAAGTGTCCAGTGACATTCCAACCCCGGATGTCCCCACCAAACAGACGCTTTCGAATCTAACCAAGACCGCTCAGATCTCGGGATCGGCGTGTAATGCCGCACCCACCACAATCGCGTTTTCCAAACCGCTAACCCAAGCGCAGATCGATGACACAACGTATAGTTACGGCCTAATTGGAGTAAATTCATCCACCGACGGAATGTTTGTCAAGGCGGGTTGTCGTGGGAAATTCAAGAGTCAACCGAACGATACTCCCATGTACTGCAATAGTCATGACTCCGTGGTCGAATACTGTATCCCACAAGGCGAAGTCTTTCACGTCAATTCGAATACGTCTTTTGACGAGAACCAAGCCGAAGACATCTGTAGTATGTACAACGCCAGTCCTGCTACACTCAGACAACTGCGTACAGCTCTTCAAGAAAACGGAGATTGGTGTTCTTCCGGTTGGGTAGCGGATCCTTCTACACCTCAGCGTGCGTACAACCCCAATCAACAAATCCGTCCAGCGGTGGCCCAAAATGTCTCGGGTGGAAGCAGTTGTGGAACCGTGGGTACTCAACTGACTTGGGGATGGCTCCCTGGTCGGATATCGGAGACCGCTCCAACCAATTCAAAGGCTGGAGTGAATTGTTATGGGGTGCGCCCGAGTGTAGCACAACCAGGACATCGAATCTGGCCGTTCCACCCGTTTCGAACGAGTATGTACCAGGAACTCAGCTGGACTGCGCGCGCATTGACGTCAACAACCGACGATACCAAGGTTCTCGAATGTGTCAACGCGGGAGGTGTCTACACGAACGGAAACAACGCGCTGTACACGGGTTGTGGAACCGGTACGTGTTGCGTCCCGAATCGTTCCAATTGGATTCAGAATCAAACCACCGCGCAGACGAATTGGACTGGATTCACCCCCACCGGCTCTACGACAGCTGATAAAGTCGCCAATTGTGTATCAGGTCTCGGTGTGTACACCAACGGAAACAACACCAACTACCCCGGATGCGGAACCAGTACATGCTGCGTACCGAAAATCTACACAAACGTTTAGAACGTTGTTTAGAATTTTAAGAAAAATTGATTTTTTTCCCTGAATAGTCTTTATTTTTTTTCTACGATCAACTGCCAATGCCTTACGGACTCGATATGGCACAATCTCGTGTTCTGATTCAACAACAACAACAACAGCATCCACCCCGTTCTGTACCGCCGACAAATCGCCACCCGACAAAGCATCAAACTAAATCCCAACCCCAACCCCAACCCCAACAACGCCAACACGATCAGATCCAACTGAGTGTACTCAGCTTTCAACGTCAATAAACAGTTTTTACCCATTGATTTCTCGCCAAGTCGCAATCCCCACGTAATTTTTGTTGTTTCCCACGCTATTGTTATCCACAACAAACACCAGAATGTCCCGATTCGATCGTTCCACCGAACTTTGGGCGATAGCCAAGGCACGTGGTGTAGTTTGAAATGCCGTCTTTACACGCGCGGAAATCGATCCACGATCCAGTTGGACACGGATACCCGACCCATCCGCCATCATTTGAGTGTATAAATCCGTGGATGTCGATTCCGCAATGGATGTGCTGGCCACGGGTGTCCAGACCGCACCCGAAGGAGTCGACGAGGAACTGGGACGCCATAGAAACACGCTGTAAAAACCAATAAATCCACCTCCCATATTCGAGACCAATTCAAAAGACACAGGGCTGAGTATAGCACGTTCGTACCCACTACGAAGCCGAATCGCTAAACACGATTTGACTTCAATTCCACTCAGCGTCAGAGTTGGTGAGTTCACCGCGCGGATGATACCAATTGGATTGAACCCTCCTTCGGAGAGAATCGTACAACAGACTACGCGGAACGTCGCCGTCGCCGCGGAATTATCGGTCTTGCGGATCTCGTACCGGATCGGGAGGAAGGGGTTGTTGAGATACGGAAGGGTAAAGTTTGAATTGTTGAAGGCATGGCATACTACGGGAACGCCGTTGACGAAAAAACCCACCCGGACCCGGCCCACACCCAACCATTCCAAATCGACAAATCCCAAGAGATTGTTGGTGGGATCGAGGGTGATCCCTGAAGGTCCCAAGCCGTTGAGCGGGTCTACGTTCCAACTGGCCTGAGCAGCGGCTTGGTAATTCACTCCGTCACCCTGGTAGACGCGCCATTCGAGACCTCCAGCGAGCGTTTGCTCGAGCACCACTCCGTTCAGTGGAAGGTTGGAGAGTGTATTGTTGACGTCGTATAAGCCCACTCGTCGGGTGATCCCACTGACCGCCGCGCCGAAACAAAACGAAAAGTATGCACAGAAACTCTTACCCGGTTGGTAATGGGCGTAGAAATGGGTTTGGCGTGCTGCGTACTGGTTGGCGGTGGACGCGGCGCTGACGCCGAGGGTCATGGCGGCACCCGTGGGTCCGGTGATGCTGGCATTGGCGGTCAAATCGTTGTCGAAATACAGCATACTGGCATCGTAGATTGTCGAGCCTTCAAACAAAGTGGATAGTCGCGAGATTCGAAGTCGGTAGAATGCGTCCTTGTCTGCGCAGTCGGTCAGCATGATTTTGGCGGCTACAGCATCTGTTGCCTGAAGCGCGGCAAACGATTGTGTACTTAAACTCATTTATTCCAGTGAACATTTTTGTTTATGATTCCTTCCATGAAAACAATGCGCTATAAGTCCGGTTGGTTCCAGTGGAGTTATTATCGATCACAATGAGGATGATATCCCGATTCGATCGGTTGACAGAACTCTGAGCAATCAACAGCGCATTATTGATCGTGGAAAACGCCGTTCGGGTTGTAAACGTCACCGAAGCTTTCTCGATGAGCGTGTAAATCCCGGTATCGGCCGTCATTTGACTATAGAGATCGGTTGCTGTGTACTCGGCCATGGAATACGTATCGATATTCGTCCACGAGGCTCCTGACGGGACCGATGACGAACTGGGACGCCACAAGTACACACTGTAAAACGCAATAGCGTTTCCGCCGAGATTCGATACGATTTCAACGCTCAGTGGACTGAGTATCGCACGTGGATACGCATCACGCAATCGCAGGGCGAGACACGATTTGACTTGATTTCCACTCAACGACAACGCGGGGGACTGAAACGTACGATTGATTCCGATCGGATCGTATCCTCCTTCAGAAAGAATCGTGCAGCAGACTGTACGAAACGTCGCGGTCGCCGCGGAATTATCGGTCTTGCGGATCTCATATCGGATCGGGAGAAGGGGGTTGTTGAGATATGGAACGGTAAAGTTCGAATTGTTGAAGGTATGACATATTACGGGAACGCCGTTGACGAAAAAACCAACCCGGACCCGACCCACGCCCAACCATTCCAAATCGACAAATCCCAAGAGATTGTTGGTGGGGTCGAGGGTGATTCCCGAAGGCCCCGAGCCGTTGAGCGGGTCTACGTTCCAACTGGCCTGTGCAGCGGATTGGTAATTCACCCCGTCACCCTGGTAGACGCGCCACTCGAGACCAGCGAGCGTTTGTTCGAGTACCACTCCGTTTAGTGGAAGATTAGTGAGTGTGTTGTTGACATCGTACAAGCCTACTCGTCGGGTGATCCCACTGACCGCCGCGCCGAAACAAAACGAAAAGTATGCACATAAACTCTTACCTGGTTGGTAATGGGCGTAGAAATGGGTTTGACGCGCTGCATACTGATTGGCCGTGGACGCGGCGCTGACGCTGAGGGTCATGGCGGCACCCGTGGGCCCGGTGATGCTAGCATTCGCAGTCAAGTCGTTGTCGAAAAACAGCATATTGGCATCGTAGATCGTCGAACCTTCAAAAAGCGTATTGGGTTCACTTACACGTAAACGATAAAAGGCATCCTTGTCCGCGCAATCCGTGAACATGACTTTTGCAGCGACAGCGTCTCGTGCTTGGTAATACGCGTACGTTTTCGTCTCTAACGATAACGAACCCGTATATGTCGGCGTGGCATATGTGATCTCTCTAGAGGTAGGATCATAATACAACACATGACTGCTCGTTCCCGACGCAATCGGCGCGACATAACACGCCTGCGATTTGGTGACGGTACCTAAAGCCATTCCCGTTGCGTTGATCACGATACTTTTCTCGGGTTGGTTGGTCTTTCCGGCTTCCCGACCAATGGCGATGGCGTACGAGCCTTGATTCGAGTGTCCCGCCATGAGCCCTAGTGCGATCGCACTGGTCTGTTGCTGAGTATACCCTGCCCCGGCGCCTAAGCGAATCGTCCCGCCCCCAACTGCCCACGTACTCGAATCTGGATCCCAATAGAGATATTCCGAGTACGTTGTACCATTTGAGATCCAACTCGATCGCGCACCGTACGAAATTTCTTTTGTCAAAGGATCGTAAAATAAGAGATTACTGGATGTTGCCGATGCGATCGGTGCGACATAACACGCCTGAGTCTTGGAGACGGTATCTAAAGCGGCACCCGTTGCGTTGATCACAATACTTTTTTCGGGTTGGTTAGTCATACCGGCTTGGTATCCCAGAGCAATTGCGTACGCACCTTGACCCACCTGTCCAGCATTTCGACCCAGACGAATCGTTGTTGTTCCAACCGCCCACGTACTTCCATTCCAAAAGAGGTACTCACTCGGTTGGTCTCCAGATGGAATGGAACCACTAGGTAAAGCTGCGTAGGTCACCTCTTTACTCGTTGAGTTGTAGTATAAGACGTCAGTAGATGAACCTGTTGCAACGGGGGCGATATACAATGCCTGGGACTTGGTGACCGTGGACAGTGCCACTCCCGTTGCGTTGATTACAACACTTTTTTCTGGTTGATTCGTTTTTCCTGCTTGGTGTCCAATAGCGATCGCGTACGAGCCTTGGTTAAAGTGTCCCGACTGATCTCCCAACGCCAACGCGTGAGATCCTTGATTGTATGCGCCGGCGAACGCGCCGACGGCCACTGCATCATCCCGCTGTAGGGTCTGTCCGGCTTGAGTACCCAATGCAACAGCCCGAAACCCTTGGTAATACGCACCGGCTTTGGGGGCCAGAGCCAATGCATCGTCACCCTGCGAGGTATGTCCCGCGTATTCTCCAATGGCGACCGCACATTCTCCTTGTTCGTAGTAACCGGCGTATTGTCCAATGGCAATCGCGCACACACTCTGATCAATCGGTCGAATCAGTGTTCCAATCGCCACAGGTTGAAGTAAGATCAGTTCAATTCCCAGACGTTGGACTCGTGTATTATACGGAGGTTCAACGTAAAACGCATTTTCCATCGTCGTCTGTTTGTTTGTTTGTTAAACCTGAGCAAAAAATCCTTGTAAAAAGAAAATGGGTACTTCATCATCAACTACGTTTCAATGGTCTAATCCAGCGACGGTGACGTACACCCTACCAAGCACTACTGAATATAAATGGTCGAGTTACGTTCCACCACCACCGCCGCCGCCGCCTCCTTCGGTTCCGGTTCCGCCACCGCCACCACCTCCTTCGGTTCCGGTTCCGCCACCGCCACCACCTCCTTCGGTTCCGGTTCCGCCACCGCCACCACCGCCGCCACCACCACCACCACCGCCGGCTACAGCGCCACCACCACCGCCACCGCCACCACCACCACCGCCACCACCTTCGGTTTCGGTTCCACCCCCACCACCGCCTCCTTCGGTTTCGGTTCCACCCCCACCGCCTTCGGTTCCGTCACCACCACCACCACCACCACCACCGCCACCGCCTCCTCCTCCTCCTTCGGTTTCGGTTCCGCCACCACCACCGCCGCCGCCACCGCCACCGGTTCCGGTTGCGTGTCAAGTAAGTGATTGGAGTGCTTGGACGCCTGATCGTTGCGAAGGTTGTGACAATGCGGGGAATCCATTGGTCCGCGAACGCGTCCGGTATCGAACACAATTGAATCCTGGTCAGAACACTGAAGCATGTCCGGCGCTTGTCGAAATCGAACCCTGTTCGTACACATGCCCCCCACCTCCAACGATTCTTCCAACTCGGGTCGCATGTGAAGTCAGCGATTGGAGTCCATGGTCTCCGAGCGAGTGTAAAGGTTGTGATCCCAACGGAAAACCTTTGGTTCGCGAACGCGTCCGATATCGAACACAATTGAATCCAGGTCAGAACACAGAACCTTGTCCAGCACTGGTCGAGATTGATCCGTGCACGTATACATGCGAACCAGCCGGTACTGAACCTTCTCCGATTACCATCAAACCCCCGCCGTGCACTCCATCGGTTACCGCCGGAGAAACCACGGGACGCCCTGGTGATGTCTCGTCTTCATCAGGCGGAGTGTTATCTCAAAATTCCACGTGGGGATGGATTGTGGCCTTTGGGCTCGTGGCATTTATGTTCGGGGGATATTGGAATACTCGGTCTCGACGACGATCGCGAACGCGGTAACTTTTTTCAGAATAATAAAAGTGAGATGTTACAACAACAGACTCGATTGTATGCGTTGTGGTCCGTCTCGATTGCTCTAGTGGTGGTCTTGGTAGGTCTGGGCTGGCGGTTCTATTCCAAATCGCAACAGACCGATTCGGAAGCCAGGCGTAAAGCAGCTGAGGAAGAAGAAGCCAGGCGTAAAGCAGCTGAGGAAGAAGAAGCCAGGCGTAAAGCAGCTGAGGAACGTTCCTTCCAAAATTATGACCTCAAGACGTATTACAATAATTACATTTCACCTGAAGAGGTTACCAAGATCGCTAAAGCGCTGAAAGTGAATTCTTCTCTGCAGAGCATTGAATTCAGGGAAAACAATATTGGAGATGAAGGTGCTGGAAAGATTGCCGAGGCCTTGCAAGTGAACTCTTCTCTGAAGAGAATTGATCTCTATGACAACTATATTGGAGATGAAGGTGCTGGAAAGATTGCCGAGGCCTTGAAAGTGAACTCTTCTCTGCAGAGTATTAATCTCTATGGCAACTCTATTAGAGCAGAAGGTGCTGGAAAGATTGCCGAGGCCTTGAAAGTGAATTCTTCTCTTCAGAGCATTGTTCTCCGGAACAACAAGATTGGAGCAGAAGGTGCTGGAAAGATTGCCGAGGCCTTGAAAGTGAACTCTTCTCTGAAGAGAATTGATCTCGGATCCAACAATATTGGAGCAGAAGGTGCTGGAAAGATTGCCGAGGCCTTGAAAGTGAACTCTTCTCTGCAGAGTATTAATCTCTATGGCAACTCTATTAGAGCAGAAGGTACTGGAAAGATTGTCGACGCATTGAAAGTGAACTCGTCTCTGAAGAGCATTGATCTTGAGCACAACTATATCGGAGATGAAGGTGCTGGAAAGATTGCCGAGGCTTTGAAAGTGAATTCTTCTCTGCAGAGCATTAGTCTCCGGGGGGGCAACGATATTGGAGCAGAAGGTGCTGGAAAGATTGCCGAGGCCTTGAAAGCGAACTCGTCTCTGAAGAGCATTGATCTCCGGAACAACGTGATTGGAGATGAAGGTGCTGGAAAGATTGCCGAGGCTTTGAAAGTGAATTCTTCTCTGCAGAGCATTGATCTCAGGTACAACAATATTGGAAATGCTCTTCTGTCAGAAATTGACAGACTTCTGAGTGGACGTTAAAAACCACAGTGCCCACAAAACGAGCAAGACGAACACAAGCGCCACATTTTTTCCAGTGAGCTCTAAAACAATTCGCCACGCCCAATTATTCGGAACGGAACATCCAGAAATCGGGTAAAGGAGGATATTGGAATACTCGGTCTCGACGACGATCGCGAACGCGGTAACTTTTTTCAGAATAATAAAAGTGATATGTTACATCAACAGACTCGAACGTATGCGTTGTGGTCCGTCTCGATTGCTCTAGTGGTGGTCTTGGGAGGTCTGGGCTGGCGGTTCTATTCCAAACCGCAACAGTCCGATGTCGAACCGGTTCGCGAAGTCTCCAGCGACGAAAGTCAAAACACACAATCCATGCTCGAAAAGTACTTTACGGCGAATTCAGAAACTGCGGCGGCTGCGGCGGCTGCGGTTGCGATGGCTCCCGACCAACGACGAGAACGGGTTCGAACACCGGCGACCACGCTCACCGGGAACGCGTTAGATGCGAGTGTGTGGACTGATTTTGTAAGTTTAATGCCCGATGAATTCAAAGACGAACTCATGAAGTGTCCCGGCTATGTCCCTGGTATGCTCTGCGTTTTGGAGAAACTCATGTTTGACAAAGAATCCGACGAACGATTAACGAACGAAGAGCGTATCGCCATACGGGATAAACTCGTCGCGGCATTTTTCTTGATGCGCGGTATCCGACGTCGCGGGGAAGGAAAGAAATATCGCGACGTGATCACGTACGATCCGGAAACCGGTAAAGTCGTGGTGACTGACCCTGAATTGCTCAAAGAACTGAAACAGGAACGCGACCGACCCAACGATTCGAAAAAACCCAAGGAAGTCAACGCACTCAAACCCGAGGAAGGGATCCCATTAGGATGGCTTTTCGGTCTCTTGCGGTCTATGCTCCGTCGAAAAGGACGACAGATGCGAGAGGGATGCAAAATCTGTGCATCCAAACAAGAAGTGTAAAATCGCTGCAGTCAGTTCCGTCGAAACCCAATCCTGTGCGACGTACGCGAACACTTACTACTGGTACCTCAGATTGAACTGATTTTTCGCCTATTTGGGATGGATAGTTGTTCATACCATGTCTTATGAATAAAGAGTTTGTCGGGGTAATATTTGTTTGAAGTGCTCGTATTTTTGATGTACGACTGGGTTTCCCAAATGCATTTGAAATCCCGGGGAGCCTGTGACTCTGAAACAACCACAAGATTTTCCAACGACCATTCCCGCATCGTTTCCCAAAACGCTTCATGGTCGAATTTTTGAAAGAATGCCGAGGTGAGTTTATTGTTGAAGTACGGCGGATCGCAATAGATCAACTTCCCTTTCGGACTGTGACGGTCATATGACCGCGCCTTCAAGAATCGTACCCGGAGAATATCGGGCTGGATTTCCATCAGAGCTCGGTATCCTTGACCAAGATAATCCCGACTGTCGTAGTGTAATCGATATCCGACAAAAAAATTTGCCCCAAACGATGCCACGATCCCAATAAATGCCCTTTCCGGACTGTGAGTAAGAGAATGCTTGAGCTCTTCAAAATACTCACGGGTACACTTCTTTGGGGGTGTCCAGCCTTTTTGGAGCGCTTGCCACATCAAGATTAAATCGATGTTCGCATCGCAGGCGGTCACCTTACGCTTGGGTTCGACTGCAAAATGTCGCAGGACCCCGGCCATTCCTACGAAAGGCTCAAAGTAAGGCAAGGAGTTTTCGCCCGTTAAGACGCGTTCTAACTCGCTGATGACTGCGTGGATACGTTTGCCAATCCGTTTCTTCCCACCTTGATAAGATGTCATTTATTCAAAATAGGTGAGATTTATTTCGTCTGCTGTACGAATCAAGCTCATCTATTGCGGCGGATTTGACAGCATTTTATTTTTTTTTTTCCACAAACGCATACCATGAGTTGTAAAGAGGAATTAGCAGTTGATCGTTTTGGTAGGAATGGAGCGTGATCCGTCAACAAAATGATCGTTCTTGGTACATCAGATTGAACTGATTTTTCGCCTATTTGGGATGGATAGTTGTTCATACCATGACTTGTGAAGAAATAAACGATCTGCATAATGCTTACCGGTTGATCGAGCGGTGGTTACGTAGGATTGCGTTTCCCAGATGCATTTGAAATCCCGGGGAGCATGTGACTCTGATACCACCACAAGATTTTCCAACGACCATTCCCGCATCGTTTCCCAAAACGCTTCATGGTCAAAATTTTGGAAATATTTTGAATTCAGGTTGTTGTTGAGGTACGGCGGATCGCAATAGATCAGTTTCCCCTTCGGACGGTGACGGTCGTACGATCGCGCCTTTAGGAATCGTACCCGGAGAATATCGGGCTTGATCCCCATCAAAGCTCGGTATCCTTGTCCAAGGTAATCTTTCTGATCATATTCTAAGCGATATGCACCAAAAAAAATGGTCCCAAATGAAGCGACGATACCGATAAAAGCCCTTTCCGGACTGTGAGTTGTAGAATGTTTGAGCTCTTCAAAATACTCACGGGTACACTTCTTTGGGGGTGTCCAGCCTTTTTGGAGCGCTTGCCACATCAAGATTAAATCGATGTTCGCATCGCAGGCGGTCACCTTGCGCTTGGGTTCGACTGCAAAATGTTTTAGGACCCCGGCCATTCCTACGAAAGGCTCAAAGTAAGGCAAAGAGTTGTCGCCCGTCAGGACCCATTCCAACTCGCTGATGACTGCGTGGATACGTTTGCCAATCCGTTTCTTCCCACCTTGATAAGATGTCATTTATTCAAAGTAGGTAAGATTTATTTCGTCTGCTGTACGAATCAAGCTCATCTATTGCGGCGGATTTGACAGCATTTTATTTTTTTTTTCCACAAACAAACAAATAGCCTGAAAACACTCGCCAAACAACATCTCTCTGACCAACAACGAACTGTACTCGAAGGCATTTTTCGTGTATTTCCAGAAAACGAACACGAATGGTTGGGTTGCTTCTTCGTAGCCGGAATCAAACACCAATACCAATGGTATAATAAAGCCTGGTTTGGTGCACTCGTGGCATCGTCGATTTTTCTGCTCTGGTTTGTAATCAGTTGGATGCGAAAGAAATGAATGATCGTGTGTGTGTGGCTTGGGTTGTGATCGACGTTGCCGCGGGGGTTCGCCGGGTATACAGATATGCGCCGATCGCGAGTAGGAGGAGGACCCCCACCGCTACACCACCCGCGATCCAAAAGAGTGTCGAACGCGATCCAGACGGGTTTGAGGAAGGGTTTTGAGTGGACACAAGCGATTGGGAGGGTGGGATACCGATTTGGTTCATCATCAGATCCATGTCCACACAGATCAACTGCAGGGCTCGTAGGCGCTTGTGTAGTTCTCGATTGTGCTGGAATTTGATCGTATGGTCGGGGCTGTAGAGTGTTTGGAAGGTACGACCACCTGGATCCAAAGCACAGACGGATTGAGTAGGAATGACTATTTTTGGTTTAGGAGAACAGTCATTCTTGTAGGATAATCGACAGTCACTTTCTAGCGCTACTAAATCTTTCTTTAGAACATCCCAGATTTGGACAAAATCTATAGGGCGCTTCTACCCATAGCTCGCAAATGGGGCAATATCGTAAAGAAGCAAATGGATTTGCAGGTCCAGTAAACTTTTGCGAGTGCTTTCTTTGTTTCTTCTCGTACTTGATACCATGAGCCTTCTTATTCGCTGCTTCAAGCTTCTTCAGACAACGTGGGTGCCGAAAGTACTCGCCCGTTGTCGCCTCGCGATCGAGAGCTCCCCGAACGATCTTCATCTCCTTGTTAATCCTTGTTAAACCCTAACCCGTAAACCTTTGTGTACTCTGCAACTGCAATAGATAGTAGTTTTTGTTAGTTTTGTTGATTGCGGGTTTCGAACCCCGGGTAAGGACGTCGCCGCCCGGGGAATTTTGAGTGTGTATACGTGTACGCCCGGACCATGACCGGGGATACATGTCGTGGAGTCGAGTGCGGATTTTGTTCGCGCGCGCAAGAGTCCATCGGGGAATTCCGTTTCCACACACAAACTTTTTTGTGTGTGGAAATCCAAATACGAAAAAAGTTTTTTTTTTCGTGAAAATGTATACACAAGGTTCTTTTTCAGGTAGAGATGGTGCGGGAGAGATTTCGGCGATTTCCCAGGTCCATTTGGGGTTGGACGTCGAGCTGTTAAACGAAGCTGGAAAGCAGCTCGCATGCAATTTTCTGCATGTTCATGCAATTTTCTGCATGCTCATGCAATTTTCTGCATGATAGCTGAAATCACCCTCGCACCTATGTTAGCCTGCTGATATTGTTTGTAGGCATTTGTTCGCGCGCACAAGAGTCCGTCGGAGAATTCTGTTTCCACACACAAACCTGAATGTTGTTTATTTTTTGCAAACGGGATAGTACAATTTTACGACTTCCAACAAGTCTGTATTTGCTCCAACGGAGATCCGATAGATTTGCTTTTCTATCTCCGTTAACAAGACTTCGATACGATCGTCGAGATCCGTCTTGTCAGTCTCCGTTGGATCCGGATTGAACCGGATAAAGATCCATTTTCCAGAGTGGATCATGTACAGGTCGTGATATCGAATCTCTTCATCTACGGCGTCATAGTAACGGTGTGCAAACTCGTCCGTTTCCACCGCCAACATCGTCCCATCGATTAATTTGCGATGGTCAACACGTCGACGATGCGTGCAATCACAATCGCCCGTATACAATGGTTGGTTATGCACAAATCCTTGAAATTTTAGATCGCTCTGCGCTCGTTCCGTAATCGCATTCCGTACCCGAATCTCCTTAGATTGTCTATGAATAACCGTCGATCGGGAATCCTCGGGGAACAACCGCTTGAAACAAGTCGCGCAGTACCCGTCGTAATACGAAGAACCCATCCGCGCGTCTAACCAGTCTATACAATTGGGACACCGTGGCCCTCCACCGTGTGCCACGCACTTCTTCGACCCCGAGCGAGCCCCATGTTCACATCCCACATGCGTACACCGCGGTCCTCCGCCGTGGGACACGCACTTGCTCGATGGTGCGCGGGCAAAATTGGTACACTTCCACTCCGTGCACTCCAACCGTGTTTTCGAAGAGTGTCGGACCAGTTCGAACAACTTATCCTGATAGGTTTTCACCAGCAACTTTTCATCTTCGAGCTGTTTAGTAAGTAACTTGACCTCCATTTCGAGCTCTTTCGTGCGTTCAAGCGCTTCACGTACCTTCAACAGCTCACCTTGGTGCGCTTCGCGTTGTCGCTCAAGTTCTTGCTGGAGAGCATGGTTTTGTTCCCGGAAGTCTGCAACATCTTTCCGTTTACATATTGCCATGTGTTTTGAGAGATTGGAGTTGTTACTGATTTGTTTGTTACAAAAATTACAAATGTACTTCCGATTCATTGTGTACTTCCGATTCATTGTGTTATTAAATTACGTATGATAGTCAGATTTAAGTCGTCGATCAAAGCATATGAACTCCAGTGGAATTCTATTTTGGGTTGGCCGTCGCATTGCTAAACGAAGTTGGACCCATCCACATTGAAAGAATAATAACAAGCGCAGGATTACAAGCCTCATTTGGGTGGGGTAGATCCGTGTAGATCCGTATATGTCTGAAATTAAAATATATCTCAAACTCCACAACCGAAACTACACCAGTTTCTAAGGGTTTCAGTTTCAGTTCTGGATACTGTTTGTTCGCGCGCGCAAGAGTCCGCTGGGGAATCTCGTTTCCACACACAAAAAAGTTTGTGTGTGGAAATCCAAATCCAAAAAAAGTTTTTTTCTGACCGAATTGTCTCATTCCAGCTTCAGACCAACCACGATCTGAATCTCATCAAATCTCGAATATTTGTGTGATTTATTCAAGCTGGAACGTACCTCTCTTTTCACACCGGTGTCCGGGCTAATTTTAACCTGCTCCTACCAAAATCAGGAATTTCCTGCCAAAATCAGGAAATTCCTGCCAAAATCAGGAAATTCCTACTTTTGGTAGGAACCCAGAACCGCCTCATTTGAACGATTTAAATCTGTGCACGATAGAGAGTAACAACCACAATGAACCCTAAGTATACCTGCAGGTTTTGTAACAAAGAATTCAGTAACAAGTTCAACCTATCCAAACACATATTAGTATGTAAACGAAAAGAGATTGTAGAACTCCAAGAGTCAAACTGTTTTCTTCATCAGGAACTCGCGCAGGAACGGGACCGTCACCGAGAGGAACTCGCGCAGGAACGGGACCGTCACCGAGAGGAACTCGCGCAGGAACGGGACGCGCATGAACGCGAACGACATGCGCTGGAACTGCGGATCGAAAAACTCGAAAATCAACTGTTTGAGATCGCCAAACAACCACATTCTGTGCACCACAATATGACCACGACGACAACGCAGACCAACAATCGCACCTTGAATGTGATCAACCAATTGGGGACGTACGACTTTGACGAAAAACAGATTGAACAGATTCTCCACGAGAATTTCACCGAGGATATTTTCCTTGGGGGTCCGGATCGAATTGCCGAACTCGCTGCGCATTTTTTACTGACCGACGGCGATACCCGGAAACCCAAAGTGGTCTGTACAGATGTCAGCCGAAAGACGTACCGGTATGTGAACCAACAGACCCAGGAACTCCAAGTCGACCCGGGATTTCAAAAGACCCATCGGTTGATTAAACGGCCGTTGGGTGAGGCGAATTTGCGTGTGTTTGTAGACTCGTTCTTACAAAGCGACTCCGACGATGCCCACCGAAAACAGTGGGAGACCAACGATCGGTTCATTGCCGATTGTGGCGGGTTTTCAGACAAAGTAGTCACGCATCTGGTGTAACGTTTCCAATAAAAATATTTAGACCGTCGCATGATAGAGTCGTAACACCAGAATGCGCCCCAAGCCATAGACCCACACATAGGATAAAAATAGACCCACACATAGGATAAAAATAGACCCACACACAGGGTAAAAATAGACCCACACACAGGGTAAAAATAGACCCACACACAGGATAAAAATAGACCTTCCTCCAGGCTCGAGGATGACTCGACGAGTCCGATAATCATTTTGCTATTTTCTCAGTTTGATGAACACCTTTACTCGTGAGATCGAACAGGTCAACACCAAGCCTAAGGCTAAGGACGCTGAGGATGATACCCCTTTCTTTGTATCCACTATCCACTACAACACCAATTCCATCCTTACTCGTGAGGAGATCGAAAAGGTCAACAACAAGATCAAGGCTGAGGACGCTGCGGACGGCGATGATCCTGAAGACGCTTACTTTGACCGTGCATCGATGTGGCGTAGAGTTCAGGCTGATCTTCGCGTAGTGCGTAGCACTGCTGCCGATCAGATGATTCGTGATATCGACGCCGTTTTGGCGGTCGAAGAACGCCTCTTTTTCCAGGCTTGATCCCAGGCTTGATAAAATAAAAGACGTCGCATTGCTTGCGACTCTAACCACCGATCAATTAGAGTCGTAACACCAGATGGAGGGTAGATTCTTTGCTGATGTTGTAATCCGCAAGGGTCCTTCCATCTTCGAGTTGCTTCCCCCCGAAGATCAATCGCTGCTGATCCGGTGGAATTCCTTCCTTGTCTTGAATTTTCTGTTTGATGGTTTCGATCGTGTCGGACGAATCGACATCTAGGGTGATGGTTTTTCCAGTTAATGTCTTGACAAAAATTTGCATTCCAGACATTTTTATCGTATGTTTTATTCGTACGTCGGTGGGGATTTATTTTTTTTCGGTGCATTATTTTCCACGGCGCCCGGGTCATTGACTCTGAACTTCAATCCTATCTGTCGTTTTTTTTTGAACGTTAGCGTGATCGCGAATCGGGTGGCGGCGGCATTAACCATCCAAACGCCCACGTGCCCCAATCCTGCTGTTCCGGTTGGGCGTCACCTTGCGCGGCGGGAGGTCCTTCGGGTCCAATAGGCTCTGCGTACATCGGTGGGGAACGGGATTTGGTCTTGGGGCGAGCGGGGACCCACTTCTGTTGGACGGGATCCCACGACTTGTCGGGTGTCTTGTACGGATTCACCATCATTTGCGGTAAATCGGCGGGTAGGTCTTTCACGTCGCGAACACCCATTTCCTTGGCCAGTCGTTGGTCGAGAATGTCGTCGGCGTCTTTACCCCCAAACCACTGCTGAAACATCTCCCCGAGAGTGACATCGGTCAATTCCACGCCACCCATTCCATCCGCTGCAGCATGTCGCAATTCGGCGCGTTTACGCTTCTTGGCTTCTTGTTCAGCACGTTCAAACAAGTCGGCCACGTCTTGATCCGCGCGTTCGAAAAACGATCCCACACGCCATTCTTCACCCGATCGCATCGATGATTGTTTGGGACCCACAAAGTACTCGAGAATTCCCGCGACAATTTTACCGAGGTATTCGTACGTGGTTTGGTATGCTATTTCTGCTTGGTCCATAGCGAGCTGTAAGACTTCTTCACTCTGACTGGTTAGCGCTTCTCCAATGTTGGTCAAGGCGGTTTCCAAATTTTGAAGTTGTTGGGTCAATGTAGATCGAGCAAGGTCGGTCAGTTCGTGTCCATGCTGTTGGATATACGTTTTACTTTCGGCGATCTTGTTGCCAATTCGTTCAGTGAGTTGGGTACTTTTTTCCACAAGGGCTTGGAATCCGGCAGAGACAGCCACCTTTCCTTGCGCCAAGACTTGTATTCCTTTGTCGTACGCTTCCTGGGCTTTCTGAACGACTTTATCGACAGCATCTGGAGGACAAACTCGACGGAAGAAGAGATCGTGGAAAATCGTACAGTACACAATCGCGATGTACAACGAGAGAGTGATCATATCGGCACGGAAATTGAGAACCAGTGTCGATAACAGTAGGATTACCAAACGCATCCAAAACGCCCGACTCAGGATTCGTGTGGGATTGTATATTTTTCCACAATACAGGCTGTACTTCGTATCCCAACGTAGTACCCAAATAGCCGCTAGCAGCAATACAAACAAAATCGCACCCACCAACAGCGAGAGGACCGCGAAAAAATCCTCCTTGACGTCTTCTTCTTCTTCTTCGAACTCTTCGAACTCTTCGAACTCTTCACCGTGGACCGCTACGGGTTCGTGGTAGACAATGTGTGTCATCGGTTTATCTTTATTCATTTTTTTTAGTCGTCGGGGTTAGTCGTCGGGGTTAGTCGTCGGGGTTAGTCGTCGGGGTTAGTCGTCGGGGTTAGTCGTCGGGGTTAGTCGTCGGGGTTAGTCGTCGGGGTTAGTCGTCGGGGTTAGTCGTTCGGGGTCTTCCGCGGTCTGGGAAACCAACGTACTACCGGTCGTTCCGGTTGTGCTGG